CCTATGCCTGGGAAGACGTGACCGACAGCAGTCAGTACTCGGTCGTGGGGACGCTGCTCACTTGGTCGACGGACCCGACGAAGGTCTACACGTGCGTGCGAAGCAATAAGGTGATGCTCGCCTACACCCTGTACATCCAGCCGCAGGAAGGCTACCTGCCGATCCAGATCCAGCAGGAAGGTATCCGGAACTACGTGTTGCAGCTCTTCGCAATGCAGATTCCGATGGGACAGCTCGACGTGTTCGTGAATGGCCGGTCGATGATTCAGGATCTCGACTACGTCATGCAGTTTCCGACGATCATGATCAACAACCTTACGGCGCTTGACTTCCCTCAGGACAAGCAGCAGCAGATCACGATCCGATGGAGCGGATTCTGCAACAGCGACCTGACGCAACGCAGCTACCGCGAAACGGGCTGGGTGCAGTACGGTCTACTCTCGAACAACAACCGCTACAACATCCGGGACGACGACGTAACCCGGATCGTCATGGGCGGTGGTGTCTTTCCGAAGACCGCGCTTAAGTTCGCAGAGAACTCGGCGGATGTGCTGGGACCGCAAACCATCAACGGCCTGCCGTACCAAATCGAGAAGGTGGTGGTGCCGATGCTTGGCGTGACCAACGAAGACACGTACGAGTATTTGGACAAGGCGGTTGCTATCGACAAGGCCGTGGAAGATTACATGACCTTGTACTATCCGCTCCCCAAGGCGAGTGGGCCGGACACGATCACGGCGCTGTATCCGATTTTCAGTCCGTTCTGCTGCAAGATCATCTACGACCTTCTTCTCGGCATCATCGACGAAACGCCGTTGAAGCAGTTCTACAACGACGCGTATGTGAAGCAAGTCTGCGCACCGTACGAGTACTTGCTGGCGTACGACCCGACGCAACCGGCGAACCAACCCGATTCGAACTTCGTCACGATCCGTCCGCACAACCTGACGGTCACGATCTCGCTCGACCTGTACGCCTACAACTTCCTGAATCACGTCATCCGCATCTACCTGAACGGTCTGGTGCAGCTAAACAACTTCGTCTCGATCGCCAGCATCAACAGCGCCAGCGCGATCAGCAGCAGCTAATTCTTTCCCTCTTTGGAGTCGTCAATGGCTGACGCAGTCAACCTGCCGACCGGCACCGACGGAGGCGTCCCGATCTACAACCCGAATGGGCTGTGGCAGATCTGGGCGCTTCAGTCCGTCTATCAGGGCCAGTCCGGCAGCAACATGTATATCCCGAAGGTCAATGACTACGTCTGCGACTACACGACCAACGACTGGTATCGCGTGGCGATCGTCGATCCGGTGACCTACATCCCGACGCTGGTGGCGCTCACCACGGCGCCCAATGCCGTGATGACCTCTGGCGACCTGCTCCAGGGTGTCGGACCGGGCACCCAGGCTGATACCTATCGCGTCTATCTGGACACGAGCGTGATTCCGTATTCGCTGGCGGTGGATGCACGTCTGTGGTTCCCGGGCGATGAAGCCGCGTCAGTGAAGATCTTCACGGGCTCGGACTTCTCGGACAACAACAACTGCATCTCGGCGCTTTACGATCAGTCGGGCAAGTTGCTCAATCAAGCGATCCCGACGACGCCCAAGACCGTAACCTTCCCGGACGGCTCGACCGGTTCGGTGATGACCGTGCCCGTCTGCTACACGAATGTGCAGGTTGCCGACGGCACCCCGGTGACTGCGGTAGCGTATTCGAGCTCCGGCATGGTCGTCTCGAAGCGTCAACTCCTGATCGAGAACACCTCGTTCATCCGCCTGGCGGACACGGGCGTGAAGTACGTGACGGGCATCCAGCTGCTTTCCCCGTTCTTGGCGACGTCCGATCCGACGCTCATCCAGTTCCCAGTGAACGTCCTGCTCTCGGGTCTGAACCTGATGGGCGTGGTGCAGTACAGCGACGGCTCGTCGGCGACGCTGCCGGTGGACGGGACCAAGTTCCAAATCTTCGGCTTCGACAGCTTCGTCTCGACGGTGGTGGGCGAGAAGTTCGACCTCGTGCTCAAGTACAACCTGTCCTCGGACGAGGCGGTGTACGGCGCGAACTCGGTCAACAACTCCAAGTTCATCACGTCCAAGTACAGCGCGGTCACGATCAACGAAGACGGCGACTACACGCTCAAGCTCTTCGCGTTCCCGGTCTGGATCGACGCGGTGAGCGGCTACCGCCTGCAGTGGTATCTGTACGAACTCGATCGCAGCAGCTGGTGGGATGTCACGAGTCTGGTTACGTTCTCGCCGGCCTCGCCTGCCTTCCAGCCGCTGGGCTACGGCATCCAGCAGAACATCGAAGGTCAGGTCCAGTTGAACAAGGTCGACGCGGGCTTCACGAACTACCTGTTCACCTCGACCGTGTCCATCACGCTGCTCGCACCGGGCACGCAGACCTCGCCGTGGGAAGTCCAGTTCGAGCCGGGCCAGCAGCCGCCGTTCGGTCCGGGCAACTTCGCAGCGACCACGATGTTGGCAGCGAACAACTACACCATCAACCTGACGAGCGGCTACGCATCGCAGGCGGACTGGTTGCAGGCGTTCTACTACAACACCCTGCCGCTCACCGATCTCGCCCAGGAAGCGAGCCTGCCGGTGCCGACGCACTTCGCGATTCAGATGCCGGACGGCAGCTCGCCGATCATCTGTCTGCTCTCGCAGTGGAACTCGTCTCAGACGTCCACAGTGCCGATCGCCAACCACAGCACGTTGTTCGTAACGTTCTTCCTGCGCACCAGCGCAAACGACCTTCAACTCTCCATCGCGGGTATCCCCGTAATACAACAGAACTGATCAACCTGTCGTCTGTCCCGCCTTCCAAACAAGGGAGGGCGGGATGGACGGCATGTTGTCGTTCATCGAGAAAGAAAATGATTCTCTTCGAACAAGACTGGCTCAAATATCCAAACGCCATCATCGATACAAGAACCAGCAATCAAAGCTACGTCCGACTGGCCTCTGTCTATCGGAAGATGGGCATCAAAAACAACGCCTTTTGCCTCGCGCTCCTGAACCCGGCGCTCCAGGGCGTTGATCCATTCGCTCCTGATCTGACCATCGAGGAAATGGCTGCCATCGCAGTCGAGATCAAGAACAACTGCTGGTATTTCATGCGCGAAATCGCGCGGGTCCCGCCGATCGGTGGCGGTGGCTCGACGCCTTTCGAAGCAAACCGCGGCAACGTGGCGCTGTTCTGGTGTTTCTTCAACCACGTCATGACGTTCCTGATTCAGATTCGTCAGACGGGTAAGTCGCTCTCGACCGACTTGTTGATGACGCTGCTGATGAACTTCCGCTGCCAGAACACGGAAATCAACTTGTTGACGAAGGACGAAATCCTTCGCAAGACCAACATCGACCGTCTGAAGAAGTGTATCGATGAGCTGCCGCCATACCTAATCCAGCGAAACCCGAAGGTCGACACGAACAACACCGAAGCCATCACCATCAACTCGATGGGTAACATCTACAAGACGCACGTGCCGCAGGCGTCTGAGAAAGGTGCGTACAAGCTCGGCCGCGGTCTGACCTCGCCGATCATGCACATCGACGAGTCGCCCTTCCAGCCCAACGTCAAGATCGCGGTCGGTTCGGCGCTTGCTGCAACCGGTGCGGCAGTGGATAAGGTGAAGGCGAACGGTGGCGACTACGGCACGATCTTCACGACGACGGCCGGCAAGATCGACGACAAGGACGGATCGTTCATCTACGGACTGCTGCAAGCAGCGGCTGTGTGGACGGAAAAGTTCTTTGATGCACGGGACCAGGAAGAGCTGGAATCCATGGTTCGTAAAGCATCGCGCGGCGAAGGCGGTGGCGTCTACCGCGTGAACATCACCCTCAACCATCGCCAGCTCGGTAAAACGGATGCGTGGCTGCGCGAAAAGCTGGAAGCATCGACGGCTAGCGGCGACGACGCAAACCGAGACTACTTCAACATGTGGACAGCCGGCTCGCTGACCAACCCGCTGCCGACGGCGATCCTCAAGCAGATCACCGCTAGCGTGCAGGATGTGAAGCACACGGAGATCAGTCCGCAAGGTTACGTCACGCGCTGGTACATCGAGGAAGAGGAGATCGAGCAGCGCATGGCCGAAGGCCGTTTCGTGATGGGCATGGATACGTCCGAGGCGTCGGGTGGCGACGACATCTCGCTCTATCTCGAAGACATCGAGACACTGGAAACGGTGGCGGCCGGGACGTTCAATGAGACGAACATCATCACCTTCTGCGAATGGCTCTGCACCTGGTTTGTCCGCTTCCCGAACTTCACGGCGAACATCGAGCGTCGAAGCACAGGCGCGACGGTGCTCGACTATCTGTTGCTGATGCTGCCGACCATGGGAGTCGATCCGTTCGAGCGCCTGTTCAATAAGGTCGTTCAGGATTATGACGAGATGCCGGATCGCTTCAAGGAGATCCAGGTTCCGATGGGCCGTCGTCCGGCAGACATCTACGTGCGTTACAAGAAGATGTTTGGCTTCACGACCTCGGGCGGCATGGGCGCAACGTCGCGCACCTTGCTCTACTCCGAATCGCTCCAGCTCGCAGCCAAGCGCGGCTGTCATGCCGTCTACGACAAGACGCTTATCGATCAGATCACCTCGCTGGTATCGAAGAACGGTCGTATCGACCACCCGGCGGGAGGACACGACGACATGGTCATCGGCTGGCTGCTGAGCAACTGGCTGCTGACGAAAGGCAAGATGCTGTCGTTCTACGGCATTGACCAGCGTCGTATCGGCGCAGCGTTGGGCGGGGCGACGGAAGAGCAGATCATCGATCGTCAAACGCGTCAGGAACAGCAGCAGGTCCGCGAGCAGATCGAGATCCTCTACGAGCAGCTGTCGAAGGAGTCGAACGAGTGGATTTCGCAACGCCTCGAACATCAACTGCGCATGCTGGATCGCAAGCTCGTGTTGGAACAGGGTGAGATCTTCAGTTTGGATACGCTCCTCAACAACGCACGGGAGAAGAAGCGCGAGCGCATGCGTGACGGTGTCTCGAACAGGCGGAACATGCCGATGCACTACAACAACCTGCACGGGCATTTCAGCGACAGTCCACCGACGATGTCGATGAATGCATACGAGCGCCGCTTCCTCAGGGCGGCATAAGGGCATAAGGGCCAGAGCGGGGTATTCCGCTCTGGCCACTGTGACGTTCTGCCGCCTATAATCGAAAAACGTTCGTCCGTTCTAAGTCCCCCCAAAGTAATAGCGCGCGAGGCTCCAAATGGTCGAAGTTGATCCGGAAGCGAAACTAAGTGCGGATTGGTTACTTCTGAGTCGAGAAGAACGCCTCCGAGTCAGCGTATTACGCGCGTTGGAGTTCTTCTATCCTCACGACTTCCCTCCATCTCTCAAGGTACTGGAATCTATACCGGTACGGCAGGCCGTCGACATGGTTCTCGAGGAAAATCGTACGGATCTGGATCGTCAATCGTTAAGACTCGCCTTCGAGTGCATACTGGCATTACACCTTCCTGCGCGCCTTCTCGAACTGATGCGATATGGCTCTGCCTACGCGCCACGAGGGTTGTTGGAGAATTTGATCCAAGAATTTGTTGACAGGACAATGACTCCCGGTTATCCAGAAGACATCTCGCTGGCTAAAGCAATCGAATCGTTTTGGTCTAAGCTGGTGCCGCAGCTGCCCGTCGATGCCGGCGACGCCATCCGCAAGTCGACGCGCGCTCTAACTCGAGATCCGTACTATGTTGGGTTTCGCGCTGTTCAAACGCGCGCCATAAATGCGCAACAGCAGAACGAACTGAGGCGGGAGATTTCTGAGGAAGCTCCTCATACGGACCGAGTTCCGACGAGTGTTGATCGATACCGTCGTTCAGTGGCCAAGCGTGCGAACGTGCAAGAAATTGTCGAAGCCAACTATTCCTTACTCAGCTTCCGCGAAGCGATTGCTGTCAGAGGTATCGACGGTTTCGCAGCGGGGCTGGTCGGATGCCTTACCACATTGTTCTTACTGGTAAGTACGATTTCCCGAAGCCCTCTGAGTCCCATTTCGGTAGCCTTCGCACAAACATCAAACCCGATTAAATCAACTTCTACCCTGCCACTAAACTTGCCTCTTTCGGTGTGGGTGCCGATGGTTATAGGGTTCTACGTCTTCCTTCTCGTCGTCTTGATCGTCTTCCTGTGGAAAGGGTATCTTGCGAAATCTAAGAGCGATAAGGCAGCCGCCTTCATCGATCGCTTCGGGACCCTCGCATTAGGTGTCTTCTTGGGAAAGGTGTCCGGCCTCTGAACGGCATAAGAGCCAGAGCGGATTCCGCTCTGGCCTCTATGACGTTATCGGTCTAAGATGAGTCCGCTCGTGCAGCGCGGTGTCCCGCGCCGATCGAGTCGGTTGATGAGCAGATCGAGGTAGGCTTCTATGGCCCCTTGCTTCTGCATCATCTCGTCTGCCCACACGTACTGCCGCGGCAGATCTGCAGTGAACGTTCCAGCAATAAGTCTCAGGCGCTCCGGTGCCTCCGGCGGCACCAGCGTATAGACGTGGTAGCTCGCCATGAGACGCGACGGCATGTACAAGCGCTCATACGTGCGTTCGTAGTACGTCGCCTCAACGCAGATGCTGAGATCGTACCCGTGCACCGTGTGAATGGAGAGGCTGCTCACCTCCCCCTTCGTCGACTCTTGCACCCAGCTCGGACCCTGCAATCGTACAATTCCCCGTTGCACCATTGCCCGGCCCCATTCCCAGAAATCAACTAGCAGTGCCATAAGGGCGATCCTGAGAAGACAAAGAAAACAGCACCTACTTGTTCGTGTAGTGCTGCATGGTCATCGTTCGAACGACCAAGTACAACAGGACCGACGTCCGGACGGATGCGATGACGCTGTCATTGCGATTGCCCGTCGCCTGCTTCACGCACCACTCCGCTTTCTCACGAAGGGAGAACAGCGCGGGATCGATACTGCGCGAGGACGTGTAAACGCCCTTCAGTCGCGCGAGCAAGGTTGGCAGATCCACATGGTTGCGCACCATGGTGCGCTCTTCGGCGAGGTAGTCGAAGCTGTGGATCAGGACCTCGTTAAGCAGTTCCTCGATCTTGCCGGCGCCCGACTGGCGGTAGTTGTCCGAGAGCCACGTGAGCGTTTCACGGAACAGCCGCGGCGGCGTCGTGTGCATCAACTTCTCGATGACCCCCATCAGCTCTTCGCGCATGAAGGACGCCTTGTCCGTGATGAGCGAGTGCAGATAGCGAGTGTACGCCAACAGGTTCTTGCTCCGGTCCTTCAGGAACACTTCGCCGTCGTACTCCATGAGCGAGGACGTGGACTGGATCTTGATGCCCTGATGGTGGATCTGCAGGAACACGTCGTAGATATTTTTCAACATGTCCCGGATACGGCCCTGCGTGTCGTTCAGCAGGTAGATCACCTCCAGATCGTTGTCCATCTTGGAGATCGCCTTGAAGTGCAGGCCTTCGGGCGAGATCAGATCCTCGGTGCGCTGCTCGAGCACGCGGTTCCAGCTCCCGAGCTGTTTGATCGCGTATTTGCCAGAAAGCGCGGCATACGTCGCCTCTGCTGTTGCACGGTCAGCCGGATAACGGAAGTGACGGTAGAGACGCGAGGTGAGGAACTTGTACTGGAGCACAAGGCCGACGTCCATCATCGCATCGTGCTTCTGTTGGGGGTTCAGCTTGGGCGAGGCGAACAGCGCATGCATCAGCCACGCGCACGATAAGTTCATGGTGTCGCTCGAGACGTTGAACGTCGGGTTCACCGTCGGCAAGGCCAGGAGGCTTTCGGTCAGACTATTCTGGTCCGTCTTCAAAATTTCATCGAACCACTGATCGCGGTCCGCATCGGTGAATCGCACCACCTCGACGCCCAGCAGATTGCCGCCGAAGAACTTGATGTGGTCCTCGTTTTTGTGCGTGAACGACGTGCGGTAGATCGCCAGCTTCTTCGCGAATGCGGCATCGAACACCAGGCTCCGGCAGGCCTCGGCGAAGACGCCTTGAATGGTCCCAGACATTGTCGCTTCCTCAAGTATTTGCTCGGACATAAAGCGTCCGGATCACAAGATTGGCGACGGCATAAAGCGCGGCGGGTATCCCCGCCACGCCTTCTGACGCGATTACCAGAGCCACCACGGCGTCATCATCAACTCAATCTGCGAGCGGACCATGACCTGCTGCAACATGAAGAACTGGAGTGGGAAGACCATCATGCACTCCGTTAGTCGTTGTATTCGGTGCCGGCCATATTCTCGACGGCCGGGCCACCGGCCGGATTCTTTCCGGAGACGTACACGCAGACGCTCTCCTTAGGTCCCCTGCCGAAGCGCACCTTGTAGCCAGCCTTCAAGGCCTTGTCGATCCGCTTCGCAATCGCGACAGCGTGGTCACTGATCTTGAACGACAGTGCGTTGAACTTTTTCTGCTCTGCGCGTTCTTCAGCGCTGGGTTCTTTCTTCGCTTCGGTCGCGATCTGCTTCTTGGCGACCCAATCAGCAGCGAACGCTTCCAGGCTCGGGAACACCTTGACGCCGTAGGCTTCGGCGAGTGCTTCCAGTGCCTTGGCGAAATACTCGACACGCTCGCTCGGTGCGCTGCTGTCGCTGCCGTTCACGGAGGGTTGGGTCGCGTCCATGACGATCGCGAAGTTGTCGGCGCTCTCTGCCAGATCCTGGCTGACTTCCACGATGTCTTCCGGCTTCACATCGTTGGCTGCCACGCCGTACACCGTCGTCGAGTTGCCATCGGACGGGGTCGCTGCGTTCGCCATTTCCATGTCGTTGACGAGCTGTGCGATTGCCAGTGCGTCATTCGCCTGCGACTCGGTTGCGACTCCGCTTTCCGGTGCGTCGCTGGACGTGGGACGGGCGTAGGCCTTTTGAAGCGCTTGTGAAAAGACTTCCGAGAGCGGACCTTTCAGTTCCAGCATCTCTTTCTCCGACGCCTGGGGCGCAGGATTCTCTTGCTGGCCGACGAGTTCGCCTTCCAGCGCAGCTTTGAGCAGGGACATAGTTCCTCCGGGGATATTCGGGCGAGCGCAGACCGACTGCACTCAAACACACGATTAGGCATGCACCGTCAATTCGAACGAAACGATCGTACGTTCGTTTCCGCAAATATCCGCTCAGAAAATTTGAACTAGACTGGAGGTTCGGCAACACTCACCGGCCTCGGATATCAGAGGAGGTATCTCAATGTCGCAGCAGAAAATTGCGAACGCCGTGTGGAGAATCGTAGGGGTCCTTGCCATGACCGGCACAACACTCTGCTTCGCGCAGTCGGAGCGTCCGGATTTATCAAAGATAGAACCGTGGTTAAAGTTAGCCCCACAGCAAGGCGGAAACGATATTGCGGTACAGCCTCCCAAAGACCACGACACGTTCCTTGGCGTAAAGTTGGGACAACCGCTCGTGGGTCAGCTACCGGACTGCAAATCTACGAAGCCCGGTAATAAATGCTACGCCCTTCAGAAGTCTCCTGATACTGACCTTGGCCGAACTAACGCCGTTATGAACTACCCGCCGGACTTAGGCGTTCCCTACGAGGCACACATCGAGTTGCTTGATGACAAGGTCATGGACGTTTATATCCTGACTGGCTATGCATACGAGAGCGAACTATTCAAAGCGCTGGTAGCAAAGTACGGTAAATGGGCCGAAGAAACAAATGAGGGATGGATCTGGCCAGGAGAAAAGAACACACACATCGTCGCCACCCACCCCAGTTTCATGAAGTTTTCGGTCACAAACACCTGGTTGCCACTGAAAGGCGTGTATGACGCTCGAATTGCAGCAAAGCCGGCTAAAGCGGTGAACAAAGCTGCATCTGCGTTATGAGGTCTTGCTGGCGCATCGCCAATCCCGCCGCCGCGCCCCGGCCGCCCCTTTAGAGGTTTTGCTTTTAAGTCTTTGCCCTTTTCGTTGATTCTGTTCTTGTTGTTGTTCGTGTTGTCTGTCTATGCCTTCTTTCGATGCAAAAATCTAAAAAAACTAAAGTTGGTCATCTCTCGCTAATTGACGGTCCCAGAGAGGACCGTCTTAAATACATACCACCAACTGAATAAAAAAATACCGTTCTATCCGCATCCTTTGCATCGAAAGTCACACACAACAACACCAAGAAAAAGTGACCTTCAATTTATAAAGAATAGATAGGTTTTGGGGGAGGGGGGCCGTCGATCCTAGGAGAGGGGACGAAGGTCCCCTCTCCTCTATCTATTGCAGGAAAAACCCCCGCTTTTTCTGGGGGGAGGGGGGACCGAAAATTCGACCGGCCGCGGACTGGTCCTTATGCCCGTCTGCGGAGAAGAAATACTGGGGGACCGTAGGGTATGTGTCATCACCCACCCTACCCTCATGATCCCATACGCAAAACCCAAGGCGGCTCTCGCTGACCTGCCTCAGCAGCTGCGCGACCAGATCGAGCCGTATCTCGAATACTTCGACAAGAAGTTCAAAGAGATCGACCTCAAAAAGATTGCACCACTCGAGCTCGACGAGAACGATCGCCTGAAGCTCGAACCCTCGGAAAGGGATCCCATCCTGGACCCGGGCACCTACGCCACCGGGTCGTTCAAGAACGGCAAGCGCGCCATCATGCTCGGCACGGTCATCGGCACGGTCGCCATGTACGAGTCGAATGATGTCATCGACGTTCCCGAATCTGTTCGTGCTGACGGCAAGCTGCCGATTCCGAGCTTCAAGCTGCACGCGTCACCCGTCTTCTGGGAGGCGGGCCTGCTCAAGCTCACGATGTTCGGCAAGATCGACCTGAGCACATTCATCGATCTGCTCGGCTACACGAAGCAGGACGGCCGCGACGATCACAATCGCAACAACGTTGCCAACCGACTCGAGCGCGTCGCGAAGGCGCTCGACGCCAATCCGATCCGTGCCACTCGCCAGACTCTCCTGGCCGCGCTCCCGAAGGAGTGTTCGAAGATCTACGGCGACTACGAACGCGGCTACAACAAGGCACTCGGTCATGTGCACCAAAGCCTCTCCGCGGTCCTGAAGCAGCCGCAGGACAGCAACGCTGAGAACGCGCTGATGATCGATAACGCAGTCGAAGCCGCTGCCCTCCTCTGCGATCAGGCAGTCGAGCAGAGCGAAGCAGAGAGCGCGCATTGCCTGCCACACGAGTTCATCGAAAAGGCAGTCTTCCGCGGCGCGATCGCGCAAGCGGCGAAGCTTGCTGCAGGCATCCGTGCGCTCAAACTCGGCCCCAGGCAAGCGAGCGATCCGAAAGATTCCGAAGCACATTTCTAACCCCGAAGCAACACCCTCAACCAAAGACAATACGAACATGGCCACGAAGAAAACCACGAAGACCGCAGTTGTCGCGAAGGCACCGGCAGCAGTCAAGACCGCACCGGCTCCGGTGACGGCACCTGTGAAGAAGACCGTCGCGAAGCCGGCGAAAGCCAGCGTCGCCGTGAAGCAGCCGGTCGCGAAGACAGTCACAGCCAAGAAGCCCGCCGCGAAGCAGTCGCTCTCCCAGAAGACGGCCGATGCGAACGCCGCGTTCAAGGATCTCGTCGCAAAGCCGGCAACCACCGCCGCCGCGGCCGCACCAGCCGTGCCGGAAGCGAACACGCCGGCCAAGATCGCTGACGCGGTTGCAAAGCGCGGTGTCGCCGGCGCGAACGTGAAGCGTCGCAAGGTCGCGAAGGATGCATTCGCAAAGAAGAAGGTCGTGAAGTCGGCGGTCCGTGAAATTTCGATGAGCTGCAAGGACGTCGGCCGCACGCTGCGCGAACTGCGTGTCACGGCGCGCCTCACGCAATCGCAACTGGCTGCGAAGACGTCCCTGGCGCCGTCGACCATCAGCGAGATCGAGACCGGGCGTCAGGCACTGACGGTTGACCGCCTCTATCAACTCGTCGACGCACTGGGCTTCACGCTCACGCTCGAGCTGGTCCCGACGGCAAGCAAGTAAGCGAACGAACATGAAAAACGCACATAGCCTACTGTTCCACGGCTACACCTTCCCGCTGGAAGATCGTCCGTTCCTGAAGTCGATCGCCTACCAGCACATGGGCGACACAGCCGAGCAGAAGTTCCTCGCCGAATGGCGTGAGACGCTGCGCATTCTGTCGTCGCACCCGGGCTTCTCGGCGACCTACGGTGTGCACGTGCTGCCGAACGAGAAAGGCGGCCTGCTGCCCGATGTCAACGAGCACGTCGCGCTGCTGGGCGATCAAGCAATGCCGTTCGCGACCCTGCATATGTCGACTCAAGGTATCGACGATCACAGCTATTACGAGAGCGTGTCTCAAGCGATCAAGGAACTGGAGTCGGCTCTCAACCTGGTCAGCAGCACGGTCTTCGAAGGCGAGTACCAGCTGGGCAACGGCCAGGGCGGGGAAAAGCGGACGCTTCAGTTCGCTACTCTCTTCTACGAACTTCGCCGCACCCTGCTCGCCCACTCGCACTCGATCATGGTCACGTGGACGTTCGGCGACTTGGGTACGATCGATCTGTTCGTTGAACCCACTGCTAGCGAGGCGTGCCCTCGCAGCGCCGCTGTCTTCACGTTCTTGCTGCCCGACGACTTCAACCGTTCGGTGCGCGCAACGAGCGAAGCCGCTGCGTAACTGACCAAGCGTCATAAGGGCCCGGGGAATCCCCGGGCCTCTATGCTGTTATCGATTCCCGCCGATCATGAGTCTAAGGTACCTGTTAAACGACTCTTGGTCGTTCATGAAAGCAACCTTTCTCCATTTCTCGCGCAAGTACGTTTCGTACAATTCTTCCGCGTCCGCGTAACTCTCGACGATCTCCTTGATCTTTCCGAGCGTTTGCCCGCCGCGCAGCTCACCCATATCCAACTGCACGATGTAGGTGTTGTAGATGTAGGACTTGACTGCATACTCGACGAGCTTCACGAAGGCGAGATAGCTGCGCAATTGGATGTTGTTCAGATTCTCGTCGTTCGCCACGGTGCAGCGCAGGTACGCATTGGCGGGCATCGTCATCACATCTCGCACCAGCACCACGTTCTCGCCGATCAGTTCTAGCCGAGCGGTCGACGTCTGGGGAATCATCCCCATCGCATCCATCACGGCCTGTCCTGCCTGCAACATCATGTTGTTCTGGCCGTTCGCTGCAATGCCAGCTGCCGACACACGCGACGGATCGGCGAAGGAGACGTTGAGCACGGACATGATCGTCCGGCCGTTGGTCATCTTCTTCGGGATGCGATAGACCGATTCGTAGATGCTGCCACCGCTCTCGCACAAGCCATCTAGACAAATCCAGATCTCGGTGCCGCCCACCAGGTTGCAATCGATCAAAACGCGAGGACGCATGACCAAATTCATGATCTGGTCGTCGATGCTCTTCGGTGTATCGCGCCAACGCTCGACGCGCTGAACGAAAACGGTGTGCAGGATCTCGGGCGGAATGCGGAACTTGATGTCTGCGAGGGCCTTGGTAATGGGATTCATGCAGGCTCCGTGAAGGGATCTTAGGAATTTACGGCGATATATCACCTACTTGAGGTACGCCGTACTAATCAAATGATTTCCTTCAAGGAGAAGCACGATGGCGCAATATACCGGTGAGGCTCTCGTGGATGTCACCACGCCACCCGAAGTAAGTAGCGATCGGCATGAACTGATCGATCGGTGCGAGACAACGGATCTTCCGAAGCAGAATTGCGTTTGTCCGGAATGTGGACCGCGCGACGTTCCCTCGCCCTGACGCTCGGATATTTTTTATCCCCCTCAGACTTGTTATGACCAACCACAAGTCACAACCCCAAGGAACACGAAACATGACTACGCATGAACGTGAACGCGGTCGCGTGCGACTCTACGCGTGCGGCGGCGCTGGCATTAACATGGGCCACAAGGTCGAGGACGTCGCGAAAAGCAGCGATGAAACGTTCGCGCAACTGGACGTCGTGTACATCGACACGTCGAAGTCGAACCTTCATTCGGACATCAAGGCGGAAAGCGTCTATCTGATTGACGGCCTCGACGGCTCGGGTCAAGTGCGCCGCGAAAATCACGGCGCCATCAGCGAGCGCGTGCGCGACATCCTGCAGACCTTCAAGCCGGTCGACCTGAACATCGTCCTGTCGTCGGGCGGTGGCGGTTCCGGTTCTGTGATCGCGCCGTCGATCGTCTCGGAACTCCTCGCAAAGGACTATCCGACCGTCGTCATCTGCGTCGGCGACGACAGCACGAAGAAGTACACCGAAAACACGCTGAACACGCTCAAGTCGTACGATCAGATCGCGTCGGTGCGTCAGGAGCCGGTAGTCGTGACGTACCTGCAGAACAGCGCGGAAATGACGCGCTCGGTCGTCGATAAGCGCATTCAGCATATCGTCGCGGCCCTCTGCCTGCTGTTCTCGCGTCGCAACCGTGAGCTCGACTCGAAGGATCTGTACCACTGGCTGCATTACCAGAAGGTCACATCCTACAAGCCGATGCTCACCGCACTTACGCTCATCGAAGATCTGAACGCGACGAATCTCGGCAAGATCGGCAACCTCATCAGCATCGCGACGCTTACGACCACTGGTGTCGATCCGAACCTGTCGCTGCGTCCGGAAGTGCAATACGTCGGCTACCTCGACGGTGCTTCCGACCAACTCGACCTCGAGGCGCCGTGTCACTTCGTGACGTCGGACGGCGTATTCGCCGACGTCGCCGCCGACCTGCACCGAGTGCTGGACGACATGAACGAGCAGACGGCTGCCCGTCTGCGCAAGGGAGGCATCTCCAGCAGTGCTGATCAGGCTACCGATACCGGCCTGGTGTTGTAACTGGTGGCGGGATCTGGTTCGCGTGCTCTGGTTCACGCCTGCGCATTGGATCCTTCGCAATCTCGGATACTCGTCAAAGACGGCGCATGACGTGCACATGCGCGCGTTCGTCCCCAAGCTAACTGCACGCCCTAAAGAGCCGGATACCGCGATCAAAAGGAGGTCGTATGGACCCCACGCTCTGGCGGGATTGCCCAGGGACATGACGAGTCCGCCTGCCAGATTTCTCACCTGACATCGAACAACAAAGAGCTTCTTTATAAGGAAGCTGGTCATCGCGAAGTGAGCTGACACGAGACTTGAGTTCGCCCATTCCCCTGTGATCAAGGGGTGCGCGTTCCGAATGAGGTCCAAGGCACTGTCGCATCGATCGAGGTTCAGTGAGAACCAACCGGTCGTTCCCGCAGGATCCGCTAACGCGGAGGACGGGGCGATCCCAACACGCCGAGTACGGCGGGTTTGGAATGCGTTCGTTTTGAGCGTATTCCAAACCAACATCAACAGTTACGAACGACCACGAGCCGGTACGCGCGGTACCGGGCTAGACGAGCACGCCTCACCGGTTTGGGCATAGCAGCAGTCTGGAAAAGGGCCGGAGGTGAAAATCCTCAGTCGTTCACCACATCTACGGAGCAAGCATGAGCGATAAACAGCAGATTGAAGAACGTGTCAAAGCCATCGTGTCGGCTCAGCTTCAGGTGCCGGTCAAGGACATCAAGAACGAAGACACGATTGTCGAAGTCCTCGGCGCTGACTCCCTCGATGAAGTCGAGATGGTAATGGCCATCGAAGACGAATTCTGTATCGAGATCCTCGACGAGGAAGCGGAGGCCTTCAAGACCATCCAGAACATCGTCGACTACGTCGCGACCAACGCCACGGTCACGATCTGATTCAACCGGCGCGCGCCGCTTGCGGGTATTGGCACCCGCGCTGCGGCATTAGGGCGTTGGCGCGCAATGACGCGCCGCTGCCCGTTGGGCGTGATGGTGAGCTAACACAATGTGAGGCCCGCGTTTGGACATCATGCCCACGCTACCTTGGCGCCGGTAGTCGCATGGGACGAATTCAGTGCAACAAACTTAGGCTGTAGTAGTTTAGGTTTCGATCAATCTAGCGGTTGACTTCTTCAGGCTGCCAGGGGTGGTGGTTTGGACAAGGCGCTCATTACCTGATTTCGACCCATGCGTTTGCCCCAGTCTCCTTACTCGCTACGCGCGTGTTGGCGCACGCCGCGCGCGGGGACCATTCCGAGACTGGATTCCGATCAAAATCTGCGATTACATTTGCGAGGGCATCATGAAGAAATAGGTTTAGCTCACGCTTCCATTACCAGTCCGATTGACTGAAGCCATCCATCCAAGTGACCCTCTAGTGAGTGGTAAGACATTCCGCATTCAGTCTGGAACATATAGCGTCCACCTACGCGGCCGCGCGGGCCTGACACGAGCATCGACTCGCGTCACCAAGGCAGCGCGCGGGCTAGTGCTGGCCTAATTGCTGATTCACTGTCTGCACGTCGTCGTGATGGCATCCCAACTGCTCAGCGGGATAGAAGCATAGAGCGTCTGCCCCGAACTGCTCAGCCGGGTTACAGCAGAGCAACGGGCCAGCTCCCCAGGATCGCATTACGCGAGGAGGGAGTTGGCCCTTATTTCCTTTTATGCCGTCAATTCGTCGGGCCTGAACTGTGCCCCTACTTTCGCACCCCTTCTGTAACCCGAGGAGCACAGTGCAAACGTGTATCATGCCGGGTCTTAGGTTTCGGAATGCCTCTAGAACGGCTCAGAAACGCCCAGGACGCGCTCGCGCTGGGAAGTTTATATCTCCACGTCAAATCGTGTAGAGACCAGGAGCCAGAAGTGTTTCGACAAGCCACCCTCATTCAGGATGTTCGCGAGTTCGTCGCGGCCATCGTCCCGCCGTTGCTGGAAATATTCGAACTAGACAACGTCTGCCTCGCAGGCGCGTCGGTCGAAGATACGGTGGAGTGGACCATCGCGCATCAGATCGAAAACTGCTATGGACTGTCCGTGCAAGGACACAGCCGCGAGCGTTCGGTCTACAGCGCGCTTCACGATCAGCTCGCGAACGTCTTGCCTTACCCCATATCCCTGTTAGTCCGACAGCTAATAAAGGTGCCGTTGATTTACGACGACCAGACTTTGAGCGTGCAACTGCGCGGCTCTGATCTGTACATCGGCTATTACATCGACACCGCCCTCCTCTTCACTTGGCCATGAACTACCCGATTATTCAAACACTCAGGCTGGACCCGTTCCCCGTCGCTTCGATGATTGAAGCGGTCGTCGGCGACTACCTGGTGAAGCCCACCCCGGGTATCTATGCGAAGGGGAAGTTTGATCCCGTCATGCGACCCGACGGCGTCTACTACCAGCAAGGCAGAAACGAACGCGGCGATACCGGTAACTTTGTCGTCCGTGACATCGTCGACATTCAGCGCGGCACCGAGGTCAGAGACTTGGACGGAAACGTCGTCGTGACCCCCAGCCAGATTCCGATGCTCTCTTACGAACCGACCCTGCCTACCCGGGGCATGGCGATCATCGAGCGCCTCCTGGCCGAAACCCTCTCAATCTACGGGGACCAGCGCAATCGCAGCCTTCGATCGTCGGATGACTTCGCGCATGTCGCCAGCCTGATCCACCCCGACTACAGCACGGACGTCGAAATCGCCAACCAGATCCTCGGCATGGTGAGTCCGATGCGCGGACAGGTGCGTGACTTCGCTGGTGTCAACCGCTGGGTCATTCACTTTCTGCGTCGTGACGGCTTAAGTTTAATGGTCGAGAAGAGCGTCGACTTCCGCATCGTCGACTGGCATCGGATAAAAGGATGTGCGTATGACTAAAGTGCCAGTGCTCGGGCAGCCGCTCTCGCATCTGGTGCGGCAGCCCAAACGCCATACGTGGATTGGCATGAGCCACGTGGTGAGCCTGCTGCGCTTGAGGATTCGCGATTACTTTGCTCAACACCAACGCGTGCAGTACGGCGTCCTTGCCGAACCGATTCGTGCGATGGACATCAACGCCTGCCCTTTCTTCGACGTGCTCGTTCAAGAAGTCTTTGGCGAGCATGAAGGCGATGTAAGGAACATGGGACATCTCGCCCGAAGCGAGAGTGAACTGAAGAAATTGGGGATCGATGAACGCACCGCTCACGAGTTCGCAGAGGAGGCCTTCTCTGCTTTCGTCGAGACGGTCGGCCAGACCATGCCGGAAGTCTCCTTCCAGAATCGTGAAGGCTTCTCGTTCGCGATGACCGAATACGACTTGCTAGTCACCCGCCCGTACTAGGCGGTGGCGAGGGGTATAATCCATGAAACCAATAGTCCTTGATACGCGCTCGCTGATCCGGGATTTCCAAGAGTACGCGCCGTTCTTTGAGTTCTACGATTCCGGCCTGAAGGACCTGGTCCGCGAAGCTGTCCTCACCCGCTCCTTCAACAGTCCGTACACGACGAACTACCACCACGGTCATCGCTACGCTCGCGGTCTCGCGGCAAAGGTGATGGAAGACTTCGAGTACGCGGTCGATCGTCACCACGATCTGTACGGGGAACAAAGTCTACGGGACATTCTGAATCAGGATCGCGCTCTGTCCAATCTCGGCGTGATTCGATTTGTCGCTGAAGAAATGGAGCAGGCAGCCGATAAGCTGCTTCAGCAGCACTTGCGCACGAAACTCTTTGAGATCGCGCAGGACAGCTGCGGAGACCAGATGCGCCCACGTTGGGTCGGCTCCGATCTGCTCGTCTTCATTCGCTTTCTGACCCCAAGGGAGTATTGATCATGTACTTCCGAGCGACTCGGAAACCGCAGACGCTTGTTCTGGATTCGCCCCCTGAGCTTCGGATTCTCCGGGCTTGGGTGGCGAATCCTTCTATGCCGACAGTTGACATCGACTGGCTGTACTCGCAGATCTTTAACGCGATCGGCACCTATCAGGAAAATACTTGGAAGCAGGAACTGTATGGTGTAGCTGACCGCATGGCCTTCAGTGACATGCTGTACGGTCACAACGACATGACGCAGATGGAGCGCGACGATCTGGCACTTAAGATCATTAGCGCCGGCCAAGCGGCGGTCGATTACCTGTTTCGTATGCGAGCGTACGAGAGTGACGGTTTCTTCCCGTACGCCTTTTCTGAGTTCAGATCGGACGGTCTGTTGGTCTTTCTTGCTCGCCAGCGAAGGGCGGGCTGATTTCATACACGAAGAAAATATGGGCTATTCATTTCTCAGACCGCGCCATGAGCCGGACAGCGTGATTCTGGAGACACGCATGCTGTTGGGCCCGCTCTTCAGGCGGCTGCCCCATCTCAAGGAAGACACCGACGAGTTCATCGGTCGCGTCCTCGACTGTCTCGCATTCGAGAAGGAAGCGCAGGATCAGCTGAGCCTCATGTGCGCGGAGCTCGTCGACGACTTGATGCACATGCCGTTGCCCAAGACCGGACCTCACGTTCGTCTGGGGCGTTTCGATCCGGAAGAAGAACGCCAGGAGCGCATCGATACGGTGACGCGGCATTCCAACGAGATGTACAAGTTCGGCGAAGATCTGCTGGAGCAGCTGCGGGCACTGCGCCTTTATCGCGGTGGCTACCTCCACTATCAGTTCGTCGAGCTGGTCGGCAACGACATGCTGATGCATCGCCTGATGGTGCCCAAGCTCACGACGAAGATCCCCATCGACTATCTGACCGACGAAGACCTCTGGGAACGCAGCCAGGTTCACCGGAGGGGTCGTCGCTAACCAAGGAGGCCCAGCGTGCCGGAGCATGATCGAGAAGTGAAATTCTCAAGCCGGATCGTTATTCCGGTCGCTGACCTCGTCGCGCAGTACCGACAAGACCTGACCGGTCTCAGCATCACGCCATTCGGATTCGAAGAGCTCGTCCGGCAGTGCACCGACGTCTTCATGGACTGGGCGGGAGACGAGAGCCAGCTGGCAGAACTCCCGCAAATTCATCGTATAGAGATCCCAGAGTTGAGAGGGGACGATTATCAGGCGGTGTATGAGAAGGTGACGAGCGCCACTCAAACGTTCGCTTGTGAGTTGTTTGGCCGGTTGACGCAGGCTGGCGTATTCCTGAACAAGGACACGTACGTCAACGTCAACTACGCGTTCGACCGCTTTCTCGGCAACGACATCGTCCTCTTTCACTTTCCCTATTAGCGATTCCTTCCGGTGAGAGTCCATGTCGTACAACTATCAGATCGGTCAAGTCATCAGCTTTGACGTCTACCCTGCAGCCATCCTCGGCAACAGCTTCGAGTATGTGACGGTTCTGGCCATCATGGACCAGTCCACCGCCAACGGCATCATCGACACGGTGGGCAACCACATCAAGATGTATCCGTACCTGAAGCCGCAGGGCACGCCCAACGATGCGAGTCAGTACAACTACATCAAGGTGCGCACGCAGTCGGGTGCGATCACGGCGCTCGGGATGCCGTGGATCAACGAAAGCACGATCAAGGTCTGGACCTCGCAGACGATCACCGCCGTTATCACTGGCGTCACGGCCAGCGACATTCCGGCCGTTCAGAACGCGCTCATCAGCAACGGGTTCCCCAACATCTCCGTGACTGTCTCGGCAATGCCCGGTTCTTGATCGCTATATTGTGACAGAGCGCGAAAACGCGCCGTCGCAAGACGGGAAGAACAAAGCGGTACGGGGGTTGTACGAGGAACGCAGGACCTTTGTTGGTGTTGTGCTTGGTATTGGCCTCTCCCTTCGGGGAGAGGCTTTATTTCCTATATTTCTTTTTTTGTAGAAATTTACCAGATCGCTCCATGATCTGACTGGAAGTGATGCGCCAGTTCAACTCGTGTAATTGACGTTCCTAATGCGCGAGCATGCGGGTGGTAAAAAGGGCATGACAGTGTCCGGTTTGCCTGCTGAGTGGCCTTGGCCGATAGCGGGAACTCTGATGGGGATCGGAGGGGTGTCAACGAAGACGATTCGCAGCCGGTGTGGCTCGCGGCCGTCGCTGACTTTACTTCCTTGGAGGAAGCGGCGGCCGCATCCAGAGACACACCTGAGCTCGTCATCTTCGGCTTTGCTCTGGGAAGAGGCCTTCGGGTCTCTTCCCTTTTTTTTTTTGCCGTCTAGCCTTTGCACTTCACCGTCTTCTTCAACCAGATCTTCGCAGCGCCGCCTATCGGTCCGTCCTTGCAAACGTTGAAAGCGTGAGAGTCGGCCTTGGTTAGATGTTCGCAGCAGCTTCGGCCGCTCAACGGCCTCCCGGGCACGATCTCCTTCGTCACCTCACAGCGCGCGTATAAGAGAGCGCGGTCTTCCCTGTCGACAGGTGCATAGCCGTCACCCGAATCAACTCTCGGAATCCCCTCCAGGGTACATATCTTTTCCTTCTCCTCTTGCAGGATACCGCCCAAGGCGCCTGTTGATTGCCCCCCTACCATCGGGATTCCACCCATGCCGGGGACTTGAGCAGTTGTGGCCGTCGGCACTGCGCAAAATAGCGCGAGCACGCTGATACATATGGCTTTCTTGCTCATTTCTTGTTCCTTTCGATCTTTTTCCAATTAGTAGGTTAGGACGGTTTTAAACCGAAGCAAGCTTTTAATTCGCGCGGCGTCTCAAGCCGCAATTGTCACGTCCGATCGTTTTTTTATTCCCCGTCCGAATCGTGTACGAGAAACAAAGGAACAGTCATGTCCACGTTCGACAATCCCTTCGTCCTGCCCGCCAACGAGTACAGGCGCGATCTGGATGTCTTCAAGCATTACATCGATCAGAGCGTCGAGTACCTCTCCACAATGACCGGTGCACCGCGCGAGCAGTGTTTGGCGTTCGTGAAAAACAACTTGCGCCCGGACGGCAAGTTCGCGTTCAAGGATCCGGCGGTGATGTTCCTGCGTCGCAACGAGCACGGCGATCGCGAGCAGGTGGAAGGCACGCTCGGCGCTTACCTTTCGGAGTCGATCAAAGAGCATCAGCTCATTGCTCCGACCCTCACGACCTACTATCACCCGACGGTGAAGAAGTCGTTGCTGGCAGGGTTCATTGACGCGAACGTGAAGCGTCGCGGCGTGGCGAAGAAGGCCATGTTCCAGGCTCGCATGGACGGCAACAAGATCCTCGAGATTCTGAAAGACAATGAGCAGACGAACATGAAGCTCTCGAACAACGCGTGTTCGGGTGCTCACGTCAGTGCGTCGACGCCACTGTTCAACAAGACTGCACACTCGACCCTGACCTCGAACTGCCGGTCGACGGCGGGCTATGGCTCTGCCAACAACGAGAAGTTTCTGAACGGCAACCGTCATTACTGGTCGCCGGACATCGTCAAGAACAACATCGTCTCGATCGTCACCAACACGGACTACGAGTCGATCCAGCTGGCGATGAACGAGTTCGGGATTCGTCATCCGAGCGTCGAAGAGACGATGGAGTGCATTCGTTACTCCACCCAGCTCTACTTCCGTGACGAAGCAGCGCATCGCCTGATCGAGCAGTATGTCAGCAAGCTCACCGACATCCAGCGCAGCGCATTCGTCTACACGGGCGATCTGTACCACCTGATGAAGTTCAACCGGGAGATCGTCTACCGGTTTGTGCATGAGCTGTCGTCCCGCGTCGGTGAGGTACATCCGGATCCGGACAGTATCATCAAGAACGCGCACGAGGATCACATCGCCCTCGCCTCGCAACTCTGTCCGAAAGAGATGAAGGGCAAGAAGGTGAAGGACGTGGTCGGTTCCGACGCGTACGGCATCCTCGCATCGACTGTTGCGCACATCGGTCAGGTCATCACCGAGTACAAGAACCTGATCAAGGCGTTCTGGGTGACGAAGAACGTCCCGGCCTCCCTCGCGCACTTCCCGGACAGCATCCGCCGCTCGGCGTTGATGGGAGATACAGACTCGACCATCTTTACAGTCCAGGACTGGGTGGTCTGGTACAACGACGGCCGCCTCGGTTACGACGACCGCTCGTCGGGTGTGGCCGCCACGATGATCTTTTTGGCTGCGCAGACCATCACGCACGTGCTCGCGCGTATGTCCGCCAACTTCGGCATCGAGGAAAGCCGCATCTTCCAGGTGGCGATGAAGAACGAGTACAAGTTCGACGTGTTCGTTCCCACGCAGGTGGCCAAGCACTACTACGCCTCGATCGGTTGTCAGGAAGGCAACCTCTACAAGGCACAGGAGCCGGAGATCAAGGGCGTGCACTTGAAGTCGTCAAACGCACCGCCTGCGGTGATGAAGAAGGCGAAAGAGATGATGATCCGGATCATGGACACAGTGATGCGCGAAGAGCCCGTGAAGCTGAAGGACATCATGGGCGAGATCGCGGGTTTGGAGCACGACATCCGTGACTCGATTATGGAGCGTTCGAGCTACGAATACTTCCGCATGGGTCAGATTAAACCTGCGGCTTCGTACACGCTCCCTCCCGAGCAAAGCAATTTTGCGCACTACACCTTCTGGAATGCAACGTTCGGCACGAAGTACGGCGAAGTGCAGGAGCCGCCGTACAACTCGGTGAAGATCTCCGTGGACCTCAAGTCCCCGGTGAAGATCAAGGCGTGGCTCGCCAAGATGGAAGACCGTGATTTGGCGGCGAAGCTGGAGAACTGGCTGGCCAAGAGCGGAAAGAAGGCGATCAGCACCTTCCACGTGCCTGAGCAGATCATCCAGTCGAAGGGCATCCCGAAGGAGATCAAAAGCGAGATCGCGATCCGTAAGCTCATCACGGATACCGTGACTGTGTTTTACATCATACTTGAATCGCTCGGGATCTATATGCAAAACAAACAGATGACGCGCCTGGTCAGTGACCACATGGCTGCACCAGTGAAACAGCCGGAAGCCGCCTAAAGGAGCGTCTCGATCGACAACACTGCCCGCCTCGTGTGGGCTTTCTTTTTTTGGTCAGAGGTGAGACATGCCTACATGGCTTTGGGCCGTATTGATTTGGATTGCGCTGCTGGCCTTGTTTGCATCGCGCTGGGACTGGAGTCGTGTATCGAAACCCGGCTCGGAAAATGAGTCGGATTCCCGAATCGACAATTCGGATTTGCGCGAGCTGCTGTCCCGTGCGACTGCTGCCGCAACCGGCGTCGACCAGGAGCAGCCATGAGCTTCTTCGGATTCTTCAGTGACTGGCAGATGAAATGCCTCCGCTGCCCCAAGATCACGCCGAAGACGCAACCTGTTTGTGTGCGATGTCAGCAGAAGGAACAGATGCGCTTAGCGCGTAGGCGCAGGTAGACCAACGACACGTCATAAAGCCCGCCCCGTAGGACAGGCTCTAGGAGTAAGCAAGCAATGAAGCGACCAAGCCCGATCATGACCCATGCAATCGAAACCGATATGAGTCATCTCGTGGAGTTCATGGGTAACCACCCGCTCGAAACGAAAGCCGTGCGGACTGAAGCATGGCAACAACTCCTCGTCTACGTGCCGCGGGAAGAGTTGCAGACCCGTATGGACAAGATCAAGAAGGAAGCATCATGAGCAAGATCAAGACTGCGTACTCGATGCGCGAGCGCGCCCCTTGGGAAGATCGCCCTTTCGAAACGGATGTCCTTCGTGGTGGTTGGGCCGAAACCATCATCGCATTGATCGAACGGGGCCCCGTCGACGACGGTGACATTCCGAGCAAGGCGGCTCGCGATGAACTGGTGTCGCGCGGTTTCGCTGCAAGGGTGATCGTCAATCAGAAGGAAGCAGGGAACGTGGCCACATATGCAGGCCGCGAGCTCTACAAGCAACTGGTCGATGCACCCTCGCTGGCGGAAGCTATCGCCAAACGGCAAGCCGACCGGAACTTCCTGAACAATCTGTGGAAATCACAGCAGCCGGAGGAATGCGGCTCCTGCGGATACGCCGCAGACCCGGATTGCGCGACCTGCACGCCAGAGAGCGAGCATGCGGGAGGATAAGGCAACACTCATCTTCTTCGGCTCTTTCGTCGTGGCCAGCGTCGCCGGCATGGAGCTGGGTCGTCGACTCGGCTTCAGCGCAGACGATGGCATGACCGTCGGACAGATCGCGTGGTGTGTCACCTGTGTGCTGCACTTGTTCTGCCGCAACTCAAAGAAGCGTTCGTCACATCGACGCCGCTGAGCTGGATGGAGTCCTCGAAGGGTTCGCCTTCGCGAGGATTCCATTTAGCTCCTCTATGACGTCTTGCTGGACCAGCGGATCCATGACGCCCTCAAACAGCCGTTCTTGAGACCATCCGAGGAACGTCCGGTTGACCAGGTTGAGGTCCGCCTGATTGCGAGTCTCTGGCGTGTCCTTCGCCATCGTCAGCACGAAGTCCAGTGCGGGAAGTCGCGAGATCGCGAGACCCCACATCACTTGTCGAGTCGGTGCCATTTCCGGGACGTGCATCGCCAGCTCCATGTTCTCCTTCACGACAGCCGGCACGCTCTGGAGCACACCCACGAAGTTCTTGCCTGTCTTCGTCAGGTTATCGAGAACGATGTCGTAGCAGCTGTCCACCTTGGCTGTGTAGTCGATGAGCGCAAAGGGATGGCGTTTGATCGATTGTCCGATCTCTTCGCCTGAACGCAGCTTGCGAACCCGATTAAACAGGGCTTGGTCGATGTGACTGAAGAGCATGTTCGGCAGAAGGTACATGTGCACGAACATCATCGTGGACTTCTCGCTGTCCAGTCCGCCCGTGATCTGGTCCTGCTCGCGCCGGAACGCCCGGTACTGAACCATGAGCATCGGGATGTTGATCGCAATGACGACGATCCCCGTCTCGGTGCCAGTCATATGGCCGTTCGGCAAGTTCAGATAGAGATCGCTTCTCGGGTGCCGAAGCACACGCACCGGCGTCACATTCTTCCAGTCCCGGTCGGCTCGATCGAAGTCGAACGGCTCGGTGTGCGCGATCACGATCTCGTCGTGCCCAGGTCCGTAGAAGTCACCGTCGAACAGTCGTCCCGGATTGATGGACGAAGTCATTTTTAACGCCGTCGCCCGATTTAATGAAACGGCATCGACGTTCGCGTAGTAGCGCTCGAGATTGTGCGACAGCGGCACGTTCACCGTTTGGATGAGCTTCACCAGGATGTGATTGCCCTTCACGGCCATCGGCGCGTTCCGGTAGTAGCCGATCACCTGCGCGATGTTGCGCGTGAGGCCTTCCCGAACATACGGCCATAAGGGCGGAACTTGGATGCCTTGGAGCGCCCGAGGCACCAGATTGAAAAGCGTGTGCATAGCGCCGCATCCAGTTGGAAATTTGAAGGTTCATAAAATTGAGAACGCAATCCGTGAACAAGATCTATCCACCCCGAGCGATGCAGCCCGAGCTGCGCCGCGGTCAGAAGGTGACCGTTCGTCTGTCAGGCGCCGAGGTCATCCAGCAGATGACCTTTGGCGATCTCGCCCCTATGAGTCGCGACAGCTACCTCGATCTCCTCGAATGTGCAGAACCGGAGACGCCGGATGAACTCCGCGCCCGCGCCCGCGCCCTCGGAAACAAGAAGACACACAATGCCGCCGGTCGCCGTTGGTGGGAACAATCGAAATGGGATCGCAGGCGATGAAGACGCTCGATGAGCTCATGCGCGAAGTGCTGAGCTACAACTTCTTGAAACCGGGTTGGGCCGGAACGGTGGATAGCAAGCCGCCTTCTACACGTGCTGTCTTGCTTGCTTGCGAGTTCCTGCGAACAATTCCAGAAGGGTTCCCGCTGCCAGGTCCGATGATCAGTAATACCGGAAAGATCGGCTTCTATTGGTGGGCCCGTCGCCGCTACTACATCGATCTGGAAATCGACGTGGAGGCGGAGACGTTCTCCCTATTCGCGAAGAAAGCAGCGAAGGAAGAGGAACCGGAGCGCGAGTGGTTCATCGACCGCCTCACGGTAGCGCATTTCACAGTGCCCTTCTTCAACGAACACTTCAGCGGAATACGAGACGAGTATGCGACGCAACCGGAATCTACAAACTCTACGATCGTTGACCCTGCTCACGGCCGCAGCGAACAACAGCGCGACGACGTTATACGGGTTGGATGAGACCTTTATTGACATGAACGGCCGGGACGGCTTCGGCCAGCTGCTTCCTCCACCGAACTTTAGCAACCGCGCCGAGCGACGCGGCCAACGGGATACATCGAACAAGAGAGGTCAGTGGTGGAACCGACGAAAATGATCGTGATCCTCGCACCGCACAAGGACGACTTTGTCTGGAAGACTTTGCGCGCTATAGAGCAGCCACCCATCTGGGTGCCGATAGAAATGAGCATGGCTGAAATGCGTCAGCGCATGCATGATCATCTGCCTCCTGCATTGGCTACCGGAACTGGCGTGGCGGCGTTCAGCATGAACCCCGCAGGTATGCAGATGACGGGACGCATTACGTTCGACCAGGTGGCCCTCTGGAATCACACCTACAACGTGCCCGTTCCCGCAGAAGTCCTAGACGAACAAGATCCGAAAAAGAGGAACAAAATCGCACGCAAAAAACGGGAAGCTGCGAAGGCGTCCCAGAATGCCCGCGGTCGAAAATGGTGGGAGCATCGATAGTGGCGAAACGAAATTTGATACGGGAGAGGCGAGTCGGGATTAACGATTCGGTTAGTCGGCGCAGGCCGATAAGCAGAATCTCGGATAATCGCGCCGATTATGCGGACAGGCCAAAACAATCCGACCGATACTCCCATCCGGTGTTTTACGGTGAACTGATTCGGAACATTCGATATGGGCTATTCGCAAATATGACAGACCGGGAATGGGCTGAGGCGATAGCCCGAGGCGGCGTCAAGATAGCTCAAAGCGGGACGTTCGTCACGATCAATTGCTGTGTCCGATAAGGTACCTTTTACCGCTACGTGTAACTTTTCTTGTTGACAGCGACCATTTGGCGCTCAAGTTTTTCGCGGCGATTCCGATCGCGCGCACGTAGGGAAATCGTAATAATCACTGCACTATATCCGTGCACCGCCGATTCTTAGTCGTGCATTACACCTACTCAAAAGTAGGACAAATCGCAGTTTTGTCAACGATCGTTTAAGAGTGTGCAAGCAGCGCAACAACGCAACCCCCTTGAAACATGGGCTGAAAGCTTCGCGAGCAGATGATCCCCTTGTTTTACGAATGCTCAGCCGGGCTAAGGGTCACATTCGAAAGCTACCTTTCATTATGATTCTTTAGAGCCAAAGATAGCAATAAAATATTTTGATTTCGTGACACAGTTTGTCTCAGATAAGGAGTAAAGTGCGTGCTCGTTCACGGTGCACTACGCGTTAACCCGTAGGTAACTTTGACCGCCATGTTACAACTACTTATCTGCTGAACTGTCGACCCTGCTTTCGCTGCACATCTAAAGAAATTCGAACGCCCCCTGCGCACTGCCCAACTGCAAAAATACCAACCGACTTACCGCGAACATACCGACCACGCACACGCGCTACGTTAATCGAGACTGAAGACCCAACAGCAGTAAAAATTTACGGCATTCGGTATATGTTGTAGGAGAAGATCTAACCAATCTGACCCGACGGCCTGTCGAGAGACATCCGCCGTTCCGGCAACCCCGTAATCCCCGTTGACAGTTTTTCTCCTCGTTGAGGAGTGCTTAGACACGTCCGCAAGAAGACTTCGGCGACGCTGATTCTAAATAGTTTCAGGCACATATCACCACCCTGACACTAGACAGAAAAGATTAGTGTTCGCGCGATCATTAACCTGATTTAGAAAAGAAAAGGAAACTACCATGGCAGTGAACAACACCAACGGCAGCAAGCAAGGCGCAGCAGCAGAAACCTCGATGGGCGCTGCATTCAGCCGTCAGATGGAGCAGTCGGCGCAAGCCCAGCAGCAAGCCGCCCCGAGCGCAGCGCAGCGCCCGACGCAACGCACCCGCCTGTCCGACCTGGGCAGCCTCTCGCGTGCCGCCATGGGTCGCAATCCGCAGAGCGAAGTCATCACGAAACTCGAGAAGGCACTGACCGAAGTGTTCGCCGGCGTCGACAAGAGCTACGAAGTCACGCTCATCCCGATCGACTACAACAACACGCAGTCGCTCGTGAAGTCGGTGATCGTCGTCGCGATGCGTGACCTGATGAACAAGGAAACGGGCGTGGCATGTCACACCCTGATTCTGGAAGGCTCGAGCGAGCCGCTGCAGGTCGCGTACCAGATGATCAACAACACGAACACGGAAATCCTGCGCGTGACCGGCGACGTCAACAACAAGACGCTGTCGGACGAAGTGCTCGCCGCCGTGTCGCGCACGTTCCCGGGCATGCCGATTTGGCCGGTGGACGCATGCGTGGTGCCGCGTGACTTCAACGTCGACGACGTGACGCTGGTTCACGAGCTGGCAGCGAACGCTGCAACGGCGTGCCAGACCGAACTCGAAGTGCGTCAGCCGGGCGGCTTCCAGGACCTGGACCTGGGCACCGTCGAGCAAGAGAACTCGCTGACCGTTCAGCCGACGTTCGGCAACGGCCAGTCGCGTGACATGGTCGGCGCACCGATCCGTTCGGACATCGTCATCGACTTCCGCGCAGGCGGGCAGGAAATCCCGGGCCAGCAAGGCGTGACCCAGCGTGTGTCGCAGATCTCGCGCATCAGCGGCTACATGGACCTCGTGTGGGCGCCGACCGAACAGCAGACGCAACGCTTCGACCCGTGGGTCCAGCAGACGGCTCAGCCGTCGTCGCCGGACGAGTTCAAGCGCTACCGTCCGCGTTTCGTGATGACCGATCTCGAGTCGGTCAAGCTGCTCACGATTCCGGCGCAGCTGCTGGCGCTCGTGACGGCGTTCACGCTGGCCGACAACCACGCATGGGTCGAGGCATTCCGTCCGGCACCGATGAGCAACAGCGCGGAAATCGACTGGAAGGACATCGGCGCCATCGGCATCGAAGCGAACTTCGAGAAGAACCCGAACGGCTTCGGCTCGCGCGTCGACACGAAGTCGGATGCGTTCCAGCGCGGTCAAGGTCAGACGAGCGACCACCTCCTGCGTCTGGTTGGCTCGGTCATCACGCCGAAGCTCATCCTCTCGCTGGACGTGCCCGAGTGCGGTCCGCAGACCTGGTTCAACGGCATCTTCGCAGCAGCTGCTGAGCTGAGCGGCAACAACTGGCAGAAAGCGAATGAAATCATCATCCGCGCGGCGAACGTGCTCACGCACGGCAACTTCAGCCGTTACTTCCAGGCCGGCGGCCGCGTGGCGTCCGACGAATTCAACCGCATCCACCTGGGTTGGTACGTCGACCGTCACGGCGTGAAGCGCGACCTCCGCGAGATCGACTACCTGGCCGTGCTCAACATGGTCGGCGATCGCGATCCGGAAGTTGCACGCGAATGGTCGGATACGTTCGCACGCACGAACCTGGACCTGCAAGTTCGTCTGGCGAAGCGCAAGCACATCATCGAAGGCATCCTCGGCAAGAACAACGTCGAGTTCACCGGCTTCGCACGCCGCGTGACTTTCGAGCCGGCGTTCATCGTCGCGCTGCTGAACGCATGCAAGGACACGGGTCTGTCGGTGCGCACCATCGCCCCGATGACGGATCTGAACCAGTACGAGCGCGCGGTGAACCCGTACGCAGTGTCGGCTGGTCTGGATACGGGCTCGATGAACGGCTCGGTGTTCAACCGCGGCTTCGCGCACCCGCAACAACAGCAGTACGGCGCCCGCGCTGGCTTCAGCCGCTGGTCCAACCAGTAAGCAGTAGTGCCTGCGCCTCGCTCATGCGAGGTGCAGTTTGAGCGGAGGGGGCGAAAGCCCTCTCCCCTCTCTTTATGCCGTATTTTTTTTTTGGTTCATGCAACGCGGATAGACCACCGCGAGCAATAAGAGAAACAAGATGAACGCTTGGATGTTGTTTGGTGCAGGTTGGTTGGTGTTGGCAATCACGATTGCTTGGCTCCTTCGCGGCACCTCCTCGAACGTCGCGCTCCTCGATGAGACGCCTGAGGAGGAGAAGTCGGTGCAGCCTTAAGCATCGCAGATGACGCCGGTTTCCAGACGGTTGAAACGAAACTTGGCGATATATCACTACCGTGAATAGATTGCAAGGCGAATTTTATTTCCCCCAGCAATCGTAAGCAGCAACGTAGCAACACGATCCCCAATCAAGCAGTTGCACCAAGCAAGGAGAACACGGTGGGCGTATTCCTCCAACTCGTGAACCAAGACGAAGTGTTCAATCACTTCTCGTCCAAGGAACCGATCATCATCAACGACCTCTCGGATACTTCCGAAGAGGAAAAAGAACACATCTACAACCTGATTTTCACGAAGTACGATCTGATCAACTCGGATCTGCTCTCGAACATCCCCTCGTGTGACTGCGGCAACACGGTCGGCGTCGATAAGCTCGGTGACGGGAAGTACATCAAGGCCGTGGAATGCCCGGACTGCCACACCGAAGTGACGGCACCGCATCAGCGCGATCTCGAACCGCTGATTTGGCTGCGCGCACCGAAGGGTGTCACGGCCCTGATCAATCCGACGGTCTGGACGATGATCGCGGAGCGCTTCGAGAAGAGCAACTTCGACGTGATGCGCTGGATCGTCGACGTCAATTACAAGGCGACCGTGAAAGAGCCGCCTGTGATGGACTACATCCGCAAGGCGAACATCCCGCGCGGCTACAACAACTTCGTCGAGAACTTCGATCAGATCATGGACTTCATGTTCAATCTGAAGTTCTACAGCAAGAAGAAGCTCGCTCCGCTCAAGCAGCTGCTGCAAGAACAGCGCGATTGCGTCTTCTCGAAATACCTGCCGCTGCCGAACCGTTCACTGCTCGTGTTGGAAGACACGAATCACGGCTCGTACACGGACGCGACCGCTCCTGTTGCTGTGGACGCGATTCTGATGATGGTCGGCATTGACGCGCCGCTCTCCGTCCACTCCGAACGAGTGAAAGAGAACCGCACGATCAAGATGATCATCCAGACGTCGCAGTATTACGACGAGACGATGCGCACGGTGCTGGCGAAGAAGGAAGGCATCTTCCGCAAGCACGTCTATGGTACGCGGGCACATTTCAGCTTCCGTGCGGTGATCAGTTCGCTCACGGATCGCCACGACTACGACGAAGTTCACATCCCGTGGGGCATCGGCATTGCCGTGTTCGAGTTGCATCTGAAGAACCGCATGATGCGTCAAGGCATGACGCCGTCGGAAGCGGATGCGTACCTGCTCGACCACGCGGCGAAGTACTGTCCGATGCTCGACCAGATGTTCCACGACTTCATCGAGCGTTCCCCGTACAAGGGCGTCCCGATCGTGCTGCAACGCAATCCGTCGCTGGCGCGTTCATCGGCGCAGGCCATGTTCATCACGAAGGTGAAGAGCGAACCGGCGATCCCGACGATCTCGATGAGCATTCTGTCGGTGGTCGGCTTCAACGCGGACTTCGACGGCGACCAGCTCAACGCAACGTTGTCGCTCGACTTCGTGACGGCCGAAGAGCTGTATCGACTGGCACCGCATCAGAGCGTGTTCGACATGAACGCACCGCGTACCGTGTCGCGCAATCTGTCGATGCCCAAGACCGTGATCGCGACGATCAGCAACTGGATTCACTGGGACGAACCGGAACAAGCCGATCCGGAAGTTCTGCGTCGCATGGCAGCGATTCCCGAAGCGCCGCCGGCTGCGGAACCGGTTCCGGCTATTCATTAACGCGAGGTGAGAAATGGTAATGATCGTTCAGGGTAATACCCAGACGTTCAACAGTCTCGTGTATGGCGCCCAGAAGCATCCGGGCACCCTCGCGTTTCTGGAGAACCAGGTGCAGCAGTTCAGCGGAGCGTTGACGGAGTTCGGTCAGGCGTTCTTCAACTCGGCGAAGCATCTGTACGACAGCTTCAACAGTTCGGAAGCAATGCGGATTGCGCGAGCAGCGACGCGTAAGTTCGATAGCTTGTTCATGAGCGACAGGATCCAGAGCATCTGGGATCTGGGTCGGTTGCAGCATGCCCCGCTCACGATGCAGCGCTGGATTATGGCGCAGGAAGATGTGCGTACGCTCTATCACCAGCAGCGATGCGATGGTTACTCGCAGACGTACTTCGACGTCGAGCCGGGTCGTCGTGGTGTGGAGCATTACGATTGGCGCAGGATTCATCACGGCGTGGTGGAGGATACGGAAGACGGTGGCTGGGTCGTTCATCACTATCTTGACGAGATTCACGAAGGCGATCGCGAGCTGGAGTTCGAGGAGAAGGCAGACATCCTCAACACTCACGACGTGATCCGCGCGTATGTCGAGATTGGTCAGGACGATCCGACTTCGAAGTGGAACGAAAGGCTGTAAGAAGGTAAGTCCGGGAGATGAAAGTCTTCCGGGCGTGCCTTCGTACTCCTTTATTTTTTGCTTGGTCGACGGTATCGATGGGCAGATTTTATGTCTTCCTTTGATACTGTGAGCCCCAATCATGCCAACTCCCGTGCCGTCTCTTTCTACTGCAGGTTGGGTTGTTTCGCCGCAGCAGAAAGCCGACTTGTTGATGGCGCACATCTACGAGTCGATGAGCAACCAGACGTACACGTACCCAGGGAACATCACCAGCATTCAGAAAGTGATTGAGCAGAACGCTGGTGACATCCCGGGAACCTGTCAGGCCATTCAGGTCGCGATGGAAACGTACCTCAATCGCTATTACGACGCCGCGACCGTTCAGGTGGCAAGCGACAACAGCGACGGTACGAGCCTCGTGACTTTGATGGTTTACGCGCAGGTCACTGAGGACGGCGTGACGTACCCGTATTCGGGACTCATCCAGGCAAGTAATTCCAAGTTCATCAAAGCCGTAAATTTGAACAACACCGGACAGTCGGTAGCAGCCAACGTCATCCAACAAGCATCATGATCTCCGACATCAAACCCATCACGTCCCCGGGTCCCGCGTTCGAAGAGGTGCCCACCCCGAACCAAGCACCGGCATGGCTCGAAAGCCTGTTCCGCCGAATCAACAAGTCGATCCTCGACGTCGTCCACTTCGAACAACACGAGTACCTCGACTTTCGCAAGCTGCCGCATGCACTGAAACCCAGTGAAGTGCTGACCAAGCCGCACCTGATGCAGGACGGCTCGATCATCGTTCAGACGGTGTTCCCGATTGCGGTAGATAACTGCTTCGTGATCGTCTACACGCCGATCTTCGAGAACGGCGACGACGCCATGATGGGTCAGCAGCCCGACGATGTTGCTGTCGTCGACTTCAAGCTCTTCTGTTATCAGGAACGCGGCCGCTTCGCGTACGAGAACATCCCGCAGACGCCGTCGCCTGCCATCGCAGCCGAGCTCAAGCGACAAGCTCATGCGCTGCAGTTGCGCAACATGCAGTTCCTGTACTTCACCGTTCTCAGGCCGAACGTCGTCGAGGCTTTCGAAGATCCTAACGGCTACGCCAAGTCGCAACCCAAAGCGGCCGGTATCTCTGACGGTCCGACGCCCGCAGCTGACTAAGGAGTCCGCGCATGAACCAGCCCGCGAACAAGTTTCAGGCAGCGCGCGCTCGCGCGACGTACGGTCGTGACGAGGGCCAGGCGAACTTCATCAACACGATCGCGGCCAGCCTCAACGTCATCGCATCGCAAGATGTTGCGCGTCTGCCGGAAGACATCTTCTCGAAAGTCTTCCTGCCCCTCCTCGCCGGCGACGAGGAACTTCCGCACAAGGTCACGGTTGCTGACTGGATCTCGATTGCCGGCACACCGTACAAATCCGTCGACGTGTTCGAACCGGGCACCGACAAAGTGCTGTTCCGGGTACCTCCCCTGTTTGACTACCAGGGGGTGAACCCGGTCCGCGATCCAGCGGACCGGCGGCAAACGCCGATTCAGGATGTCGTGAAGCTGGCGGATCAGTACTCGCATCTGCACCCAATGGCGGGTGTGAATTATTTGCGCAACGTTTTGGGTCAGCGCGCGTCGATCATGAACACGAGCGACAAGCTCCACAAACATGCTGTGGTGTGGAACGAGATCCTGACGCGGTACGGTCGCCCTCCTCTTTTCGCGGCGGAACAAGCAGCGGCCGCTGCTCCCGCGCAAGCGACGGGACCGGCATCGACACAGGGAGACGAGCCCGAGTATGAGGACTTCTGACCTCAAGATCGCGACGGTGAGCGACATCCATCTGGGTGCAAAGCGCACACCGACGCGTGACATCATCAAGAACCTGAAGGCCGCCTTCCCGGATAACGCGGAGACGGCCGAACTCGACATGATCTGCCTCGTGGGCGACGTGTTCGATACGTTGTTGTCGTTGAATGACGAAGATTTGGTAGAGATCGATTTCTGGATCGCTCACCTGCTGCGCCTGTGCAAAAAGCACGACATCGTGCTCTACGTCCTCGAGGGGACGCCGAGTCACGATTGGCGACAGTCGGAGCGGTTCGTCTCTATCAATGAGATCGCAGGCATTGGCGCTAATCTCAAATATGTTAAAGACATTTCCGTCGAGTACGAACCCTCCCTGGACATCTGGGTTGGGTTCGTACCCGATGAGAGTGCGCCGACAACAGACCAAACTCTTAGCCAAATCTACGACCTGCTCCGAGCGAAAGGACTCGAACAGGTAGATCTGATGTTCATGCACGGGCAATTCGAGTATCAGCTCCCGCCCCACGTGAAAGCACAGAAGCATGACTCGGAAGCGTATCTCCGGATCACGCGCATGGGCGTTTTCATCGGACACGTTCATATCCAGTCGACCTACAAGTGGATCTACGCCCAAGGCTCCTTCGATCGTCTCGGCCACGGCGAAGAAGAACCGAAGGGTCACTTCCGCGCAACGTTTCGTCCGAACGGCGATCGCGATGTCGTTTTCGTCGAGAACACGGGCGCGCGCAAGTTCATCACGGTGTACTGCATGCACATGTCGGTCGAGGACTCGCTGCTTGAGATCGAGCGTCGTGTGAAGCATTTGCCCGATAACTCGGCGGTCCGCCTGGAGGCGAACTACGACCATCCGCTGTTTGCAGATATGGATGCGTTGATGCGGATCTATCCCCAGTTCGTCTGGAGCAAGAACCCGAAGGACGCGGATGAAGTGGAGGCGCCCGCGCTGGAAGAAGGAACGGTGGAGTTCGTGCCTATCACGATCACACGCGAAAACATTGTCGAACTGCTCTCCGAGCGCCTGCAGGCCATGGGTGTCTCGGCGGACATGATCGCCATTGCACAACAGAAAATCAACGAAGTGAGGTGATGTAATGCAGCTGATGAATGCTGGCATTGCCGAGCGTGCCGTGGGTCAGTACCCCCTCTCCGTCGCCACGTCGCTGGCGATCGAGAGCGCCAACGGAATTCACCCGGAAATCCCCGTCGACTCTCCGCCCATCCTGAAGTACGAGGAGCTGTGGGTCAACGTGAAGACCTTGTTCCGCAACTTTCTTGGTGCGCTGGACAAGGTCACGGCTGGAAGCGTGGTACCGGAAGAGATCGCAGCAAACCTCGACGACGAGATGGAGCAGATCAGCCAGATCGTCGCCGAGAGCAGCAGCGGTCGCTGCAAGGTCGTGTTCTACGTGAACAACATGACGAATCTCGTCACGCGCTATCGCTATGCCACCCTGCGCAAGGACAACACGCCTAAGCAGATGGAGTACACGGCCATTCTGAAGAAGACGCTCGCGCTCATGCTGGCTGAAAACAAGACGCGGCCTCTGCCGATCTTGACTTTCGATCGCCTGCTCAACCCGCCTCAGGAAGTCACGCCGAAGATTCTGTTGTTGACGCACGTCGCGTACGACCTGCTCTCGGCCAAATACTTTCGCAGCGTCACGCTGCTGGAATCGCACACGGGACGACTCAAGGACAAAGCGCTCTGGTACACGAAGTACGCCAACGGGCGTGACCTGGTCATGCTGCCGTTTCGCGAGGACCTCATGCAGGTCTTCGGCGATAACGAGACGTTCGTCCCGATGCCGATCAAAGTTCGAAAGGAGGTTATCGAGATCGCCAACCGTTTTCACTGGACGAGCGTTACCACCACCGACAAGGTGCGCTTGGGACTCGAATTCATCCAGGATCCCTTCACGCGGGAAATCTTGAAGAGCATCGTAACCAGTCAATAGGTGCGGGGAAACACGATTCGACTGGGGATTTTTTATTCATCGTGGGTATCGTTTGTCACCCCACAGAACATCGGATTACAAAGAAAATGAGCGACTTCCGCAAAGAACGAAAGAAGATTGCATTCGACAACCGCAAGCTGCATCTGTCGACTCCCTGCCCCACGGCTAAGGGCAAGTACTCGAGCCTGCAAGTCAACCTCTTCTCGAACAATCCCCGCATTACGGTTTACACGAACGACCCGGACGATCAGGGCGAGTCGAAGCAGTACGGCAAGATCACCGCGAACCTCGACGCGCAAGTGTTCATGGTTTTCCTCGGCGCGCTGGCGAAGATCATCGACGGCCCGGCAGGTCAGGAAGACAAGGTGAAGATCGAGAACAAGAACTTCATCTTCCCGGGCGGCAAGCGCAGCGAATCGCCGGTCGTGCAGTCGGAACTGCACTTCGGCAAGGATGCGGAAGGCGTCGTGTGGGTTTCGGTAACCGCACGTGATCGGCCCCGCATCAAGTTCCCGTTCGGTAAGAGTGACTTCCACACGCTCTTCCACAAGACCGGCGAGCAGTACAGCAACGGCGAGCAGTCGGCGCTCTTCGCACGTGGTTGGGTCCGCCTCATGGAAAACATGTTGGCGCACCTCCTCGTGACCGAGTACGTCGAGCCGGAGAAGAAGGACAACGGCGGCGGTAACCGCAACGGTGGCGGTGGTGGCTACAACCGTAACAACGGTGGCGGCGGCGGCAATCGTGGCAACAGCTACGGTGGCGGCGGTGGCGGCGGTTCGACCGAAGAAGTGTCGGACGACATCCCCTGGTAAGCAGGTTAAGGCAGTTGAAATGCTGAGTTAGTTGAGGAACCGGTCAGGCTGTGGGGCTTGACCGGTTCTTTGACCCCAGATCGCATTGAAACTAGCTTCGGTGATATATCACCTCCCTGAAGTTCCGTAGTTAATGTTCCTAAGGAGATCAGTTTTGGAACTGCAGATCAGCAAAATCGGGCTGGTTGACAACAGTCGTACCGAAGTGACGCTTTCGCATCAGGGGCAGAGTATTGAATGGAATATCTCCGAGTTCAAAGGCATAATTAAGGACCTCGAATACGACATCTTCGAGCAGATCAACGCGTTCTGGAAACATCTGCCGATGGAGCGGCAGAACGAAATTTTCTCGATCTTCCGTCAGGTCAAGGACGTGTTCGGGATGTACTACGACACGAACCAACTGACCCTCTTTCTGTACGAATTGGTGGCCAAGCTTTACCAGCTGCATGAGCTCGAAGACATCAAGCACTGGATCGACTTTCACGCGAACATCTACTACCCGGCAGACCTCAAGGAGCATTTCGTCATGCACGAGATGCCGGGCACGCGTGAAGGAACGTATCTGCGCGAAGATTATGGTTGGCTCATCGCGATCTCCGTCGCATTGCGCGTCATTTTCCCGATCTGGGGCGAGTTCATCGCGCAGGTGAAGGAAGAATGCGGCACCAATTGGAAAGAGTTCCACGCGTATCAGCTGCTGTCGCAAACTCGCATGGCGCAATCGGTGCACATGGAGCGACTGCGCACGTACGTGGAATCGATGATTCCGAGTGACCCGAAGAAGATGGACGTCGCCAATAGCGCGCACATTTTCAAGGGCATCAGCGTCGAAGACTTTCCTGCGTTGATCATGGGTCAGGTGCTTGTTCGCAAGCTCGCCTTTGGCGACGTGCGCGGTGTCGATCCGAACTCGCACTTGGTGAGCCGCATCTTCAACTTCATCAAGTACAAGACGCGCGGCGGTTCCGATAGCGGTTTCAGCGGAATCGTGAAGGAAAAGAAAGTCGAGGGTCAGAACCAGGACACCGAGAACCAGCAGTCCAAGCTCGAAAGCTGCAAGGTCAAGCTGCCCGTTGCGGAAGGCAAGATCGCGCCTATCCGGATGTACGCGCGCGACATGCGTCACATTGCGCAGCAGATCGCGCCGGACATGCCCTCGGAATTTCTGGACATGTCCTTCGAGACCGTGAAGGCGCTCGAGAACGAGATCCATTACAAGCCGCAGACGCTTCTCGTGATGTTTGCGCTGAAGAGTCATCGGCAGTTGCAGCCGCGTGGTATCCATCACCTGAAGATCTCTTCCAAGCTTCAGGCCATCGCAGCTGCGCAAGCCATTTATTGGCACAAGGGCTATCCCGAGCTCGCCGGCCTCGTGAGTGCAATCGCACGATCGAACGAGGACGTAATGCACCTGACGAGTAGCGATTCGAAGGCGAAGATCCCCGCGCCGATGATCGACCAGCTCTCAGCGCTGTACAAGCATCCCCGTCGTCAACCCGGTAAGCAGAAAGCTCCGCGACTCCCGACCTCGGCCGAAGTTGCGATCGATCTCATTTCTAAGCAGTTAAGCGAGCACGACTGGCGTCTCACGCTGCCCGCCGAGTGGGTTGGACAACTCACTGGGAATCAGCACGACCGCTACTACGCCGTGCCCGGCAACATCAAAATCAAACTGGCGCAACTCTCCATTGCGCTGGCATCAAGGAGCTTCTAATAATGAATCAAGCCGCCCGCATGCAGGTCAAGCGCCTGTTCCTGATGGAAACTGGCACCTACAACACGCAGTATCGCCGTCCCTACGAAACGAACGTCCAAGGTCCGACGCTCAACCATCTCGCCGATGCGCTGCACGGCACGCAGAAGTACACGCCGTCTTTGTTGGCAGGTGTGGCGAATCAGCTGATCGCGCCGTCGGCCACCGCGGAACAGGCGGCCGGCATCGTGAATGGCTGGAACGAGCGTCGCATGCGCTTCATGATGGAAGTGGAAACCAAATACATGGCGGGTGGCACGTCCACGAGCATCGTCCTGGGCTACACGAACTATCCCGGCGTCATCTTCCACTCGAACTACATCGACCCGAAGATGGAATTCTTCGTGAACTCGATCGTGACCGTTCGAACCACGGTCGAACACACGCCATTCGGCAACCAGGCCTACACGAACGTCGCGGAAAACGCGCACGTGCTCGTCGACCCCGCATTCATCGACGCTTACACGCCGAACCGGACTCACCGCATGCGTCCGGAAGATGTGTACTCGACGATGCAGCTGAGCCATCTGCAGGGCCTCGGCGATGTGGTCGATTGCCGCACGGTGTTGTCGCAGACGCCGGTTGCATCGCGGCGGGGTAACAACCTTGCTGCGGATTACGCAGCGAATCTGCTCGACAACTACAAGAAGGCGACGGTTGACAACGCGTTCGGTGTGCAACAGGAAACCGATGTGCTGGAAACGGCGCGCGGTTACGCGCAGGAGCAGCCGATCGGATACAACTCGTTCTTCTCGGCGATGACCAAGTTCCGCGACGGCGTCGTCTCGAACTTCTTCACATGGCACGATCTGCAGCGCTTCGATCCGAACGTCGACCATGTCACGGTTGTGGCGGCACTCGGCCAAACGAATCACGCGGCACCGACGATGGGCGATGTGCACAGCGCAGGCTCGGGCATGTCGCAAGACTGGGGCGGTTCCGATCGTCTTACGCAAGTGGCGACCATTCTCAGCCAGTCGGTTCCGGCTCTGATGATGGAACTCACGCTGACGCAGCTGGCGTTCACGACGACGAACCGCCGGGTTCTGTCGGGTGCGATGCATCCGGGTCTGTCGCTCGATTCCACTTCGCCGGTCAGCACGGCGATCGCCAACGCCGAAGGCTTCAGCTCGAACGACCTTGGTCCGTACTTGCAGCATTTCATCGTGAAGCTCGAGCACATGGTCCTGAACGACATCTCGTTCAAGAACGCGGTCGACTTCTATATCGAAATGCGCGCTGACCTCTTGGGCGAAACGTGGATGCAGATCTCGCTCGATGGCGGTCCGCTGATCACGTACGTGACACCGAGCTTCGCGGACGCCTTGATGGTGCCCGTTATCACGAACAACGAGAACCTGAACATGCAACTCTCGCGCGACTTCGAGCAGGTGTTCCATCACCTGAACGACCACACGGGCATGCCCGGCACCCCGGAAGGACTTGCCACGCCGCAGTTCGGTCTCATCTAACAAGGAGCGGACTCGGAAGCGAGTCCCGAAGAAAACATGACAACTCCCAATCTGATCGAGCTGTATAAGTCGCTCATGAAGACCGCGAACCTAGTCGTCACGAGCGACAACCTGGTTTCCGGAAAGCTCATGAAGCAGACGATGCCGGTGCTGATCAAGGGCAAGCGACTCGCACTGCCGACGCCTGAGCATCTCGCGAATCCGGACAAGAGCCAGATCGTGCTGTTCCATCCACTCGCGGAATCGATCACGCGCGGCGAATCGGAAGTGCTGGAGAAGTTCCGCTCGGTCCTGATGGTGCGCTTCAACCTAGTCGCAGCCGAACTGATGCTGCAGCTGATCTCGATCGCGATCTCGACCGACCTGCATGCACAGCTCGCGCCGGACCAGTCTGAGTTCCTGTCGAAGGTGAAAAACGCCGATGACAAGACCTACGATCTGTTCAAGAAGGTGCTGGCTGCAATGCCATCGGATCAGACCGCGCGCCGCATCATCACGATCTTTCTGAAGAAGACCGGATCGGTCGGCGGAAAACGCCACAAGCGCGTCGGTGTCGTGACGTTCCCGCTGTATCAGGAACTGAAGAAAGATGGCAACGACATCTACGGCATCAAGTGCCGCGTGAAGGACAAGGAAACGTTGATCTCGCTGATGGAATTCATGTTCCCTCAGATCGACGTGGAGGGGTCGTATCACCGCGGTTCCGACTCCGACGTCGCGCCGAATCTGGATGCATTGATGCAGGCATCGCTTGCCGTGATCGCACCGCTCAACGATCTGACCAGCACGTTCGAGAACCAGCTCGGCGACGAGACGAATCCGGCGTCCGATCTCGTGATCGACTGCGAATGGGAACGCACCTTCGACAACCTCGGCGTCATGCTGTCGGAAATCCGCAAGGTTCCGATGCAGGCTGGCAACGAAGGCTCGTCCGGTGAACCGCCGGTCGCGACCCAACCTGCTGCAACTGCATTGCCCTCGTCGTATCCGCAACCGACGCCGCCCGTGGCACCGGCTCCGGTCGTGCTGGCGGCCCCGACTCCGGTGGCAGCTCCGGCACCTGTCGCGGCAGCACCGGTCTCGACGGCTCCGGCAAATCGTCAGCCTCTCGACGGTTTCCTGGCGGCACGTGAAGCAGAACGCGCCATGCATCAGCAGCACCAGCAAGCGTGGATGTCGGCAACCCATCGTCCTCATCAGCCGGTTCAACCGCACCAACCCGTTCAGCATCATCAGCCGGTGTACCAGCAGCCGCAGGTGACGGGTGGTTTCTACCCGAACGCACCGGCGCCGCAGCAACAAGCGCCGCATCTCGTGCACACGGGTCGTGGGCTGGACTTCAACTCGGTGATGGCGACCAACCCGTCGGTTGTCTACGCAACTGGTGGCTATCCGGCACAGCAACAAGCGCCGGTGCAGCAGCAAGGATCGCGTTGGGCGAATCAGCAGAGCCAGCCGATGTATCCGCAGCAGCAACCGATGTATCCGCAGCAAGGGTTCCAGCAGCCGCAAGGTGGCTACTACCCGCCCGCGGGTGGCCGCTTGGTCTAAACCAGACCTAGCGGCATAAGCCGGAGAAGAGAGCTCACGCCCTCTTCTCCGACTCTTTCTTTTTTTGCATTACGCCGTCAAGACATTACTGGTCATGTAGGCGGAACGCAGTTGTTCGAGGACAACGCTTGAAGGGATAAGTAGTTGCGTGACGCCTGTGCCGAATTCCGCTGGTGATGAGAAGTTGTTCATCCGCATGGTCACCCAGTGGTATTGCGGCGCCAAGTTGACCACCTGCAAGAACCCAAACAGATCCTGATCGTTTTCCCAGGCAGCCTGAGGACTCACGGACATGAGCTGCGTCGACTGATGTTGGCGCAGGTACGTCATGTGGTCTTCGAGCACCTGGCGAAAGCCGTCTGTGTAAAAGACGGTCGGTCCCGGATCGAACATGAGGGCATTAATCGCGTTGCTGGATGTGCTGGAAGTTGAGGCCATTGTTAGAAATCCGTCTCAAAAGAATCACGGTTACATATCACTACTCTGAAGCGGCGCAGCTGCTTTATCAGAGTGGAAAACACTGATAACAAATTCAAGCATCTTCACAAGGAATACGCATGATGGACACCGCCAGTCTGACTGCGAGCATCAAGCCCATGACATCCGCGATTCGTCGCTCGGGTGTTCTGCTGGAAGAACCGAATGAGCTGGACCCGGAGCTCATGAACGTTTGCGGGTTGAACCCGTGGGACGGCCATAACTCGGCTGCCCGCAAACAGATGTTTTCGTCGCACGTCGGTCAATGTCTCGTGATCAAGGGCTCGACCGAGCGCCGCTGCCAGAGCGGCACGGAACGTGAATTCGGCAAGTACACCTTCTCGACGAAGGTGCCGGTCGACTGCGAAGTGATCAAGGTGATCGACCGCTATCGCGAAACGTTCGGACAGGACACGGTGCTCAAGCGCCGCCAGGACAACCCGCACAGCGTGCTCATTTACGAGAACGTGCACACGAAGGAGATCGGCTGCATCAACATCACGACGCACACGTCGTATCACAGCTACTTCGGGTTCCGGAACGCGATCAAGCCTTCGCTTTCCGACATCCGCGTGGGCAGCTATCTGAAGGCGGACACGATCCTCACGGATTCTCCCTCTGTGACGGATACGGGCGGCTACAAGTACGGGCGTGAATGCAACATCGCGTACATGAGTCATCCGGCCACCTCTGAGGACGGCATCATGATCAGCGCGGAGGTGCTCAAAGAATTCGGCTTCAAGAAGTACGAGACGCGTGTCGTCGAATTTGGCGCCAAGGCCTACCCGCTGAATCTGTACGGTGACGAGGACAACTTCAAGGCGTTCCCGGACATCGGTGAATTCGTTCGTGAAGACGGCGTGCTGATGGCACTGCGTCCGCACGACAAGGATCCGAAAAGCTACGACCGCGAGTTGGCGATCGTCGAGCAAGGCACGTACGACCTGATGGAGATCGATCACGTTTTTGACAAGATGATCTACGCAGACGGTGCAGGCGGCCGGGTGATCGACATCCGTGTTCATCACGATACGCAGGCGAACAACTCGCCGACGCCGATCGGCATGGATGCTCAGGCTGATCGTTACGATCGGGCGCGTCGTCAGTTTTACTCGGACATCGTTTACGAATGGCGACGCCTTGAGCGCGAGCGCAAGGAGTCCCTGCGTCTGACGCCGGAGTTCCATCGTCTCGTGGTCGAAGCCCTGTCCGTGGTCCAGGAATCCAAGGAGCGCATCTACAAGCTGTATCGCAAGGCTCCGCTGGATGACTGGCGCATCGAGTTCACGATCGAGTACGACGTCACGCCGACGATCGGCTTCAAGCTGACCGACACGCACGGTGGTAAGGGCGTGATCTGTAACGTCGTGCCCGCGGATCACATGCCGGTCGACGCGGATGGCAATCGTGCAGACATCGTGATGGACCCGAACTCGACGGTGTCGCGGATGAATCTCGGCCGCAAGTACGAGATCTACATCAACGCACATTCGCGTGACGTGGCCAAGCAGATTCGTGCATGGTTCGGCATCGCGGAGAACGATCGTCAGGCATTGGCGAAGGCGCAGGAACTCGAGGCGAGCAACAAGCCGGTGTTCGATCACGCGTGGAACTACCTGATGGGTTACTACGAAATCGTGGCACCTGTCATGCACTCGTGGTTTGAAGGTGGTGCGTATCTGAAGACGCGTGCGGAACACCTGGCTCAGGTGATTCGCAACGGCATCTATCTGCATCTGCCGACGAACAACCCGCGCGAGTCGAGTGACATCGTTCGGATGCTCGAAGCCAACTATCCGTCGACGTACGGTCCCGTGACTTACGTCGGCAACTCTGGTCGACGCGTGACGACCAAGGTCCCGGTGCGGATTGGCAGCGTGTACATCATCCTGCTGGAAAAGATCGCGGACGACTGGACGGCCGTGTCGTCGGGCAAGGTTCAGCACTACGGTGTCCTGTCTCAGGTGACCAACGCCGACAAGTACGCCCTGCCCTACCGTGCACAGTCGATTCGTGCATGGGGCGAGGCGGAAAAGCGGATCTTGGCATCGTACGTTGGACCGCGGGCATCGGCCGAGGTCATGGATCGCAACAACAATCCGCAAACGCACGAGATGGTCTGTAACGCGATTCTCGATGCAGACGAGCCGACCAATATCCACAACGCCGTTGATCGTTCGGTCATCCCGTACGGCAACTCGCGTCCGTTGCAGTTGGTCAAGCACATCCTCGCGTGCGCTGGCGTCCAGTTCGTCTATCGACCCTACTCGCCGTCTTGGAAAGGCCGTAGCGGCAACCTGGCAAAACAGCAAGCAGCACTCACTCATTGAAGACGACCGCCCGGCCAGCTCATCGGCCGGGCCGCTTAACAAGGAAAACAAATGAGACGCATCAGCGCGCGCACTCTCATCGGAATGAGCACAGAGGATCTGTGGAATTCGCTCTGGGGGTCGTTCATCTGTGTGTTCGACGACGGGGAAATGGAGGTCGACTTCCGCTCGACCATCTACAGCTCATACGTTTGGCAGTTCCACCGCGAGTTTCCCCAGACGCCGGTGTTGAAGAAGCATCACGTTCTCTCGGTGCTGGGTGACAAGCGCCTCGGCTCCAACACGCACCTGGATCTGCTCGCCAGCGTGGTGTGGGATACGTTTGACGCCTATCACGGCGATCCGGCAGTCACGCTCGACCGACTGGCCAAGCGCACGTACGAGATCACGAACGAGATGTACAACGAGCTCTCGTACCGACTCGAAGAATACGTGGTGTCGCTCGACATCACTGACTTCATCGAGATGCTCGACCATCCGAAGATCATTGAGGCGAAGAAGCCGTTGTTCTCGGTGCCCTTGGAGAAGGTCACGGACAAGATGCTCGAGGACAGCTATCAGGCCGTCGGCGCAGTGATCAAGGGCGGCGTCGATCTGAAGAAGAATCCGCTCGCGCTTGCCGCGCGTGCGGGTACGGTGAAGTTCGATCAGTTGCTCCAGTGCGTGTCCGCTCGCGGTCGCGTCACCGAGATCGACTCGAACGTCTTCGAGCTGCCGATTCTGCGCAGCTATACCGAAGGCTATCGGAACTTCCGCGACTCGCTGGTCGAATCCCGTTCGGCCGCGAAATCGCTGATCTTCTCGAAGGCGCCGTTGCAGCAGGCCGAGTACTTCTCGCGTCGTCTGCAGCTCATGTCCATGAACGTGCAGAACCTGCATAAGGGGGATTGCGGTACGACCAAGTACGTGAAGTGGCCGATGCGCAAGAAGGACCTGGGGCGTCTCGCCGGCAAGTTCTATCTGGACGAAAAGGAGAACAAGCTCAAGATCCTCCGCAAGGGGGACGAGCATCTGGTCGGTAAGACGGTTCGGGTTCGCTCGGTCATGCGATGCGCACATCCCGATCCTGTCGGCGTGTGCTCGACGTGCTTCGGCGAACTCGCCAACTCGGTGCCGGATTTCACGAACATCGGTCACATGTGTTGCATGTTGCTGACCGAGAAGTCGTCGCAGTCCGTGCTGTCGGTTAAGCACTTGGACAGCTCGGCATCGATCGAGGCCATCGTCTTGCGGGATGCGGACAAGCTGTACCTGAAGGTGGGGTCGGACGACAACTCGTATCTCATGGCGGATCGGTTGAAGGACTTGCCGGTGAAGCTGGTGATCGCGGCGGAGTCTGCACCGAATTTGAACGACGTGAACGAGATCGACGATCCCGACAATCTCAACATCGCGCGCTTCTCGGAGCTCGAGTACGTGGGGCTGTTGGTCGGCGAATACGGGAAGGCGGAAGGCGTCGACATCCTGACGGCGGTGAGCGGTCGGAAAGCTTCGATGACGCATTCGCTCTTGCATCACATTCGGCGCGTCGGCTGGGATCTCGATACGGAAACCGGGAATTACGTCATCGATATGAGGGATTGGGACTGGTCGCTGCCGATTCTGGCGCTTCCCCTCAAGCACTTCAACATGTCGGACCATTCGCGTGACATCGCGAAGATGTTGGAGTCGAGCGTCAAGATGATGCAAGACCGGGACAAGAACGTCAGGCCGGATGACGCCCTGATCGAACTGTACGACCTGGTCAACAGCAAGCTTGACGTGAACCTCACAGTGCTTGATGTCGTTCTCTACGAAGCGATGATTGTTTCGGCGGAGGACGGCGACTACAGCTTGCCGAAGCCTTGGACCGATGAAGGTCTCGGTGTGATGTCGCTTTCGATGTTGTCGCGTTCGCTTTCCGCGACGATGGCTTTCGAGGATCACCGCGAAGCCATCACCGACCCGATCAGCTTCATCAGTACCAACCGGATGGATCACCCGTTTGACGTCGCGCTCTGTCCGCGCGAGGTCTTCGAGCATCTGGAACGTAACGGCGCATAAGCATCGTAGTGCGGGGGATTGCAACCGTCCGCGCAATCCCCTTCCTCCGTTCTATGCAGGTTCATTATGGCTGAACTTCTGATTCGTCTTCATTCGCATCACTTCGTCGTCAGCAAGGTGACGCCGCGCGCCATGCCCGCGGTGCTCGGATTCACCAAGCAGTTCGTGCAGCCCCTTCGCGCCAAGCCGAGTCCTTATTCGACAAAGCCGCCTCCGAAGCCTCCGGTCTATGCGACGCATTGTGCTGACACTGGTGAGTATCGCTATCACATCAACGTCCTGAAGAAATTCAAGGAATACCTCGCGTTTCACAACCTGAAGGATTCGCTCGTCGACATCGAGCAGGTCGAGTTGCCGCCGGTTCGAGAAGTTGACTTCAAGATCTTCGACAGCTGGAACCTGCACGACTATCAGGATGAAGGCGTCGACTACGTCCTCAAGGAGGACGGTTCGGTCTCGAAGCTGATCGAGTTTCAGACGGGTAAAGGTAAAGGCGTAACGTCGCTCTTTGCTGTGGCGAAGACGCGCCTTGCTCCGGTGATCATCGTGAAGCCGATGTATCTGGAGAAGTGGCGTGACGAAATCCGCGAAGTGTTCGACATCGCGATTGAAGACCTGATGATCATCCGCGGAAGCGATCATCTGATGGCGCTTCTGGAGATGGCGCTCGAAGGTCGGCTTACGAGCAAGATCGTCCTGATCAGTAACAAGACGATCCAGAACTGGTTCAAACTCTACAAGGAGTACGGCGACCAGACGCTTGAGATGGGCTATGCATGTCGTCCATCGGAGTTGATGCAAACGCTGCGATCGGGGTTCCGCCTCATCGACGAAGTGCACCAGGATTTTCACCTGAACTTCCTGGTGGATCTCTACACGCACTGCCATAAGTCGCTGTCGTTGTCCGCAACGCTCGACAAGGAAGATGCGTTCATCCAGCGGATGTATGAGATCGCGTATCCGTCCCCTGACCGCCATAAGGGTCCGGCATACGACCGCTACACCAATGCGACCGCCCTGTTCTACCGCATTGCGCGGCCTGACGCCATCCGCACCAAGGACATGCAAGGTAACTACTCGAACCATGTGTTCGAGAAGTACCTGATGAAGAACCCGCCTGTCCTGAAGAACTACCTCAACCTGATTGACCAGGTGCTTAAGGCGAAGTACCTGAGGACGTATCAGCCGACTGAGAAGGCGATCATTTTCTGCGCGTCGATCGAATTCTGCACGCTCGTGACGGAGTTCCTGCAGAAGCAGTATCCGAACCTGGACGTGCGTCGTTACGTGGAAGAGGACCCGTTCGAGAACTGTATCGAAGCGGACATCCGCGTCACGACACCGATCTCGGCAGGCACCGCGGTCGACATCCCGAACCTCACCACGAACATCATGTCCGTGGCGATCTCCAGTCAGCAGCAGATCCTGCAGATGTTTGGCCGGACTCGAAAGCTGAAGACGGGAAAGACGCCTGAATGCATTTCCTTTTACTGCGCCGACGTCGAGAAGCACATGGCGTATCAGCAAAAGAATCAGGAATTGCTTAGAACTCGCGCACTGGCGTACTCGTCAGTCGTTATCCCCAATGCAATGTAAGCGAGGAGGTTAATCAAGGATAGGTAGCAAACGAATCAAAAACCGGCAACAACCAAAAAAACAATAAAGGCCATACGGGGTCGGGTCGCTCGCACTCGATCGATAGTAGCTTTTCTTACGAGTTTCACTTGAACAGCAGCTAAACAACAAAATTATAACGAGGAATGTCAAGCATGAATCGCGTTGTCGTTAATCGCATCACCCCCGTCGGGACCGCTATCGTTGAAATGCTGTATCTGATGTTCCAACATCAGGGGTCCCCCCGTGGCAACACGCATATCACTCAGCACACTGAGCGGACCATGCGCGTCACGCGTTTAAAGATGTTCGTCGAGAAGCATCCGGGAGGCCGTCATTTCGGCTGCCGCAATGCCTGGATCTGCGAGACGGATCGCAATGTGTTCAGTGTCTTTTTGACGGACTATGAGCAAACGACCGACCTCTTCAAGCACCACCAGTGCCTCGAAGACGGACTCGAATTCCTGACCGGATACGAGTACGAGTTGTCGGAACTGTATCAAGCATGCCAGGACATCCAGACGTTCCTGGTCGAAGAAAAGCTGCCGAACCGCGGTACCCACCGCGCGCCGGAGCTGGTGCAGAAAGCGGCGTAGCGCCGTGGTTGTCGCTGCCAGGGGGAAACCTCTGGCAGTTATGCCGTTTAGTTTTTTTTTTTGCCGATCCTAAAAAGTTTCAGCCTTATATCACGCCCTTGAGCAACGCGGAGTATTGAAGTCCCGCTTGCTTGAGGGGTCGGTGGCATCGACCATTAGTAGCATCCCGAGAACGGCTCAACCTGAGAGAGTAAAATCATGCGTGAAAAGCGGTTCAGCGCTACACAGCGCACCGTGTTGAATATGCTGCTTCTGGATCCGCCGACCTGCGCGGCTGAGATCAAAGCTGCGGCCGAGTATCTGTCGGTACTCACCAATTACATCAAGGAACAAACAGAAGTCTACAAGCTTGTCTGGTCTGAAAAGGATCTCGTGCTCGTGGAGGACCTTTCGGAGTCTTTGATCTCAACGGCCACGCAAAGCGGCAAACACGACCAACGCGACATTCTTTTCACCACGACACAGCTCGCATTCATCCATCCATCGCTCGTTGCCTGCATGGGCGATGAGATCAAATAAGGTACAGATACCATGGGCCATTCTTCATTTGGCGAGGACAGCCTCGCCGCAAACCAACGGGCGTTCGTCGAACTTCGCGAATACCTTGCAGAAAAAACGACGGACGCAAAAGGTGTCGTACTCGTTCCGTCCGTTTCAGTTGCGCGTATTGATAACGTGCAATCTGCAGCCGATCAAATTCTGTTGGTCGCTCGCTACTTAAAGCTAAAAGTCTGGTCGGGCCTCATGGCTTGCTGCTTGATCAATGGCGTGCTTCCTGTGGAAGGCAGTCTGGACGCTATGGATGAACTCACCACGTTCGACGGTCGCAAGATCTCGATCGGCAGTACGCTCGCTCATCGTGTCCGTCGCGATCTGAGCGAATGGCGGACGTCTGAGCGCAACGTTGGCCTGATCGATCCAATCTCCTTTTTCGCATGGTGCGAGGAAGAGGACATCGACACCAACTACGTGCGCCTCTTTCGCGAGGTAGCGGGTTGCGGGTCCGGCAAGATGATCGGCATTCTCCCGCTCAAGGAAGTCGTGCGTTATAGCTTCGACTGATCCCCTTCCCTCTTGAGGGCATAGCGGCCTGGGTTTTCCCAGGCCGTTTTTCTTTTGTCTTTTTCCTAAAGAGTTATATCACGCTGCCGATATTCGTCTAAGATGCGGCGGCTTCCGACTCCCGTCTCCCCTGCCCGTCTGGGCAAACGTTTTCAATTAGAAAGGAAAAGAATCATGTTTATTCAGCGCACCGGCGTGGGCCGGCTGGCTCTGTGCGCCTCAGTGGTTGCCACCTTGGCTGCTTGTTCTCAGTCCCCGTCCGAGTCGGATGTACGCAAGGGCGTCGAGCAGAATCTCCATATAGCCGACTGTGATCTCTTCAAGATAACCAAGTTCGACAAGGTCAATGGCGTGAAGGTCGACGACAGACATTACGAAATGCAGATGGCTGCCGAAGTGGTGATGAAACCCGCACGTGCCAACGTCCGATACTTGACCGACTTGGATGAGTATCTTAAATCGCATAAAGAGGCACGGGACGAGGCGGATGCGTCGCTGCAGAAATACGCAAAAGACGTGTCAGATGGGGTCGATGCGCTTCGGGCGTCCCTCTCTGAGGATCAGCAGGCCGCCTATAACACGCAGATTCGCGAGTCGCAGCCAGGTGACGACCGACTCGCTGCCGCCGTGAGCTATCCCCTCAATGTCTACTCGGACATGTACCTCAAGCAGCATCCTGACGTTGAGGCCGCTGCGCTGAAGGCATGGGATACGACAACGGCGTATCACGACAAAGTGGTAGAAGCACAGAATATCCGATCCGTGTTTTCTCGAAATATTGTCGCCGAATGTCCGAATGTCAGTCCGAATCTGGTTAGTACAATGCTGGCAACTGACCTTAAACCGAGTCAATACAGCGACGACGTGCGCTACAGTTACACGGCAACGTATTACATGCTGTTGACGGATAACGGCTGGCAGCTCGCCAACTGACTTTTGACGGGTCTTCGGACCCGTCTTTTTTTTTTGCTCAAAAACTAAGCAGTCCTGACTAGCGACGAGCTCCCAGCAGGCTGCGCAGTCCCGCGATGTGTTCCCGAACCTGTGCTGTAACTGGCGGACGTTCCCTGCCCTGCTCCGGCTGCACGTAGCTGCTCGCCGCACGGATCTGACCTCGAGCGAGCGCTGCAGCAAAACCTTCTTTCCAACCCGCGGCTTGTCGACCAATGCCTTCGTCACGGTTGTAGACGACCATGTTCTCGCCGTCGGCATCGATCACGTACTTGCGTGCCCCCGAGGCGTCTAGGAACGTTTTGCCGGCGCTTTGACGGGCTACCTGATCGGCTTCCAAGGTGCGCTTCACCCGAGCCTGCTCCTCGGCTTTGACGTTAATCCTGGCGCGCAGTTGGTGAGCGAAATCAACCGTTCCCCGCAGCAGACTCCGCAGGTAGTTGATTGGGGCTTTGGCGAGCTTCAGGTGGTCCCATGTTGCTTCCACGACATCCGAGAGACGTTTGCCATGCTCACGCGCTTCCCGCATGAGTTTGAAAATCAAGAAATCAAAAAAACCCAGGGACCGCAGACGCTGGAGATCCTCAGGCACTTGCCCCGGTTGTCTCTTTTGAAAAACAGAAGGGCTTAGATCCTTATATATTCCACCGTCTGCCAAGTTGGCAGACGGATGCGGAAGCGAAGATTCGACGGGCTCAGGTGAGGGCGGTTGCATCGACTCAACGAGCCCTAGAAGCTCGGCTGCTCGCGCGGTGAGGTGGATGTAGGCACGACCGAAGAGACCGGCTTCAACGTAGCGGGATTGAGCGCGGCGATCGATTAGACCGGCGGACTCCAAGTCATCGAGGCTGCGGTAGAAGGTGCGCATGGATTGCAGTGCGCGTCCTGTGAGCAGTTCACGACGAGCGAAGATCGCGGCGAACGGCTTGGCGGCGTCGACGGTGCGGGCGAGGGCGGAAAGAACCGCACGTGCGCGAGGAGGGATCTCCTCAATGTGTGCTGCACGGAACGCAGCCCGGAAGATGACCCAAGGCAGGTTTGTCGAGTCACACCGGAAAGCGGTGAGGGCTGCTGAATCGTCGGGGTGTGTTTCACCCTCGCCAGCAACGAGCTGTTGCGCGATAGACATGTCGAGCGGTCCATTTCTCAAAAATGGATTGAATTTGCTTGACTGTCGATCGCTATTCGCTACACTCGGGGTTGACGAAGTACCCTTCCAAGTTTCCAGCTTGGGAGTGTAGTGAGCGACGGTTTCCAGCCAAGCCCACTTATGCGAAGGCCCTCAGTTTCCAGCTGGGGGCCTTCGTGTTTCTAGCAGCTATTTCACTGCCGTCTCCTTTTTCCGTACTAAGGAAATCAAAAGAATCAAGCACTTAGCGTTTAGGACTTTGCGGCGAGCGCCTCGAGGGTTTGCTTGATGGCTTCTTGGACGGCATTGGCCACCTCTTCGGACTGGAACTCGATGCGCATGATGTTTTTCGTCTTGCGCACATCGCACCACGTACTCTTTCCGGTCTTCACCTTGTACGACTCAGCAGCCGGCTTCGTTGCCTTGGGCGTCTCAACGGCTTTTGCAAACTTCACCGCCTGCGCCTGATCTAGCTCCCGCTCGGAGAGACGTCGTACCGCTTCCACAACCCGCTCCGCCTTGCCGGCCTCCGCGATAGCCGCAAAAGCCGCGGCCGCGTTCGCGCCCATGATCGCCTTATTGGTATCGAGAATCGCGCGGGCCTGCTCAGGCAAACGACCGAAAGAGAGCAGGGCGTTGAGGTGGGAAGTGCTAATGCCGACGAGCTCGCCTAGCTCGACTTGGCCCAATTCCGGATGTTTCGAATGTACGCGCGTCAGTCCAACGTACTTCTCATAGTCAGTCAGGTCCGACTGCATCAGATTGGCCCAGAACGCGCCGTCGTCAGCTTCATCGCCCGTCGCGTCACCCAGAACACAGCGAATGGTCGAACGCCCGAGTTCCCGATAAGCGTCGATCCGGTGATGTCCCGACTGTATTTCGAAGCCACCTTCTGCACGTGGCAGAATGACGGGCAGCTGAATCAGCTTGTTGTTCCGCAGGTTTTCCCGCAATTCATTGTACTTTTCCGGCGGCATGTAGCGTCTGCGACCTGCGACTTCATGCAGTTGGTCGAGGGGAATCTCGACGCCGCTGGGCGAGTTCGTCTGCTTCTGAGCTTGCAGTTCGGCCAGCTGTGCGGACATCGCGTCGAGCTCGGCCTGCTTCTCGCGCATTGCATGCTGAAAGGCGAGCGCTCCACCTGGTGCCGTCCTTGGACGAAACGGATCACCGGCCGCCGGCGATTGACCGGGTTCTGGGATGTCGATGTCACCAATCTTTTCACTAAGTCTTTGAGCGGCGCGCATTAGACCTCCAACATGGAAGACGCCCAAGCCTGTACAAACTGGGAGTCGATGTGCCTCACCAACTGATCCATCGGATCCTTGAAGCGGGTGTAGGCTGCCACGCTGCCCTCGGGCTTGGTAAGGTCGTAGACGGTAGAGAGTTGAGCAGATGCGCTCTTCGGGACGACGGAGTCGGGAATCTCATACGGAAGGACTCGATCTCCGTAGGCCTTTTGCAGCCAGCCCCGTACAACGCCGGAAAGGTCGTCACTCTTCGATTTCGTGAGCACGACATTGACGAAATCGAAGTCTTTCGTCTCACGCATTGCTGGAACGTGCCTCGACATTTCGGTGAAGAGGAACCAGAACTGAGTGGAGCTGGCAAAGTCGAGCCCCTCGGGCGGGCAGGGCATCAATAGTCCGTTCGCCGCCATCAACGCATTGATCGTCAGATAACTTAGAGATGGCGGAGTGTCGATGACGATGGCGTCGTATTTGTCTTTGAGGCCTTCGAGGCCCTGATTCAAGATGTTCCAGAATTCGAACTTGTGGTCGGTGGCCAGCTTGCCCGGAATATGAAACTCAGCGCTAAAGAGACCGGAAGACGCCGGGACCAGGTCTAGGTCCTGCCAGTAGGTTTGTTGGACTGCGTAGTCCAGTCTCGTTTCATCGCCGTAGATCAAAGGCATGAGCGTCATCTCCTCGCCTATTTCCGTTTCGGGCGAGAAGCCGCATAACTGCGTAGCGGTGCCTTGGGGATCACAGTCGATAACGAGAACCTTACGACCGCGTAAGGTGAGTCCCTGAGCGAGCGAGACGGCCGTCGTAGTCTTAGCCACACCGCCTTTGAAGTTGGCCACCGTCACAACTTTGCCGGGAGCGTTCTCTGGTCGCGGCGGGCGATTGCCGACAGCCCGGATATACCGTAGTGTCTCTTCCAACGTAAAGACTTTGCTCTTGCCATTTTTAATCGACGTGCCGGTGGGGAGATCGCCTTTCGTAGTCAGATACTGGAAACGCATTTTTTCAAGTCCGCACAGGCCGGCCACCTGTGCGCTCGTGAACGTGGGCGGGCGTTTGCGCGGATATGGTTCCAGCATCCGATCGCGGATCTGATTTAGAACACCCGAGGCACGGGCGGACACATCAGCCAATGTGTCCATGGACGCGGCGTAGTCAAGCGCCGGCGGCAGGCCGCTGGCGAGCAGAGTGCTTGCATTCACGAGAGGTTCCCCTTTGTTGTGGATTCTTCGGTTTTTCGAAAAATCACCTTCGACCGAAGAATGCGGCGCACGACCGAATTGTGTCGAACTCTAGCTTGTAAACAAGGGCAGAGCAAGTATACTTCGCTGTACTGTCACTTTTTGTCGGTCAAGCAGGGCGGGGAAGAGGGCGTGGAACCTCGAAGTAGTCTTAAGTTCGAATGACGTCCCGTGAAACACTCGGGACAAATTTTCGAAGGCGCCAACTTGTTCTAAATCAAGGCGTCGGCGGCAGCTCGCGGGGAATGTTTCACGGAAAAAGAACTAAGTGGCCGCTGGCAAGCGTTCTTTGACGTGATCCGGAAGTCGGCCGAGGTTGGCAGACAGTCACGGCGCCAAAACGTAATGAATGATACGTTTTTTGTGGTTTTCACCACGCAACTAACTGTCTCTCCAAGCGGTTCCCTAAGTGGTAGACGATGCGCCGCGAAAAAGGGTGTAGGATACTGTACATCTATACAGTGTTTAGGCGCGACGATGTCAGCACTTCCCAAGGACATTGAAGAAATCCACCCGTCCCTCTGGCGCGGTAACCAGTTGGCAAGAAGGGCAGGGCGCACGGTCGACACCGGCTACGACCGGCTATCGGCGGAATTGCCTGGCGGGGGGTGGCCGATTGGCACCTTGGTCGAACTGCTAGTCCAACAGCCAGGGATCGGCGAAGTGCGCATGTTGCAGCCGGCGCTGACCACGGTGGCGAAACGGCCTGTTGTATTAATCAAACCGCCACATGTTCCGAACGTCCAGGGACTCGCGTATATCGGCGTTCCGCCGGAGAAGTTGATTCGGCTGGAGGTCGAAAAGACGGCGGACGTGCTCTGGTCGACTGAGCAGATACTGAAGGCGAATACATGCGGGGCGGTCTTACTGTGGCAGCAGCACATGCGTCCCGAATCGCTGCGGCGTCTGTTACTGGTCTCGCAGTCGTCGGAGATGCTGTTTTTCGTTTTCCGTCCGCTTGCCGTGCAGCAGGACACATCGCCCGCGTCGCTGCGACTCGCCATCCGGCCAGCAGCCGACGGCGTCTCGGTCAACATCGTGAAGCGAAAAGGTCCCATCGGTGTCGAGCCTTTCGATTTAGCACTGAAGCCGTCGCCGATCTTGCTCAGTCCCTATGGACGTTCCAGCAAGCCTGCGAGGACGCTTGCGCCAACGGCGATGCAATCGATCCTCGCGGCGACCGGCGCGTAGTGTTACCGGCGACCGATACCGAGAGCAGCAGGGCGGCTGTAGTCTAGGTTCTTGACCTTCTGCCATGCATGGGAGCGACCCGCCACGTAGAGCGAGTCGAGGCGTTTCGCCATGACGCCCTCGAGGTCGAGTTTCTGCGCCTGCTCGAAGACCCATTCACCGGCGCCGATGATTCCCCCTGCGTAGATCAGCACCGAGTTGTCATCGAACGTGTCTCTGAGGATTTCCTTTCGTTGGTCGAGCGGGAGTTGTCGTAGGTCGTCATCTTCGGAGGCGAGGATATCGAAGACGTAGAGACGGGCAGGGCGCTCGCGCGCGGCTGCACGGACACGCATCGGAACGCGTAAGCGCCCTCGCTGTTGAAGGCCCTCGAACGAAGAACGTCCGTTACTCTCGTCGACCGTGAGCTCGGCGTCCCAAATGAAGTTTCCGGGCACCGCGCTAACGGCCTCGATGATGTCCGGAAAGACTGCATTCATGACCGTGCCGTGGCGAGATAGAAGTTCGACGCGGTCAGCTTGCTTGCGGATAAAGGCGCGATACCCGTCGTATTTGATCTCAAAGATCCAGCCATCGCGAGAGAAGGGCGCGCGTACTCGCACGCCGTGCATCATGTCGCCCGGCTCGATTATCGGCAGGCTCACGGAAGCTCACGCCCCCGATTCACGCGGCGGCGAGTCCTTCATCCATTCGACGATTGTCGGCCTGAAGGAGTACTTCGGTGCCTTCAGCCATTCGTCGACGCATTCCGGAATCTCTGACAACACCTCGTCGACGTCAAATGGCTCGTCTGGTTGGCCCGGGTGATCCGCGGACAGATGCGCACCGACGAGTCTGTCGCCGTCCCAATAAACGATACAAAACTCCGCGATGTCGGCCGTTGTTCCGGGCGGATGATCGCGCAGGAGCATGCTAATGTCAGCGCACTGTTTTTCGAGTTCTTCGCTCATGGCATGGCCCTTCGGGGTTGATGGTGGAAGACTCGCTGTTACGAAGGCTAGCTTAGCCCAAGTGTTATTCGGGTCGCACCCCGAGTAAGCACAGAAATGCTCGAAGTCTTCCAGCGCGGTATGGCCGTACTGGTTTGGCTTCAATGGCCGCGCTTGCAAAAGCTGAGCAAGTAGCTCTTCTGGTTTTCCGTAGCACATGACGACCTCCCTCTGATAATCTGCCCGCAGCAAAGCCGATACCCGCAGCGGAGGCACCGATGGTCAAGATCGAGATGGAGCTTAGAGACGACGTCTACCGCGGCTTGGTCATGGTCGCCGAAGCATGCAGCGTTGTGAACAAGCAGCGCGACGGCGCGACTACCCACGGACCACTGGACGCTAAGGCGTTGCTCGTCATGCTCGCGGAAGACGCCGCCATGGTGCACAGTCGGCCCGGCTCGTGGGAAGGGGCGAATATCGGGGAACTGCTAGCCTCCCATGGCTACCGCGTGTAGCGGTCTTGCTCGTTAAAAAAAATGCCCGTCACGCTGGGGACTGGCGACGGGCCCAATACGAGGAGACCACGCGTGACATGGTCACGCCGTGTCGTTTCAGCATTGCACGTGCCAAGTTTATGTAAGTAATCCGTAAAAGTTCGCTAAAAACAGTTATGTCAAATCACCTTGAGCAGTTTATCGACATCCTCGCCGTGCTGTACCCCGACACGCGGGCCGTCCCGCGCGAGCAGCGTGTGGAGACACTTAAACGGCTCTTCAATACCGACCGCTCCGCAGCCTCCGCGCTTGCGGTCGCCACAAAGCACATCGACGACCTGCAGCTAGCTTTGGACGAACGAATTTCGAAACAACGGCAAGATTCGCAAACGCGATGGTTCCGGAACTCGTCGCTAAGCAAATAGGAGCCTGCGACGACCGACTCTGAGTTGTACGAGTGTCGAAGGTGCCGAGGGTTATTTGAGCGCAGTTGACGGCGCGTCGACGGCGTGAAACCGGTAAAAAGTTAGGGGCACAACCCCGCATGTACGCATTTTGCTGTCCGTAGTCAGGTCTTGGCGGATCGACCCTCGACACGGAGCCCCAAAGCACGATGAAGGTGGAACTGCATTTTCGAAACCTGCCCGCCGACGGACGGCCTCTCAAGGGGTGTCATTATGAAGGCTTCGTAATGTCCGCTGGCGCGGCGATCGGGCGCTGCATCTTCCATGACAGCCTGATCGTGGCCTACGTCGGCCCCTGGCATCAGATCGTTGGGGACGATCCGGCCAAGGTGGAAGCATCGATCGAAGAGTATTTCGAGATGGCAACGGTCGGGCGAGAGCGTAACCAAAAAGTGATCGACCTGTTGCAGCGGCGATGGGAAAAGCTCGCGAGATCGTTTGGAGAGAGTTGATTTCATTTATGTGAAGTCGATTACCTAGGGGGATTCGTCGCCATGACTGATGAACAACCGGGCACGCCCAAGTTTTATCGGAAGCCTCAGTTTTACGAGACCACGATCTACGACGAAGAAAGTGGTCTGTCTGCGCATTTGTTCAGCGTTCCGCAGCGGTGCTTTCCTGAGGGTTTCGTCCGACCGATTCGGGATGAAAACGTGGAGCTGAAGCGGTACCGCCTCGACTGGCAAAAAAGAGCCCTAATTGGGCGTTTCGACTATTTCAAAGAGATCACAAATCCTAATGCTGACCAACCCTTGAAGGGACTCGACCCAAGGAAAGCATTAAGGGATGTCATACATGAGTCTAGATCTCTTCGAGAGGTCAACTACGGACATGCCATGGAGTTTGTGAATTACTTGTCTTACGAGAGCATTGTTCCATTCGAAAGCTCCCCACTTAGCAGCATCTCATTAGAAAATTTAGTGCGTGCCTCCGGTTCGGCAATTGGCGCGTATGCTGGCTTTATCGTTGGCAAGGACACGATGCTCTTGCTCATTTCCGTGCCATTGGGGATGGTGATTTGTGGAATCGCCAGTGGGCTCTCCCACGGTTTGGAGGAAAGTATCCGCCAGCGGATTGGCGACTACCTTGGTTTCGTCCCGAAACTGCCACGGAACGAGAGCACGTCAGCAGGCGCTTCCGAAAGGTCCTCTAGTGCACCTGAATCAAAAGCGAAGTCAAAACCAAGAAGCAGGAAAGGGTCGAACATTAAGGATCAAACGGAGAAGAACGATCCGGCGCCTGACGACGAACCGGACCCCGCAGCGTAACGGGCGATCACTAAGATGCTCGCTTACTTCGCGATCAAAAACTTTTCGCGCTTTTTGCCCTTGATCCACAGCGGTTCGCGACCGCGACCGCTCCACGTCGCGCCCGTCTTCGGATCCTGATACTTCGGCGCGACCGTCGTCTTTGAAGCAGCTTTCGATTGCTTCTTCGCCGGCCCTCGTTTCCCTTTCGCTTCGATGTCAGTCGGCGTGAGTCCGTGCTGAAACATCAGCGAATGAATCTCCTCAAGCGCCGTCGTGCGCCGCTTCTCCTCTTCCTTGGCGATTTGTTCCTGCACCGTCGCCAGTCGTTCGCGTAGTTGTTCGAGTGTCGCGCGAGGTTGCCTTGCCATTACAAAACTCCTGAGGAAAGAGAAATTGTAGCAAGCCGTCAATCGAGGATTCCAGAAATTCTCAGACACATATGACTCGCCCGAACGCAATCCACAGGTGAGATTGCAAAACCAATCTATTCGGAGCGAATCATGATCGACTTTGCAAACAACAACTACCACTCGGGCAAAGCAAACAAGGGTGCGACGAAGCGCGCCTTCCTGATCACGATGTTCTTCATCCTCGGTGGCCTTAGCCTCGTGGTTGCGGACCACGTCGGTCACGACATGGCATCGCAGCGTGCAGTCGTGGCAATGAAGTAATGAAAAAGAGAAGACGGCATAAAGGGAGGGCTCGTGCCCTCCCGATATGACCTTCCTTCTTTTTTGGTTTCACCGCGGCGATAGACATACTCGCACTCGCAGTTCCACCGGTTCGAGCCATTCCACGATCAAGGGATAGACGTCATCCCAACGTAGACCACCCTCACCGCATCCGATCATCGGCATCGCGATAGACCGGATCTGATACTTTTCGAAGTCGCGCGCCAGTCGTTTTAGACCTTCGTCGATCCATGGAAGTCGAGATGGGTTAGCCCAGTGACGCTTGGTGGGAAAGCAGACGATCAGTTTCCCGTCCCCTGCTTCCCAGACAAACAGCCCGTGGTTTGAAAACACTCGCCGGCGACACGCATCTCGATACGCTGCTTCGAGTCCTGGATACCGCTGAGCGAAGGCTTTCGCCAAACCCTTGCCCATTGTACCCACTACGTTCACCGGCACAATCAGCGCCTGACAGGCAGAAGTGAAAATGTCTTGCACTGCAACCTGCTCGATCATTGTCCCTCCGCCATACGCTGGATTTCATCCACCACGTCTTCCTGCGTCTTCGCGGTGTTCTGCTGACGCTTGAGCGACATTTCCAGAACGAACCGCACGATGTCTGACGGCAGCTCAAGGAACTGGACCAGGTTCAGACCGAAGTGCTTGTAGACTTGCCGCTCTTCGAATCGCCGAATCTGCTCGTACAGAAGACCACCCGACGAACTATCTTCCGCATCCCGCATTGCGACCAGCGCGAGCGTGTCGTTCGGCCCGGATCGCGAATGGTCGTAGATGTGGTACGCGGTTTCGTAGCAGTCGCGCAGCGCCAGCTGCACGTCGGAGGAGTTGAGCACTACGGGACCGCGCTCCATTGCGGCCTTCAGTGGATTCTCGTCCTTGACGTGCTCGCCAAAGTCCGGCTGCGCGACGTGCCGCGGTCTTAGTTCCGGAGGGAGATCTGGCTGATTTTCTGTTCGAGCAGGGTAAAAAAAGTCTGCTCGACATTCATCGGCAACAGATGCGGGAAGCGCGGCAGCTCCTTCTCTTCCTTCGTGTTCGCCGTCGGCGTTGCGATGACGGCCATCGTCGAATCATCGATGTATTTCTTGACCTCGTCGAAGTACTTGCGACGCACCTCGTCGTTGCTCGACAGGTCATCGATGATCTTCTCGATGGTTTCGCGATCCGTGATCGTGGCGGCACCCGGATGAACCTCAGCAACCCAGTGGATGTACTGGCGCATGTTGGTGGCCTTGCCGTGCTGGATGATGAAGTTGGTGCGACGCTGATCTTCCGGAGGCAATTGGAACGCTTCATCGACCACGCGCGTGATCTCGCTGATCCACTTATAACCCGAGAGCACGTAGTCGTTGGCCGCCGGCACCTTGAGCGTCACCGCGATATGCTCCGACAACTGGACGCGACGCGCCTGACCGAGCGTGAACTCGGTCTTGTAGCGCTTAACCGCGTCCGCAGTCATCGTGCCGCTGCCGCGATGGGCCATGTGCGCGATCTGCCACGGCGTGAGTGCCTTGGTGTCGACCCAGAGCAGCTTGCCAACCGCGAGCTTCTCGCGCAGCATCTTTTCCTCGTTCGTGATCGGATCGAGGTACGGACGAGCGTATTGGAAACCGCGCGGCCAGATGGCGCAGGCGAGACCCCAGAACAGCAAGGGCAAATCGGGTGTTTCGATCATCGACTTGATGCGATTCATGTCCTTCTCCTGGAGCGACGTGTCGTACACGTGTTCCATGGCGAAGTCGAGCAACCCGCCGCTGAGATAAGACGACGTATTCGCGAAAGCCAGACCGTTGGTCGTGCGACCCATGACGATCTTCTCGTCCATCAAGCGACGGTTGAGTTCGAGCAGCGCGATTTCCGACGGCGCCTTGACGGTGATGTGGAAGCCTGAGTGCCACAGCGGAACCTGGATGGTACTTCCCAGGCCCAATAGCGCACGGACTTGCAACACTGCCTTCTCGCCAGTGAGAAGTTCGCCACCGACGTTCTTGAACGACATCGCACCCATCGCGATATTGCCGCGCTCGGACTTCACGCCCTGACGCCATTCGCTGGCTTCACGATCGACCGTGGCACGCCACTGATCCTTGTTGGGTGCGCTGACCATGCTTTCACGCATGTAGTCCACCCACTCGCGACCGCTTTCCGTATCTGTCAGATCCAGATTCGGCATGGCGGCAATGGCGCGGGATGCACGATCTTGCGTGTCGGCCTGGCCGATCAGGAACGTGCCGTTGGTGTCCCATTCGCCGTCGAGCGGGAAGAACACTTCAGCGTCCTGCTGGGCGGTTGTCGACTCGGGCAAATGACCGATGCCGGCGATTTCCGGCTCTTCCGGTTTCGATTCAGCGAGCGAGCCTGCCGGTTCCTGATATTCGGTCTCGATCGTGTCCATGCCGAGGACGGGCGCGCTTTGGGTCTCGACCGGCGGAACGACGTCCGAACCTTGCTGCGCTTCCAGATGCTGAGTGAACGACGCGTTCACCGGATGTTCTTTGTGACCACTCACAACAACCTCTCTTTCTTGAATGGAGACTTAGACGATTTCGAAGTTGCCTTCGCGACCGGCCTTCTCGGCTGCGAGACCAGATTCGACCGCTGCTTCGACGAGTCCCTTCGTATCCGGCACGCCGACGACTTGGCCCACGTTGTCGTCGTTGAAGGTGACGTCGGTGATCTGGTTCACGTCGAGCACAGCGGGATCGACTGCGAGTTCCGGTGCATCGCCGTTGAGTTGACCGTCTGCGGCGCGAGCCCGACCGCGAGCGAGTTCAGCCTGATTCGTCGCTTCAAGGATGTGGTAGACCGTCGGCATGAGCACGCCGTCGTGCTTCGTCATCCACAGGTTGTACTGCTCGAAGATGTGGATCGAGTGCAGCACTTCTTCCGGATCATCGCTGCCGCCCGTCTTGCCGTTGTGCAGCGCGCGCAGCTGTTGCAGCTCGTCGCTCAACTGGCGCAGGTCGCTCGCGAACTGACGGACGTTGGTCTTGAACGTGTCCTTGTCTTCGATGAAGGACATCAGGTCGGCGTCGTTCAAGACCAACGAGATGTCGGTGTGACGAAGCAGCATGCCCGACATCTGCTGATAGACGCCGATCAGGTCGTTCCAGCAGGTGTTCGCTTCCTTGTTGGTGTTAGCGCCGGTCCGGCATTCGGCGAGAATGCGATCTGCTGCGGACATCGAGAACGAGCCATCAGCCTTCTGCGTCGGCTTGATCGGCTGGTTCATTGCCATGTTTACCGAACGCATGGCCGGCTTGCGCTTGCCTTCTGCGATGTCGCGCTGAATGCGCGCTTGGCTCTTCTTGGTCATGAGTGAAACATCCTGAGAAAGTTAGTTGTACTGTTTCTGCGATCCATTATTTGACCGTTTCCAAATTCCCTGGCTCGATCAAAAAGAGATCGGGTTGGCGTCGATGGTTTTCGCTACAGCATTAATACCGTCGGTATTTTCTTATTGCGGGACTCGCCATCTATGATTGACATTCTGCGGGACTATCTGGCGGGAGCCGCCTCGCCCGAATTCACCCAAACAATTGAAGAAGCACACGCGGCACTCGATGCGCTGCAGTTGCCGGACTATTCAGATGACTTCGTTGAGATCCTGATGACGGACGACGGGACCGATCAAGGTCAGACCGTCCAGCACATCTACGACACGACACGGGAGATTCTCGTCACCTTGCTCAAGGCAATGGGTGTCGAGCCGAGCGAAGACGCGCGGGTCAGTCACCTGACCACGCTGCTCACCGGACTTCACGCGATCGAGTCGTATCAGGATCCGCGCATCATCCTGCAGCACTGCGCGATGGATCTGCACCCGGAAGAGCTGCTCGCCGAAATCCTCTCCGTCACGACCAGCCACACTGCAGAAGAACTGTTGGTGGACATCCACGGCGTGAGTCAGCGGACGATCCAAAAGATCATCGAAGTAACAAACGAGCGCGTTGAGCTTGAGGAACCGGACGAGCACTCGACAGTTCGCGAGAAGTACCTCGACGCCTATCGACGCTTCAAGAATCACGTCGGTGGCCTCGACCTCATCATGGACCACTACATCGCGAGCGGGGTCGATTTCGGCTATCCGTTCACGATCTACGCGAATCTCGTGGGCCGTGCGTTCGAAGGGATGCCGGTGCAGAACATCGCAGCCAACCTCGTGTCGATGGCGATCATCTCGACCGACGGATACGAAAATCCTCGCGCCATCATCAAGGCGCACATCGAGGACTTCATCAACGACCTCGATCTCCTGACCAAGGCCGACATCGCAATCGGTGACTTGTTGCTCAAGTGCGAGATCAAGGAAACAACAGGCATCAAACATGGATAAGCGGACATTCTTCCTCAAGGCCATGCAGGCCGATGAGTATCGACGGCGCGCGTGGGTGATCTCGGCGTTCAGCTTGATTCGTGAAGGCATGGAGGCATGGAAGTCCGACCCATATCCGTACAGGATCGTCCAGACACCTTCTGGACATTTCTTTGTGGATCCTGAGAAGGGCAATGCGCTGACCTTGATCGAGGACGCGGACCCGAAAGAACCGCCGCTCAAGATCAAGGACCACATCGATCTGAAGGAAGGCGAGGTTCCGAACGTCTACGCTGACGTGAAGACGACTTACGGAAACGTGCTCTTCAACTTCACCGCGATCATCTGGCCATTCGGCAAGAAGGTCGAGTTCCTGACGGGCCGTGTGAACGCAGAGAAGCTCGAGGCCTACGTGCTCGGCCGAATGGTCGACGACCTGAAGCCGGGCGAGACAGCGCCGAACGAAGGCGACCGAAACGCGCCGCTTTATGTCAGCGAGTACCTGAAGTTCTGTGACGCGATGTTCTACCTTGCTGGCTTCACGCAGCTGTGTGTGCCCGCCGTGACGCGCAAGACGATGCAGGCGCCGCCCGGCATCTTCGAGCTGCGCAAGAAGCTGCTGGAAGAGAACAAGGACCGGTTGAACGATCCGGCCGTCATCGCCAGCATCATGAAGAAGCTCATCGCGTACGACAAGGAATACTTGAAGGACGACGAGGGCGCCAACTTCCTCATCACGGGGAAATCCTACGACGTCGTCCGCTCGAAGCTATTCCTGATGCACGGTGCGGAAGCCGGATTGGGCGATGGCGTTCAGGTTGACCTGGTGACGAACTCGCTCGCCGAAGGTTGGGACATCACCAAGTTCCCGGCGATGAACAACTCCTTGCGGGCAGGCTCGTTCAATCGTGGTGCGGAAACCATGCTTGGCGGTGAGGCTGTGAAGTGGCTGCTGCGTGCTTCGTCGAACATGACGGTGACGCAGGAAGATTGCGGCGCTCGTCTCGGCCTGGAGATCTTTGTAGACAACGACTCCATCCACAAGCTGCCGGGTTTCTCCGTCGTGACGCAAGACGGTCACGAGAAGGTCCCGGATTTGGAAGCCGCAGGCAAGTACATGGGCAAGAAAATCCTCTTGCGCAGCTCCATGTTTTGCAAGCTGGAAAAGACCGACTACTGCGCTGTATGCGTAGGCGACAAGCTCGCGCTCAGTCCCACAGCCCTCTCCGCCGCGATCGCGGGCTACGGAAACACGTTCCTGCTTCTATTTATGAAGAAAATGCACGGGACCGCGTTGCAGGTGGCTCGCATGAATTACAAGACCGCCCTTTTCTAAACTTCCACCTCAAAAGGAAACCACCATGAGCGACGCTCAAGAGAACCAACAGGACCAGCAAGACGCAGCAGGCGCGTCCTCCGCACCGTCGCAGGAAGCGCCGACGACGCCCGCGATCACGCAGGAAGTTGCGCAGCAGACGACCGGTGCAGCGACCCAGGAAGACGCTACAGCAAGTGCAGAAAAGGCGGCAGCCAGCGCGGCAGCGGCAACCGGTAGCGCCACGGGCACGCTCGTCACCCCGGCTCCTGTCGTGGCACCGGCTCCGGCACCCGCCGCACCCGCTGTGCAGCAAGCGCCCGTCGTGAACGTAGCCGTGGTCGGTGCGACCAGCACGGCCGAAGAAGTGAAGCGTCAGATCGAGAACCTGATGAAGGATGCATCGATTCCGGCGAAGATCGTTCTGAACACGATCAACGAGTACCTGGACAAGATGAAGCCCGGCATGCCGGTCTCGGTCAAGGACGGCACGCAGCAGCAGGTGAACTTCTACCAGGCGCTCATCTCGGCGATCAATAACCTGGAAGCCGACTTCCGCCCGACGCTCACCGCCATCCTCGCCCTCTTCCATCATCACCGTGAAGGCGCGCTGCGCGAGACGCACGTGTTCCGCTTCGTGCAGCACGTGCCGCTCTCGAAAGAGCATCGCAAGGGCTTCGAGAAGATCGTGACGCTGCTCAAAACGCTCGCCGATCCGAAGTCGCGCCAAGCAGTCCTGAAGCAAGTCGACTTCCAGCCGCTGCTTCAGTACGGTCTGACCGAGAAGGGCCGCACCCGTCTCACGGCTTACTTCGGCAAGTAAGTCTCGCTTCAAAAGTCGCACATCCATCCTGTGACGACCTTCGCTCCGGAGGCCCGACGTATTGGGCTTCTGGGGTGGAGGTTTAACGCCGCATACTCACAGGACTGGACCACCATGAGCGCACTGCCTCCCAATACGACCGCCGCAAAAGCCAAACTCATTCAACGCGCCCTCAACGAAAAAGCAGGATCGAGCCTCGTCATCGACGGCCAGTTTGGTCCGAGGTCTGTCACGGCGCTCACGGTTTTCCAGTCGAAAAGCAACCTGCCCGTGACCGGCATTTATGACGCTGCGACACAGGCCTTGCTTGACCCGTTCATCGCTCAGAAGTACCTGAACCTTGCTGCGATTCAGAAAGCCGCAACGACACTGGGTCTCGATGTCGCGACCGTGACCACCGTCTGTAACGTCGAAACGAAAGGCGCGGGCTTCTTCGATAACGGCAAGTGCGCGATCCTTTTCGAGCGCCACAAGTTCTACGCAGCCCTCCTGACCGTGCTCCCGCAAACGACGGTCGACAACCTCGTCGCACAGTTCCCCAACATCGTGAATCCGCAGCCTGGCGGCTACATCGGCGGCGAGAGCGAATGGAGTCGCTTGACTCAGGCCGAGACCATGGCATCCGGGATCGGCCTCGCGCCAGGACTCGCGATGCGCTCCGCATCCTGGGGCCTGTTCCAGATCATGGGCTTCAACTACATTCAGGCGGGCTTCACGTCCGTCGAGGCATTCGTCGCCGCCATGTGTGAGAGCGAGGCCAATCAGCTCGACGCCTTCGTCAACTACGTGCAGGACGAGAACGCTGGCGGCATGGTCATCGCGCTGCGCAAGCGTGACTGGACATCCTTTGCTGTTCAGTACAACGGCAAGAACCAGCAGGGTTACGACACCCGGATGGCTGCCGCCTACAAGGCACTCACGCAGTAACGCTTCGAGGCGGGGATTGCCCCGCCTCCTATGCCGTTTCTATTTTTTCTCAGACCTATATGACCACGCTGAGCTAGATCAATAGTGATCTGGACACGTGTCGTTTAACCGAGGTTATCTCACCATGGCCAATCAAGAGCCGAAGAAGTTTGACCGCGTCCAATACGAAGCGGACCTCAACCAGTTCAATGAAGATCTCTGGTCGCACGTCTGGTCGTTCGAGTGCGACAACTATGCGGACTACATGCTCGCGTTGAAGAAGGAGCCGGAGTTTGCCCGCCGTGCGGAACTGCTCGGCAAGCAAGGTGTTGACCTGCACCGCTGGGCGATCAAGCGCAAGCACGAACTGCAGCTCCGCCAGACGCTGAAGGCTGAAATGCAGCCAGAACTGGATCGCCTCCGGCGCGACATCGAATCGCAGAAGGCAGAGATTCTCCGCGTGAAGATGAAGTACATGCGACCGGTCGACCTCTTCGAAGCGGAGCTTGAACGTCACGACTGGTTTTACGACTACTCGGACGACAACAACACCTATCGCGCGGGGAAAGCTGCCGAGAAACGGTTGCTCCAAACCGCTAAGGAAGGTGGAGTGGATTTCCAGAACGTGATTGTTGCGCTCTGGAACAAGAAGTACGACGGTCAAAAATCCACGTGGTCAGACCTCGAAGCGAAGATCCGCGCCTAAGTCAGGTGTTTCAGACCCCGGGCGTTCGCCCGGGGCGTATGTCTGTATTCGTCATCCCCGAATCCCTGGCGGTCTGAAAGTCGGCTCAAGTCGAACGGCGAGATTGCCGATAACCAGACTGCCGAGGGTGTCACACCCGCGTTTCACTAACCCAAGACTTACACGGAGAGAACCATGAAACTTTTGTCGTCGCTGTGCACGGTGGTATTGCTCGCTGCAGCTCCTGCTGCCTTCGCTCAAATGACGATGGCGCCAGACGGTAGCTATGTCAACGGAACGCCGGTGATGGCGCCGGATGGTTCCTACGTTAGCGGCAGGCCTACGATGGCGCCCAATGGAAGCTACGTTGGCGGCATGCCGACCATGGCACCGGACGGCTCCTATGTCAGCGGGAGGCCGACGATGGCTCCCGACGGCTCCTACGTCGGTGGCAGGCCCGTGATGACGCCCAACGGCTCCTACATCGGCATGGACGATTAAGCTAAGGCATAAAGGGAGGGCGAAAGCCCTCCCGATATGAGTGTCTATTTTTTTTGCTTCAGACGCGGATTTCGATCCACGAGACGTCACTCTTCTGAAAGCAAGCGAGCACTTCGCCGTTCAGATCGAGCACCTCGACGTGGTCAAGATTAAGTACACTGCCGACTTTCTGATAGTCCCACGTGACCAGATCTCGCATGTGGACACGAACGTTCATGGTAATGCTCCTCTGTCAGCGGGCAGTGCAGCACGTCTGGCCGGCAGGCACCGTGCAGTTCTTCTTGCACTGCACGCGCGCGCGGTCATCCAGCGCGGAAGCGACAATCTTCACCGCTCGTCGGTGGAAGGTTGCTCGCTGCTGATCGCCACGGATCAGGCTTCCGCCGTGCTTAGGAAACGCCGCGTACTTCTCGGCGTGATGCTTCTCAAGCTTTTCGTAGCGTTCCGCCTGGCCCGCGTGCCAGTCCAACAGGTCCTCCAGATCCCGCATGGGGATGTCAATCAACTTCTTCATCATTCGCTCTCTTTAGAAATCTGATTCGTCTTCGTCGTCTTCATCTTCGTCATCGTCGTAGAAGTCCTCGCCTGCTGTGGAGACGGTGTCGATACGACTGATGAGCTTCGTGTACTTCGGGATCTCGAACTGCTGACCCTGCGTCTCTGCGAAGGCCTCGAGCCATTGATCCAGCGTCGGCATGCCAAACATCTCACAAGCGAACTCCACGGCATTCGTTGCGCCGCCGGACAGGTTGATGCCCTGCAAACGCTGCGTCCGTTCACTGACGCCCTGGATCTTGCACAGCTCCTTGTACGTGGTCTCCTTCGAGATGTTGAACACGCACTCCCCATTCGGGTAGGAAGCCGACACGTCCAGATCGCCCACGTGCCCGCGAATGTTGGTCCGAAGCATGTCGTTCTCTTCGATGATGCAGAGACCGTTGTCCGCAACCAGGTGAGCCGGCAAGGTCACGATCCAGTTGTTCAGACCGAGCGTGAGATCGTCCAACTCCGTTTTCATCTCGTCCGAAGTGCTGCCGATCACCCGCTTCTCTTCCGCCTCTTCCAGACAGTAGTAGTGCAGCTTGTCGACCAGTCGCCGCGGCTGTGAGTTGAAGTTGCAGAAGTCAGTCCAACCGGCGAAGCTCGGCATGGTCAGCTGCAGATCCTTCGTTGCCTCGTCGAGCAGCTCCATCGACACGCAGTCGAACACGTTGTAGATCACGTATTCGAGCTTGTAGTGCTTCTGCATGAACTGGTGCCAGTCGATCCCGCGAAGGTGTGCACCCTCCTCGAACTTCAACTTCCGGATCTTGTCTTTAAAGGTCTTGCGCAGGATGAAGTCCAGCGAGTACGACGGGTCCTTGCCCTTCTGGCTTCGCAGGTTCCAGTACACGCACATCGCATCGATGAAGTAGAAGCTCGCTGGACAGAAGACCGTGTGCCACTGAGCCTGCGGCGGAATCGGACTCTTCTTGCCCGATGCCGTCACCTTCATGTTCGGACCCAGCTTGAAGTTGAAGTGTCGGTACCTGAGCGGCACCGCCGGATCACTGAAGACGTCTTCCGGCCGGTACCCTGCTTTCTCCAAGCACGTCAGCATCATCTTCATGTCGTAAGCGATGTTCCAGATCGCCACGAAATCCGGCTTCCACTCGTGCGCGCGCTTGAAGCACTCGATCACGATGTCGACTGCGCGGTCGACTTCCAGCACTTCCCACTTGATGTTGCGATCGGCGTAGACGTCACCGATATAGTGGTTGAACTTCTGCTGCAGCTTCTCGACGGCTTGATGGGTGCCGGCGAGGTAACGCTTCTGGATAGCCGTGAAGACACGGTCCTTGAACGAGAGCGTCGCCATGATGATGTCGTTCTCGCCCTCGACCACGTCCGCCTCAATGTCGAAAGACGCCACGCTGTACTGCGTGTTCAGGTCGGGGAACTTGTCCATGTACATCTTCTTGATGACGCACGTGGACAGGATGTCGCTACCGTATAGATAGGGCGAGCGCTTCATCACGCGCGGATCACCCTTCATGCCCGCCATCCCGAGCGCCTTCGCGATCGAGAAGTTCAGCTCTGACTGCGTCGACTGGAACTTATCCAGGCGTTCGATCTTCTCCCACTCCTTCTTGTCCTGGTGCGTGCGGTAGCCCTTCTTCGTCACGTAGAAGTCACGCTTGTAGTCCTTGAGCATCCGGACATTCGGTTTGGTCGTGCCGTCCTTAAAGTGGATGATTTCTTTTACGAGGTGATAGTCGCCGCGTTCGTATTTAGGAGGCGGGCAATAGACCACGTGCTTACATTCGTAGCCCTTGATGTCCTGCTGGTTTGCTGCGTTTGACATGGTGGCGATGCTGGGAATTCGTGAGGGAAAGCCCAGTAATCACTATGACCACTAGCGACTCCTGGCTGAATACACAGCATGGGGAGCCTAGGTTAGTTTTCACTTCCCCCTTAGAGGACGCACGCCATGTGGCTGAAAAAACGCACGCTTGCGATCGCGACGGAAGGTATCGATTTCCAGTCGGGCGCATTCTTCCGCGAGTTGACCGGGATCTTCACCGAACTGAGCGACCTGAGCGCTGAATCCCTCCCGGACCATCCGGCAGCGCAGCAGCTGTCGACGCTGATCACCCACTACACTGGAATGAACGTTCGGGTCATGTGGGGAGATTCGGGCCCCGCGGTGATGCCGCCGTTCATCAACAAGAACAACCCGCTGCTTAGCTGCTGGGCGGACTGGGTTCGTCAGCAATATCTGCCGAACACCGACGGCGACAAGTTGATCGCCGACGCGAAGTCACGTCCGCTCGGTCGCGTGGACCGCAAGAACGGCCGTGTATCAGGCGTGTTCAGCAACGTCGAAAGCACGATGTACATGCCGGTGGACTTGCAATTCCGCAAGCGGCTCACGCCGGCTGAAGTCGCATCGACAGTCTTGCACGAACTCGGTCACGTCTTCGGCTACTTCGAGCTGATCAGCGCAACGCTCTCGACCAACCAGATCCTGGCCGGCCTCTCGAAGAAGCTGGACCAATCGGGCAACGTCAAAGATCGTGAAGCCGTGCTGGTGAAGGTAAAGGATGCCGCGGGCCTGAAGGACCTCGACGCGGAAGCGCTCGCCAAGTCCTCGGACAAGAAGGTGATCGAGACCGTCGTCGTCTCCAACATCGCACGCGAAATTGAATCGGAATTGGGCACGTCGCTCTACGACATGAACAGCTTCGAGGTGCTGGCTGACCAGTTCGCTGCACGCCATGGCGCAGGCCGTGACATCGTCACCGCACTGGACAAGCTCATGCGCGACTTTGGTCACATCCAGTACCGCAGCACGGTCTCGTACCTGTTCATGGAAGCCGTGAAGCTCGCCCTGATGGCGGCCGGCCCGCTTACCTACGGTGTCAGCTGGGTCCTGTGCTTCCTCATGTGCGCGTCCGACTCACTGGAGGTGGAAGAAGACGTCTACGCACTTTCCAAGGTGCGCTTTGGCCGCGTGCGCGACCAGCTCGTCGAAGCCATGAAGAGCAAGAAGTTGACGGAAGAACAGATCGCCTCGTACACCGAAGACCTCACGGTGATCGACGAAGTCATTGCGGGCGTGAAAGACCGCCAGCAGCTGCTCGGCTATGTGCGTGACTTCCTCTCGCCTGTTCGTCGCCGTCGTATCTCGCAAGAGAAGTTGCAGCGCGAACTCGAAACCATCGCGAACAACGACCTCTTCGTACGAGCCGCATCGCTTCGGCAGTTCGCTTAACCACACTCACGACCTGACATCATGAAACCGCAATTCCTTCCCTTCTTCAATCGCGCAGACACCGTCATCTCGTCCTTCGACGATCGCAGCCGCATCATCGGCACCGCCGTTGCACTGGCCGCATCGCGTCTCGTGTCGCTCCCGTCGGCGCAGGTCGATGTGCCGAGCACGCACTACAACTTCACGGTGCTGCCGCAGGTGATGGAGCTCATCGCCGCCTTCAACGAGCAAGTCGTGTTCGATGTAAAGCATGCGCTGGCGCAGGCACGTGAGTTTTGGTTTCTCCGCTACCATGCGGTGCATCCGTGCGAGCAGGTGGTGATTGACCTGAACATCGGCTTCTACGACAACATCCTCGGCGTGGCTGAATGGGTGGATGACGACAGCCACAAGTTCAACAACGAACACAAGATCGAAATCTTCGCGCTGGCGCAGCTCGCGTGCGACCTGATGAACGGGGTCATCTGATGTTCAATCAAAGTCTGAACGCGGGTTTGGACTTCGACACCGATCTGGAGCTGGTGCCACAGATCGTGGAAACGATCGGCACGGGCGTGGCGCCGGAGTTCGATGAAGAGGTGGTCGAACTCTTCGCGATGGAAGAGCGTGTCGAAGACTTGCTCATCTTGCGTCGGGAGATCGAGGAACAGCGTGGCATGAGTCAGGCCCTCGCGATGGAAGGCCTGCGCATTCTGCCGGACTTCGGTGGCAAGGCACCCGTCGCGTACTACTCGGTCCAGCCCACCTCGACCCGTCTGAAGGTGTCGCTGGAATCGATCGGCAAGGGGATCTGGATCCTGATCGCGGCTGGCATCGCTGCCGTTATCGCGGTCATTTACAAGATCTTCAAGTGGTTCACCGGCGACGACAAGCCCACGGCTGAGAACGCGGAAGCCGAGCTGGAGCAGAAGGCCAAGCGTGCGGAGCAGGCAGCCGAGGAGTTCGAAAAGGCGGCGAAGGATTTGCGCACGGCCATGCACGCGTTCGAGAACCGTCCGTATCGAATGAAGCCCGACAGCGAGTACGCGGGGGATAGCACGGAAGGCATCTTCACGATGCAGCGGGTGATCGACACGTTCTTCAAGCAGGAGGCACGGGATCAGCGGGTCCTCATGTTCTTGGGCCAGCGAGATCCGGTGTTCCATGACATCGTCAGCAAGGGCGAGTATTCGCAGGAGATGATGCGGATTGCACCGCTCTTCACCAGTCTCAAGCTCGTGATGCAGCAGCGTATCGCGTTGCTTCAGGACATCGCTGAGCGGGACTTGAAGCAGCCGAACTTCGCCATCGACAAGATGAAGAACGTCGCGGCGCTGAAACCACTGCTTCAGCCGATGGAAGTCGAGCACGCTGGCCGGAAGATGTCGCTCAACGCCCTCTCCTCGGAGATCACCAATCTACGAGCCTCGGCTGAGGGAAAGCGGGCGCAAGAGGACCTCAACTTCGACAAGCTCTTCGGGGTGATCGAAGAGGCGTTCAAGCAGGCGGAGGTTCCAAAGCTACTGCTCGAGATGCGTTCGGTCGTCACCCCCATGGCTACGATGCGTGAGCATCTGACCGAGATGGAAGTCGCTGCGAAGCGCTTCTCCATGGATGGTGCCGAGGGAGCGCACTCCACGACGATCGGCTCCGACTTGCGTCATGCGATTTTCGTGTTGGGCAAGGACTTGGCGGATCTGCAGGCGATCATGGCTCAGGTCCAGTACTACACTGGACACCTATCCTATCTTGCTGTGCAGGCTGTTGCGTTCGCTGAAGAGGTGGCGAGGAAGGTTGTCGCCCATCTCGAAGACGAGGACAAGAAGCCGCCGGCGGGTTGGAAGACTGCAGTCGAGCAACTGAAGTCGTACCGCAAGCGTCTGCAAGAGCTTCGCTGACCGTGCGTCATAAGCGCCAGGGAGGGCTCGTGGCCTTCCCTGGCGTCTATGCCGTTTGTTAGCTGGTCGCCACGTTGTACGCGACGAAGCTGACTGTTACTGCTTCCTGGACTGTCAGCGATCCGTCGGCGTTAGCCACCAACTGCTTGGCGATACCGAGCTGCGTCGACTGGTCGAGCAGCGTCATGGTGTTGAGGTTCAGGCTTCCGCCCAAGCCCGACTGGATGAAGCTCACCACGTCGCTGCCGTAGGCGGCCGTGAGCGCGGAGTTGATCGACGAATCGGACACGACGCTGTTCTTGAGCTGTGCGGCGATCGTGGAGATCGTGGTCGCCTGCAACTGCTGCTTGAGCGCGTCGTTGTTGAACACCGTCTTCGGCACCAGACACGTCACCGTGAACTTCTGTCCCGCATCCACGTTGTAGATGAGGCCATCCGGACCGTACACGCGCACCGTACCCATATTCGCCACCGGGTAGTAGTAAAGCGAGGTGTTCTCAAGGAGCTGCTCGTTCATCGTCTCGAACGAACCCATGAGCCATCCCACCACCGTCGTGACCAACTGCTGCACGTAGGTCGCTGCAACGCTGTCCGTAGCGAAGCGGTAAGTCGCATCGATCATCATGATGTCGAGCTGCTGACTGACGCCCCGCGGATTGGTCGGGATTGGGTTGTTCGCCCCGTCCAGAATCACGTCGCCCGCCTTGTGCTGGTAGCTCGGCGAGCCATCGGGATTCAGCACCGGATCACCCTTGTGATGCAGGATTGTGAACTTCGGCGCACCGTTGACGATCGAGATCGCGCTACCCGTCGTCGGATCGATCTGATAGACGTCCTCCTTGTAGTAGTACGGCACGTTCGTCTTGTACGTCTCGTACTGGATCGTCGAGACCACGCTGCGACTGCGCGACCAGAGCGTGTTCAAGTACTGTCCCAGCTCGATCACTAGTTGCTCGTTCGTGATGCCCGCGGCGTTGGACGGCACGAGGAAGTGACCGACCACCTTGTCCACCGCGCCTTGCGCCCACGTCGTCGGCAAGTCCGCGCTCGTCGAGTACACCACATCGAACGTCGTCGTGAGTTCTGCCCCCGTCAGACGCGGCGTTGCGTTGTACATGAAGAACCTCGTCAGGAACATGTAACCGCTCGAGTTGATGTTGAAATTCGTCGAGAGGTCAAATTCGAAGATCCGTTCTCCGGCACTCGTCTTGCCCGCGAGCGTGCCCTGCAGATAAGCACGTGCCGTCTCACCCGGCGGGATGAACGAAAGCTGGCAGTAGACTTCCGCGTCGTTGAGCGCCTGGTACGCTGCGCTTGACGTGGTCGCCAGCGTGAGCTTGTACCCGGTGTCCGTCGTGACGAGGCTGTAAGTGTTCGTGCTCACTTCCAGGCCCGTGCTGTCGTTCTCGCCGACCCAAAGTTTGGTGACGACCTTCGGTGCTGCGAGATAGTACGGACGGAAAGCCAATTCACTGTTCGTCATGTCGACGACATAGTGGAACGGACTCCACAGGTAGTTGCCGGCGCTGATCGCCAGCGCTTTGTTGCTGACCGTCATCGCGTTGAGCTGATTCAGGACCGCATCGGTCACCATGGTCACGACGCCGTTGTTGTTCTGATACAGCATCTTGGGCGTGATCGTGATGCTCGTCCCGTTGTCAATCACTGCGCTGTTCGTCACTGCCTCCGTCACGGATGTCGTGATCGTCTCGATCGTGCTGTTGGCTGCCGTGATCAGCGTCGAGTCCGTCGGCTGCGGCATGGGCGCCGTCGCGAGGAACGTCCGGTCGGTGATGTTGTCGATGTTCTTCACCACGCCGAAGCCCTGCTGATTCAGCACGTCGGTGATCTGCGCCGGCGTGATCGGCAGCGACTGAGGTCCAACCGAGTTGTCAATCACCTGTTGGCGCAGCGTCGCAAAGTCCACTGCGTCGGTGCCCCCCAGCACGACCTGGTCCGAATACGTGATCAGGGACTGGAAGGTGTTCACCGGCGCCGTGTAGACCGTCGAGTCGTTCGAATCGATTGCCAGGAACGTCGCAGCGAACGCGCTGCTATCGTAGTTGGCAAGGTTCATGTTGAGCGGACCCTTCGTCTCGTACAGATCGATCCGGATGTTCTGGTTGAGCAATCGCGTCGTCGTATAGACCTGCGGAATCATCACGGTCGCTTCAGTGCCGCCCGTCTGGGTGTTCGTATCCAGCGTAACGACGGCCGTCGGCGTCAGGGGATCGTAGACCTCGGTCGAGTACGTCACCTGCATCTCGGTCCAGCGCAAGGTAGTCGGATCCTGCGAATACACTCGGCAATAGTAGAACTGGTCGCTCACGGGAACGGTGAGATTAAACGCCTGCGCTGGCGAACACGTACCGTTGCGGGTGATGATGTCGAACTGCTGAATCGGGAATTCCATATAAACCCAGTTCTGGTCCGCGGCAGGACGGTATGACCACTGCACCAGGTTCGACGACAGCGTTTGCAGCGGCGACGTCGTCGTCGTGTCGTAGGTGATGCTCAGACCGCCGTGCGCCATCTGCTGGATGACGATCGGATACTGGAGACTGAACTGCACATCGCCCACGGTAAAGAAGGTGTTGCGCGGAATCACCATCTTCTTGAGACCAGTCGAGGGATCCAGCACGAGCTTGTTCAGAAGCTCGGTCTCCCCGATCAGCATCGACCAGGTAGATGTCGCCGGTGTGGCGAATCGATTGACGTAGTCGGTGTCCGACATGTGCAGATACAGATCGCTCATCGTCTGGGCTGCGACCACGTAACGCTTGCGATTCAGTGCAGCGTTCTGCTGCAGGAACGCAGCCGTGTTCACGGCACTCGTCTCGAGCGCATGCACGTACGGGTTGGTCGGATCGACGATCGTTACCTTGCCGCCCGTCACTTCGTTCAGGTAGTTGTACTGCACCTGCTGAATGCCGGCCGGGTTGTACTGATAGTCCAGGATGTTGTCGATCAAGTCAGCGATCGTCGGACTACCCGAGGGAACAGTCGTAATCGAAAGGGAAGTCGTGGTCATGCTTAATCCTTAGGCATTGTTGGTCGTGCTAGGCATCGCGCGAATCGCTTTACCCGTCACCGTCGGATCAACAGTCGGTTCGTTGTGCGCGGTGTAGAGCGTGCTGCTGCTTTCGCTGGACTGGTTACTGCTGCTCGCTGGCGTTGCGCCCGTCGAGAGCGTGCTGGTGTTCGGCACCACCTGCTGATACGTCGTGTTGTTGACCTGCACGCTGTTGGTCGTCATCCAAGGCAGGAAGCGCTTGTAGACGTCGTTATCGACCCACCACTCCAGCTCCCACGTATCTGGATCGATGCGGGGGTAGCCCTGGTTGTTGAAGATCCCCAGCGCACCCATCGGCACCTTGGTGTAGTGCGAGCTCCGATACTGATCCGCCATCGTGTCGTTGAACGCACAGACGGTCTGATTGAAGGTGTACAGGAGAATCGGATCCTGATAGATCGCCCCGAAGCATTCAAACGGAATGCTGATCTGGTCGTTCGACTGGTTGTAGGGTTTCTCGCTGTCGTAGTTGAAGGAGGTGCCACCAATCGGGGCAGCGTATGGAAAGGCCGCGCCGCAGGCCGCGATCTTCTGAACCTTGGTCTTGGTCGGGTCCAGGACGAGGCGATAGATCCGGGTCTGATAGTCGATCTCGTTTTCGATGATCATGTCCGGGTACGGCATCATGTTTCCCTGATACACGTTGGACATGTAATGCGCCCAATAGAGGAAGAGCGCAGTCACCGGATCACCCGGAATGTTGCGGAAATTGGCCGTTATATCGTATGCCCCATAGAACTCGGTGACTCCGTCCACGAGTCCAAACACCTCCTTATACACGCCCTCATGGGACGTTGTGTAAGGCACGGTCACATCAGGCCAGCCCGAAATCGACATCAAGGTGTTCGTCAAAATCGGGATGAAGGCTTGCTGGGGATCGACCATGGGCGAAGTCACGGGCGCCTGACCGGCGTTCTCACCGTGGTTGCTGCGCGGGTCGAGGTAGCAACGAATAATTCTTTGAAGGCTGTACTGATTCGTGGTCGTTAGCGGGTTAAACAGGCGCGCCGCGCGCAGGTTCCCTAACGTCAGGTTCAGGTTTGGCCGCGTAAAGAACGTCAAACCAAAGACGTCTTTATTGATCGGAATGGCTGCGGGCGTTTGACGATGGTTGATGCCGTAATAGGCACTCGCCAAGGCTGCGGTTCCTCGGGTCGTCTGCGGTGTCCCCAACAGCACCGAATCCACTGCATCGGCGGGACTCACTCCAGCCTTTGCAAATACGTCTGTCAAATCAGGCGCTGCAGGCGTGCCATTCGGATTGGATGTGCCGTCCGGGTTCGTACCGTTAGCCATACTAACCTCTTGTTCTGGAAAAAAGGAAAATGCGATGAGTGCCGACGTGCCTATCAACGCTACTCAAGTTGGGATCAGCGCAATCAAAGCGGTTGTCGATCGCGCGCAGATGCTCAACAACCCCAAGTACGACTCGCTCATCTCGTTCTCGCAAGCCGCGCGCGTGGAGCCGTTGGTCCTGGTCGATACGGACGTGTTGTTCGTCGACGAGCTGCACGATGTGATGCAGTCGTTGCAGTCGATCTTTGCGGGTTACTACCTGCAGGCCGTGGCCCTGAACTCGACGATCGGAAACGTCAAGGTGATGGACACCCTCGACAAGTTCGCGACGAGTCGCGATCTCGGCCAGGCACAAGGCAAGCTCGTCAGCGACGTGAGGACGAACCTGAACCACATGCTTGCCAAAGAGGCCTACCAGGACCGCCTGCCCGTTCACTGGGAGAACTCAGTGGCGATGGAATCGGCCGGCGGTTCCCAGGGTCGTCAGATCGATCCGGACGAGGCGATGAAGAACGCTGAGCGTGCGCACAAGCTTTGGCGCATGAACCGCGAGCAGGAAGGCGCGAAGCACGATGATGCACGCCGTGCATCGGATGAAAAGCACAGCGATCGGAAGCGCGACCGCGAACAGGCTCAGACGGAGCGCGAAGACAAGGCCCGTGACGATGTCAACAAGGAATTTGGCCGTGGCGATACGCGAGAATACCGCGATGAATTCCACCACACGCTGCGTCAGCTCGACGACATTTCGCGCATCGAGCGCGAGGAAGCAGAGCGTGCGCGCGTAGCGGCTTCGTTCGGTCGCGATACGGTCTCCGAGATCAAGGAGAACTCGAATCTGTCCGTGGGCAAGATGCTGGAGGTCAACCTCACGCACAACGGCACCACGTACACCGTGCCGGTCTCGATCCGCTTGATCGCAAACACGATCCCGACGGCTAAGCTGGTTCATATTTTATCCCTCGCCGACGAAGAGACGTCCTCGAAGGAGCGCTACCACGGCTGGAAATCGGGCCGTCTCGCGTTCTGGAAGGATCTGGTGTTCTGCCGCGACCTGATCGACGCCCATCGCAAGAACCTGATGGCCAACGGCGACGCGCTGTACATGAACATCCTGGCAAAGGAGAAGAAGAACACGCTCGCTGCGCTCTACAGCGGCAATCCGTCGGTCGCGGCCGCATCGAACATGGTCGTGACGTCGACGACCGCAATTTCGGAGCTGGAGCTCTCGCTGGGCGGTGAGTTCGACCACTTCGCCACGCGTCAGAAGGTGTTCGAGAAGACCTCGCTGATGATCGTCGCCGTGATCGACAAGGAATGGTCGCGCGTGCGCTTCTACCACCGCGGTCTGCCCGAACCGACCGATGTCAGCTTCCGTGATCTCAAGAGCGCAAGCAAGTCGGGTCCGGACGTGAGCGACATCCTGCGCGCTTACCAGGTCGGCCACAGCCCGTCGCTGTAACAGACTCCTTTCCATTCGCCCACGCGCTTAGCTTCGGCTGAGCGTGTGGGTTATCACTGGGTTCGTAGAAACCATGAAAATCGAAGCGTACCTCGCCAGTCTGTTTCCGACGCTGCGCAAGGATCAAATTCTCGACGACGTGCGCAACACGCGCGTCGAACTCCGCGAAACCACCCTGCCCGCCTATGAAGTGGCGGTGCCGCTGCTCGGCAAGTGGAAGTGGAAGTCGGAAGAAATGAAAGGCTTCGCCAGCTCGTTCTCGCGACTGGTCAAGGGCGGCAACATGATCGCCGTGATCGAAGCCGGCCTGAAGGAATCCGTGGGTACGCTTGCGGCCGCCGAAGGCTACGTCATCAAGAGCTACAACGAGGAAGTTGCGTCGATCGCCCTCACCTACAAGAAGGCGAACGTGCTGCAGTTCATCGAAGCCGTCGCGTTCGTGTCGAAGTTCGCGCGCAAGCTGGTGAACTACGCATTCGTGCACGAGACGGCACTCATCCCGGACAGCGATACGTCGACCAAGGACGCCATCACGCCGGCGGAAGAGAAGTGGATCAGCCAGAACTTCATCGCATTCTGCACCGCCTTCGAAAGCGTGTCGCAGGCCGTGAAGTCGGTCGAGGAAGCCATCGAGAGCATCCCCGAGATCACGATCAAGTCGTCGGATCCGCACGCATTGCGCGAGACACTCGGCGAGAAACGCCTTGACCCGTTCAAGTTCGGCTTCATCAACGCGAAGATGAATCCGTTCTACTGGTGGGGCAAGTGGAGCGCGGAAGGCGAAGTCGCACGCTACAACGCGGCGAAGGAAGAACTGCGCCTCGTGCAGCTGCGCAAGCTGAACTTGGAAAAGCTCAACGAGCGCAAGCCCGACGCTGCCCTGCAGAACGAAATCCAGTACATGGAGAACCGCGTGCAGGGCCTGAACGCGAAGATCGCGTCGATGGAGGCGAAATATGCCTGAACTCATCGCCGCTGGGCTTCGGCTGTACCCGCGGGGATTTCTGGGCAAAGTCCTCCCTCCCCGGCTTGTCGCCAAGCCCCGCCCGTACGAGATTCGCGTTCGCACAACGACCTCGGTTGGTATCGTCACGCCCCAGCAGAACACCGCTGACGCGAATCCGGTCGTGGAGACTCTGTACGCTCAGCACATCAAGCGTGCTGCGTCCACGATGTCGTTCGATTTCCGCGAGAGGGTTCTGATCGCCGCGCTCGACGCCTTCGGTGACCGGAACTTCTACAGTTGGTGCAAAGCGCAGATGCAAAGCCCAGCTGTCGGGGACGTGCATCTGCGCTTCCTGGACGACATGCTGCGCTTCATTTCCACGGGCCGTCGGCAGATGAGTCTGGAAACGTGGGCAAGCTTCCTGCAGATGAACGATGCAGGCGAGCGTCCGCAAGAATTCACGCCGACGGCGAAAGAGTTCTTCCAGATCTACAAGGACGGCGTGTACCCGTCGCTCTTGGACTATTCGCTGGCCAACGTGATCCAGCGATGGCTCTCGCAACCGGGCGGCATAGAAGACCTCCTGGGCACGCTGCACCTTCTGTTCGGCAACCTCTGAGCCGGCCTTTTTCCCGCCAATAGTATAGCCGTCTCACCGCGGGTGGGATAGCAAGTACCGCGCGGGTACTGGTTAGTCATCCTCTCAATTACCTATTGCAATAGGAGCAGTAACATGCGTCGCATTTCTCACGTTGGTCTCGTCGCAGCGATGGAAGAAGAAAACCTGCTGCCCGAAGAAGCCGAAACCAGCGAAGTGTCGGACCTCGCGAACTCGCAAGAAGAAGGTCTGACGGACATCGCCGAAGACGAAGCCGGCCTGGCCGAACACGATGCGCTGACCGACGAAGCCGTCGACACCGCAGAAGCGCTCGAATCGATCCGCGACGACCTGAAGGCAGCGCTCGAGCACGGCGGCCTGGAACAAGGCGGTGCTGCGATCCTGCGGACGTCGTTGAACCACATGTACAAGCGCGTCAGCATCAACACGAAGCGCGTGACGCCGGCCCTCGAATCGTTCGGTTCGATCTCGCGCCGTGAAGACGCGACCAAGATCGCGCTGGAAGAAGTGAAAGAAACGCTGCAGAAGGTGTGGGCCACGATCGTCGCCGCCGTCAAGAAGGCGATCGAGTGGATCAAGTCGTTCTGGAAGAAGCTCTGGGACAACACCGAGCCGATGATGAAGCGCGCCGAAGAACTGAAGGCCGCGGCAGGCAAGGTCGATGGCGAAGCCAGCGAGAAGACCTTCAAGAACGCCGGCATGGCGAAGGCACTGCACATCGCAGGCAAAGTGCCGGAAGGCGCTGAAGGCGCTGCGCGCATGGCTGAAGTCGCGAAGAAGGTGTTCAGCGATTACGGCGCATGGACGTCGGGCATCGAAGGCAGCACGAAGGATCTGTCGAACATCGGCGAACTCGCGAAGGCACTCGATCACGACGCGTTCGGCCTGCAAGCCGTGCACGACGCAGCATCGCAAGGCATCCCGGTCGAAGGCGAAGCAAAGGTCGGCCGTTCGGAAGAACTGCCCGGCGGCAACGCACTCGTCGTGGTGATCGCGAAGGACATCGAGAAGTCGAAGGCCGGCATCATGCCGTTCAACAAGACCTCGGCAGACTTCAAGGGCGAAGACGTTCCGGTTCACCAGAACAAGGAACACATGATCGCCGTCTGCGACGCCGTGATCAACATCGGTCAGGCGATCAAGGCGAACGAAGGCGCGATCGCCAGCGGCGAGAAGGCGAAGAACGAGCTGCTGAAGGCGATGGACGAAGCGCAGAAGAAGGAAGAAGGCCAGGGCGAAGCGATCAAGGCAGCGCGCGCAGCGCTCAAGCTGATCGACACGCCGTACGTGGCGCTCGCTTCGTACGCGGTCAAGGTCGGCAAGTCGCTCAACCAGCAAGTCGAGCAGTCGATCAAGGCCTTCGGCGCGAAGAAGGAAGAAGCCAAGCCGGAAGAAGCTAAGGCAGCGGCCTAACGGCTCGTGCGGTGACCTAATACGTTCTACACGTCTTGGGTAGGACCTGAGACTCCGGGGATGTTTCCTGGAGTCTCAGGTTTTATTCCTTCATTTGAAAGGTTCAAGCAATCATGCGCAATTTCTTTCCTGCACTGGAAGCAGTCCAGGACGATGCGCGCCCGTTGATTTCGCTCGAAGAGGAAATGCTCCTCATCGACGAGAACGCGCGCGATGAAGCACGCATCCAGAAAGACCTCGCCGAAGTGAATCGCGGCATGGATCTGGCCGATGCTCTGGAAGACCTCGCGGTCGTGGCGGGTAACGTCAAGGATGCGAGCACCGAAGAAACCCAACTGACCGAGATGTGCGGTCAGATGGCAGCGGCCGGCACCGACATCGCTCCCGAAGAGATCGTCCCGTCGATGGAAAGCTTCAAGGATGGCGTGATCGCCACCGAGAACTTCAAAGAGACGGCGAAGAAGATCTGGGAAAGCATCCAGAAGTTCCTGGCTCACGTCTGGGAAACGATCGTCAACTTCTTCAAGCGCATCTTCGCGCAGATCCCGCGAGCGCGCTATCGCCTCGAGGAACTGAAGAAGCAGATCAAGTCCATCGACAAGTCCAAGTCGAAGCAGAAGGAAGGCAGTCACGTCGGCGTCTTCGCCGTGGTGGCGCACAAGGACGTGACGGATGCCGTGCAGTACATCCAGGCGAACAAGACGTTCACCTCGGTCGTCGACTGGGTCTATTCGAGCTACGCCAAGTACGTGCTCGCGATGGGCGAGAAGGCGAAGTCCGGCATCGAAGCATTCGACGCAGAAGATCCGCAAGCATCGGCCAACAAGCTGCGTTACGCGCTCCAGGGCGTGAAGCTCGGCCGTCTGCCGGGCGTGGTAGCCACGAAGAAGGTGGGTCAGTTCGAAACCCAATCCACAGACGACTTGCTCCACAACAAGATCCTGATCGTGTCCGACTTCCAGAAGGAAGGCGACGCGACGACGCTCGGCGTGCTGGAAAAGCTGCGGACCCATCACGTGCAGCTCGCTGATTCGGTCGGCGGCCGCAAGATGGAAAACGGTGCGGGCGAAACCCACAAGGGCAAGCCGCTCACCGTCGAGCAGATGGAAGAAGTCGTCAAGGAACTCGAAGCGCAGCTCGATGCGATCGAGAAGTTCGACAAGTCGAAGAACGAAGGCGATTTCCAGCGCGTGCGCAAGGATCTGGCCGCGGCATCGAAGAAGGCCGAGAAGTCCCTGGGCGATCTGGATCACAGCGAGACCTCGGGTCATTCGAAGGTGGTCGAGACCTACTACCGCGCGATGCTCGCCTTCAACGCCGCCTTCTGCCACTGGATCAATCAACCGTTGCTCCAGATGACGAGCCTCACGCTCACGAACCTGCGCAGCGGCATCGCCCGCGTCCAGGAATCGATCAAGTGCTACGACCTCGAGCACGTGGTCCAGAAGGAACGTCACGGCGTACCGGTGCCCGAGCATCCGCTGCTCCCGGCGTAATACGCCCGACAAAGAGACTCGTGGCGCGTGCGCCGCGAGCGCTCTGCCATGGGTCTCTTTTGAAACGTAAGGTAGACAACAATGCGACGACATTTCCTGGCCCTCGAGGCCTTCGACAACTCCAACACGGGTTCGCCGACGGACGCTGAGACCGACAAGCCGGACACCGCAGTGACGCCGGAAGCAGATCCTGCTGCTGTCGCGTCCGCACCGGCAGCTGACGCACCGGTACCCGCTGAGCCGACGGGCGATGGCACAAACCCGGAGCCGTCGGAACCCGACGAAGCCAAGCCCACCGATCCCGCAGCCGCCCCTGCACTTCCCGCAGAACCCGGCGTAGAAGACCCGGCGCCGGTTGCGCAGGACGCGCCGACGCCTGCGGAAACTCCGGCTGAAGCTGCTCCGGCTGTGCCGTCCGAACCGACCAACGCATCGACGGCTGAAGAGCCGGTGGCTGGCGCTGAATCGACCGATGCTACGCCGGAAACACCGGCAGCTGATGCCTCGACCGAAACGCCGCCCGCGCCTGCTGAAACGCCTGCTACGTCGACCGACGATACGCAGCCCGCAGAACCGGAAACGGCAGAGACGCCGGCTGCTTCCACGGACGAAACCCCGCCCGCTACGGACGATACGACCCCGCCGGCGGCGACGGAACCGACCGATGCAGGTGGTGAGTCGACTCCTGCTGAAACGCCCGTGGGCGGTGCCGATGAGACACCGACTCCCGAAGGCGGTGCAGCGGAAGCCGACAGCGAAGCGATGGAATCGATGCGCGAGCGCCTCGAACTGTCGTACGCGATGGAAGAGGCTGCATTCGCGGTTGCCGATGCTGGCGAACACGCTGCTGAAATCCAGCACGACCTCGCTGAATCGGAGCGCGTGATTCAGGTTTCCGACGCTCTGGAAGATCTGGCGTTCGTGGCTGACTCGATCAAGCAAGCGACGCCGGCTGAAGCCGCTCTGATGGAAACGGCAGGCAACATGGCCGTGGCGGGTACCGACGTCGAACCGGACGCCATCGTTCCTTCGATGGAAAGCTTCATCGGTCATCGCATCGCGACCGAAGGCATCAAGGAAACGGCTCAGCGGATCTGGGAATCGATCGTGATGTTCATCGATCGCATCTGGGAAAAGATCCGTGGCTACTGGCGCATCAACAAGACGCTGCCGACGTGGCGCAAAAAGCTCGACGCGCTGAAGAAGATGGCCGGCGAGGTGGGCGATGAGAAGCACGTTGACTTCGTTCGCGCAAGCATGCAGCTCTTCGCTTTCGTGAAGGGTGGCGGCCTGAGCGCGAAGGACCTCGAGGCACATCCGTTGGATCTGCCCCGCTTCGTGAAGACGGTCCGTGGCATGTTCGCTGAGTACGCCAACGGTGTGGTCGAGAAGGGTCACGACATCGCGAAGGCGATCGCCGAATTCGACGTGAACCGCCCGGAGAAGGCCGCGCAGGATCTGAAGAACAAGCTCACGGGCATGCATCCGGCGGGCTTCGCTTCGTCGGCTGGTATCGACAAGCTGATCGGACATGCACACCTCGAACTCGTCGCGTACGAGAACACCGCAGGCGAGGACGTGGATGCTGCATTGGAGCGCTTGCGCAACTCGGGCGTGAAGTATGTGAACGACGGCGCACACTTCGTCGCGAATCATGTTTCGCTTCCGCACGTTATCCCTGTCGCGCCAAAGCATACGTATGTGCAGACCCTCGGCATGCTCGACGAGATGCTGTCGGCGATGGAACACTTCTATCAGAAGACGTACCACGAATTCGACGATCTCGGCAAGCGTATCAAGACCGCGTCGGCTGCCGCGACGAAGGCCATGGGCAAGGCCGGTGAAGCAGCGATGGCCGAGGGCAGGACGATTCACCACTACCGTTCCCTGTTGAACTTCAACAAGGCGTGGGCGCAGTGGACGTATCAGCCATTCGTGCCGCTGTTCACGCATGCGATCAAGGTGCTCCGTGGCTACAGCGCCCTCGTCGAATCGGGCCTCGAAGCCTACGACGAGAAGGCGTCTGCTCGCCACAAGGCAACCAGCGACCGTGCGAAGGCCGGCGCAGAAGCCCGAGCGAAGGATTCGCAGTTCACGCAAAAGGACTACGACGATACCGTCAAGGACTTCGCTGAACGCATGAAGAAGGATGCAGGGAAGCAACGCGACGCCCGTAAGAACCCGAAGTACGACGATCAGACCGGCGAGCGCAAGAAGTAACGCTTAGTCCGCTGATGCGTTTAGGAGCCCCGGGACACTCGTGTCTCGGGGCTTTTTATTTATTCCGATTGGAAGACAAAGAACATGCGACGCACACTCATGGCCCTCGAGGCCTTTTACGAAGAAAGCGGCGAAGGCGAAGCCGTTCAGGATCCGGCGAAAACCGAAACCGTTGTGGCGCCGACTGATGCCGAACCGATTCCGCCAGTGGATAACGATACGCCGCCTGCGGACGAAGCTGAACTGGTGCCTCCGGTGGAAGAAGAGGAAGTGTCGCTGGAATCGCTGGTGACGGTTCTCGGCATGGCGATGGAGCAGATCGCTGAGATTGGCGCGAACCTGAAGGAAGCAGAGCGCGCAATTCAGACGTCGGATGCACTGGATGATCTCGCTCATGTGGCGAAGTCCATCGAAACCGCGACGCCGGCGCAGGCCGCGATGATCGAGACGATCGGTGACATGGCAGTGGCGGGTACCGACGTCGAACCGGATGCCATCGTGCCGTCGCTCGAGCATTACATCGGCCGTTCCATCGCGCTGGAAGCCGAGGGCATCAAAGAGCGTGCGAAGAAGATCTGGGACGCTATCGTCGGTTTCGTAGCGCGCGTATGGCAGCACATTAAAAACTTTTGGAAACAGTGCCGGCTTGAGTATTACCGAGCGACGCTCGGGAAAGCTGGCAAAAAAGCCGAGAGCTATCCGGAGCGCGTTGAAGGTGAGGTGTCCGTCAATCGCGCGTTCTGCGAACTGTTCCTGTCGCCGCGGGGCGGGTTCATTCTCCAAGACTTCGAAGAAGCCTTCGAGCAAGACGCGCGCAACGTGCTGGGACGCGGTGAAGCGATCGAAAAAGCGCTCAACGCCTTTGACCCGAACGCACCCGAAAAAGCTCTCGAAGAGCTTGCGAAACGTTTGGAGGAGCTGAGCGACAAGAGTGATTTTGACAAGCGCTCTTTCCCGGGCGGCTACGAGTTGCAGAAGAAATCTTTCCGCGCCGAATCGGGATCGACGGTTGAAGCAACTCTTGAACGGTTGCGCAATTCGACGATGACGTTCGGTCAGACCGGGAAAGGAGAATCTCTTTCTAAGCGTGAATCCGTAGAGCTTCCCCGGAAGGACGACATGAGGGGCGCTGCCAGCGCTCTTTGGAAAATTTTCATCGTTCTCGACAAGTTCTACAGCGGTCTGTGGACCCAGATCGAGATGAAGGAAGGTCAGCTGAAAAAGGCGTCGGAAGCGTTCGTGAAGAAGATCGGTGATGAGGGCATGACCTCGGAACGTCGGGCGCTCGTGAATTTCTACAAGGCCTACGCGAGCTGGGTATATCAACCGTTCATTCCGATGGCCGGTTACGGCATGAAGCTATTGGCCCTGGGTATCGCAGGTCTTAACGATTGTTCGAAGGCGGCGGAGAAGGTCGGCAGCAAGAAGGACGACGCAACCGGCGAGAAGAAATCTTCCGCCGACAAGATGAATGACCACGTCAATCGCGATAACGAAGCGCGGATGAAGCAGGCTGGAAAGTTCTCTGAAGCCGGCAAGATGTAATCGCTTGTTCGTTTCCTGCATCGCAAACAAGGAGAGGGCTTCGGCCCTCTCTTTATTCCGTCTGGCAATTCGGTCGATTTTATGTAACCCAGCATAAGGCGACCGATCATGCCGAAACTTGTATTGCCTATCCCGGAGACGTACGACAGCGTAACGCGTCCAGTGGTCTATGACGTGGCCCGCCGTCTCTTCAAGCTGACGGGCCTGCCTGACAACACGCCGATTCTCTACCCGTCCGCGCACGGTAACACCATGCAGCCGGGGTCGACGCTCCATGCCGATCCTGCTGATAGCGAGCTTGCCTATTACGATCAGGTGACGATCGAAGTCGATGAAGCCGTCGATCAAGACCGACTTCTGAGTACCGCTGTCCTATACCCGGACAACCTTTTCATCTTCCACGATCCCCGCGTCGAAACGATGCTGAAGCCCGTGTACTCGTCCACCGAGATCACGATCAACTTCAAGTATCGCGCAATCGACGAAGTGAAGGCGAAGCGCTGGCGCGAGCAGATTCGCGTGCGCACTTCACAGATGCGTGACGTGCAGGTGCTCGACGTCCGCTATGCCTACCAGCTGCCGCCTGTCTCGATGGTCATCCTCGAGGAGATCCACACGCTGATGGAGAACGTGGCGGGCTACGGCGATACGTTCGCCCAGTGGTTCAAGAATAGCGTCACCGCCCGCGCGACCGTCGAGTCCAACCTCAGCGGGAAGCAGCTGCAAGTCGCGGTTCCCGAACACCAGGGACGCATCGTCGGATATTGGGATTTCGAAGGCGAACCAGAGATCGGATCCAAAGAAGACGACACCGATACGTGGACGATCAGCTGCGCGTTCAAGTTCAAGTACGACAAGCCGGTATCTGTGGTGATGGAGTATCCACAGATGGTTCACAACCAGCTCATCAAGTACCGCGAAGACAAGCTGCCGTTCAATCCGGAGCAGATACAGAAAAGCTTCTCGCTGTCGGCCTACTACTTCGAACAGTTCAATCGGACGCGATCGCTCGACGGATGGTTCAACGGCAATGAGGGCTTGCGCTTTCCCGCGTGGGATGAGTTCGTGCCGAACAACCAGCCGCCCTTTTTCATCCGCATCTTCAGCGGCATGACGGCGCTCGATCTGTCGGCCGAGGGCAATCCGAATCTGCTGATGAACCTTGACGAGTTGTCGGAAGGATGGTCGATGGATGACCGGATGAAGGCCTTCGTCACGGGCGAGGCGCCCTATATGACGCAGCTCTACAACTCGGTGTTCTCGTGCAACTTGTATGCCGCGAACGACTTGCAGGCTGATGGCACGGTTCGCGTCGATGGCGACCTGAACGTACTTACGACGTTCGATCCCAATCCGCGGGCACGGTTCCACGTCTGGTTTGGCCTCTGCTACAACTGGCGTCTCTTGAGTCCCGCCGCGTGGACACGCCTGCTCGCCAACTACGACATCCTCGTCCGCTTGATCGAGGCCCTGTGGCCAGCGCTGCCCCGCGACCGCTACCCGAAACCGATCGGCAACAGCAACCAGACCTCTCGCAATTCCATGCTCGGCTTCATGAGTGCCGTCCCCAGTCAGACGGGCTTCAAGTCCGTCGAGACGTTCTATGTACAAGCCGTGGAGAACACAAATGCCACTCGTCGATAAGGCCACGTCGCCTCCGGTTCCGCATCGCGACAAGATCCGCGTCACGGATCCGAAGTACAAGGGCATCGTGATCGACACACGTTATGTCCCGACCACTGACCTGCTCACGCACATCGAGGGGAGCAGCTGGACGGTCGACTACTACAGCCAGGTCCTGGACCAGGACAACGGTATTGCGGGGCAGGCAGTCAACAAGCCGGCGCAGTATCAGCAGTACCGTCGCATCCGCAAGATGGAACTGAAGGTCACTCAGTCCCTCACTGCATCGCAGGACGCGGTAAGCAAGAAGATGTCCTATAAGGGCAGCGCCAATGTGTATCCGGTGCTGATTCCCAATCAGGGTGACATGTTCATCGCTCAGGTCGATGACGGTCGCATGGGCATTTTCACGATCACGTCGAGCGAGCGCAAGTCTTTCTACAAGGACTCGGTGTTCGGCATCGAGTACGAGATGGTCGACTACGCCGAACCCGAGCGTCTGCTGGATCTGGAGACGAAGAGCGTCCAGACGCTGGAGTTCGTGAAGGACTATCTCCAGGCCGGTCAGAACCCGCTGGTGGAGAAAGAGGAGTGGCAGCAGATTGCGACGCTGCATAGTCGCTACGAGTCCATGCTCGCCGCCTACACCAAGCAGTTCATGAGCAAGGAGTTCATGACGATCATTGCACCGGGGCAGCCCTACCCGACGTATGACGCTTGGCTCGTGCGGGCGCTGACCGAGATGTTCGAGAGCACCGATACGCCGGAGCTGCTTCGTATGCGGCAGCTCGACGTCGACGACGACCCGTCGATGAGCTGCACGCAACTTTGGAATGTGCTGCTGCAGAAAGATCCGCAAATGCTCAAGTTCGCCAACCGGCGGGCGGGACTGGTGTGGGTCAGTCGCTTCACGCGCAATCCGATGCTCAACGGCATCCGATGGAGCGGCATCAACCTCGTGGTGTATCCGAGCAACGTCGAACTGACGGTCGACCAGGAATTCTCTGGCATCACGCCGATCACCGAGGCAAGTTTGAAAGCCGTGCCTTCGCGCAATGGCTGCCTCGAAGATCTGATCGCAAACACGGACCTCGCTGGCCTGCCCTACACCACAGCGCCTTTGATCAATCCGGTGCTGATCGACGACCACTACGTATTCTCGCAAGCCTTCTACGAGAACGGGCCGGGTCAGTCGAAGCTTGAGCTGGTCGTTCGCGACTACCTCGAAGACCGCGCCATCAACAAGGATCTGCTCCTCGCCTTCTGTGACACCTATCACGGCTGGGGCGGACTTGAGCGCTTCTATTACACGCCGATCGTGCTGTTGCTAATTCGGGCAGCGATTCGGCGCATCTGACAATCTGAACAAGGAGTCCCGACATGAAACAGCGAGTACCGCGCTCCCAGCCGGTGCAAAGACCCACGGCCAGTACGTGGTTGCCGCCGGAGCAACGCGACACAGCCTGGTACATCTTTCACAAGCTCTTTCTTTGTCGGGTCCAGGCGATTCAGACAGTGTCGATCGAGGCGATGCGCGAGTTTGGCACGCCGACTTCCGGCGACCCGGACTTCGACAAGCAGATGCAAAACGAGCGTGTGGATCGGATGCTTTCCATCTCGCAGATGATCGAGTACTGGGAATCGGGCGTGACCATTGGGGTGGCCAATCAGAAAGATACCAAGGTGATTTATGAGTTGATCAGCGATCACCTGAATGCCTGGAAGAACAAGCTCGAATACGAGCTGAACATCCGCCACGCACCGATCGACGACCTCGTGAAGCTGGACAAGTTTGCGAACACGGTCTACCGCCACGCGAAGTATCTGTTCCCCGAGGATTACGTCGAGTCGATCTTGCACCGCAAGCTCTCCGGCACGATGCGCGTTGCGCGCGATCAGCTCATCAAGCCACTGGCGCCTCGCGTTACCACCATCAACGCGGAAGCCCAAGAGCCGGAAGACAAGAAGTATCCGGAGCGCGTCAGCATGGCCGACGCCTTCACTCGAGGACGTCTCAACGGACCTGCTAGCGTCCGCTGGAAATAAGAGGGTCTCATGGAACTCGAACAATCGGCCTTGATGATGGAGGTCGAGCAAGTCGTCAATGGTGGCGCAAAGCCGGTGCACTTCACCGTGCGCGCTGACCTTCTCGTCTTGACCACGGGCACGTATGTCCAGCCTTTGAAGGTCACGAGTATTGACCTGAAGCGAAACTACCTCGACTCCTATGGCGACGAGCTGATCGTCGAGATGCAGATCCCGATGGGTGTGTACGCGCACGAAGTGTATCCGTACAAGAACGCCGTCGATGTGATGCTGACGTACACGCCTCTGAAGGAAATGGGCGACACCACCGATCAGCAAAGCGTCATCAAGACGGAACTGTTCACGGGAACGCTCCTCGACAAGGGGTCGCCGCTGCTGGAGCAAAACGGTTTCAACTCGCCGAGCCGCATGAACCTGGACTTGACCGACATAGCGACGGTGCATTTCCAGTGCGTCAACAAGGGCGTCGAGCAGATGCGGATGATGTCGGTCGGACAGATCTTCCGGAACACGACCGTCGATGACGCGATCAAGACCATCCTCACGGCAGCGTCGCAAAAGACGACCGTCAACGGTCAACGACAGGTCCAGGGCGTCACGATGGTGAAGTCGGCAAATCCGAAGCCTCGTGAACATATCGTCATCCCGCACGGGACACGACTGATGGATGTGCCTCAGTACATCCAGAAGCACTGCGGAGGCGTGTACAACTCGGCGATGGGCTACTACGTCCAAGGTAATCAGTGGTACGTCTATCCCGCGCTCGATACGACCCGCTTCTACAGCGAGCCATCGACGCTCACGATCATCAACATCCCGAAGAACAAGTACCCGCATATCGAACGGACGTATCGACAGTCGGCGGGGAACCTGGTGGTGCTCGCCACCGGCCACGTGAAATACCGTGATCCGAGCAACCACGTTCAGTTGAACTCCGGCAACGGTATCCGTTTCACCGATGCATCCAAGTTCATGGGTGGCTTTGTAAAGCTGCTGATGAACACCGCACTCGCCTCACGCGGCGGCAACGCCAACGAGTTCATCGCGACCAAACGTCCGAACGGAAACAACAACGTCCAGCTCGCACCCAATCCGATCACCACCAATTCGCTCGAGCAGTACTCGCATCTGTCTCGCGCAATGGGTTCGCCCATGTCGCTGGAGTGGCAGAACTCGAATCCGGACCTGATCACGCCCGGTTTGCCGTGTCAGGTGCTCTACCTGGATCAGGATCAGATCAAGACGCTCACAGGCGTTGTCGTCAGTGCCCACCACTACACCCAGCTGCAGGGTCACGGCATGACGGCTACTCGCCACGTAACAAACAGCGTGCTGAACATCTTCATTCAGCCGCAGGACCTCTCGAATCAACCGAATAGCACGCCCTGATAGGAGCTTCTCATGTCTTTGGATTTCACGAAAACCGGCCCGGAGATTCTGGTCGATCAGATCAACGCCGACAACCCGACGGCGGCACTCTCGACCGCGATGGTCAGTTTTGGCACCCCGTGGCAGAACTTTGAGGCGGACAAGGCCACGTACAACACGGCGGTCATGATTACGCCGGTCCTTGGCCAAGGCTTCACGGGCCCGGTCCGTTATCCATACAACCGTATCGATCTGGCGTCGCTCGTCAACGACAGCAACCGCACGTTCGGTGTGGAATCGGCCGTGAATCTCTCGGACATGATCGAGCGCATCAACACCGCGCTCGGCATCAAGCTCGTGAGTCCGACCGTGGCGAACCCGTCGGAAGGCGTTCGCGCGCAGGCAGGCGACTACACCGACATTGTTTTGCCGCAACCGACCGCGAAGAAGCCAAGCATCAACTTCGTCCTGACCGCGGATCCGACATCGCTGATCTACACGGGCAGCGCGATCCTCACCCTCACCACGACGGCGAAGGATCTCGGCGCGGCGATCGCTGTCGCTTCGACCGGCCTCGTTCACGCGTAAGGTGATCGATGAGCACGCCCTCCCTCGTGCTGGACTTCACCCAGCCAGCGGCGAGCGTGATGCTCGCCCAGATCAACTTCGACAACGGGACGGCCATTACCGGCGATCAGATTCGATTCGGCCAGGTGGCAGCGCTCCCAGCGGATGACCCGAGTGGCAAGAACACGCTCGTCTTCGTGGCAGCGCTGCAGGGCGCTAGCTTCGAGGGACAGGAGTACTTCCGCTACAACCGGGTTGACATCAGCACAGTGCCCGGTACGCGCTCGACGGCGTTCTCTCGCAGCCAAGCGCTCACGGTGTCCGACATCATCGGAATGATCAATTCGCGGTTCTCGCTGAACCTGACGCAAGCCGACATCGTCGACGCCGATCTACCGATTCCTGCGACGGATCAAACCGTATCGTTCACGCTCCAGATGGCGCCGAATTCCCTGCTGTGGCGAGGCTCGGTCACGCTGTCGCTCTCCAACTGAGACCGCTCCCATCATGACTCAAACAACGAGCCGCTTCGAGCGTGTGCTCAGTGCCGCACTGGCGAATCCGGACCACGACTATCCCGAGGACTTCTCGCACGAGAACGGGATGTACATGAGCACGTGTGCGAACTCGGCCTGCCGACAGCAGTTCACTGGCGGGAAGTATCGCTTCTACTGCCGCATGTGCCGAGAGGCTGCGTAGAAAAATACGGGGTCGCAATTGTATGAGCGATCGTCCTCCTCGCTCCGTAGCCACCCCCGTTACGTTCAAACTTCTCTCTTGAAGGATCGCACATGAAGATCTCCACCGGCCTGAGCGCCCTCGGCAACCTGCTCGCGCTCATCGTCGCATCGAATCCGCGTTTCTCGGTCGTGACCGAAGACACGCTGAAAGTCGTCTCGGTCGGAGCAACCGATGTCGACGCAGCTGGCAACAACAGCGCCGTGGTCGTTTCGGCCGACGGCTACGCCGACACGCAGTCGTTCACCTACAAGCGCGTCGCGCTCGCCGACGCCGCTGGCGTTTCGACCTTCTCGCTCGCACCGGCCGCCGGCGCACAAGCTGCTGACCTGCTCGCTGGCGTCGCTGCATCGTACGGCCTGCTCGCAAGCGAGCTGTCGCTCATCGACGGCGACGCTGTTGCCGCTGCTGCTGCTTCGTCGGTGACTGTCGTCGCTGCTTCCTCGTCGGTGGTTTACGCGCCGAGCACGATCGTCGTCGCGCTGGCCTGGCCGACCCCGGCACCGGCTCCGACCCCGGAACCCGCAGTGGATCCGGCACCCGTCGCACCGGTGACGCCGTCGATCTCCTCGCTGGTCGACAACAGCACGCTGGGCGGCTTCGAAGGCGCTGACGTCGCTGCACCGGTCGCTCCGGTTGCCGACGCTGCTGCAACGACCGACGCTGCTCCGTCGTCGACCGATCCGGTCGCTACCAACTGATCTCTGCGCCGCGCGCGCGAGTTAGTCACGAAGTAAGTAAGAAAGAACCCGGGGTTTCCTCCGGGTTCTTTTTTATGCCCGCCAGAAAAGGACATCATGCACATCGATCCCCGTCTTTCCGCCGAAGAGAACATCTTCGAATTGGTGACCAATCCCGCATTGGGTCAGCCAACCATGCCCGAACTGCGAGCGTGCACGGCACCGGTTCCCTACGACCGCTCGAGACTGAACGACTTCACCGGACCGGGACTGAACGTCGACGATGCCAACAGCAATACACAAGTCATCGTCTATCTGCGTCCCGATGTGGACGACGTCTCGAACGACGGGATCAACCAGACGATCATCTATCAGCGCAAGGGATTCGCTGAGATCCTTCCAGCAAACCCGACGGTCGCCGTGCATGCATCGTTTGCTGCGAATGAGGTGATCGGGGCAATCGCGGAAGCCTTCGGATTGGTGGCCGACGAGATCCTCTTGTTGACGCCGATGTACGGTCAGCCCGCGACGGTCGACATCGACGCCTACTGCTCGCTCCTCTATCTCCCGGGCACCGTCACGGTAACGCTCAGCTGGTCCTGAGACGCCATGCGACATATGGCCAGTGCTTCGGCACTGGCTTTTATGCCGTCAATTGGGATTGAAAAAAAACTCAAACATATATTCCCGGCGTGAATCCAGACCAATAAAGGTTTCGATTCTTTCTCAATTAACCAACTAGAAAACAACACCATGATGAACTTTCTGAAGATGGCACTCGACGCAGCTCAAGACACCGTAGAGAACGTCGACACGCAACAGTCTCAGGAGCCTACTGAGACGCAGATGACGGTAGCGAAGGTGGTTCTCGCTGCCTCCGGTGTCGCCCTCGCTGGCGCAGTGGGCTACGGCATTTACCGCGGCGTGGATTACATGACGAACCGTGACAAGGCGCCTAAGGCATCCGAAGCGAAGAAGGACGAAGCCAAGCCGGACGAAGCGAAGAAGTAATCGCTGACGGCATAGGGGCGCGGGAAAAACCCGCGCCTATGCAACCTTGCGCTGAATCCTTTTTTTACCGCTTCCCTTGAAGGTATGGACCAACCATGAAGTCGATTCTCATCTTCGCCACCGGCATCGTTGTCGGCATCATCGTCTGCGACAAGATTCACGAACGCACTGCGGAAGCGAACAAGAATGCTGCTTAACCTTCCCTTCGTTTCGACCCTCCGTCGCATCCTGTCGCTGAACCGCCGCCGCAAAGAGCAGCCGGACCTCGCTATCACCCTGCTTGAACCGAACTCGATCTATGCCTCGCACGGCCTAGTGATTCTTCGCTCGATCGCAGACAACCATGAGATCGCGCGTGAGTTCAAGCTCAACCGTCCTGAGTTCCTGAGCATCCTTGACGGACCGGTGATGCAGGTGATCACCAAGCAGCTTGCCGATCTCGGCTACAAACTCGACCACATCGTTTCGTATTACATCCCCGGCTGGGTTTAAGCCGATCACCAGATCCCGAATCTCAATTAACCAAGAAAATAAGGATACCTGACCATGAGCATCATTGACCGCCTGATGAATCGCGCTCCCCGCCTCGAACGCAACGAGCTGAACGAGATCGACGTGCGCTTCCACAAGGAAGCCAACCACCACACGATCCATGGCTACCTGATCGTGACCCATCGCCAGCTGGGCATCCGCGAAGGTGCGGTGGCGTTCTCCTTCCCGAACTTTTCCGACGCACCGGACCTGGACCTACGCCTGATGGTCGACCTGTTTGAAGCCGCCAGGTCGCAGGGTTTCATCCCGCACCGCCTCGCAGCCTACGGCGCGCTCCAGCCGATGCCCGAAGCACAGGCTCCGGCGCCCGCAGCGCCGAAAGCAGCTGCGCCGCTTTGGACCCGGGACAACCCCAATCTGTACCCGGTTGACCGTCGCCTGCAGTCCGTGCCTGCAGTCGTCCGCAAGCAGACCGCTCCGCAGACGGGCAACGGCGCTCTGAAAGAGCTTTCGGACATTCATGCTTCGTGGGCGGCGGCTGTTGAAGACATGGAACCGGCGGATCGGGAGGCGCTCGAAATCCTCCTCGATCAGATCATGAGCAATGGTCGCGCGATGAAGTATGACAACGCAACGATCGTGAAGAAGGTCGGCGAAGCGTATCGCAAGACGTTCCCGGAGATCGCGAAGGCGCGTGATCGTTTCGATGCACTCGACGCGACGAAAGCGGCCGAGGGTAGCGAGGGCGTTCTGCAACTGAAGTTCGGTCGCGGCGAAGACACGACTCCGCAGCAGCCCGGCACGAACTGAACCCGGGGGAGCTTCGGCTCCCCAGTCCCACCAATAACACTAAACCAATCTGGAAAAGAAGATGATGAACTTCGGCTTTATCGATAACGCTGTGCAAGTCGGCATCAACCCTGCGATGGACCCGGCCAAAAGCCACGGCACGATCAGCGTGCTGCAACCCAACGGCGACTATGAAGTGGTGCACTACTCGGTGGACCGCCCGAACATCCTGAAGCGCCCGACGATGGAAGTCATCGCGGACATGTATCAGCAGTTCCAGCAGCTCGGTTTCCGTCCGGCCGCAATCGAAGTGCGTCTGGGCCGCACCGCTCAGATCTACCGCACAGACACGTTGCATTAAACAAGCACGATCGGAAGTCATCCTCGCGGGTGGCTCCTTTTTTTTTTGCCCTTGCACGACCGAAAAGATTGAAAGCGAATTCGGACACATATCACAAAGTAGAGACTTGTGCTTCTCAGGAATTGTTCTGGGCTTTTTTACACACGTCCACATGCTGTGTACGGCCATCAGTAGTCATCCGTGCGTCTTTCATCCTGAGGAACTGTCATGTCCGAATCCACCAAGCTCCCCGCGAAGATCAGCAAGGCTGAACTGCTGCAAAAGCTCAAGATCGATCCGATCGCCTACGCGCGCGTCTTGGGTAACGCCAAGATCGTCAAAGGCAAGCGCCCCGAATCCCACACGCACATGCTTGCATGGCAGCGCGGCAACCTTCACGACCAGTGCCTGTACGAACAGGCAACCGTCGACGTGTTGGTCGAGTACATCCAGATGCTGGAGGCCCAGCTCTCGATGGAAGCGGGCGAGTTTCGCGAGACGTCGATTCAGCTCTTGATCGACCAATCGACCCTCAACGGCTTTGACAGCAACTAAGGGACACGCGACCCATGGCCCACCTCGTCCATTCGTGGTTCTTGATCGCCGGAGCCACCATCGGGGTGGGTCTGTTCACGATCGCGACCAAGGCGGTCTGCGACCACCTGAAAAACAGAAAGAAGAAGCTTAGCACTCTGGTTGACCAATCGACGCTCGGCGGCTTCAACAAGTAATCAACTACCACAAGCAAGAAGCAAAAGGAAAACAATGTCCGCAATTAAATACCCTGAGTTCATCTTGGCTCTTGATGCCGAGTATGTCCAGCGTCTGTACAAGAAGGAATCGGTACTCGACCCGATGCCGTTCTGGTACCTGCAGGAAGGCGGCTTCAACTGGCAGACCGGCGATCAGAAGCCGAACAGCCCGGCTGTCTCGCAGGCGCTCTCTATTCGTCAGCGCAACGGGCTCGAAACTGATCCGCGGTATATCCATCCGCTGCCCTACACGCTGGTCGGCTTCAGGGACGACAAGGGCGAAGTCCGTGTCACGACCTACCACCGCAAGAAAGGCGGCGGTGAAGAGCGTCTCGATGGTGCGTCGAGCATCGGCTGGGGCGGCCACATCGAGATGGAGGACATCGCGTTCACGTCGGACAAAGACATCGACCTTGCGCAAACCGTCGAGAACAACATCCTGCGCGAGCTGCAGGAAGAAATCATCGTGACGGACTCGGTCACGGGCGAAGAAGTCGACATCGCGAATTTCATCGGCGAGACGTCATTCGCCCCCCTGGGCATGATTTACGACACGTCCAACAACGTGGGCAAGTTCCATCTGGCGATCGTGAACCTCCTGGTCCTGCCGCCGCACATGACGGTCATGAAGCGGGAGAACGCCCATCTGGACGGCCCTGTTCTGACGATGCCGGGCCTGCTCGCAGAGATCGAGAAGTACGAGAGCTGGTCGCAGATCATCGTGCGCTCCCTGCACGACGCGATGAAACTCGCCCTCGAAAACATGAAAGAGGCTGCCGAGACGCTCCGTGAGCTTGACGTAGCGATCGCCAATCAGAAGGCGATCGAGACGCAGGAAGCGGCAATCACGGCCGCGATGGGCGAGGCAGCACAGCAGTAAGACGACGTCGGGAAGCGTACCGGGTGATGTGCTGCGAATGCTATGCATCATCCGGGGGCTGTCTTTCGAGGCAGCAAAACGCAATAAGACATTCTCGAGAGTTGTCGTGAACGTAATTCCAATTTCCGAACTTCCTCATGGAAGGGAGTTCAATCGCCGTGTTCGGATGCTCTTGCGCCGCTCACGAGGCGTGCAACTGGTCTGGGACTTTGAGCGGGATAGCGCGGGCCGGTGTGTTCTGCTGGTCTGGCAGTTACCGAGTCGCCTTCGACTCACGCCACGCGTTCTCAGCGGCATCCGCAGCCTTCTCCAACCTCAGTTCGTCATCTCGGACATCGACGTGTTCTGCGTCGGGGAGACCACCCTGTTCGATGAGGACGAAGACGACTCGGCATTCGATGCGCGTGATCATGGATCGAGCGCCCACTTCGACGCCGATCGTTTCTACAGCCAAATTTAAGTCACATGTCGACACTGAATGTTCCCGGTCTTAAAGAAATCATCAAGACCGCATTTCAAAACAAGAAGTTCATGACCAATGGACGCACGCTGCCCGATGTTGACTTCGACCAGATGGTCGGTGTCGAGGTCACCGCACTCGATTCGTTGAACCTGTGGTCGCTCGTGGAGTGCGAAGACGACCGAGTGGTTGAGATTGGCAAGCGCTTTGAGCGTGAGCTGTACCTTCAGATGGCGCCCGGCTGCGTCTACGAAGACGCCGTCATCGCCCTCCTGTGCGACACGTCGAAATCATTTCGCGATCTGTTCGTCAACGTGAAGAAGGTGCGGGTCTGTATCAAGCACTACTCGCTCGTACCGACGCCCGAAGAACAGCGGGAGCGCGAAGTCTCCGCTGCGGTGATGGAACGCTGGGTGAACGCACTGATGAGTGCGACCGCCCCAGCGTAAAAGAAAAAGCGTCTGAAATGGACGTAAGAAGAAAGGATAAGCATGAACAAAGAACAATTCCCGGGCGCGTTCATTACGCTCGAAGGGCCGGATGGCTCGGGAAAGACAAGCAACGTGTGTTACCTCGCGGAACAGATCCGTGCACTCGGGCATGACGTGGTCCTGACACGTGAGCCAGGTGGCTCCGAAGTCGGTGAGATGCTGCGCAAGATCGTGATCGAGAAGTACATGCCGCCGATGGCTGAACTGCTCGTCATGTTCGCGGCCCGTGCAGATCACATCGAGACGCTGATCAAACCCGCGATGAGGCAAGGAAAGGTCGTGATCTCGGACCGCTTCGTGGATTCGACATACGCCTACCAAGGACACGGTCGCGACATGCGTGACGAGGTGATCGAGCTCGAGCGGTTGGTGCTGCAGGGATTCCGGCCGGACCTCACCCTGTTCTTCGATGTGTCGCTCGATGAAAGCCTTGCTCGTCTTCGCTCGAGACCTGGAAAGTCGGATCGCTTCGATACCGAAGAAATCGCGTTCCGTCAGGCTGTCTGGGCCGGTTACCAGCACCGATTCAACACGGACCGCGACAACCGGATGCGTCGAATCGACGCGATGCAAACGCCGGAGGAAGTGCGCAATCAAGTCCGTGCGTTCGCGCAACGCAAGTTCTACCTCTGGGCAGCGCTTCACAAAGCAACGTGGGATGAACTGCAGCGGGAATCGGACAAGAAAGAGGAAGACCATGGAACAGAATGAAAAGTCGAACATCTGCCCTAAGGCGACGGGCACCCTGCATTTGCCCGCCGAAGAGCTGGCGTCGGAACTGACCTTGAACTTCCGGGCAACCGAAGACAAGCCGATCATGATGGTGAAGTTTGGCCTGGATCCGAAGACGGAACTCGTCACGATCTACGGCGGGCCGGATGGCGAGAAGGTCGTCGTCTGGCATCGGGACGGGACGGTGACGATCCCCGATCCGTCGCGGGTTGACGAAGCAGCCCACACGTTCGTCGAAGCCGTTCGTCGCATCATTGTGCAGAACGACTTGCGCAACGCCTATGTCGTGCGCGAGAAGGGCGTTGACCTGTACCTCTCGTATTCGGTCGGTGAAGAACAGTGGGTGAGTCGCATCGAACTTGCCACGCATTTCGTTCGTCGTGAAGACGCCTTCGGGTTCGCAGCCGGCTGGAACAACCGAGAAATCGTACCCGCCTCGCAAGCGCGCCTCTAAGAAAGACAGCAATCATGAAACAATATCAAGACACATGCCGCATGATCCTCGACGAGGGTAGCTGGCAGGACAATCGCACGGGCGTCCGTTCCATCTCGGTTCCGGGCGTCTCGATGCGCTTCAACTTGGCGAAGGGGTTCCCGGCTGTCACGACCAAGAAGCTCGCCTTCAAGTCGATCGTGGGGGAGTTGTGCGCCTTCATGCGCGCGGCGCGAAGCGCTGCTGAATTCCGCGAGCTGGGCTGCAAGGTGTGGGACGCAAACGCGAACGATCCGGGCAAGGAAGGTTCGCCGAACGCGTGGTTGAGCAACCCTTTCCGTAAGGGCGAGGATGACCTCGGCGACGTCTATGGTGCGATGTGGCGCGAGTGGCCGGCCTACAAGGTACTGGATACGAGTCAAGACGTCGTCGTCAATCACCTGCTTCGTAGCGGATGGGAAGCCTTAGGCGCAATGTCCTTCGGTCGCGAACACGTCGACAAGATCGTTCTCTCCAAGACGGTTGACATGCTGGGGGATTGCGTCCGCAAGATCATCAAGACACCGACCGATCGCCGCATCCTGTTTCATGCATGGAATCCGGCGAAGCTGGACGAGATGGCGCTGCCCCCTTGCCACCTCCTTTATCAGTTCCTTCCGAACGTGACGACGGGCGAGCTGTCGATGTGCCTCTACATCCGCAGCAACGACATGTTCCTTGGCAGTCCTTTCAACATCGCTGAAGGTGCCCTGCTTCTGGAACTCGTCGCGCGATTGACAGGCTACAAGGCCAAGTGGTTCACGTACTTTGTGGGCGACGCGCACGTTTACGAGAATTCGCTTGAACAGATGAAGGAACAGCTCACGCGAGAACCTCATCAATCGCCGCGCCTGGTCATCAGCGAAGACGTGCCGTCCTACGAACGTCTCGTTCTTGCGACGAGCGGCCTGGCTGCAAAGTCGGAGGAGCTGATCAACGTCCGGGACGTGGCGGCCGAACGCGCGGTGGAATGGCTGAAGAAGGTCGAACCATATCACTTCTCGCTGGCGAACTACGAGCACCACGCAGCGATCAAGGCGGAGATGGCGGTCTGAAAATGCCTGCAGTTCCAGTTACGCGCAACCGTATCGTGGAACTTCTCAGACGTCAGGGGCGCGGTTTGACTGTTGGTCAGGTCGCGCTCCTGTTGGAAATGAACGAGCATACCGTCCGCGGTTCAATGAACTCGGCGCGGTATTTGAAGGGTGATAAGCGTGTCATGTACGTCTCCCGCTGGATTCGGAACCTCGGAACCAGCGGACAGATGACTCCTGTGTTTCGCGCAGGGCGACTTCCCGATGCACCGAAACCGGAAGTCAAAGTCAAAAAGGAATCGTGGACGCGCTACAACACCCGTAAGTATGTTCAGGAAAAGCAAGAGAAGGCCATCGAGAGAATCAGAAAGACCAGCGACCCCTGGAAAAGGATGGTGCTTGCCGTCACGCACACGCTGAAGCCAGTAGAGCTTCCGAGTGTCTCAACGACGCGGCATCTGAGTTGGTCAGTCGATTAATCCAATCATCCCAAAGGCTCCCTTCCTCGTCTGAGGTTGGGAGCCTTTTTTATGCCGTCAATTCCCCATGATCCAAGCATTTCGCATGCAGACCGACACCCTCAGCGTTTCAGAACGCCTCGCGCTCATCGAAGAAGAGTACATCGCAATCGAAGCCGCTTTGAAGAGCGGGGAGACCTTCGACGGGCAGGACGTGGTTCGAATGCGTCGTTTGTCGCAGAAACCGAACGCCCTTCGTGATCTGGACATTATCCGCCACCCGGAAGTCGCGGCCACTGCGCAGGCGAAGAAATGGGCGATGTCCCATGCGCGCGTCTCCCAGATTAAGGCCACCGGCAGCGCTCGCATTTATCAGTTTCCGAAGCACCAATAAGGGCCCCAGTAAGTTTTATTTGGTCAGAACAATTGAGTAGAGCCCTACTACTACCAAGGAGAAGGCAAGCATGAGCAAAAAGCCCAGCGTCGAGCTGCGTCGCCGCAACAACAAGCCCCACGGATCGACGCCTACGGATGAAATGAAGGAATTGCTAGAGGCACCGCACAGCGTCAAGACGGAGCCTGGCGCGAACGCTCAACAAGAATTCAGCGCTACCTCGAACGAGCGTGACATGTCCGAGGTGACTACAGGCATCGACCGGGAGCAACTGAAGACTGGTGTGCTCCCAGGTCCCGGCTACATGCTGTCTGAACACGATGCGGAGCGTTCCAGCGAATCAGCAAGCGTGCCGAACGAGACCTACCGTCCCAAGAATCTGATTCTTGTCGTAACGCGACCGGCGGCTAGCCTGTCGCCGGAGTTGAACGCATCGATTAAGTTGACGCTGGAACTATTTCCGCACGTCATTGACGGTGCGGCTCGCGGATTCACGATCAACCTGGATGCCAAAGCAGCGTATGAGCCGAAAGCATCATCCTTGCGGATGACCTTCGACGAGCGTGCCGGTCGTGCAATCGGCAAACTTTTCGAAACGTGGGGTCGCGAGATCGGACGGGTTGGTGTAGGCGCGCACACGACGGTCGATTTCATGCTGCTCGAACCTGATGCGACTGGTCGGTCGGTGCTTGATGCATGGAATTGCCGCTCGATGTTTCCGACAGCAATGACAACGAGCCAGGGAGCCCGTTTTCTCAATGGGTCGCGTAATTACGCGCAGCTGGACACCATCTGGAACGGAAACGTTCAGCTCATGGAAGATCCGAGCTCGGCGCAGGCGCTCTTGGACCGTCTGCTTGAATCGGCGGCCGTCGCATGATGGTCGTCGTCCACCTTACGTTTTGGCCCATGCTTTTCTGGCTGATCGTGTTCCATGTCTACGCCGACTATCCCGGTCAAGGCGACTTCCTGGCAACGGGAAAGAACCACAACACGGACCTCGGCAAGATCTTCTGGCCGTACGCATTGAGCGCCCATGCGCTCATCCATGCGGGCTTTGTTGCGTTCGCCACTGGTCACGTCAGCCTCGGCCTGGCTGAAGCCGTGATTCACGCGATCACCGATCGACTGAAGTGTGACAACAAGATCACGATGTTCGAAGACCAGTTCGTACACGTTGTATGCAAAGTGCTCTGGGCAACCGTGGCGGTTTGCGTGCTCGGCAACTGAAGTTCAATTAATCGAAACAAGCAGTCGTTAATTACGAGGAAGATTGTTGTGAACTATTTGGGTTGGCAGCAGTACCGTGGTCGTCTACTTCCGCGCAAAGTTGTTGAGTCATTGATCGAGCCGCATGTGACGGCGACGCAGACTCGCCTGAAGATGGGTGAGAAAGTCCGTCTGCGCATCGATGAGGACGGTGAGACCACGTTCATTGCAGCGGTCGTTGCAGACGTAAGCTGGTCAAACGCGAAGGGCGTGTCGTATGCGCTGGCGCTGCCCGCAACGCCGGACGGCGAGTTCTACATCGTCAGCGATGGGTTTTCGGGGACCGGTATCCAAATCCATGGTGTCGAGTCGGCCGAAGCGTCGGGCATCTACAACGAGCTGGACTTCGAGCTGTATCTGCGTCAGCGGCACGCGACCCGTGTGGCGAATGCGCGAACCAACCTATCGTTGGTAACTGCGGTCATTGGCGCCCAGATGCAGCACGAGGAACGCGAGCAGAAAGAAGCTTCGCACGCTTAAACGCAGTACCGACATAAAACCCCTACCACCGAAGGTCAGTGGTAGGGGTTTTTATTTGCCGGTCGCTTTTTAGAGAAATAGAAAATGGCCACACGGGAATCTCCGCGCAAACATCCGTACTATCCGCGCTGGAAACAGATGAATAATCGTTGCATCAATCCGAATAACAAAGACTATGCGACCTATGGCGGTCGCGGCATTCGAATCTGCAACAGCTGGCACGAAGGCAATCCGAACGGTTTCTATAACTTCCTCGTTTGGCTGGAGACCAAGCTGAAGAAGGTACCGGATGCTGAGAATTTCGTGGTGGGCCGCAAGGATGTCACAAAGGGCTTCAATCCCCGGAACTGCGAAATCCAGACTCGCATCACGTCGAACCAACACAAGCGGCATTGTCGCCTCACCGCCGAACTTGTCATCGAAGTCCGCAAACTGCTGAAGGAACATCCTCATCTTCTCGTCAAGGATCTGCAGGAGCGCTACGGCTTTGGCAGCGTCGCGATGTGGTCCGCCGCCCTCCTCGGCCGCAGCTGGGAAAACGTCAACGAGATCGAAGCACCAATCGACCCCCGCCCGGTATTCCGCGGGCTGCATTACGCACGAAAGGCCACCCGGCCTGTTGAGACTGCCACGAACTGAATACCGCTATGACTGAATTCCAATACTCCATGGAGTGGATCGGAGGGATCCTGATCGCAACGTTGTTGGCTACCGTGCTGTGGACCATCGCCTACCTCTACTGGCCGCAACGTCGCATGGTCGACGAGGACGGAGAAGAAATAAAACGCGTCTTCGGCCATCGCCTGAAAGCAGCCTGCCACTTGCGGCTAAAGCGACATCGCCTGAGTGACCACAAGGAATTGATATTCATCACGGGCACGGACCGCAATTACTACCGGCACTTCGCGTGGAGTCGCCATCGGCTGGAGCGGGTTATTGGAGCAGCCATCCGGCACCCGGACGGCATGGTGCACGCGGTCAGTGAACCGGGTCGCCACCACCACGTGATTCGCTACATGAGCTCGCTCAAACGCGCCGGGCTTGAGAACACACGCGATCAGGGGTTCGTTACCAATCATGGCCGTTACGTCTCGCGACTCGAAGGCTTGGCGGTTGCGCAACTGGCGAAACAGATCAAACACAAGACACCACCGGCCTACAAGTTGTTCTCGGAAGACATCTGGTAATCAATGGAGCGACGGCAATAATTTTTTCGCCGCCGATCAATGCCATGAACGAAACATACACGCAGTAGGCGATAAGGATAAGACATGAAAGAGATTCTCAGAGCGCTGAGAGAGCCGTCGGCAGCCATGGGCACTGAATCGGTAGCAGCGACCATTGCGACCATCGCGCAACACCTCGACACGCTTCACCCGGAAAAGAAAGGAGTGTTCGGTGCGCTCTCGAAGCGCCTGAAGGATCAGTTGGACACGCTGCGACACATGGGTTGCGACACCCCACTCGCCGTGTTCTCCGGCCGTGGCCCGATTGCACGCAAGCTGCGCGACCATGTCAACGCTCAACGGTTCTTTGAGTTGGTCGATTCACCCTTCGACATCCATCCGAACTTCAACGTGCTCGAAGCGAAAATTGAGCGGCACTTCAACTTCCATCCGACGATGGAGGAAGCGCAGCTGGACGAGCTGGCAGCATTCATCAAGTTCACCTTTCCGTTGATGAGCGGTGCCGCGCTGGAAGGACAGGAGTTCGTGGACATGCCCCTGGACAAGCACATGACTGAACTGGCGTCCGGCTTCTACGTGGATCGACGTGGTATCACGCCGCTGCACCTGATGCTGCTGCGCACGCGTTTGTCGGAGCACGGTCCGGAGGCGCTCTACATCCTGCCGAATGGTGAGCAAGACGAGAAGCTCATGTTCTACCACCCGGCGGAAGACGCTCTGTATCCATCGGACTTCACGTTCACGTTCCCGAACCTGGTGGAGAAGCTGAAGGAGGAGCTGACGAAGCTGCTGGAGCCGCTCGGCCTCTCGGTGGAGCCTGTCAATCTCGCGGTGTACGAGGAGACGATGCACGACATGGTGCGCGCCATCTTCGACAACGAGGAGCACATCAAGCCGTCGGAACACGGTGTTTACGCCCGCAACGATGACTGGTCGCGCATCACCATTCCGGTAGGCGCGGGCTACTCGTGGATGTTCACGAACACGCGCGGCAAGTATCCGTCCCGCAGCGGGACCTTCCTGCGCTTGGTGGGTGGCATCCTCCAGAGCACTTCGATCGCTTCCCTCAACGAGCTCTCGCGTCAGCGAATGTTCAAGTTCGTCTTTGCGGAGCTGGAGAAGGTCGTGAGTCTGATCGGCGCCGCGGAAGTCTGCGAAGCCGTCTGAGGAGTAGCGATGAAGCAGCACGGACAATACCTCGCTTTCTTCCACGATAGCGACATCCTAAGCCATTGGCACCGGTGCGAGTTCACCTACATGGGCCTCACGTTCAATCATGTCGAGAAATTCATGATGTACGCGAAGGCAAACATGTTCAGGGACATTGAGACCCGTGACCGGATCTTGAAGACCGACTCGCCGATGGCCTGCAAGAAGCTCGGGCGCGAGGTGAAGAACTTCAACCCTGAGTTTTGGGATAAGTACAAGTACCGGATCATTCTCGTGGGCAATCGCGAGAAGTACAAGCAGAACCCCGGACTCGCTCGTTTCCTGCTCGATACCGATCCGCACATCCTTGTCGAAGGCAACCCCTACGATCGAATCTACGGAATCGGGTTGCACAAGGACGATCCAGCGATCGCCGATCCCGCCAACTGGCGCGGCGAGAACCTCTGCGGTCGAGCGATTATGGAGGTCCGCGAGGAACTGAAGGAGGGGCAACAAACCCATCCTGGGGTTTTCACCCACCTGCTCAAGAAGGCCTAGGCAGGTGGTTTTTTTTTTGGCTTCGGAGGTAGCAATTGGCAGAACTAATGAAGACCTTGGCGAGCGGGCTCGTGGGCGTAGCAATCGTCCTGCTCATTCTGGATGTGACGAGCGCTTGCGCACGAGCGAGCGAGATGAACTCCCCGCGCGGTGAAGACATCGTCGAGCAGATGAATCCGAAAGCAGCGCGGCCCTCCGCTAGTCGACGCCAGCGCCTCAAGTCGGACGCGATTGAGTACAGCCCGTCCGTGCAGGGCCCGGTTTTCCTGATTGCATAAACGACAACAACTCACCAGACAAGACGACAACACAATGAGCAATGTACCCATGACCCTCGAGCAGTCGGTCAAGGCGAAGATCAACGAAACGATCGGCAGCCTGATCCCCGACGAAACGCTGACCGAAATGGTCAAGGCACAGACCAACCACTTCGTTCGTAACGAGCTGCCGGATTTGGTCAAGCGTCTCATCCGTGAGCAAGCGGAACAAGCGGTGAAGGCCGAATTCGCGAAGCCCGAGTACCAGACGCAGTGGACCCATACCGGCGGCTATGTCGCGGGCGAAGCGATCCAGAAGCTGGTCAAGGAGAACATGGGCGAAATCTTCACCAGCATGATCTCCGGCATGGTGTCGATGGCAGTCGGCGCGATGCGCAGCAACAACGGGAGGATGTACTGATGGCACTCGCACCTACTTCGGCTCGTCCGGATAACGGAGCAGCCGTACACAAGCTTAGCGTCATGACGGCCCTCAATCGAACCTTTCTCGGCCGTCGCGTCCGTGACATCGTTGGGAAGCACTACGAGCTGCTGCATCACTTCGGTTTCAAACCGTTGAAGAGCGCTCAGTACTACGCGCCGAACGATATGGACGCTGCATTCGAGGCTCCGGTGACGACCCCTACCGTCTCGACCTCGGCCGGTGCTGAACAGGCTGCACCGGCTGCACCGCAGCATGAAGGACGGACCTTCAAGTGGAAGGGTTTGCCACCTCTGGACGAGTCGGATTTGGCTAGCGTTGAAGATGAAGCACCAGCGACTGAAGATGCCGCGGGTCAGGCTCTGCTTGATCTCGAAAAGGCACTGAAGCGGGTCGCATCGCTGATCGAAGGCGAGCCCGACATCTCTCGGCGGTATATCGAAGTGCTCGTCGGCGGCGCCGTTGAGATGGCAGCACTCACGAAACAGGTGTTGACGATCGAGACACGCCCCACGAACAAGTTGGCGATGGGGAATTACCACACCGTCATCGAACTGCGCGAAAGCAACAAGTCCTATCGGGCGCGGTTCCGTCGCGAAGCCGAAGCGAAGGAAGCGGCGGCGAAGGCGCCCGCGAGTCCTGTTGTGCTTGGGCATCCGCTGGGTGCCCGTGCTGGGAAAAGGGAATACAGCCCAAAGACGTTGGAACTAGCACGCCGGGCCCTGGAAGGCCGTGACAACGACACGCGGACGGAAGAACAGAAGATCGCAGATGGCGCAGCGTTTATCTGCGATACGCGATGTGATCGGCCGACGACGCAAGTCATCGCCGGTGACTTTGGCACTTACGGAGATACCCGCGAAGTAGAGAAGACAACGTCGCTCATCGCAGACGGTTATCAGCATCCGTATCTGGTCGGCGGAGTCGACTACCACCCCGTTTAAGGAACAAGAAGAATGATCACGTATGTGAATGTCGGGGAACTCGACGCCGCAGTCGTCGAGCAGTTCGAGAAGGATATGGTCGTCGCGTTTCAGTTTCAGCCGGACCGATTCGACCGTACGGAAGACGGCAAGCGGTACGACTCTGCGACGCTCAACATAGCGTTGGTCGGCTGGTGGGCAAGCCACGCTCGTGCAGCAAATGCGATCGTCGGTTTGCAGTCGGAACTCAAGGCCATCGAAGCGAGGCTGAACGAGTCGATGGCGGGCGTTCGTGCGCAGGTAGAAAACATGGTCGCGCCGGGTTTCTTCACGGCAGAAGAAATCTCGTCGCTTAAGAACAGGGTGACCAGTGAACTCTTCGCTGAGCATCGCGACGCATTCAACCCTGGTCGCAAGGTCGAGGAGTGCTTCCCTGAGGCCTACGCAAACGCGATCATGGCGTCGGTGGCAGAGAAGCTGACGAACATGCTTCCGGATTCGAAGGACTAAGGCGATGGACCGTTGCGAAAGAGAATACTTCCAGAACCTGCTGAACTTTTCCGCTGGGCCAGGCGCACTGCCCTACACGGTGCTCCGTGACGCACAAGCAGCGATTATCGAAGCGCCGGGCCTTGGAAGCTCCGTTCTCGGCGTCAGTCACCGCAGCGAGTGGTTCGATGAGCTGTTAAAGGACACTGAGTCCAAGATACGCGACTTGGCGACGATCCCGGACAACTATCGCGTGGTCTTCTTGCAGGGTGGAAGCTCGCTGCTTTTCTCGATGATCCCGATGAACTTCTGTCCGGTTCAGTTGGGCGAGCCCGACTACGTGGTCAGCGGCTATTGGAGCAAGCGGGCCTTTGCGGAGGCGTCGAAAGTCACCAAATGTCGAGTGCTCTTCGACGGTGAGAAAGTCTCGCGCTGCCGCTTTCTCCTTCCGCTGGAGAAAATGGTGCCGCGGCAGGGAAGCGCATATCTCCACTACGTGAGTAACGAGACGGTGGAAGGAACGCAGTTCGGGACCGAGGTGCCGGTGACGGACGTTCCGATCATCGCCGACATGTCGTCCGATTTCCTTTCGCGACCGGTGGACGTGTGCAAGTTCGGGATGATCTACGCGCATGCGCAGAAGAACCTGGGACCGGCCGGCGTAACGGTGGCAATCATCCGGGATGATCTTCTCGCACGTTGCCCCGATGAGCTGCCCGACATGTTGAACCTGCGAACGCTGTCGGAAAGCAGATCCCTTTACAACACGCCCAATGTCTTTGGCATCTTCGTGTTCAACCGGATGCTCAAGTGGGTGAGCGATTTCGGTTTGCAGTGGCTCGGCGAGCGCAATCGACACAAGGCACAGATGCTGTACGAGACGCTGGATCGTCACGCGAGCGTTATCCGGACTTTTGCCGATTCGGATTCGCGCTCAACGATGAATGTTCCATTTCATTTCTGGCATGAAAGCTGGGACCAAGAATTTTTGGCTGAAACGAGGGCTAAAGGGTTCATGGGGCTGGAGGGACATCGCACGATCGGCGGGATCAGAGCTTCGCTCTACAACGGCGTCTCTGACATTGCTGTCGAACAGCTCTGCGAGGCGATCGATCGTTTCGTCAGACGCAAGCAAGACGTGTAGAGGTTCTCGTGCCAGATAGAACAAAAGTCAACGTCGAATGGGTACGTGCCGTCAAGGCCGAGCTTCGTCGAATCAATGCAGTGGATCTGAAGGACATCGAGTTCGTCCATTGCGGCAAGCCGGTAGCGGTTGATCCTCAGGCGATCGAGGAATGGCGCTTTACCGGCCTCAACAACACTGACTTCATCGAGTTCCTGGATATGGAAACGGGGAAGTTGACAGAACCAGAACGCGCAACATGAACCAAAAAGTATTGTGCATTTACCACAAGGACTGCATGGACGGCTATGCATCCGCGTGGGTGGTGGGATTCGCCTGCGGATTCGAGAACGTCGAGTTCGTGGCGGCAAACTACGGCGATCCGTTGCCCGATTTGACGGGTCGCGAAGTCTACATCGTCGACTACAGCTACGACCCTGCGGATGTGTCGAGCGATCTGCTGAAGAGCATGGCGCGCGCAAAGCGTCTCGTGATGCTTGACCACCACGAGACCGCGTGGGAAAACTGGAAGGACGTGCCGTTGCTCGATCATTGGACGTTCCGCTACGAGGCAAACATGTCCGGTGTCGGTGTGACCTGGCGCTGGTTCTTCGGCGGCAATCGTCCGATGCCGATGGCGCTGCAACTGGTGCAGGATCGCGATCTCTTCAATTTTCGGCTGCCGGGCACGCGAGAGTTTCATGCAGTCGCCGTCTCGCACGGCCTGCTGAGGGAAACGCCGCGAGAGGAAAGCTGGCTAGGGGATGAGGTATTGAGCCGTCCGTGGTTCGAAGGTCCACCGGGAGATACCACAATGTCTCAGGGTCAGGCCATCCTGCGCGAGCAAAAGAACTTCATCCAGACGCTCTTGCAGCGCGCGCGCATTGTGAACTTCGGCGGCTACGAAGTACCGGTCTGCGCGATTCCCTACGAACTGCGTTCGGAAGCCGGCTTCTGGCTCAGCTTGAAGTATCCGTTCTCGGTCACCTACGACGACGTCTGGCGCGACGGCGTTCGAAAGTATTCAGTGCGCTCGAACAAGAAAACGGGCATTGACGTAAAGGCGGTGACGAAACCTTGGGCCGGCGGCGGTCACGCCCATGCTTCAGGTTTCTCGCTTCCGCTCGACGAGCCTTTCCCTTTTACGGTCGTGAATCACGCCCAACTCAAGCTGGACCTGGATGCAGCATGAAAACTATCACCTATCAGCAGTTGCGCAAGCTGCCTCCGGACACGTTCTTCTCGACGCTGAGCGCGAACAACGAGTTGGGTGAGCTGTGGCTCACGGGCGAATATCCGTGGGGCTCCCGCTTCATCTATTCGGCGCTGTCCGATGTAAGCGGCGCAGGTCGCAAGGAAGTCGACTTCGAAGACAACACCTTCGATCGCAAGGGCCATTTCGTCGTCTGGGCGAAGGACGAGCTCGATCGATACATGGACAAGGTCGAAGGCATTCTGAATTTCTCCGGAGCACCCGTGGCGTCGGAAGGCGTTGTAGCACCGGCGACGAAAGTCTCGCGATCGATTGGTGTCTATATCGCGCTCGACAAGCAGGAAGCAGACGAACAGAGGCGTCAAGCGGAAGCGAACGGCGTCCCGTTCGAGGCCTTCGCGTTCAAGCTCGCCGGCGAAGAATTTTCGCTCTCATACGACGAGCTGTTGGCGGCACTATCCAGCTTCAAGGAAGGTCGCACGGGAGGCGCAGCTCTCATCAATCCGCTGACCGGCACCGGCGTCGCGACCAGCGCTAATGCCGCGAACCAAGCGGCACTTGCGCAGCAGCTGGGGCACCCGATCGGGTACATGAGCGATGAGGCCCTGCAAAGACTTGCGCGAGGCGTTGGGGCGCTCGTAACAACTACGAACGTAGACGGGACGCCCGTCTACCTTGGGTGATAACCATGGAAGACGTCGCCTCCGGATGCATCGGTGTTTGCTCCACGCTGTTCGATGCGGTCTGCAAAGGCTGCGGTCGCACTCAGCAGGAAGTCGATAACTGGGTCTTCATGACGAACGAAGAACGGCAAGCCGCCGTCGATCGTGCGGCAAAGGAAGGCACAGCGATGCGATTCGGGAGCAAAGAAGCCTGACATCCCAATGTCAGGCTCGAGATGGCTCATTACCGGCTGCGGTTGCTCAAGCGGATCAGGAGCTTACCGATGAACCAGATTGCTCCCGATTCGACTAGAGCGAGGACACCTGCCGTACCACTGTCCCGACCGGGCCCAGCGTTGATGAAACACAGGCAGATGAAGAGAATCGCCCACGCGCCCGTCTCGGCCCACTTGGCTTTCTCACGAAGCTGATGGTTCTCTCTCAACAACTCTTCTCGGTCGTTCATTTTTGGTCTTCGTGGTCTGGGGAAGTCGAGACAGCTTACACAGTACAGGCTCACTTGTTCTGTGGCCGGGCCCGCATCCGGAGTCACCTCAAAGTTCGCCGTTCCTTCCCGCGCGCCGAGTGGCACAGCCTCTGACCCTTTGGTCGGGGGCTTTATGCCGGCTTGATAGACATTATAAAAATAATGTCAAATGCAGCGCCGTGCGACGTAGCGTTCGTATTGGTTTACGTTGTATTACTTGAGGAAAGCGCCCCACGCGGGTGGCATGGGACAAAAAAAAAGGACCTGGCCGTCTTGACCAAGTCCTTCCTATTTGGAGGGAAGGAGGATCGAACTCCCGACCTCCGCGTTGCGAACGCGGCGCTCTCCCATCTGAGCTATCCCCCCCGACGCTTATATCGTACACGACACCTGTCCTTCTGGCTCCGGGCTGATCCCTTCCTTGGGAATCGTATGCCCAATTTCCTAGAAGAGAGCCTGTCATGTCCGACGCTACGAGTCAGATCGATACCGACGTTCTGTCGGCAAGCCAGTCCGCCACTTGGGCCGCCGAGTCCGCGGTGGCCGCTGCCGCAGCAGCTGCACAAGCGGTTCAGGCCGCGAAGAATGCCGGTGGCAGCGCGGGTGATGCCTCGCAAACGGCGGCCGATTTGCAGGCAGCGATCGATGCAGCGAACGCTGCGGCTGCCTCGCTCCAAACCGCTATTCAATCGTTCGGTGCCTTTTGGCTCGGACCTCACACGACCCCGCCGACGAAGGACAACAACGGCAACGCGTTGACGGTCGGCGCGGAATATGAAGACGTCTCCAAGACGCCGCCGGTGGTGATGACGTATACGACCTCGGGCTGGGTGGCACTGGACGTGAACGGCGCATCCGCCAATGCCCAACTGGCCGCAACCCAAGCGTCGTCTTGGGCGTCTGCGGCCGCTGCTTCCGCGCAATCCGCCGCTTCTTCCGCCAGCACCGCAACCACACAGGCCGGTAACGCCTCTTCGAGTGCGAGCAGCGCCTCGACGAGCGCGACCAATGCCGCTGCCTCTGCCAGTGCCGCCGCGGCAAGCGCGAGCTCGATCTCGACCAATACTTCGGTCGTAACGAACGCGGCGAGCGCCGCAGCAAACTCCGCCACGCTCGCCGGAAACAGCGCAACGGCTGCCGCAACGAGCGCGACCAACGCAGCAAATAGCGCAAGCGCAGCCGCGGCATCGGCAGCGCTTGCTCAGAGAGGCGTCGCCTCGCAGACCTTATCTGCCACCATTACCTTGCCTGCGACAGCCGGGGCCACGGCGAACACCACCTTTGTGCTCGGCACCACACTCGGCACGTTGGTGCTCCAGGTGTCGGCAAACAACAGCGACCCGGCCGCGCAACAGAACTACGAGATCCAGTTCTTCGACGGCAATGCTTCGGGCGCACTCATCTACACGGCGAGCGGCATTACCGACCAGAGCTTCGTTGACAACGGTTGCTTCTTCGTGCCGCCCCTCACCTCCGGCAATCTTTACGTGCTTGTCACGAACATCGACGCTGACTCGATGACGCTTGCACTGAAGGTCAAGACACTCGGAATCCAATAATGACGACCGGCAACTACACCGATGTCGACACCCTGCTCGTCCAGCCGAACGCGAGCATTGCCTACAGCGAGGTCCTGCAGCGGTTCCCGACCTATGCAGTGTGCTATGCGTCGGGCAATCAGAGCGTGCTGTCGCAATACGACATTCTCATCGTGGATCCATTCACCGCCAAGACAGCCGATGTGCTGGCCTGGCAAGCGCTCGGAATCATGGTGTACGGCTACGTCTCAGTAGGAGAAGAAAAAGGCTTTCACTCGAACCGCTACGACTTCACGTCAGCAACGGGACCGTATGTGGGAGATGGGACAGGCCCGGGCGGAAAAGCTGGGTACTATCTCAAGGGAGGGTATCAGGCGCGAGAATGCAAGGAATGCCTCAACGACAAACAGGCTGTGTATGGCACGAAGGCCTGCGCGCAGGCACAGCCGATGTATTTCTTGGGCACAGGACGTTGCTCAGGCGCGTGCAGCCTGGACAGCGTCGGCGGTTATGCGACGTACTCGCAGGGCGGGGTGTGTGGCGGAGGATTCACTTCAAGCAACAACTGGGTACGAAGCGCGAATGCAGCTTGCACGAACAATAAGTGCAATAAATACAAGCCGGTGCACCAACTCCAGACCGGAACCGCGTGCGGCAAGTACACGCCAGTGAGTCCTGGTTATCTGCAGGATTTCAGTCTTGCGAACCCTAATACACCGGATCAGAACGGCGTTGCGGGGTCGTATTACGCAGATTCTGGTGACGCGACGTGGCTCACCCGCATTATGAACTACTACGCGCCTACCGTGCTGAATGGTCCGGTCATCGTGTCGCAGGAAACGGTCACGCTGAAGACGGTGACGATAGCTTCCGGGAACGCCCTCGCGTTCGACACAGCGCAGTCGCCGATCGATCCCGATGCAACGATCACACTGACCACACTCGATGGCAAAGGCGTCTATCACCAGGGCGCGGACTACACCTTTGACATGCGTACGGGCGCGTTCGTCATGACGAGCGGCGGCGCTGCCTCCGTGATCTCGGGCCAGCAACTTCTCATCAGTTATACCCGTAAAGGCCATCACATGGATGGCATCTTCATGGACAACATCGACGATGCGGACGTCTACCCGCAGATGGGATCCCTGATTGCCAGCCTCATCAACACGTTGAAGACCAACACAGGGACGCGACTCATTGCGAACCGAGGCTTCACCAATATCGCGAGCTTCATTCAGTCCTGCGCCGGGGTGATGTTCCAGTCGTGGCTCACCAGTTGGAATCAGACGAGCGGGACGTATTCGAAGATCGTCGATCAAACTGCTGTCGCCGTCAGCAATCAGATCAACGCCCAACTTCAGCAGCTGCGCATGAAGCACGTGTTTGATGTCTACAGCCTGAACTTCTGCAATGCGGACTCCTCGGGCGACGCGCTGCGTCTGTACTGCGCCGAAGAGGATCGGAAGAAAGGCTATCTGAGCTGGACGTCCACCGTGGACCTCGGCAATCCCCCCGCGAACACGAACATTCCGACGCTCGATCAACGGATCAACGGCACAACGTTCCAGCGCTCCAGACTCAAACGCTACTAGAAGGAAAGGACATGGCTTTGTTATTTTGTGATGGCTTTGATAGCTACTCCGCGGTAGCTGACATGGTGACACGGGGCTACGTCGGGGCGGTCGGAAGTATTACACCGAACTCTTACGTGAGTGTCAACGCCAATGCGGGAGCCTACGGTGGGGGGTGCGTGGTGTACGGCCCGGGCGATTACAACTCCGCGATTCAGATGCCAAGTATCTTCACCTACACCGAAGGGATGACGCTCAATTTCGGCATGCTCTTCAAACAGATCGGTGTTCCAAGCGTGAACTTCCCGTCGTCAACGGGTAATGCCAGCGCCGTCATCAATCTAGGATATGACGCTGCAGTCAGCGGTCTTTGCGATACGGCTCCCATCCTTTGGCCGACAACGACGGGCGTGCTCCAGTTCTGCGGGCACATGTTGAGCCCCTTGGCTGGAGGGCTCGGCAAGATCAACGTCTGTGACGGCGTCTGGCATTGGATGGAAGTGCAGGTGGTGTTTGCACAAACGGCCGTCGGAGCGGTAGCGATATATATCGACGGACGCCTCGATATTCAGATGACCGGCATCCCGACAAAAAGCTCCTCACGACCGCTGTTCGGCCACGTGGGGTTCGGCGCTGGCGCGAACAATGGCAGTCTGAACTGCACGACCTACTACGATGATTTCATGGTCTGGGACAACACCGGGACGGCGTTCAATACGTTTCCGATTGGCCAGAAGCGCATCTACTCGGGCGATCCGAATGGCGCAGGGAACTCTTCTCAATTTACTCCGCTTTCCGGTTCGAACTACGCAGCAGCCAGCCAGTCATGGAACGCAGCAGGCGCCGGAACGAACAGCCTAACTGCAGTCGCGGCATCTCAGACGGACTTGTATCTGGTGAACGCCCTCAAGGGCGCAACGCCGTCACAGATCGATGCACTCGTGGTCAATGCATCCGCGAACAATCCGGGCGCTGGCGTGAGAAGCCTGATCAACGCGGCCAGCTCCGGCGGCATCGTCGTGCCGGGTCGAACGAACCAGCTTCTTAGCACGCTCAAGACGTTCCAGCAACCCTTCTATCAGGACAGCTCGAGCAGAGCGTGGACGCCGACGTCGATCAACAGCGTGCAGATCGGAGCGGCGTCGGCCTAATGCTGGGTGAGGAGAGAAGATATGGCTTTATTGTTTTGCGACGGCTTCGACGCCTACACTCAAGCGTCGGATCTAATGGGTAAAGGCTGGATATCCGGGAACAGCCTGTCCTCGCTAGATGCACTCATCAACTGGAATGCGGCGGGCGGTGTGTATGGCGGCGGAGGAGTCGCTATCGGTCCGTCTCACAACTACACTGTGATGATGGTACTCACCGTGGCTTTCACGATGGGCGCGACGTTCAATTCAGCATTGATGTTCAGACAGGCCGCGCCCCCGGTGGATTCGCCAGCGTACTCGAGTAACTATGGCGGATTGATGAACATGGGCTACGGCAACATTGGCCCCAGTTACACCAACAGCATCTTCGCGGTGAACAACAGCGGCTTCATCCAGTTCACCGGGTTTGGAATGTTGACGCCTCTCGGGCCACCAGGCGTGCACAATGTCTGCGATGGTCAGTGGCATTGGATTGAAATGCAGGTTGTGTTGACCACGGCCACGACCGGGTCTGCGATGGTCTATGTGGACGGCGAGCTCGACTTGGTGGTGACGGGGGTTCGCACAATCTACAACTCGTTCGTGCTTCCAAACGGTACCGTCGGATTTGGTGCTGTGAACAACTCGTCGAGCGGCTACGTGACCAGTTACTTTGACGACTTTATCGTCTGGGATAACACCGGTAGCAGCTTCAACACGTTCCCGATTGGTCAGAAACGCATCTACACTGGCAAGCCGACGGGGGCGGGTGCCTCCGCTCAATTCACACCGAGCGCGGGTAGCAACTACGCCATCGCAGCACAGGGATACTCCGGTAGCGGGACGCTCACGGCGACGGTGCCAGGGAAGCTTGACATGTACACCACCAGCATTCTCAATGGGACCAACCCGGTGGATATTGATGCCGTGGTGGTGAACACCTTTTCGAAGAATGCTGGAAACGGCGGAGCTGTATTCCTTGCCCCGATGCTTCGCGATAACGGTGTCCTTCGGGCGGCTCCTACCGTTCAGCCAACAGCCACGGCGACAAATTTCCGGAGCACGTTCTTGTTAGACAGTGCCGGAAATCCGTGGACGAAAGCGGCGATCGATGCACTTCAGTTCGGTATGGAGTCCATGAATGGCTACTGATTCCACCGTAGTTAGGAAGGTCTTTGCTGAGGTCATCTCCGGAGGGGGTGGGGGCTTTCCCTACAGCGCGAGGATGAACAAGGTCTTTGGTGAAGTCCTCACGACCCCACCAGTGTTTGTCGCCTCACTGCAAGTGGGTAAGTCGTACGTCGAGGTGATCGCCAGTGCGAACAACATTCCGCCGCCTATCGTCCCTGCCCCTCAGGAAAGCAACCCTGCGGCAGCCAACCCCTTCCTCGCCAACCCTCCGGTTGTCCAGGTGGTACGGCACGTGGCAAGTGGTGGAACGCCAGCAGATCCACAGACCCTGCAGCGCTACTTTGCCCGGGAGGTTCAGCCGCGCGTCTATCCGCAGCGACTGACGGGACAGCATATCGCACGTCAGTTCCCCAACACCACGGTCGGCAACAAGAAAACGTCCTACTGACATATGTGCCCGGGTTCGCCCCGGGCCGTATGCCGTCGTTCGGTCTCGGCATTTTATGACTAGACTTCGACGATTAGGATAACCATGGGCATCCCGGATCAACTCAACGCGGCAACCGCGGTGCTGGCTGCGAAAATCAGCGGCATGGCGCCAGCCTTTGCGGAACTCGGTCATGACGTGACCGAAGCTGATAATGATGCAGCAACGGCGTCCTCCGCCGCTACCAGCGCGAGTGCGTCGGCGACGACGGCTAGCAGCGCAGCGACGACTGCTCAGACGTCTGCGACGCAGGCGGCGAACTCCGCGTCGTCGGCGGCCACCTACGCTCAGCAGGCACAAAGCAGCGCTTCTGCTGCCGCGGCTGCGGAAAGCGTTATCTCGCAGTTGTTCAGCGAGAGCGCGACCATGACGCGTTTCATCTCTGGCAATTTTGTGACCTCGCAGGCAGAGCAGGACGCAGCGATGAACGCAGCTCCTGATCAGTCGACTGTGTTCAACAGCTGGTATCGCTTCAGCCACAACAGCACAGACACATTTCCGGCGAATTCGTCGGAGTTGCAGGCGTGGGCTTACGATTCCACGTCTGGACAGATCTCAAACACGACGAACTCCGCCACGTTCATCGGCGTCGTCTCCACGGAGAAATACGACAACTACATCCTCGACGTCAAGGTGTCGTCGACCAATTCGGACGATGATGTGATCGGCATCTTGCTCGCTTGGTACAAGGATCCAGCGACGGGTCATGAATATACGCTGTCCGCGTTGCGCAGCCCTGGCGGGTCGAGCTTGCTGTGGGGCATCTCGTACAACTTCTTTCAGTCGTCGACAACCGACGCCGCGAAGACCGTCGTAAACGGCTCGTCGCAGGTCAAGTGGGGTAACGGCGCAGCCGGCAATCTCAGCGCTGCCGCGGCGGGCTACGTGACCAACACCTCAACGACTGGCTGGAGCGGTCAGGCAACGACCTACGGTACGGACGGGCATATCCGAATCCGTGCAGTGCGAACGGGCAACACGATCACAGTCTCGACATCGGACTGGTCGGCGCCGGAGACTCTGATCGCGACGCTCACGATCGATCTGACCTCGGACCCGCTGCTCGCGAAATTCTGCGGTTCCTCCCAGTATGGCTTCTGCGCTGAATCACAACAGAACAGCCTTTGGAGCGTAACGCAATTTACGAATCCGCAGGACGCGATCTATAACCTCGCCACCCAAACGGTGTACGAGAACCTCAACGGCGTGTGGTCGCAAAGCAGCGCCCTCACCGTTAATGGTCTGGGCGCCAATGCATTGCTATCCAATTACGAGACGGGGAAGTCTTTCATCATGAAGGACAAGGACAACATCCTTGTGCTTCCTTCGACGACGCTCGCCATCATCGCTTCGTGATCTTCTTATCATCCGTTGCGCATTGTATGGAGCAAGCGTACGGGCATAGAGACCGTCAAGAACCAAAGGAACATCATGAAAATTCGTCTTCTCAAAGTAGCAGTACAAGCGACCGTTGTCCTCGATGACGGCGAGCACCTTCAAGAAGCAGTTTTTGAACCGACCATCGTCACCGCGGCAAAGTGGCGTGAGTTCGCGGACGCGTCCTTCAAGGAAGCGCATATGCAAGAGCTTATGGGCTTGGTCGAGAAGCAGATGGCGCAAGCGGCGCAAGCCGGTGCACCACTTGCACCGCCCGCAGGCGCGCCCTCGACACTGCAAACGCCGGCAGATGCACCGGCTGGTGAAGCAGCGTAAGCAGAAGCGTGATCGCCTTGCTGTGAGTTTCATAAAGGGCCGCTTTCGTGCGGTCCTTTATGCCGTCTTTCTGCCGTGAGTACCGCCTGAATCGTATGAAACTTTTCAGGACGTGACCATGGCAGATCAAAGCACCGACCCGAACACCACCATTGCGCAAGCGGCGGCCGCGGCGGCCGCTGCTTCTTCCACTACGGCTTCCGCTTCGGCGCAAACCGCGGCCACGGCCGCCGCCTCAGCCAACCTGAACGCTACGAACGCAAGCGCCTCGGCGCGCGATGCTGCGAATGCGGCGGCGATCTTGCAGGGAGTCGTCTCTACGCTTAACAGCCTCTGGATCGGCGACCTGACTGAGCCACCCACGACGGGACCCGGCGGCGGAGCGATTAAGATCGGCGCCCAGTACCGCGACATCAGCCAATCTCCGCCCGTGCTTATGGTCTACACGGGCAGTGGCTGGCAACCCGAGCAGGATGGCGCGGCCGCGGCCCAATTGGCTGCCCTCGAATCTGCTGAAGCCGCAGCAAACTCTGACGCATCGGGGCAAGCTGCTGCCAAGTCCGCAGGGGCGGCTTCGGCGGCATCCGACAACGCAGCAGCCTCCGCAGTCGCGGCCGCCCAGACGCTCGACCAAACGAAGCAGGTCTTGAACCAGGGCACGGCAGTCATCGCGAGCGCGCAAGCGTGGGCCACGTCGATGACGGAAATCGGCGGTGTCGATTACTCCGCCAAGTACTACGCGACAGCAGCGAGCAATTACGCGGCAAACGCCCAGACGTATCTGAACAACGCTAGCAAGTACGCAACGAACGCGAGCAATAGCGCAAGCGCCGCAGGCAACAGCGCGAGCGCTGCCATCAACGCGGCCAACGACGCCGCGAAGTCTGCGCAGCTCGTCAGCGGTTTCGTCACCGGGTCCGAGCTTCCGGTTACCGACCTGCAGCCCGACGACAGTTTTGCCGTGGTTCGCGAAGGCCTCTTCGGTCGCGTGAGCTACTCGACCCTGGCAGGCGCCGTACGCACCGGGACGCTGAGCGCAGGGAACAACCTCAGCGATGTCGTGGATCCAGCGGAAGCACTCAACAACATTGGCGCTGCACCTCAGGCGGGGTTTCTCTCGCAACTGGTGACGGCCAGCAGCACGAGCTCGTTAACGGTCTCGACCACGTTCTCGTTCACGCCGACGGTCGACGGAAAGATTGCGGTGATCGCGCAAGGCGGCGCCTACGGCTACGCGACGGGTTCAATCGGCCAGGAGTTCACGACCGTCGACGGCGCCAGCAACCTCGGCTCCCAGAGCAATGCAGCTAGCGCCAATCTCGCCATCACCTCCGGACAGTTCGGCGTGACGGCCGGCACGCCCGTGACGATCACGCTTACTCAGACAGCGCCCGCCGGCACGACCACCAACCAACTGTCCTCGCTGTTCGCCTTCTTGCCGAACTAAGGATGTCCGTATGAACCTCACGTATTTTTTCACGATGGATGGTGGCGTCGGTCTATCGCCCGACGGCACGATTCCACCCGCCGCAGTCGTCTGCACGAAGGAGCAGTACGAGAATCCGGACCAGTACATCATCAACTACGCAACGAGCCCGCCTTCGATCGAGGCGATCTCGGATGCAAGCGCGTTGCAAATCGCCCAAGCCGGACAAATCACGAAGCTATCAGGCGAATGCGCAGCCGCCATCTTTGCAGGCTTCACGTCTATCGCAGCGGGTCAGCCCTACCTGTATCCGGCGAAAACCACGGACCAGATGAACCTGCTTTCCTCGCTCATGGATGCAGTGCTGGGTTACCTGCTCGCGGATCCGTGGACGCCGAATACCCCGGTCGCGGTCGATCAATACACGGTGGTGAACAAGCAGCTGTACGTGGCGACGCAAAGCGGGACGACATCCAATGACATTCCCCTTTGGCCCACGGTCGTCAACGCACCAATCCTGGACGGTTCGGTGCAGTGGGAGCTGTGGTCTACGCCCTTCTGGTGTGCCGACACCACCACGAATCCACCGACCTGGGCGTTCCGCGATCACAGCGCAATGCAGATCTTCCGGGTCGGCAAGGATGCGAAGAGAGCAGTCCTCAACCTCATGGGCGAGAACCAATACCTCGCTCAGAAAATCTTGGCGGCACTTTCCGTCGCTGCCGTGGAGGCAATCCAATGGCCGTAAAAATCGCGTTCTATAAAGGCTCGGGCTCGTTTCTGGACAAGATCATTCGGTGGTGGGAAGTCGGTCACTACGCCCACTGCGAAATGATCCTCCAGGAAAACACGGACGGCACCTACACCATCGCCTCGGCGGTTCCCGGCACTGGTGTGCGCATCGCGGAAAGCCAATCGCTTGCTGCGAGCGACTGGGATTTCGTGACGGTCCCAGGAGACGTGGCTCAGGTGCGGGCATGGTTCGAGGCTCATGTTGGCGAGGCCTACGACTACGTGGGATTGCTCGGGTTCATCGTGCGGCCTATCACCTTCATCATCCACAAGAAGTTCTTCTGCTCTCGAGCGTGTTTGCGCTCGTTGGGTTACCACGGCGCATGGCGCATTGATCCCAATGTCATGTATGACTTCATGGCCTTCTGCGCGAGATTCGCTACCTGATTGATGGCTACCTGGTCTTCGGACCGGGTAGCCGTTATGCCGCCTGCCCTGCCCCGAACGAACGGCATTTTATGACCGTTCTTTTTAATAGGGGCTCACGATGAGCATCATGGACGATTTGAACAGCCAAGTCTTGGCGCTCGTCAATCAGATCGAAGAGCTTGGCCCTGCGCTTCACGAAACCAGTGTGAACGTAGCAGCAGTCGATGAAGATGCGCACGAGGCGGCGTCTAGCGCGCAAGCCGCCGCGCAGAGTGCGACCGAAGCGGCGCAGTCTGCCGCCTCAGTAGGATCGGCAGCATCGGACGCCCAGACCGCTGCCTCCACGGCTACCAGTGCTGCCACCGAAGCGGAGAGCGCAGCGACTACGGCGAGTAGCGCCGCTGCAGCAGCGAGCACGGCTGCAACCACCGCAACCGACGCGGTGAGCACCATCACCACGCAGCTTTCGACCGCCCAGTCGACGTTGAGCACGACCCAGTCACTGCTCACGCAAGCGCAGTCCACTGCAGCGCAGGTTCAGGGGCAGCTCACGTCGTTTAACAAGATCTGGCTCGGCGAATTACCGTCGGACCCGGCGACTGATAATAACGGCGATCCACTGGTTGACGGCGCACAGTACCTGAATACGAGCGATAGCCCGGCTCGCGTGCGTGTCTATGCCAACGGAGCTTGGCAAGATCAGGATCTGGAAAGCGAACTGGCTTCCTCGAGTGCGCAGCTGTCGGCGAGTCAAGCTGGCGCGTCGGCCACGGCTGCTGCGACTTCGGCGGGTGCTGCGCTGGCGAACGCCGGTGCCGCGTCGAACTCAGAAACCAATGCGGCTGCATCGGCGCAAGCCGCTCAAGACGCAGCGACTTCCGCGTCGTCCTCAGCCACCAGCGCGAGCGCTTCGGAAGCCGCTGTGTCTGCTGCAGCTCACGATGCGGCTGATTCAGCGACGCTTGCGCAAGCGTGGGCAAGTCAAAGCACGGGTACCGTCGACGGCACTCACTATTCGGCGAGCTACTACGCATCGGCTGCCGAAACGAGTTCGATCGATGCTGGGCGGAGCGCCGATAATGCAGCTTCTTCGGCTGACGACGCGGCAAGCTCAGCGAGCGCTGCAGCCGCGAGTGCTTCGGCACTGACGAGCGCGGTGTCTCAGGGTTCAGCGAGCGCGTCCGCATCAGCCGCAAGCGCTGACGATTCGGCTAGCTCTGCAGCAGCTTCCGCGTTGAGCGCCAACGATTCCGCGAACTCGGCATCGGCCGCTTCCACATCCGCAGCAACGGCAAGTGAGTCCGCCACTTCGGCCTCTGCTTTCGCATCTAACGCCTCGACGAGCGCAGCTGCAGCAGCGGCATCAGCAACTGATGCGGATGACAGCGCATCGGCTGCTGCGGTTTCTGCACAGGTGGCGCAGGACGCAAACAGCTCCGCCAGTACGCAAGCGACGAACGCGGAGACGTCGGCAAGCGAAGCAGCTGCATCAGTGGTCGACGCGCAAGATGCAGCAACTCTCGCGTCTCAATGGGCGTCGCAGACTTCCGGCCTAGTGGATGGTCTGGATTATTCAGCGAAGTATTACGCAGTCAATGCGGCGAACTCAGCCACGCAAGCGCAAACAGCCGCGACGGCAGTGTCCGGTCAGGCGGTCACGGTAGCCAACAATGCATCGCTCGCTCAGGCCTGGGCGGCTCAACTGACGGGCACCGTTGGGGGCACGAATTTCTATTCGGCCCTCTACTACGCTCAGCAGGCCGCCGCGTCTGAAAGCGGTGCAGCAGCCCACGCGAGTGACGCCGCTTCGAGTGCAACGGCATCGCAGGCAGCACAAGCGACAGCCGAGAAGTGGGCGACCGATACGACCGATACCGTGGATGGCGTGAGCTACGGTGCCAAGTATTACGCCCAGCTGGCTCAGGCAGCGGACTCGGATGCCCAGACGCAGGCTAGCAATGCGAGCAGTTCGGCAACATCTGCTGACGCTTCCGCAGGAGCGGCGGCAGACTCAGCGGCGCTCGCTCAGGATTGGGCGACGAAGACGGATGGTCAGGTAGACGGGTCGGAGTTCTCGGCGAAGCACTACGCGAATACCGCGGCAGTTTCGGCGAGCTCTGCAGAGACGGCGGAATCGAACGCATCGTCGAGCGCGGATGCAGCGTCAGCGAGCGCGACGGCAGCTGCAGGTTCTGCCGATGTCGCAAATACGTACGCCGGCGAGTCGGCTGGATCTGCCAGTGCAGCGGCGAGCAGTGCCGATGCGGCCAGTGCGAGCGCGACGAGCGCAGCATCGTCTGCGACGCAAGCCGCAACAAGTCTTTCCACCTTTCAAGCCGCTGTCGCCTCGTTCAATGCGCTGTGGTTGGGCGGGCACGATACGCCTCCTGCCGTCGACGGCAACGGCGACCCTCTGAAAGCGGGTGCAGAGTACGAGGATACCTCGCAAGCGCCGCCCGTCCTGATGGTGTACGACGGATCGGAGTGGGTTCCGCAAGACGGAAGCTCGGTCACCGCGTCCTCTAATGCGCAGCTCGCGGCGGCCCAGGCAGCTGGGTCGGCGTCGGACGCGGCAAGTTCGGCCAGTGCGGCCGCTGACTCGGCAAGCGAAGCGGCTGCGTCGGCGAGTGCAGCAGATGCGTCGGCAGCCAATGCGGCATCGAACGCCTCGTCCGCGGCAACGCAGGCAGGCTCTGCGAGTACTTCGGCTGCGACTGCGCAGAACTGGGCTTCGCAGGCCTCTGGCACAGTCGATGGGACCAGCTATTCGGCTAAGTATTACGCCGCACAAGCGAGCACCAGCGCGACCAACGCAGCAAGCAGCGCGAGCGCGGCGAGCACGTCGGCGTCGAATGCGAGTGGTTCGGCTTCGTCGGCATCGACCAGCGCAAGCTCTGCATCGACCAGCGCGAGTACGGCGACGACACAGGCATCCAATGCAAGTGCTTCGGCGACGACGGCTCAAAACTGGGCGAGTCAGGCGTCCGGCATGGTGGATGGCGTCAGCTACTCCGCCAAGTACTACGCGACACAGGCATCCACGTCTGCATCCAGCGCTTCGACCAGTGCCGGTGGAGCGAGTACTTCGGCGACCAATGCGGCGAACAGCGCCACTCTTGCTCAAAACTGGGCGAGTCAATCATCGGGCGTTGTTAACGGAACGAGCTATTACTCGGCGTTTTACTACGCCAACCAAGCGGGCACCTCGGCAAGTAATGCGAGCACGTCTGCAAGTAACGCTTCGTCAAGCGCATCGGCCGCGAGCGCTTCCGCATCGAATGCAGCAACGAGCGCGACCAGCGCACTGAACTGGGCCAGCCAGGCAAGCGGAACGGTCGACGGAACGAGCTACTCCGCGAAGTACTATGCCACACAGGCGAGCTCCTCCGCTTCCAGTGCGAGCACGAGCTCCGGTACCGCGACGACGCAGGCGGGCAATGCCAGCACGTCCGCCACGAATGCGTCGAATAGCGCGAGCGCGGCCAGCACCAGCGCAAGCAACGCTTCTAGCAGCGCAACGCTCGCCCAGAGCTGGGCAAGTCAGGTTTCCGGCTATGTGAACGGGACGAGTTACTACTCGGCCTATTACTACGCTCAGCAGGCTAGCACTTCGGCCGGCAATGCCAGTACATCGGCATCGAACGCGAGCAGCAGCGCCAGCGCCGCGAGCACCAGTGCAAGCAATGCGGCTACGAGCGTCACCACGGCACAGAACTGGGCTTCCCAAGCCTCCGGTACGGTGGATGGAACAAGCTACTCCGCGAAGTACTATGCGAACCAGGCCAGCACATCGGCAAGCGACGCCAGCACTTCCGCTTCGAACGCTTCGAGCAGCGCTTCCGCTGCTTCGACATCGGCATCGAACGCGGGCACAAGTGCAACGAACGCGGCGAACTCAGCCACGGCTGCCCAAACTGCGGCAACGAATGCGCAGAACGTTCAGATCAACCTGAATGGCATCTACACGCTGAACACGACGGGCGGCAGCACGACCCTCACGGCAACGCAGTATTCGAACGGCATCGTGATCGTCAAGGGCGCGCTCTCGAGCAATGCGACGGTGGTTTGTCCGGCCACTTCTCACCCGTTCATCTTGGAGAACGCCACGACCGGAGCCTATCAGGTGACGGTGAGCATGACTGGCGGAAGCGCATCGGTCTCCGTGCCGCAAGGCAAGGCGATGCAGTTGTTCTGCGACGGCAGTGCCGGCATCTACACGGTGTCGTCGGTGTCCGGTCTGCAGTTCAACGGCGTCAAGCCGATCACGACGACGGGCGTGACGATGGACAGCACCTACGCGGGTGCATACACGTCACTGAATCTGACCGGCGCGAGTAACACCACGACCCTCCCTGCCGGGTCGACGCTGCAAGCGGGCGCGGCGGTGTTCTTGGATGTCATGTTGGGAACCTGGTCCGTTAAGCCCAACGGAACGGATACTGCGGACTTTGGTGCATCGGTCACGATGAACGTGAACGACAAGGCCATGTACACGTGGAGCGGAAGCACATGGCGCACCACCCTGTATTCGGATCAAAGCTCTCCCAGCTACAGCGTGTCGGTGACGGCGCCTTTGGGGGTGTTCACCAGCCGTGCGGTGATCGGGGGCGGGACCGATGATGGTTCGACTGCGCTGCAGGTGACAGGCGGAGGCAAGTTTAGCGGCGCAGTCAGCTTCACGGGCAGCGTGTCGGTACCCACGATGGCGGCGACGGACAACTCGCTGAACGCGGCCAACACGGCGTTCGTGCAGACGTTGGTCAGCAATCTGATTGCGAGCGCGCCCGGCGCGCTGGATACGTTGAACGAGCTGGCGTCGGCATTGGGCGATGATCCCAACTTCGCCACCACGATGACGAACAACCTCGCTGGGAAGGCGGCACTCTCGGGCGCAACATTCACCGGCGCGGTCTCGGCACCGGGTCTTACGTCGACGAACGGCACTATCTACTCGTACGGATATGCCGGTAGTAACAGCAAGGGGGTGATCTATCTCGATAGTGGCGGCTCGCACTACGTTTATTTCGACGGCACGTCGTACAACATGCCCAACGGGCAGCTGTACGTCAATGGGCAGCAGGTGTGGAACGCGGGCAACTTCACACCGGGCAACTACGCCGCGCTCGCGAGCGGCCCGACCTTCACCGGAGCGGTAACCGGTACCGGATCGTCTTCGGCACTCAAGGCGACGAACGGCAGCGGCACAGGTCAGACATCGCTCAGTCTCTATCAAGCGGGGATGGCGGCTGACCAGAAGATGTGGGAATTGGTGACGACAGGCGCGTCTGGAGTCGCAGGCTTCCGGTCGATCAACGATGCTTACTCGGCATCAACGTATGCGTGGCAGGTCTATCGCACGGCCAGCAGCTACACGCTCGACAAGATGACGATCATGCCTGCTGGCGGTCGGGTTTTGCTGGGCAATGTCACGGACGACGGCAGCACGCCGGTTCAGATCGGCGGGTCGATGTCTGCAGGCAACTTCTACATGCAGACGTCAGCCACGGGCAACTCCGGCGTGTATGGCTTCAGCAACGCGAACGGACCTGCCCTCGCTGTCTACGGATCCGGCACGACCAACGCGGGCGCGATGCTATTCAGGACCGCGGGTATCGAGGCGATGCGGCTCGTCAGCGCGGGGCGCCTGCTCGTGGGTACCTCGACCGACGACGGTTCGAGCCAAGTGCAGATCAATGGCCCGGTAACTGGCTATGGCCTCTCGGTGTTCCGCAATAACTCGACCACGCAGTACATCTCAATCGGTGCGTCGCCAGACGCGACGAACCAAAACAAGATCGATTCGTACAGTGCGTCGGGCAATGCGAAGAACCTGAACTTCAATGCGACGACGGACGCGAGCAACACGACGCCTACAGCGGGAGCTGTCGGTATCACGTTCTCGACGCTTGGAGTGCAGCGCGCATCGATCACGCAGACCGGTCGTTTCTTGGTCGGCACGGCGGACGACGGCGCGAACCAGTTGCAGGTGACGGGTACCGCCGCGATCTCGGGTCGCTTTTACCGAGGCGGCAGTGTTGACGTTGCGAACGGCTACACGAGCATTGCGGGCATTCAAAACTTCGGCGTCGGTAACGACTCCTTCATCAACACGGCGCGGTTTAGTGCAGACGCGCTCTGCGCGGGTATCGGCATCGGTAAATCGCGCGGCACGACCGTAGGCGCGCAAGGCGCAGTCATCGCTGGCGACGAGTTGGGTCGCGTGTCCTTCAATGGCTCGAACGGCACGTCGATCACCCAGTCTGCGTATGTCAGTGCGACGGCAGTCGAGACGTTCTCCGGTACCGCGGCGGGCGCGTACTTGGAGTTCCGCACCACTACGGCGGGCAGCACTGGACCGATCTCTCGCATGCGGGTCCATGACTCGGGTCGTGTGCTGATCGGCACGAGCACGGACGATGGCTCACACTTGCTTCAAGTGAATGGGACTGCCTCATTCACGTCAGTCTCATCCCAGGGAATGACGCTGAGCAATAGCGCCGGCACGATATTCGGAAGCTTGACTACCGGCAGCAGCTTCTCGGGCCTGAGCATCGAGAGCTATAACAGCGGCAACACATCGAAGTATCCGGTCGGGCTCGCGCCGTGGGGTGGTCGAGTCCTAATTGGCACGATAATCGACGACGGGGCGTCGGAAGTGCAGATCAACCCGAATGGAATTTCGGCGGCGTCGGCTCCGGTGCTGAACGCACCCACGTTGCGCGTGATGGACAACAAGAGCGGCACGGGTGGCGGAGTGAGCATCGAAAGCTACCAGCCGACGATTCAGTTCATCGATCTGAGCGCGGGAGCAAAGAACACCCGGATGATGCACAACGCCGGTGGGCTGTTCATCGCGAACGATCCCGGCACAAATACCGGTGTGTTTGGTGCAATCGGCCTCGCATTTCACGGCGATGGCTACATGGCAGTTGGCAACGGAGCATCGCTCTCGTCAAGCGTGGCCTATTACGCCAACGGCGCTGCGCCGGGTACGGGTACCTCGCAATACGGCTTCTACTTCACGCAGGAGTACAACTCCGCTGCGACGTCGAACGGCTACACGTTCATGTCGGCGCCCAAGCTGCAGGCGGCGTCATTCACCATGTCGAACCTGTACGGCTTCATTGCGAGCGCGCCCACGCTCGGCACCGGTTCGGCAATCACCACCTATCAGGCGTTTGACGCGCAGGATACAAGTGCAGCGACCACGAACATCGCCTATCGCGGCAAGATGGCGAACGGGACGAGCAAGTGGAACCTGTACATGGACGGGTCGGCGTCGAACTACCTGAACGGACAGCTGCAGATCGGTTCCACGACCGATTATGCCAACGGGAAAGTGCAAATCGCGACGCCGAGCACTGGAGGTCACGGCCTGTCGGTTGTTCGGAACGGTCAAGCGTTGCAATACATCGCAATCGGGACCAACACCGGCCTCGATTCGAACGCACCGAATGACCACAAAATCGTCGGGTACTCGCCGTCTACGGCGGCCAAACCGATTTACATCCATGCGACGACGGATGAGTCGGGCACGTTGCCGACGAACGGTTCTGTGGCCATCAACTTTAAGCTCCTGAACGCTACGACTGGCCGGTTCTGGCAGAGCGGCCGTTTTGGACTTGGTGTTGGTCTCGTCGATGACGGTGTGAACCAATTACAGGTGGGCGGTAATATCGGCATCAGCGGTTCCGGAAACGGCCTGACCTTCCCGGATGGCACGACCCAGACCAGTGCGTACCTTGCGGCGAATCCGACGGTGATGACGTACACACCGCCGGCGGGCGCAACTAGCTTCGCTTGCCAGCAGTACGGCTTGAACCAGGTGCAGGTGTTCGCGAACGGTTCGTGGTTGGATCCGAATGCGAGCTACACGGCGACGACGGGCAACAGCATTACTCTTGCCACGGCGGCAGATGGCATGACCAGTTACTCCGTCATGTCCGGCGTGCTGTTCCAGGCCAGTAACGTAGTGCAGCCGACGGTGACGAACGTAACGATTGCGGCAGGGGCAACCAGCCTTACCCTGCCCGTTTCGACACCAGCCGGGTTCCTGTGGATCGTCGAAAACGGGAGCTTTTTAACGCCGGGTGTGGACTTCACCTTCAACGGTGGAACCACGGCGACACTCGCGACTGGAGCAGCAGAGGCGACAGATGTCTACACGCTGATCATGCTTCAGCCGGTGTCGTTTAGCGGCTCAGCGCTGCAAACGCAGGTCCAGAACTGTTCGTTGTCCTTTGCGAACGACACGGGCGTCGCTAACGCGTACGCGGTCAGTTACCTGCCGACGATTGGAACGTTGGTCAATGGCATGGTGCTGTCGTTTCAGATCGCTCACGGTAACACGGGGGCGTCGACCCTATCGGTCAACGGTGGCGCAGCAAAGCCGATCTACGGTAACGGTCACATAGCGTTGTCGGGCGGCGAATTCGTAGCGGGCGGATTTGTCGAGGTGATGTGGAACTCGACCTTGGGTGCATGGGTCCTTCTGGAGAACACAGGTGGCTCACAGCAGATCGCTGGCAATCTGAGCTTTGTGGGAACGGGCAACCGGATCACCGGTGATTTCGCGAATACGACTTATGCAAACCGCGTCATGTTCCAGAGTGGAAGCGGCACGGGTACGAGCGTTGGCGCACTTGCACCGACGGCTTCTGGAGGGTCGGGAAATTTCACGGTATGGTCGAAGTCGGACCCTACCAATGCCTCGATCGTTCAGATGTCGATTTTGGATGGAAGCCTCGCGTCGCTAGGCTCGAGTGCCGTCGGGACGGGAACCACATTGCCCCTCGCCTTTTCGGTGGGCGGAGCAGAGCGGATGCGGATCGACACTGGCGGTCACATCTTGATTGCAGCGACCAGTGCATACACTGCTGGTTCGTACGGGTCGGGACTGTTGACGACGTCCACGTCGCTTAACTCCATTCGTCACTTGATCCAGGGCCATGCAAACGGCACGGGTTATGGCACGGTGTATGTGAATGGTAGCGAGGGCGGCGCATCTACGAGCGCAATCGTCTTCCTCAACAGCAGTAACGCGGCGGCGGGAAGTATCACCGTCTCAACGTCTGCAACCGCGTTCAACACGACATCGGACTACCGTCTGAAGCATAAGGTCGTCCGGCTGGACAGTGCATTGGAGCGCGTGATGGCCCTCAAGCCATCGAAGTACGCTTTCAAGCACGACCCGGAACAGCGCGAGCACGAGGGCTTCCTCGCGCACGAGCTCGCAGAACACGTGCCGCATGCGGTGACTGGCGAGAAAGATGCGGTCTGGCACCACGTCGAGCTGGCGGAAGGACATGATCCCGCGGACATCAAGCCGGAAGATGTCTTGGATGTGCGAGAGGAGATGCTCATCCAGCAGGTGGACTACTCGAAGCTGGTGCCGGTGCTCACTGCGGCGTTGCAGGAATTGACGGTGGAACTGAGAGCATCGCGCGCTGAAGTCGCAGCACTGCGCAAGGAAGTCGATGCACTGAAGCGTCACTGATGGGTCAACAAAAAATCTAAGGCTGCCCATTAGGGCATAGCTCCTCACCCAGGGTAACCCGGGTGAGGAGCCTATGTCGTCAATCAAATATTCCCGAATTTTATGAAGTCTCTTTTATTTCGGGGTTCAACCATGGGCGCATATAGCAACCAAAGCGGCACCTGGGATGAGGTCAAAAACATCTACGCGAAGAACAGTAACAACTGGTCACTGGTCAAGCGGGCCTTCGTCAATAACAACGGCACATGGCAGCAATTCCACGGCGGCAACACCTACAAGGTCTATTCGCTTGGACTATACCAGTCCTTAGGAGTATCGGGCGGCAATGCCGGAAACATAGGTGTTTGGGAGAACGGTCCTCGGGTCAGTGGGTCCAGTGGTCGCTCATACACGCTCGTCACGTTCGATAAATGGGGCAACGTACTCACCACACAAACTTACGACGTGTTCGGCGACGGCACCAACTACGCGAATGCAGGCAGTGCGACGCAGAACTTGATAGCGGCGTTGAATGGGATCGCGTCTGGCACGCCGTACATTGTCTGCACCTACGACGAGCCGCAAACGAATGCGTCGCAACTGACGAGCGCGATGACCTCCCTCTTTGGTGGTGTGAGTTCCGTCATCAGTGGCTCCGTCCCCTATCGAGGCGCGTATCTCGCGATGGGTGTCGCCAGACAGGCGCCCGCGATCGAACAGTATTGCGGCACATTCGTCAATTCCGTCGCCAACCCTAGCGCCTCAAGCGCGCAGAGCGACGATGGCTGCTCAGACGGCGCGCTCATCTACAGCTTCCGCATATACAACGGACAGTTCGCCAACGTGTCCGCGATCTACACGGGGGGCAACCTCGTAACCAACGGTAGCCAAACCGGCGGTATATCCGTCCCGGGGCTCGCTTAATCCTTCCTGAGCAGGTTTGAAATGGTAATGAGCGTACAAGACGCGCTTTCGCGTCTCGTCGGCCTGTTTGGTCCACAGGCTACATGGGATCCGACCAAGCTGTACGGCAACTTGATGGTTTCGCCAAACGGCAACGTGCTGATCAAGACGACAACGGATGATAACAGCGTAGCGCTTAACATCGCTGGCGCCGCGAAGACTCAGGCGTTCACCATCGATTACGGGTCGAATTACGCGACTCTGTACTTCAGCAACAGCGGCAAGACGCGATGGACGATCTACAAGGAAAACACGGCTGAGACAGGCAGTAATGCCGGTTCGAACTTTGGTTTGAATTCCGTGGCCGACAACGGCTCGACTCAGACGCAAATCATCGGTATCAATCGCGCTTCCGGTCTGACAAGTATCTACAAAGGGTTGGCGGTCACGGGTGTTCTCTCGGCAACGGGCAATACCACGCTGAATGGCAACATCAACCAGGTGATCACATCGGGCGCCCTGAACAACTACATGAATGGGCCGGTTAATCAGCCGAAAGTCATTTACTTTCAAACGGCTGGTGCAGCGCGATGGGGATTGATGTGTGATGGCACAACAGAATCAGGAAGCAATGCGGGAAGTATCTTTGCCATCGCTCGCTACAACGATGCCGGCACGTGGGTCGACACAGCGTTGCAAATTTCCAGAACGGACGCGTTGGTTAGCCTTACCGGGGGGGTGATTTCCACAAAGATTGGAATCGGGACCGGAGTGTTTCGTGCAAACGGGGACAACGGAACAAGTTGGGCCAATTGGAGTGGATCGTCAACGACCGCTTTGCAGGTCGATTGTCCGAATCCGGCGTCAGCTTACATGGGTGTGCGATGGACGCACTGGGGAGCGCGTCATCTGGCCGCAATCACGGCGTACGAAGGTGGAAGCACATCCGGCACCCCTCAGATCTCCTTCCAGTTCCCGAGTAACGCCAATAGCTTCATGTTCTACGACGGCGGGAACAGCACCTTCGCGGGCAGCCCCACCACCTTCTCGGACTACCGCGTCAAGACCAACATCGAGAGCCTTCAACCCGATGACGTGCTCGCCCGTCTGATGAAGGTGCGACCGACGGAGTTCGATCGATCTGACAACCCAGAACTTCACACACGTCAGCCCGGGTTCATCGCGCACGAACTTCAGGAGCATTTCCCGCTCATTGTGCGAGGCGAGAAAGACGCAATGCGGAAGGTGCGGAAGTTGGTCGGAGATACCACGCCACATGCACCAGGTGAAGAGCCGGCAGGCTATGCGCCGCCGGAAGAAGTCGATCACCTGGAGCCAGACTACCAGTCAGTGAACTACCAGGCCATGACAGCCTATCTAACCGCCGCGCTGCAAGCATTGAACAAGAAGGTCGATGCACAGACCACCGAGATAGCACGGCTCAAGCAACTGCTTAATTAAGCGCATTATGGCAACTCCTTCTCAATTGTCTTCGCGATTGGTAGATCTGTTCGGGCCCGTCGCGCTCGCCAGCCCGACGGCTTTATACGGGAACCTGATGGTGTCGCCCGCAGGGAACGTGCTGATTCACACGACGACCGACAACGGCACCGATGCGCTCCAAGTCAACGGCAGCGTGTACATCAGTGGCGCACTTAAGTCGGCGACCCCGGCGCTCTACGACAACAGCACGAACGCAGCGACGACCGCGTTTGTACTCGCCAACGCGCTCCCTTTGCGGACTCCGATTACTGGCGCCTCCACCGATCTGAACACGTTCACTTCGCCGGGAATCTATCATCAGTCGTCGAACGCAAACGCGGGTACTGGCTCGCATTACCCAGCAGCGTTGGCAGGTATGCTCGAAGTGTATGCGTCGAGCGTGATGATCTACCAGCGCTACACCCTTTACAGCAGCGGCATCGTCTACACCCGTTCCTATTACAACGGTACGTGGTATGCGTGGCGACAGCTTCTCGATACTGTTGGCGCTTCGACCATCGCGGGCGTGCTGACTTTCAGCGCTTCACCGATTTTCAATGCTGCTTCGACGTTCAACAGTGGACTCACTGCCAAGAGTACTGTCCTTCCAATCACGCTTATCAACACCAATACATCGAGCTCGTGGAGCATTGGGCCGGACGGGAGCGACTCGTTCTGTGTTTATAACGCTGTCGGAGCCGGCTGTTTTATAAGTTATGGGGGTACGGCGTGGGCAGCCAATTCCGACGAGCGACTGAAGAACATCCAAGGCGATTTAACAGATGCGTTGGCTTCGGTAAAGGCGATTCGGACGATTCGTTACACCTGGAAGGCGGAAGACGACCACTCGGAAGCGCGCGGTCTGCCGAACGACTCCATGGTGTACGTTGGGGTGATTGCGCAGGACGTCCAGAAGGTTCTCCCTGAAGCGGTCAGTACAGGGGAGTCGGGCTACCTCGCAGTCCGATACAGCGAACTGACGCCTTTGGCACTTGCCGCGATCAAGGAACTGAGCGAAATGATGGAGAAGCAATCGGCAATTATCGCATCGCTCCGCACTGAACTTGACGCAATTAAAGCTGGCAATACCAGGAGCGAATAATGGCAACCACTCCTCAAATGCTCGCGCGGATCGTTGATCTGTTCGGACCCGCAGCGAGCGCAGATCCAACGAAGTTATTTGGAAATCTGATGGTGTCCCCTGGCGGACGCGTGCTGATCGGCACGACAACCGATAACGGGACCGACGACTTCCAGGTTATCGGAACTGGCTCAATCTCGGGCGCTCTTAAGCTAAGTAGCACGCTCAATGTGACTGGCACTACGACGTTGAGTAGCACACTTACAGTGAATGCAGCAAGCTACTTCAGCGCTCCAATCAATGCGACTGGCGGCGCTCTTGAGCTTGGCTCAACTACGGCGGTCTCTACCCCGTTCGTCGACTTCCATAGCTCGGGAGTGAATCAGGACTTCGACGCGCGCTTGATAGCGTCGGGAGGGATCTCGGGAACCGTCGGACAAGGTACGTTGACCCTTCAGGCTGGCTGGCTCAACATCTACAATCCGAGCACGACGCTTAGCAATCTGAAGCTGCAGGCGGGATCCTACGCGCCGTTCATTCGATCGAACAGCGCAAATAGCTCACTCGAGTTCGTCAACAGTGCGAACACGGCGGTCAATTTGACAGTGGCTGATGCAGGGACCATTACGTCGCGGAGCTGGATCGCCTCCGGCGGGGTGGTGTACGCGGGCGGAACGGGCGGCGCCTACCTCAATACGGACGGCAACGTTTACGGTACGGCGTGGGGCGGCTGGCTGTCCAACGCGCTGGCTGGCAAGATTGGGACCGGTGGCGGAACCTTTTCCGGAGGCGTCACGTTCAATTCAAGCGCGGTCTTCAACTCGCCAGTGACCAGCAACTCGGAGATCGTCATGCCGCATCTTCGTGTGACATCGAGTTACGGCACAGGCGGGGGTGCGGGATTGTCACAGCAGGGTGTGACGCTCTCATGGAACGACGGCAGCGGTGATGGCGCAGGTTACCTTGCAGTCAATCAGGGGCTCGGCACGGGTGGCTGGTGCATCCGCACCGTGAACAACGCGAATACATCCGAGATCGGCCGCTACACGATCTCCGCTTCCGGCGTGGGCACGAATGGCTCTGATAAACGTTTGAAAAAGCACATCAAGACACTCAAGGGATCGCTCGAGAAAATCCGCCAGATACGCGGCGTGTCCTACACCTACCGGGCGAGCGGCGAGAAGCATTACGGGGTGATCGCGCAAGAGGTTCTACCGCACTTCCCCGACGCGGTCACTGTGACACACGACCTGAAAAGGCATAAAGACCTGCTCGGCGTCTCATACATCGGGTTGATCGCGCCACTGATTGAAGCTGTGAAGGAGCTGGCGGATCAGCTCGACGGAGCACGCGCTCGCATCGCAGACCTCGAAGCAGCATTTGCATGAAAGTTCATAGGCCGTCCGCTTGGATCAAGGAACCGAATCGTATGACCGGTTTTCCTTATCCCAAACGGAGGCGCTGTGACTACTCCCCAGCAGCAAATCGCTTCGCAAGTCACGACCCTTGCCAGCGAGATCAGCAGTATTGCAAGCGGACTGCACGACATCCACCAGGACGATCTGGACGCGCAACAACAGGCGTCGAATGCAGCAGCGTCGGCAACGGCGGCTGCAAGTAGCGCGAGTGCGGCTTCGACTAGCGCAACGGCGGCCGCGAATAGCGCCACCGCAGCAAGCAACTCCGCAACCTCGGCGAGTTCATCCGCCAGCACCGCAGTCCTCAATGCGAACAACTCGGCGACCAGCGCGTCGAACGCCTCGACGTCCGCAGGTGCGGCCAATACCTCGGCCATGGCAGCGGCTGCAAGCGCTTCAGACGCGCAGACCGCCGCGTCCAATGCAGCAGGAAGCGCGACCAATGCGAGTACTTCTGCATCAGCAGCTGCTGCGAGCGCGGCCGCGGCCAGCAATTCCGCGACCTCGATTCCCAAGATGACCATCTCCACCGCCACTCCCAGCGGTGGAAATAACGGCGATCTCTGGTACCAAATCTAAGCGACTTGATCTCATAGGCCCCCTGCCTTCGGGCGGGGGTTTATGCCGCGAGGGTCGTCGGAATCCTATGAAGGGTCTCTTTATAGGAATCGACCATGAGCGTCGCAGACGATCTTAATACGCAGATAGGAACTCTCGTCGGTGTCATTGAAGGGCTAGGCACCGCATTTGACGAGATTGAGCAGGACGTAGCGGCGGCGGATGCGGATGCAGCGGATGCGGCCTCATCAGAGGCGGGCGCGACAACGAGTGCGTCTGCCGCGGCGTCTTCCGCCACTGATGCCGCCAATAGCGCGAGCGCTGCGGCAGCGACTGCAGCATCGGTGACGGATGCGATCAGCAGCATTCAATCTCAGCTGGATTCCGCTACGAACCTGTTGAACGCCGTGCAGTCCGCGGATACGGATGCCCAGTCGCAGGCAGACGCTGCCGCGTCTTCAGCAGCAGCCGCCGCCGCCTCTGCTGAAGCGGCTGCTGCCAGTGCTGCCGCCGTCGGTGGAAACCTCGGCGACACGGTCAATCAGATCCAGGCCACGCAGGCGCAGCTGATGGCCATGATGAAGAGCTTCAATGCCGTCTGGCTTGGAGAGTTCTCGGAAGACCCCACGACCGACACGCAGGGTAACGATCTGGTCGACGGAGCGATGTACATGAACACGTCGGCAGTTCCGCCGACCATTAGGATCTATCTAGGCGGAGTCTGGCAGGACTTCGATGAGGCCGGAGAGCTGGCCAGTGCGAACGCACAACTCGCGGCGACGTCGGCGAGTTCGTCCGCACAGGCAGCAGCCACCAGCGCCAACAACGCGGCGACCGCAGCGGGAACGGCGATTCAGGCGCAGCTCGCCGCGCAAGCATCTGACGCAGACGCTGCCCTCCAGGCGATCAACGCGGCGACGTCGGCGTCAGCGTCGGCGGCCAGCGCATCCGATGCGGCTGCGTCTGTCACTGACGCGCAATCCGCGGCATCACTTGCGAAAGACTGGGCATCGAAGAATTCCGCTAACGTGAATGGTTCGGGCTATGCGTCGGCGATGGTCTATGCACAGCAGGCGTCGAGCGCAGCGCAGGCAGCTGCCAACTCCGTAGTAGCTGCCGCGACGAGCGCGACGAGCGCAGCATCGAGCGCCACGAGTGCAAGCAACAATGCGACGTCTGCCACTAACTCCGCATCTGCGGCGAACACCTCCGTAAGCAAGGCCGCTGCGAGTGCAAGTGCTGCCGCTTCGTCAGCAACGGCCGCGGCGTCGTCGGCGACAAGTGCGCTCAATGCATCCGCGAGTGCATCCACGCAGGCCTCACAGGCTGGTACTTACGCAACTGAGGCCTCCAACAGCGCAAGCGACGCAGCGGCTTCCGCGACGGAGGCGGATAGCAGCGCCCAGGCCGCGCAGGATTATGCAAACCAAGCGCAAGCGCTGCTCTATAACGCCAACAACACCGCCGGCAACGCATCCAGCTATGCGACGCTGGCGCAATCCTGGGCTATCCAACCGAGCGGTACGGTGGACGGCACCAGCTATTCGGCACTCTACTATTCGAACCAAGCTGGCGTGAGCGCATCCGCGGCTGCGACTTCGGCAACCCAGGCGGCAGCATCGGCGACAGGAATTGGAACGCAGGCCAGCAATGCGGCAGCGTCGGCCGCACTGGCGCAAGCATGGGCGAGTCAGGGCACTGGTCTGGTCGCCGGTGCAGGTTATTCCGCGCTCTACTACGCGAATCAGGCACAAGCATATGCCGCGCAGGCAGCGACGAGTAACACGAACACCGCCGCTTCGGCCAACCTCGCTCGGCAATGGGCATCGCAGACGTCCGGCAACGTCGATGGTACCAACTTCGCCTCAGCGTACCAATATGCGGTGGGCGCCGCGACATCGGCAACCTCAAGTGCGACCCAGGCGACAAATGCTGCCAGCAGCGCTACCGCGGCGGCGGCAAGCGCCACAGATGCGGCGGCTTCCGCATCTGATGCTCAAAGCGCGGCAGCATCGTTCCAAGCGGCGCTCGCAGCATTCAATGTCATGTGGCTGGGGCCACACAGCGCGCCTCCCGCTACTGATAACAATGGGCAGCCACTCCAAACCGGTGCTCAGTACCAGGATACCTCGCAGACGCCGCCAGTCGTAATGACCTGGGATGGGACGCAGTGGAATACGCCCAGTGAGGCGGATGCGAATGCATCATCAAGCGTGATTCTCGCTGCGAGCCAGGCGTCCTCCAATGCTGGTGCTGCGGCAAGCAGCGCATCGAGTGCCGCGACCAGTGCAGCAGTGGCTACGACTAATGCAAACATAGCGGGGACCTATGCAGCGAACGCGTCCGCGTCCAGCGATGCTGCCGCGTCACAGGCTTCGAACGGAGCCGCATCGGCAACGGCCGCGGCGAATAGCGCCAGTGCAGCCGATGCGAGCTCATTGGCTGCAGCGGCAAGCGCTAGCGCGGTTAGCAGCATTGCGGACAGCGCGGTCGCGAGCGCAGATCTTGCGAAGAGCTGGGCGTCCCAACCTGACGGCGTAGTTGACAACTCCGAATACTACTCGGCAGCTCACTACGCGGTGCAGGCCGCAGATAGTGCCACGAATGCAGCAGGAAGCGCTACTGCAGCGGACAGTAGTGCAAGTGCAGCGGCGGCGGCCGCGGCGGCCGCTGCAAATCTCGTCGCGGGTCCGTCCGGATCGGCTAACTACTTTTCGCAACAGGCAGCAGCGTCTGCGACTACTGCGTCGACATCAGCAACTCAATCTGCGACCAGTGCAGCGGCCGCTGCACAATCAGCCGCGAACGCAGCGGCGGCGGTGCAACAGGTCGGTTCCGGCGTCAGTGGCGCGACCTCGCAAGCGATTGCGGCAGCACAATCCGCAGCCTCGTCAGCAGCATCGAGCAGCGATGCAAGGACACAGGCAACGGCCGCCTCTGCGTCGGCCTCGGCGGCGGCTTCGAGTGCGACTGATGCCTCGTCATCTGCGGCCGCGGCAGAAGCCTCCGCAACGGATGCGGCGGCAGCCGACGCTGACGCACAGACGCAAGCGACGAATGCGGCGGCATCGGCCGCTTCAGCCCAAGCTGCCGCGGAATCGGCACTCGCCAATGCACGGATCGTCTGTTGCCTGACGGGTAATCCCAACCTCTTCCAGGAGGTGAAGTACCCGTTCACTGAGACCTGTACGTTTGGCTCCAACTTCGGATCGTCGGTTGCGACGGGCCAGTTCGTCTCAGGTACCACGGCTGTGGTGAAGGTAATGGCCTACAACACCGCACATCCGACTGGCATTCAGGTCGGCACCGTCACGTTCACAGACGCAGGTGACGGCACGCCTCCGGCCGGTGCCTTCAGCTCGGTTGGTAGCAGCGTCGTCTTCGACGCAGGCGATGTTCTCTCGTACCAGTTCTTGACCACGAATCTGGCCCAAGTCTCGATTGCCTTGCGCGGCAGTTACAGTTAAAGGAAGGTGTGCAATGAGTAGTACTCCGCAGTTCATTGCTGGCGCCGAAGGCCTGGACATCTATCCGGCCGGTGCGATTGGCAACGTGTTTCCCTGGTATCAAACCAACGCCACGTATCAAGGAACGATCAAGGCGGGTGCCGGTGCGTTCGCCGGCAATGCGCTGAGTTTCGCCGCTGCTTCGCTGAATGCGTCGGGACAGGAGATGCAGTTCAGCTCGACAATGCAAGTGATGAAGAACTTGGCGTCGGCGGGTGGATCCGGTGCGTTCGGTGTGTGTGGTTGGATCAATGTTGGCGCACCTGTTGCAAACGGAACGGATACCCTCCTTGGCCTCGGAACTTCAATGTCCGGCACGCCGGTTATTCCGTTGCTCGGACTCACGAATTCGAGCAACGGCGGATTGAACCTCGTGCTGCCTTCGAGCGTCAGTTCGCTGACGACGAATCCGCACCTGCTGGCAATCACGCCGAATACGCAGTACTGGATTGGAGTGTACTTCGCGTACAAGCCGAACGGTCTATTGACGGCGACGCTGTGTCTCTCGGGTACGCCAGTATTCACGGATGTGGCACTGACATGGACTTCCGACGTATTCACCGCAGGCCAGATTGCTAACCGTTTGAAGTTCTTCGCCGCGACGACCGCACCTTGGCAAATCGACGACGTGATTATTCAGGCGGTGTCCTCAGCAGACACAGCCCTATGGCCGTCCGGGACGATCACGCCCGAAACGATTCCTCAATTTTCGCCGCGACAGATCTCATTGGCGACGGTGACGGGCAACGGCACCCTGAATCAATGGGAAGCGTCGGGATCGCAGCCGAACTATCAGTCCGCAACCGATCCGACGGGTGCCAATTCGGTGATTGCGACCGGGATCAATTTGACGGACCGCTATGTCTGGACCACCGAAGCGAACGATGTGAAAGCTGTGGTCTATCGCGGACAGAGCACGCGGTATGGGCAGATCAGCCCGGTGCAATTCACAAACGGACAGCAGACACGGATGCCCGCGGCGTTGTCCGGGCCCAGCGAATTTATCGCATTTTCAGAGAACGATGGCACGAGTCCATGGACCGCAAGTTCCATCAATTCGGCCGAATTCGGCCAGATCTCGCATAACTGAGAGAACGAACATGACGTTGGTTTACATGGAAGGCTTCGAGTCCGTCATTGATACGCCGGACATGATCAGCCGCGGCTGGAAGATGGGAGGATCGTTAGGTTCGGGCGGACAGAATGCACTGACCCTTCCGTCTCGAACAGGGGTGGCGGGTCGGGGTTTGATGTTGCGTGGACCGTATTACCCGAGCGCCACGTACTTGCCGCTCATCAACTCGTCAGCTTACGACTTCGGCATGATCGATACGGGAAAGAGCATTAACGATCTGTGGAAGGCAGGAGGATTTGCGGTTGGCTTTAATGCGACGTTCAATAAGCGCCAGCAGACCGAAGTCGCGATGGGAATGCCGAGTCAAATCGTCTACGACGGCAGTCAGTATTACTGGGCGATCGTTAATGACAACACGACCTCGGGGGGCTACGCCACTGCCTATTCCACGGACTTGATGAACTGGACTCTTACGACGAACAAACCTGCGGTGGCGGGTTTGGACGCCTTCATCGAGGTCGTCGGCAGTGGTCCTAATGCCACCGTGATCGTAGGACGTCAGCTCCAGGCGTACAACACGTACTCGTACTACACCACGAACATGGGTCTGACATGGAGCCAACAGACCTCCGGTCAGAGCTTCGGACATAACCTTATTGCGACCGGCAATCCCGCAACGCCGCTGGTTGGCATCACGCAGAATGGATCTACAACTTCCGCGACGGCACAACTGTACTATCTGACCGCGATGGGCGGGACCCCAGTAGCGATCGCTGGCATCACGTTGGCGACGGGACAGTACACAACAGGCGCAGCGAAAGTCGTAAGCGGTGTCGCCTGTTTCTCCTCGGTGGCGGGGGGCAACCTAACCAACCCTGGGAACTACGCGGCAAACTGGTATTGCTGTCCAACTTCGGCCGACATGACCAAGTCGACCAACTACACGTCGAGTCCTACGCATATCGGCCAGGCGCTGGACATTACGTTCTTCAACAATGTTTGGATCTCCGTCGGGTACTCCGGGATTTTCACAGCGCCGAACAGCGGAACGGTCGGCTCGCCCCTTGGCCCGACTGGGGCATGGACAAGGCAAGTTGCCTCTTTGGCGCCTGGAGTATTCAGCGTCGACCACAACGGTTCGATTTGTGTGGCGGTCGGTGCAGACACGACGACCAGCACGGTTGGCGCTATCTACACCTCCACCGATGGCGTCACCTGGAGCAAGGTGAACCGCTTTATTCTGGAAGGTGCGGGCGGCAACAACGGTGTGTTCACGAACGTCATTTGGGACGGAAAGCAGTTCGTGGTGACGGGCGGTCTCAACAACAACATGGTGCTGACCTCGGCGGACGGCTTGAACTGGACGCCCGTCTACTACCCGGACTACACCGAGTATTCGGGTACTCCAGCGTCGCTCCTCGGGATTTATAGCGGTACGCTCGTCGCCGGCGTGAATGCCGGCGGTAACTCTGGTGCTCCTGGGACGTACGTGCCGTATACGAGCACGGCCACCTATCACGTGGGCGTGGGACTTTATGCGGCCGCGCCTGTTACTACGCAGAGTGGCACGACGCGTCAGGTGCAGGTGGGCAATGTGACCGGCTCGGGCGCTGTAGGTTTGCAAGCTTTAGCCTCTGCCGTTTCCACGGCCCAGCTGACGCATTTCTACGAGATCATCGCGACCGCCATTCCGGGCACGAGCAACGCCTTCACCTTCCAATGGGCGGTTGACGGAGTTATCGTCGGCACCCTTGCCTTGACATTGCAGAATGGTGCCTTCGCGGTGGCGAACGACACGGCAGCTCACCTATTGCTGAACCTGGGGCGCTCCGGGCAATGGACGGTGATCGACGACATCTACGTCACCACGATGAACGGCTCGAGCAACGTTGGACAATTGGGGCCCGTCAACATTCTCCCGTGGACGCCGGTGAGCGATGTGCAGGCAGCTATGACGCGGAACGGGAATGCAGCATCGAACGCAGCACAGGTCGCGGGTGCGTTATCGAATTCGGAGGGAAGTGTCTACAGCTACACCGTGGGTGCGCAAGACGTCTACAAGACAGCGGCGACCATTCCTGCTGGATACAAGATCAAGGGTGTGCAAGCCGAAGCGTTTTTCACCAAGTACGGCACGAGCGGCGCGAATTGCTCGATGGGCATCATCAGCGGCACGGTCGAGGTCGACTCAGCTGTCGTTACGGCGAACACAAACACTCCGACGTATGCGGCATTGATCGCGGAGACTGATCCGAACACGAACGCGGCGTGGACGTCAGATGGCGTTAAAGCGGCTGAGATGACGGTGACCAAAGTGAACTAAGAGAACAAAGATGACATTACTGTACATGGAAGGGTTCGAGTCGGTGGCGGATGAATCGGATTTGACCGCTCGTGGATGGTTGACGTCGACTGCCACAAACGTAAGCGGGAATACCGTCCTTGGTCTGCCCTCCCGCACGGGGATGAACGGACGCGGACTGATGCTGCGCGGACCGTACACCCTTTCAACGTCGCCGCCGATGCAGGGGACTGGCGGGACAGACTTCGGCATGATCAACTGCGGCAAAAGCGTCTACAGCTTGTGGCAGTCCGGGGGATTCGCCGTTGGTGTGGCCGCGACATTCAACTCAACAACGTCGCTACAGATAGCTTCGATCGGCGCCGAACAGTTTGCCTTCGATGGGCAATATTACTGGGCGATCGCCAATAAGGCTGGGACGTATTGTGTCGCCTATTCGTCCGATCTGATCAACTGGACTGTGACGCAGGCGTCGCCAAGTGGCCTAAGTCAATATTCGACCATCACTGTCATGGTCAGCGGCTCGACGACAACTGTAATCGTGTCCCACATCGCCGGTAGTTACTCGGTGTTCATCTACACGTCGAACATGGGGTTGAGTTGGACTTCAAGTGCCAACGCGGGAGCAACGATCAACGGGCAAGTATTGCAGCCGGTCATTACGGGTAACAGTGCCACGCCGCTCGTAGCTGTCGGATTGAATGCGTCGACCGGTGCAATCAGCGTGATCTATTACACTGCTATCAACGCGCCCCCCGCTCGAGTAGGGACGATCCAACTCGGCGTGACGAACACGACGTACAACTTCGACTATGGGACTTCCTGTTTGGCGGGCGGCTATGCGTTTCTCAGTGCGCTCAACACAGGAACGACGTCGATTAATGCACCGTCCTCCTCGGTCGTCACGTGGGTGTGCTGTCCGGTGACGGCAGACATGACCGTGCCGGCAAACTGGGTTTCGACCAATGTCCCGGGCGGACAGCAGATGGCGGTTGTCTTTTTCAACAACCAATGGATCAGCGTCGGGTATGGGGGCATCCACACAACGCCCAACACGTCGACGCTTCCGCTCATCTCCTATCCGGGGGCGTTCTGGCAGACAGCGCTGAACACCGGCACCGTTCCAGTTTGGGCGATCGCTTGCAACAACTCCGTGTGTGTCGCGGTCGGACAAGATCCGGTGGCCCCCAACACACCCGCGATTTGGACGAGCACCGACGGGAACAACTGGGTAAAGCAGAACCGCTTTATTGGCTCCACGACGGTGAACGCATCGCTCAACACGAACTCGTTCAACAACGTGATATGGGACGGCAAGCAGTTTGTCGTGGTGGGCGGGGGAAACAACAACGTCATCGCGACCTCGCCTGACGGTTTCTCCTGGACGCCACTCTACTATCCCGACTACAACGAAGTAGCTGCAGCGACATCAGGCAGTCAGTTGGGTTTGTATGGAGGCGTGCAGACCGGGACCGGCTACTCTGCCTACCAGAGTGGAACAGGCAAAGGCATGGGTGTCGGGCTGGTCCCTGGACCCGTATCCGGAACTACCCGGTCACTCAGCCTTGCTTGGATTGGATGGAACGGGACCGCGACGACCATCACGACGGGCGGCACTGCGCAGAACGTGCCAATCAATCCGCTGACGCACTATTACGAGATCATCGGAACCAGCGACCCGAACACCGTCAACGTCTTCGTCATTCAGATGGCGATCGATGGCGTGATCTGTCCTGGCTCGATGTCGATCGCGCTCGGACTGTCCACCGATACGGCAGGCACATCGCAGCTTCTTTTGAATTTGCCTCGAGCCGGAAACTGGACGATGATCGACGACATCTACTTCACGGATTTCAATGATGACCTCGCAGGGAACGTCGGACAGCTGGGCATCGTGAGTATTGTTCCGCATATGCCCACAACTGACGTCCAGGCGCAGATGACGCAAGTCGGGTCCGCAGCGAATCACGCAGTTCAAGTCGCTGGTGCGTTGTCCTCTTCGAGCGGTGGTGTGGGGGCATTTACCCAGAACGCCAAAGACATCTATTCCTCCAACCAGCCGGTTCCTTCGAACTATCGGGTGCAGGCGATTCAAGCCGAAGCCTTCTTTTCGAAGTACGGGATCGTTGGGGGCAATGCAGCGATGGGTGTGATCAGTGGCCAGACAGAAGTGGATGCTCTGGCAGTCTCAGCGATCACCTCAACGCCGGTCTACACGTCCATGATGCTGGAGCTGGATCCCAATACCAACCAACCCTGGACAATCGCGGCGGCGCAGGCTTTGAAGCTCGCGGTGACGAAGAAGACCTAAGGAGGTGCCATGGCTACTGGAATCCAAGCCCAGGCTCTCAACGGACAGGTGCTCGCCACGCCTCCACCCGGCATCCAGGCAAAAGGGGTCAGCGCTCAGATTCTGATCCGGCAGATCAGAGCGATTCAGAGTCAGGGGGTCAACGGGCAAGTGTTGATCATTCCGCCCACTGGCATTCAGGCCCAGGGGGTCAGTTCTCAGATTCTGATTAAAGCGCCGGCGGCCAATCAGGCGCTGGCAGTGAACGGTCAGATCTTGATTCAGCCGCCGACCGGAATTCTGGCGCAGGCGTTGAGTGCGCAGGTCATGTTACGTGCGCCCGGCGGGATGACCGCTCGAGGGGTTGGCGGCCAGATTCTCGTGACAGCACCCGGCGCGGTCCAGATGCAGGCCATGAACGGACAGATCCTGCTCGTGGCGGCGCAGGACATTCCGGCCGCAGGTGTTGCATTAGAAGTCATTGGTGCTGCGCCACCCAAGCTTCCGGCCGCGAAGATCCACATGGAGGTGATCGGCGAGGGTTTCATCACGGCGCCCGTGAAAGCGGTCCAGATGGAAGTCATCGGTGCCGGCTTCATCACGGCCCCAGTGAAGGAAGTCTATCTCGAAGTAATCGGCGGATCGACGGTCGATGTACCTGTGCCGGGTCACACGGAAGTGTGGTGGTCTTCCTAAGCGGGATGTTTTTTACCGCCCCGCTTCATGTTCTGGACCAGATCAGTTCCATGATCCTTACCCCGTAGCAACAGCGTTTAAGCTCGCATCCTCACGGGTGCGAGCCTTTTTTCCGTTAACTCAAAAATGAGCACGCCTGACACCATCATCCTGGACCTGAACAAGTCGGTCCGCGCCCTGCAGCAACGCATCGACCGCGCAAGCGGTGACGGTGACGGTTACGTGAACAAGATCATCGAGGACGTCGTTGACTGCCTGTGGAATAAGAGCAGTGCCATGTCCAGCCTCATGACTTACGCAGAGGCACAGCGACATCAACAAGTAGATCGAGCAAGGAATTCCAGCGCAGAGATGATCGCGTGGGACATTGTCGAATTCGGCCGCGACCTGTACGAGCAGCTGGTGACGTTTGGCATCTACCGCAATGACCGGCTCCGCTATGTGTTCAGCGGCCGGTGCAGAACGCACAACGTGATGCTTACGTACGTCCCGGCTAATGAGTTGTACTGATCCTAGAAAATTTCAACCATATATTCCAACAGTGAGATTGAGTCAATGAAATCTCTGAAACAAATCCCCTTCTAGTGACTGAGTGATTAAAGGGGCGCTCGTCACTTCATCGAAAACCCCTTAAATCAAGGAATGTCACAAATGAAAAAGAACTTCATCGCTATCTCCGCTCTGGCCGCTGCTCTGCTCGCATCGACGGTTGCTCACGCTCAATCGAACCCGGCTGCGGGTGCGCTCGGCGTGGTGCAAGTCGGCAACAGCATCAGCGGCTCGGTCAGCATGGTGAACGGCGGAAGCAGCGAATCGAAGGCCATCAACACGCAGACCGCAACGGCAGGCCTGAACGCCGTCACGTCGACCAACGTGAACGCCGCTGCCGCAGGCTTCACCGGCACCACCCAGACGACCGGCGCTGGCCAGGCATGGAACTACTCCACGGGCTCGGGCGCGGGCACGGCGAACTCCAACGGCCTCTCGGCTGCGGGCGTCGCTGGCGCAGCGAACATCGCGAACATCGGCATCGTCGGCGTTCCGGGTCAGGCGCAAGCTGGCGTTCCGGGTGACCTCGCTGGCGCGGGCGCTCTGTCGGTCAAGACGCAAGACGCCATCAACGCATCGACCAATCAGGGCGGCGTGTCGGCAACGTCCTCGTCGGGTTCGCTGCAAGTGACGCTCGGCGCATCGACGGTTGGTGGCGGCATCACCACCGGCCTCAACGACAACAGCAACGTGGTCAATGGCGTGACGCTCACGTCGAGCCATACGGCTGACCTGTCGGTGTCGGGCGCAACGGGCGCCGTGAACCTGAACACCGGCGTGGACGCCGACGGCAAGGCCATCACGACGACGCTCGGCAATGCGACGACCAACACCAACGGCAACGGCAACTTCAGCGCATCCGCTTCGGGCGGCGCTGCGGTGGCTACGGTCGGCGGCACGGTCAACGGCATCGTTCAGGCCATCAACCCGGCAGCAGCACAGGTCATCAAGTCGGACGCGATTTCGACGCTGGGCGCGAACCTGTAAGCAACAACATCCAGAAGTAATTTGAAAAGAGAGGAAATGCGGGTGCGCTTCGGCGACCTGCATTCCTCTCTTTTCTTTTTTTATTCCCTCGACAAATAACATAGAAACCAAGCAATGAAAAAGATTCTGGCCACCCTTTCGATTCTGTCGTTGATGTTCTTCGGTTGCGCAGCGTATGCGCAGAACACGAGCGGTACTTCGGCAGCCAATGCATCAACTCAAGCCGCAGCGCAAGGCGGCACGGTTGTCTTCGCGCCGGTGAGCAGCTCCGGTGGCGTGCAATATTCGGCAAGCAGCGCGATTCCGGCTGGTCTCGTCGCAGGCCTGCAAACCTGCTCGGGCTCCAGCTCCATCGGCGGTTCGGGCCGGATGATTAGCCTGTCCTTCGGTTCGACCTGGAAGGACGAGGACTGCCAGGCCGGCAACTTCGGTCAGCTTCTGTGGAATCAGGGTCAGCGCGGAGCAGCAATCGGTGTCCTGTGCTCGCGTGAAGTCATCCGTTACGCAATCGCGACGACCGGTGGTATCGCGTATCAGCGTAAGGACGGGGTGACGGTGCATCGCGCTTGCCCGATGCGTCCGGAGGAATGGAAGAAAGCTGGCGAGCCGCTCCTCGACCCGATTTCGGGAACCCCGATTTCGGACGAAGAATTGAACCCGCCGGTTCGTGTCGTGGCAGCACCTGACACGGTCGGTCCGCTGACTGACGAACAGCAGAAGAAGCTGCTCGACAAGCTCTCGACCGAACAGAAGTCGCAGCTTGCGAAGATGGCTCGCATTGAGTCCATCGAGCAGACGGCTCAACAGTTGAGCGCGGCGCAAAACGTCGCTGTGAAGTAATGATTAGGGCGGGGAGGCAGGACGCTTCCCCACTCTTTTTTTCTTGAGGGGAATGATGCTGCCGCAACCCAAGTTGGTGATCTTGGATCTGGGCGACGTTCGGAAGTGGTACGCCGAGTTCATTGGCGACCTGGACTTGGACGCAGACTTTAAGGAAGCCGTGGAGCTCGCGCTGTGCTTCATCGACGACCACGACTCGGCCGACCTCCAGATAGACGAGATGGTGTCCGCTGTGATGGATAACTACGCCGACCACAATCTCGGTTCTCACATCCTTGATGTCGTCAATGCGTACGGAAGCGTCGCTCGCTGGTTCGCGGAAGAGATGTGTCGGAACCACCTGTTCTTCTACCCCGGTCCGTACGAATTCAAATTCGACCGATGGATTGGAGCACGATCCGTCGCAATCAGACTCGAACCTCTCGCACTCAATGGCACAAGGTAAAATTCACCACACCATGGGGCTCTACCCCGACGGCTCTACGAAACATAATGGGGTCGCATCCGAAGATCTCGAAGCTCACATCCAGTATCAGGATTGCCGGCCCGGTCGCGCGTTCTTCGTCGACGGCAAATGCATCTACAAGGGCATCGGCGTCTCGCCTGAAAGCATCGGTCAATGGGAAGCGAAACTCGCGGAAAATCCGCGCACGTTTAGCAGGCCCACCTACCCCTACCAGTAACACGTTGGAGAACAAGATGGATACACCCTGCAAAGCCAATCGCGGCAAGCACGGCTGCCAGGAAATCGTGACGGATGGCGGCGTTGAAAACTCCGGCTTCTGCGGAAACTGCTGGTACCCGACGATCGCGGAAGACCACGAGAAGTTTCATCAGCTCATGAAGGAAGGTCACTCCCGCACCCAGGCTGCTCTGATGTCGGGACTCTCGGATCCGGAAGAGTTCGCCGAGAACCACGCGCACCGCATGGGCACCGCTCCGATCACGTCGGTCACGCAGGACGACGACGAATGCGAGGAAGAGATGCAGGACGAACTCACGAGCAACATCCTCGATCGCATGGACGACGACTCTCAGGAGCAGGCATGAGCGCAGAGCGTAAGGAATGTGCTGACTGCTGCGGTTGGGCAATGCCCGGGAAAGACCGCTGCCCGTTCCATCACTACAAGCCAGCGAAGTAAGTCAAATATAACTACAGGAGAGGCGAGTCGAAGAAACTCGCCCATATAACAAATGGCTCTTCTGACCTACCCTTACAACATGCGAGTGTCGGTTACGCTCTCGACCGGCATGCGTGAATTGCTCCGCGAGGATTTTCAGTTCAACTCGGAGTACTTCGAGCGTGGGGCTGTACTCACCGATGGACGTCAACAGTTCTTGGCCGCACTCCAGGAACGTCTCAAGCATGATGCGGGGCTGTATCAGCGAATCGGACACGTTCGCTATCGAATCCGCGGCTCTGATCTCCGTGCTCTGTAAATTTCCCTAGCTTCTGCGGATAGGTTTGTCCTGTCCGCTTTATGCCGTTCCGTATCGACAACAATAAGGATGACGAAAAATGAAAGCGCTTGCTTTTGCTATTACGATGCTGCTAATGAGCGTGTCGTTCTCGGCGCGTGCCGATGGTCCGCTGGACGGCTATGACGACGGTGCTCCGCCTGCCATCGCTCGCACGCTCTCGCCCAACGAGTATGTGATCAATGCGGACGGAGCCCAGGAGGATCCCGACCACCGGATGAGCGACGTGGCTCGTGCCTATCGCAACGGACTCATCGTAGGACGGCAGCAGGAAGTCGAGCGCCAACGGCGCATCATCGCCGAACAAAACGCACGTAACGATGCAACCACGGACTATGTGCAAGCGAATCCGCCGCTTCCAGCATACCCGCAGCCGCCCGTTCAATATGTGCAGCAGCCTCAGCCGATCTATGCGCCGCCGCCTCCCCAACAATACGTCTACGCCCCGCCGCCGGCACCGCGCATTGTCGTGAGTGTGGGCATCCCCTTCTATCGAGCGTTGCCAACCGGTCAGTGGCCGCGAGGCTACCATCCCGTGTGGCCGCATCGACAAGATCGTGGCTGGTGAAATCAAGAGAGTCAGAGCGCAAGTCTGACTCTTTTTTTTGTTCCGTCCACAGGTTCAGGGAAGTTCTTACGCTCCCCAGTAATCGTCTGGTTGTCACCCAACAAGGAGAGAAAATGTCAGACATCCAGACCCCGGAGCCGTTCCCGGGATCTCAGTACTTGGAGCTATCCCCGATCCTCGCAGCAATCCTCGAAGACATCAAGAACCGAAACATCCCCTACTTCGCGCCTACTGTGACCGTCCCCAGTGCGACCGATCCCGGCTCAGCCTACGCACTGGCTGTCTACGATCGTTACGCGCGCATGATCCTGCATCGCATCGATGTTGAAGCGGGAATGCTGGAGTTGCAATTCGGTGTCGGTGGTCGTCAGTACGGTCCCGCTCGCATCTTCGGTCGCATCGTGGTTCCGGCAAATCAGACCGCCCTCCTTTCTTTCTTTGCAACCCAGTTCATCAACAAGCAACTGGACGAGCTGGACCTCACCGGCTGGAGCTTGAACAAGTTCAACAAGTTCTACCCGGAGGTGGTCGAGGATCCTTCCTACGCAGATGTGCTGCGCGTGTTCGCGCGTGACGTGCTGCATATCCCCGAGTTTTCGTTCGAGTCAGGTCAGAACGTGGTGAACGCGCACTAGACGCGTCAAAGCACACATACAGGCCAATACGAGGCTGCTTGATTCTTACTGAACAGAAGGAGCGCAGCATGAACTCGATTCAACTGGATCTCGATTACATATCACGTACATGGACAACGGAGGATCGTCAACGGCTCATTGACTAACGGAGGAAGTCATGCCCGACGAAAAAGACAAGCTCCGCATCCCTGACTCGTTCATCTTGGATCTCGGTGAACCGGTGGCAGCCTACGAAAAGCAGGTGAAGCCGATCGGGAACAAGGTTCAGACCGATGTCAGCCACATGGTCAACTACATCACGGACCACATCTCTTCCAAAGATTACGACGAAACCGAACTGTATGACGCGGTCGCCGAGATCCAATTCAACATGGAAGACGCGGGTGTTCCGCCGAATGTCTCGAACTGCTTTACTGACGCCGCGATGAAGCTGGGCACGGCGATGGTGAAGCAGCTCAACGACTTCGGTCTCTACGATCCGAACGATGCTCGGTTCGACTTCTACTTCGCCGGCTGGGCAAGCGACAAAGCTGCCGTGTTTCGCCGACGAGAAGAACCGTCGATGACCATGTGGATGTGGCGTGACGAGCGAACGCCGAAAGAGAAGGACGAATCCGCTCCAGACGACGAAGACGATTAACCCATCAACAGGGGCGCCGACAAGCGCCCCTTTTCATTTCCAAACTACGAGGACAACGATGTCTAAGCGAGTAACGCCCGGCGCGTTGTGCCGGATCATTGGCTCGGCCAACGGACCCAAGGGAGTTTCGGTCGGCCGTATCTGCCGCGCGAAGTTCCTTTATACGGATCGCCCGCCGCATTCCCTGTGGGGCGAGATCTGGCGTGTGGTGTCAGCCGATGGCGGGGAGTTCATCTCCGAGCACGGCGGAATCGGGATGGAGGTGGATTGCGCGGAAGACTGGCTGGAGCCGCTTGAAGAGGATCCGAACGCAAAGCTCCGTGATACTGAGAAGGAGCTCGTCCATGAATGAGGCCTTCGTCTATCGCATACGCATCGCTCGAGCGGGTGCAGCGGATCTGTTCTTCATCAACGCGATGAGTCCCACCCGGGCGTTGTCGACTGATGCAGAGCAGGCAGACCGTTTTACCACGGAAGGCGCCGCGCTCACGACGGCGCACGGCATTGTGACGGCTCAGGGTGGCAGAGACGGGTTCTTCAATCGCTTGCGCCCGATGCTCTTCAAGTTCGGTGCCACGGAAGCACAGCGCGTTGAGCGTGCCGAAGTGCATGTCGAATCCGCTCGGAAGTTTTCAAACGGTCGTATCGGTACCTGGAGTGCGAACCGAAAGGGTGCGCTCATCGTCAAGAATCCGTTCCTCGCCGCAGTACCGGCGTAACAAGCATGCTGAGCAAGAAAGTCAAAGCCCGCATCAGGGCCAATAAGAACCGGCGCATATACCCACACATCAGGATTGAGTGGCTGGCCCCGGCTCCAAAAAGCAGAGAAGACATCATCGCTGACATTCAGTCGGTCGTGTACGACTACTGGAATTGGACGGCAACGGAAATCAATAGGTTAAACAACAATCAACAAGCATCACGAGGACAAGCATGAGCATCAAGAGTGACGCGTGGATCAAGCGCATGTGTCAAGCACCCGACGCGATCATCCATACGGGTGACAATCGGTTCTTCGCATCAAGGAACGACGATGGCCAGTGGGTGACGCGCGACGGCGGTATCCCGGTCGAGCACTACAGCGGAACGATGGTGCCGTTGACCGAAGAAGAGAAGCGAGCCTGGCTGCAGATGAACGGAGTCTTGATCGAACCGTTCGTCCCGGGTCAGGTTCGCCATCGCCCTCGCCTTGCGACGGACGACGAGCAGACGGCTTACCTCCATTATGGGTCTCGGATGCGAGGCGAAGTCGTGCATCTGAAGGGTCGCATGCATCTGCAGGAGAAGATCGTCAGCTACGGGCTCTCCTCCTATGGCTACGACGTGCGCTGTGCGGACGAGTTCAAGATCTTCACCAACATCAACTCGACGGTGGTCGACCCGAAGAACTTCGACGAGAAATCGTTCGTGGATTTCAAGGGCGATGTCTGTGTCATCCCGCCGAACTCGTTCGCTCTGGCCCGCACGGTGGAGCGCTTCAAGATCCCACGCGATGTGCTGACGATCTGCCTCGGGAAATCCACGTACGCGCGCTGCGGTATCATCGTGAACGTCACTCCCTTTGAGCCGGAATGGGAAGGCTACGTGACTCTGGAGTTCTCGAACACGACCCCACTTCCCGCAAAGATCTACGCCAACGAAGGCGTTGCTCAGGTGCTCTTCCTCCAGTCCGACGAAGCTTGCGACGTCTCCTACAAGGACCGCGGCGGCAAGTACATGAACCAGGGTGATCAGCCTGTCTGCCCGAAGGTCTAAGGCGTGAAGAAGTCAATCGCTACCGCTTTGTTCATGGTGGGCGTCGCGTGCGGGATCGCGTTTACGGTCTTCATGGTTGCTTCCGGCACGAAGGAAGCACAGGCCGAAGAAGGCGTTCCGTACGTAGAGTTCGATACGACCTATCAGCACTGCACCTACGTCCATACTGGCGGCATAGGCGTCTCCGGTGCGCTCTCATGCACCGCTCGGCAGTAAGTCAACAACTCATCGCTGTAAAGAAGCATCGTGACTAAACAACATTTCTATCAATCGCGCAAACCCGCTGCGCGCCTGCCGATGATCATTCGCCATTCGAAGGCGGACGAACTGAAGCTCAAGCTTATTCCGCATCAGCATCTGCAAGCCATCGTCGAAGGGCGCGGCGGCAAGCCTGAGTTCGCCTCGATAGCGTTTCGCGTGATCGTCGGCGCTGCCATGACGGAGTACGCCGACAACCGTGAACCGCTCGAGGATGTGTACAAGGCCGCGGTCGATAGCCTAATCGCAGTCGGCGAACGCTACAAGCGTCTGGAGACGTTCGGTGCCAGCGGAGACGAGCTACGCAGTCTGAAGGATGCGCTAAATCTCACTGACGACATGCACGACGTCACCACGAGCCGTCAGCAGGCGGAGATGTACACGACCGTCGCCCAGTTCATCGGCGGCTTCGACCTCACGTTGCGCAACCTTTACAGCATGCGGAAGAACTATCAAGGAGAAAAAGAACAATGAAATACATCGTTGCAGTGGTCGACGGGGCCGAGTCGATCTTTGTGTTCCCGCGTGACGTAGACCACGATCGCATGAAGGAAGCCATCGAATGCATTCGCTTCGGTTCCGAGCGCAACTGGCGTCGCAAGTTCCGTGACGGTGAAGTCATCTCGGCGGGCTTCGTCGACGATGAGGGTCGCTGCCACGGCCGCAGCGAAACGCTCGGTCTCGACTCCCGCAAGGATTTGGATACGGCGCTCCTTCGCGGCATCAAGACGAAAGGCGCCGGTTCGTTCCAGCCGATCGGCAAGGTCGTGCGCAGTGCACCGGACAGCAACAACGAATGGACGTCGCGCGTCGAGACGTACGGTCCCTACGATCTGGAACACGTCGCACCGGGCACGGTTCTCTTCTCAAACGGCTTGATCGACGCCGATCAGAAATCTGCTTGACCCTCTGCCTTCGACTCTGCATCGGGTCGAAGGCTTCTATTCCGTCCGTTATTTACGACGTGGAGCAAAGCTATGGCAGTGCGTTACCCCGACGCAGTGATTCTGGATTTGCAGCAGCCGATTAGTGAATACGAAAAAGAAGTCAAGGGCCTCGAAGACGTGCTGGACACTCAGCCCGCTTCGATGGTGAGCTGGTTGTCATGCTACGTCGATAGCTACGCTCATGCCGACGACGAGGTCGATAACGCCGTGATGGACATCATCAGCTCGGACAACGATCTGGACCAGAAGATCATGGAGAAGTTCGCCGACGCGGCATTAGGTCTTGGCTTAGCGATGGTCGATCAACTTAGACAGAAAGGAATCTTCACGCCGGACGATGGACGTTTCCCTTATGCCTACAGCGGCCTGCTGGGGAAGTCGGTGATATTTCGAAGAATCGAGGAGAAAGGGTGAGCTATTTCACGAAGGACGAAACGCAAGAGCCGAAGAAGCTCGAATGGGGCGAGTCGCCGTTCGACAACATGACGCGTGACGAGTTGATCCGTCACTGCCAGCGTCTCTACCTGGCAACGCAGCGACTGCATGACGTCGCAAACGCGTTCCGGACGAAGGATACGGAAAACCCGTTCTGGAAAAGCGGGCGCGGCGCGCGTGGGTTCGAGATGGGCCAGCAGGCACTCGACGCGGTGAGCGAGGGCTTCGACGCGGAGAGTATGCACCGGAACTTCTTCCGGTTTGCCACCGACCTGCTGTTCGAGGACCGACCAGGTCTGGAGATCCACTCGCGCTGGGTGGCCTGTCCGAAGTGCGGTCATGTTCTGGTACCGGCCAAGGAATCGCTGCGGTTCGACGGTGTGGAGTGCAAGGAGGTTGTGCCGAACACGACCTGCGACGGATTGCTGCGGCCGATCGAATGGGCCGACCTCGCACCCGTCGCCAAAAAGGCGGAACATACGGACTTAGAGGTGATGCGCTTTTAGGGTCGCGTCCCTAATAGTTTCACGGGAAACGTTTGCTAACGATCGAAACGACAAAAAAGGGACAGAGCATTGACCGCGCTGCCCCGTTCAAGTAATGTCGTGAAATCAGCAAGTTACAGGAGCTTGAACAATGGCAACTCCCATCGTGGAAGACGTCTCGATTGACGCGCTTGGCGCGCCTATGCGCGAGCTGGTTGATGGAATGCACGGCGGCAGCGTCAAGTTGCTTCGGGAGAAGGACGGCACGCCGCGCGCCGTCGTGATCGACGCCGAGACCTACGATCAACTCCTCCATCCGCAGGATAACGCCCCAAGCGCGTTCTCGGTGGACGAGGTAATCGGGGCATTGGAATCACTGCGCGAAGGAACCATCTCGGAAGAGGAAGGTCGTCAACTCTCTCAAGAACGCCTTGAGCGCGTGCGCCGTCGAGCTGCGGAGGCGCAAGCGAAAGGATGATAAAAATCACGCAGGCCCGAAGTTACCATCGATCGATGGATGCAATCGCGGAATTCATGCTCGACCAAGACGTGAATTCCGCTCCCCGCAGGTCCGCAGCACTCGAAGAGGAACTAGATCGATTCGCGCGACTCGTCGTAGCCCGCCCCGGCCTCTGCAAGCACTATGATCCCCCCGAAGCCACGGATGAGCAAAAAGTAAAGTTGGCGAGTCTCATGAAAGAATTCAAGCTCGACCACCTGCGTGAACGCGTGTTGCAGCACCACTCCCTCCTATACGGCCATTCCGACACTCGCATCGTTTTCCTCTCGGTCAAACACCACCGGCAGGCGGCGTATCCGTTGTCGGTCGACGAGTAACACATCCCGCGTTCAATGACACAGGGGACCTCGGTCCCTTTTTTTATTCAAGATCATCTCAGACGCATATCACCAACACGGTACATCGACCTCGATGTTTCGTGACCCAATAAGCAGAAAACACCATGCATAGCAAAACCACCAAGCTCCGCATCAAGTTCAACCGCATGCGTCGCGATTCGCGCCTGAAGGCACCGAAGCCGAGCTTCCTGATTATCTCCCGCGTGCAGCGCGCCCCGGTCATCACGCCCTGGGCACCGACGACCTCGGGGTACACGAGCTACGCGGACTTCATGGCGCGCGGCTGGCATAAGGGCGACGTCTTCGGTGTGCGTCTGCGTAAGGAATAGGAGACATGCCATGTTCAGCACGACACCCGAATTCGTGATGAAAGAAGCGAGCGACGACCGTAGCGCGTTTCTGTCGATCCAGCGAAACATCTCCCGCCTCCTTCACGACAACCGCCAAGCGACGCCACGGCCTGAACTCTATCAGGACGTCGCGCGCTTTCTGAAGGAACACACTGACCTGTCTTTCAATCCGGAGAAGGTCGAGAGCATCCTGAGCCTCTACCCGCACGCCCGCATCAAGCTGGCGTTGTACGAACGCGATACCGAAGTGGACGATCTCGTCCTCGATGCCGTCGCTCATTTCTTTCTGGGTTGCCACTGGCCACAGGGAAAGGACGAAGTCGACATGACCGCCTTCCGGGAAGCGGTCCGCAAACAATCACGCCTGATGGGCTTTGGACCTTTGGAATAAATAAAAATGAAACTCGTTGCACGCCACGAACTGGGAGGCCTCCCTGAAGGGTCCATCTACTTCCCCTACGACATTTATAACAAGGAACGCTTCGGTGTAGAGAAAAGAACCACACCGGAAGGCACGGCTGCCGACAAAGGCCTTCTCGATGACCCGGACTGGCGCGTGCTGCGCATGAACGGCGAGTACTGGGTGGTGTTGGAGAAAGAAGACATCGAGACGATGATCGAGCGCCTGCAAGCGGGACTGAAGAACCTCGGCGCAGCGGTCAGCGGCTTCATGGACACGCATCGAGACGCATTGACGGCCGCGGCTCAGCACCAGAGCGAGGGGAAGGAGTTTTACCTTGTCTGGAATGAGGCGAAGACCGAGGGCTTCGTTTCGACGGACAAGCAGCTTGCGTATGAAGTTCGCAAGTCGTCGGAGTCCAACTGCTTCGACGAGAACGGGAACCGTTCGAACGTCGGTGTCGCGTTCTGCGATAACTGGGGTGAGGACAACTGCACCATGCACAAGGTCGAGCCTTCCGGCAAGGACGGCGCGTATGTCATCTCTAAGCTTTATTGAAGCAACATGATTCGATATACAAGCCTAAGAAAGCGTCGGCCCTCGAAGGCGCATCGTGAAACACACGTTCGCGTGGTGTCGCATCGCCTTACACGAGAGCCACTGAAGAAGCGGGTACGGTATCCTCATCGCCGAGGCGCGCGACCGGTCATCTTTCACTGGACGGAGTCGTATGGGATACCGGTCACCAACTTCATGCAGAACTGGATCAACGCATTGACCGAGCCGCGTGAGACGGAAGAAGTAGATCTCGCGCTGACGGCATAAAAGCAAATGAACGACACCAACGAGAAAGGAAACAGCATGAATAAGCTCATCAAGGACATGACCAACGAGGAGTTGGCTGATCTTTTCAAGTCGCTCGATGATTATTGCGACTTCGATAAGGTTGCGCTCAAGCTGGCAAGTCGACCTGACGTTCACGCGATGATCGTGCTCGATCGTCTCTGCCCCAATTTGCAAAACTATTCACTGCAACCGATGATTGAGTGCGTGCGCTCCTCCCACGTTTGGTACACCGCCGACACCGAGCGCTTCAAGCAAGTGGCGACATTGGGGATTGTTCACGATCTGGTTCGGTGCGGCCTGTGCTATTCGTCGGAGAAGGATCGCTTTTTCTTCATTAGCTCTGGTGAACTGACGGCATAATAGCAAAGGGGACTTGCGCCCCTTTGCCAAAAGCTACTGCATCAGCTGATCTTCTGAATAATCCAGAAGTCTTCTGCCAAGTTCGGGTTCAAAACGTAGTTTAACGGCAGGTAGAAATACCCCGCATCGCCCCACTCCGGTCCCCAGCTGTTGCGGAAGATGAAGACCTCCTTGTCGAGGTCGTATCCCACACACAGCACCGCGTGTCCGCCCAGACACTGCTCGTAGCCCACCCGCGGCATCGGCACCACGCCCGTACGAGCCACCTCCTCCGACTCGAAGCTCTCGAAGACCTGGATGCCCATCACGATCGGGCGCTTGAACACTGCCAGGCAGTGCGTCATCGCGTCCAGCGTTTGCGCCACGCTCTGATACTGCAGCGCGCGACGGTTCATCGCGTCGTTGTACGCCTCGAGCGACGGCTTGACCGTGAACTGCGCCGGGTCGTACGGCCACAGATTTTCCTTGGCCACGCCGTACTGTGCAATCGCCTTGATGCCATCGCGGATCTCCGCGCCGGCGTCTTCGTAGATCGTGCCTTCGATAGCCCGCTCGTTGTAGTAGACGAACAGACGCGAGAGCTGGACCACCTGCTCCTGCTGAGCGTTCTCTTCGTATTCGAGCGCGCCGACGATGGCGTGACCGGTGCAGGAGCCAAGATCGCCCTGGTTCTCGATGGGTGAGCAACCGGGACGAAGGTCCACCTGGCGCGGTAGATCTTGCGAGGGGACAGGCGCCGTCAGATGGAGACGGTACTTGTGGTCGCGGGAATCAGGGCGGTCCTTGCGACGGCGATACGGGTGCTTCGAAACAACATGCGTCATGTGCTTTTCCTAGAAGGTGAAACAAGGTGAAGCACATGATTTCTATTAAGCAGGACTAACAAGGAACATCACAAATGAACTTGAATCTCGATAAGCGCGTCATCCATGAGTTTTTCGGACACGAAGAGGCGCTCGGCATCCGATACATCGACCAAGCGGGCAAGCTGTATACCCCGACGCAGGTAACGGAGTACTACGTCCGCCACGGAAAACCGATGGACGACGTGGAATCGCAGTTCCCGGACGGCACGGATGCAGTGCGTTGCACCCACTATGCGATGCAGGTCTATCGCCGCTTCCCGTCACATACCCAGATCTTCGGCTTCACCAACGCAGCCAACCCCGATTGCGATTTCGCGCGAAAGCAGTGGCACCCGGGCGGCCACGACTTCGCCATCATCGATGGCCGATGGCTGGTGGATCCGTGGGCGCGTCATGTGGCTTGCGCATATGAGGAGATCGTCTACGACCTCAACGATCCGAGCGATGCCTCCCTGGCGCACGAGCGCTACGGTTCGCGGGCCAACTGGAGGCACATGGCCGGTGCCGAAGAACTGGTCCGCTCGATGATGCAAGAAACAGGAGCGCAGTAATGGAAATCTTCCGCATCGAGAATTACCGCGAACAAGACCTGATGGTCGACATCATTCGCGATCTGGGCAAACGCAACTTACCGAACATCGGTGTCTTCGAATCTTCGAAGCTACGACTGCGCAAGCAGCCGGTTCCCTCGCTGGCGATCTCGCCGGAGAACCTGAACGCGATGGTGTCGGTCAACGAGAAAACGGGCGAAACATTCGTCTACTTCCGTGGAGTGCCTGAATACAAGCCCGAATTGCTCGACTTCGGCAGCTACACCATGGCTGCGGGAACACCGCACGAATTGATCGTGACCACGGCGTCCGCCCTCATCGCGCGGTTCTTCTTTCACACGCGCAACTGGTTCAACGATCCCAGTTTCGTTCAGCAATGGGACGAGAGGGTCTATCCCGAGTTTGGGAGAGACGACGCAGGTGCCGCGGCGTATCTGAAGTACCTGGACGAACTGCGTGCCAAGAAAATTGCCGAGCAGACGGCCGCACCAGCGCTAACCGAATAAAAGGGAGCAGCAATGACAGCTCGATACAAAATGGTCTGCCCTTATTGCGGCAGCGAAGATGTCTCCGCAGACGCGACCGTCCGTTGGGACATTAACAACCAATCCTGGGGTCTTAGCGGGATCCACGACGGCGGGCACTGCGATGGCTGCGACACGGAGCTGAAGCTCGTGACTGAGCAGGTGATTGAGCCGGCCGAGGTTGTGGAGACGTTCACTGCCGACCAGATGGCAACTCTGGAACAGGACTGCGGTCTGCCCGGAAGCGCGCTGGACGACAAGTACAACCCGGAAGGCGACGGCGAGCATCCGGTCATCTCCCGTCAGACGTGGCGAGAAGCCGTGGCGCAGCAGGAAACGATCAGCGGCTACTGGGACTGGACCGCACACAAGATCGCAGAAGAGACGGCTCCGGCGAGCTGAACTTCGGCAAGAGCAAGTAGAGCCGCCTTCGGGCGGCTTTTTATTTTCAGTGACAACAAAAAGGAAGAACCAGAAAGATGGTAGCAACGACACTCAAACTCTATCTCGCCCTCCTCGTATTGGCCTTTGCTTCAACCACCTGCCGCGCGGACTGCTTCGACGCTGCGGCCAAGCAGCATCACGTCAGTCCCACTGTCTTGCGCGCGATCGCCGAAGTCGAGAGCGGCAACAATCCGCATGCGGTCAATCGCAACCGCAACGGAACGGTCGATCTGGGCACGATGCAAATCAACTCCGTTCACCTGCGCGAGCTCAAGAAGTATGGCGTGAAGCGCAAGGATCTGATGAACGCTTGCAAGAACATCTACACGGGCGCATGGCTACTGCGCCGCAAGATCGACGAACACGGCAACAACTGGAAAGCGATCGGCGCCTATCACTCTGAGACGCCTAAGTTCCGTCGTCAATACGCGAAGCTCGTCGAGAAGCAAGTCGACCGGATGGAAGCTGTGCGGATCATGGCGTCCAACTGATCGATGTAGGCCGGGGCCGTGTGCCCCGGCAATCGTATGTGACTTCTTTTTTTCTTTGGTGGCACATGCGACAACTACAACGACAAGGGCTCGTGGCAGCCATGGAAGGATACCCCGTCCAGCGACCGACAGCTATTGCGATCGAAGGCTTCCGAGACTTCCTTCATGACCTGGTATTCCGCAAGATCAAAGCAATTCACCGCGAGGACCTGAGCAAGGTATGGCACAAATCGGACGAGCTGAAGAGTCACGTGCACGAGACGATTGCGAACGGCAGCTGGGTAGCAAAGCACTTCGAAAACCGCCAGATTCACGTCGGTAAGCGGGATCTGGAGCACCTGATCGTCAACGGCAAGATCGTGAAGCCAGTCGAGGCTATGGAGTTCGCCCATCGAAAGATGGAACATGTAGATCACGCTCAAAATGGTGCCGGCGAATTCGAAGCTTACGCAGCTGCGCTGAGCAATGGATTGAAGGAGATCGAGGCGTTCTACAAGTCGCAGCACCCGCCCAAAGTTGAAGTCGTCGAGAAGTTCGCCGGGGAGGTCATTGCAAAGATCAAGGTGCCGGGACAGAAGCAGCACGATCAGACCAAGCGCCATGAAGACCGAGTGCGTCGAGAAGCGTCACGCCAGATGCATGGCGCCGAGTTGCCTCAACTCACGCAAGACGACATCGTTCGCACCGGCGCCGCAGTGATGAACGCCCTCGACGTGCTCAAGGAGTATCGCCAGAAGGCGTGGATGCGATTGCCTACCTCAGACTTCGACGAGGAGTTCTGGGAGGACAAGCCGGACTACAAGGGCCAGCGCCTTCGAGTGAGTCGCATCGGTGATTTCTTCTACGAGCAAGGCATTCCGGACGAAGCGTCCAGCGAGTTGCGTTTCTCGCTGTACGACTACCAGGACACGATCGTCGCTGCGATCGCTTGGGCGACGTTGCTGTGCGGTGGAGAGAAGCTGTTCGACGACCCGCACGCTGCGCAGTAGGTCGGAAACGACGCCGCATCCAGACCAGGGGACTGTAGGTCCTCTGGTCTTTATGCCGGTATTTTTTTGCTGCCTCGACTCATGCTCTGAACGACCCGCTGCGGTCGATCTTCTTCCACCAAGCATGAGACGAACAAGATGAACACCAAAGTACTGCTGGAAACGAACGCGGGCAACATCGTCCTCGCCCTGAATGCTGAGAAGGCACCGAAGACGGTCGCCAACTTCCTCGACTACGTCAACCGTGGTCAGTACGAGAACACGATCTTCCACCGCGTCATCCCGAGCTTCATGATCCAGTGTGGTGGCTTCATGGCCGACGGCAAGCAAAAGCCCACGCAGAAGCCGATCGAGAACGAAGCGAACAACGGCCTGAAGAACACGAAGTACGCGGTGGCCATGGCGCGCACGAACGAGCCGCACTCGGCGACTGCGCAGTTCTTCATCAACGTGTTCGACAACAACTTCCTTAACCACATCGCGAAGCACCCGGCCGGCTGGGGCTACGCAGTATTCGGCGAGGTCGTCGAGGGCAAGGACATCTGCGACGCGATCGCGAACGTCAAGACCGGCAACAAGGGGTTCCATCAGGACTGGCCGCTGATCGACATTGTCATCAAGAAGGCATCAGTGCTGCCGGCCGAGGTACTGGCATGAGAACGCCCCAGCTCTTCTGGACCCATCAGATTCGCAACACGAATATGTGGACCGAAACGAAACACAGGGGGTGGGTGCCGGCGCGGCCGCTGGGCTTTCAGGGTATCGCCCTGAGGACACGGCTGCGGCTGGCGTGGGCCGTATTTACGGGCAAATACGACGTGCTTCGCTGGGAGTCCGAGCATGAAAGTCAGGAACAATCCGCGCTGGCTAAAGCTGATTGCGATGGGAAAGCGGTCACCGAGGCATAACGTCGGCGTCTATGGCCCTGCTTTCTTCGACTACAGCAAATGCAAAACGCTGCAGGTGCGGTTCAGGCGCACCAAGCTGGGCAAGAAGCACACGAACCGGCGCTGGAGTAATCGGCTTTGCTGCCACATCAGCCCGGGTCGATACTGAAGAGGAAACAAGGATGAAGAAGTACTTTACGCTGGCTGGTTTTCTCTGGATGGTGGTCGCCACGATTGCTCTGGGCGTCATGACCTGTAAGCATGTGTTCGATTGCAGCATACATGGGGATTGGTTTGCGCTCGCGTTGTGGGCTTTCCTTGGATCAATCGCATTCTCGCTGGTGTTCGCCGGCACATTGGCGCTGATCCCCAAGTTGATGAAGCTTTGACTACGGAGGCGCGTACAAATGCGCTATTACCTTGACACCGAGTTCAACGGTTTCGGTGGCGATCTGATCTCGATGGGATTGGTGCGGGAAGATGGCATCGGCATCTATCTCGTGTACCCGACCTTGACGAGCTACACCGACTGGGTGGCTGAGAACGCCGTGCCGGTGATTTGTAACGTGCCGGTCGAGATGGGAATCAATCTCGCGAACTGGTCTGATCAACGTGACCCGTCGGTGAAGCTGGGACCCGAAGGCTACTACATGCCCACGACGGCGAACTACCTCCAGCAGTTCTTCGAGGGGGATAAGGCGCCGCACGTGATCTCGGACTGGCCGGATGACATCAAGTACTTCTGTCAGGAGCTGATTACCGGACCAGGCACCATGATCGCCATTCCTGGTATCACGTTCGAAGTGGTCCGCGTCGATGCATGGCCGAACAACATCCCGGGCGCGATTCAGCACAATGCGTATTGGGATGCAGTCGCGCTTAAACTGAAGTGCGAATCGATAGACAGGTAAGCAGCATAAAGTTCCCGGGCATCGCCCGGGAAATATTCCGTTCTGTGCGCTGACGAACGATAGACCGGTTTGACGCCGAAAAAAAATGAGAACACGATGAACACGTCGCAGGCCGTCTTGGCCGCGACCGGAGCCTAACGGAATCCGGAAGGCTTTTCCTGCTATCCTAGGCTTGCACTGACCAATCGGGGCGCTGACATGAACAAAATCGCTTTGGTGGTTCTCGTAGCATGTATGGTTGTTACCAACGACGTGTATGCTCGTACAAGCAATTCTGTTGAATGCGCTCTCAGTCAACAGAATTCTCCGCCCCCCAACACCAGGGTTTTTATCTGCGATTTCCCCTACTTCTATCTGTTAGACGACGGTCAGATAATAGCTACTGAATTTCAAAAAGTCCATCTTACTGTAACGGTCTCACCCGGTGCTCCACCGCAGGCAACCGGAGTTTTGTCTTTTGAATATTTCGACCGTACTTCTGAAGGGGTGAACTATCTACAATCCGTTCACCTGTTCGTCTATTTATCGGACAACTCTCATAACGTCGTAGCCGGTGGAGTGAACGACTACGTCGTCGATCGGCGGAAGTGCAACTACAACAATATTTGGACGCCTGTAGTTTGGTCGTTTGCGATCGGCCCGGGCCCGGGTGTTGGGAACGTTAACTTTGATTCGATCACATTCGCGCGGATCGATGGAACCTATGATTCTAATCATGAGGGCACGTGCTAAGCAGAAATGTTCCTTTCCTATTTGATAGATCCCGGCGACCGCACCGTTCGCAATGTGTCTGACGGTTTCGACAACGCCGCGGCGCTCATCGGAACTGGCGACATCGACGTCACCAACCTCTGGGAAAGCCTCGTCGACGCCGAGTCGTCTGTGAGTCTAATTTTCGCACCAGATGCTGCTGACGACACGGATTGCCAGTGTCGCCTCCGGCTAACGTACCGCGGGCAAGAGACCGAACAAGTCCTGTTGGGCAAAGCTGTATTGGTCGCCTGCGGTGAGCTGCCGGAGGAGATCGCCGCGCAGGTGGCCTCCGAGTCGACCGTGGCGACGGCGATCGATTTTGGGGACCGCCGTTCATCGGGGATGGTTGACTGGCTGAAGCAGCAGGCTTTCAATCTTCAACGCGCGACAGTGCGGCGCGTGGGTGCCGGCGGCCCCGGACGTGCAGGGACGCGTTCTGGCTCAAGCAAGTAGGCCGTGTAGACGCCGCAATCCAATCTTTATTTTGGCATATTCCCTTTATCAAACGTCCGACCGCCGGCCGGCACGCCGAGTTTGATATACCGGTCCAGTTTCGTCATGTACTGAATCGGATTCTTCAATGGCGTCGAGGATGCGATCTTTCCCGTACCCGGACGTTTGATTCCACTGCCTGCCGAATCATTCCAGTTGAAGTACGCGCCCTTCCCGTCCGTCACACTCTTCGACCACTGCTCACCGATCAGTTTCCCAATTTCCATGTCGCCGCGCAGCGTGTTGCCCGGAAAGAAAAAGAGCCAGTGATAGCGGTAAGAACTTTGTAGGCCGTGTTCCAGTTTCCACGAATAGCCAAGCATATTCTCCGGAAACCACCGCCGCATGTGAATCAGAAGTTTTTTTCGGTGGTCGCTTGTCTCCTCGAAAGAGATTTTGCGCGCGGCCCGTGACGAGTACGTGATTCGCTCCGTATATCCAAGGTCAAGTCGCACCGCCTGCATTGAACCATGCTGCTCTACGAGCGCATCGACATAATCCGTAAGGCTCTTGTGGTTCTTATTCACTGGCCGAATAAACTCGCCCGCTGCCTTCTTGACCACTTGGCTCGCCAATTCTTTCCGAATCTCGACCAAACTGAAATTCACCTTGGATACGATCTGATCGAGAATCTCATTGGGAACGGAACCCGGCGTAAAAATGAAAAAGCGATATTCGTGAAAGACCGGGACACGTCGCATGAATATCTCGATAAGCGGATGAAACCGGTGCTGCGGGAAGAGCTGGTGTGCGAGATGGACGTTGATGTTCAGCCAGCTACGCACGAGAAGCGCCAGCTTGGAAGAAGGGACAAATCGAATGCCGCTGTGGGGATTCTCACGCAGGGTGAGCACATCTCCTACGTGCTTGCGCAGTCGCTCGGCCAGTTCGAACAGCTCGAGGAACTGCCCGACGAGCTCGTTCTCCTCCTGTGCGCTGTGCCGCTGAACCCGCCCCTTGGTGTCGAAGAAAATATGCGCGCGCTCACGCAAGCCCTGATCCACATTGCGCTGCAGCCTACTCGTTACCACGCGTAAACCCTACCGTACGACGAAAGGCAGCGATCTTACTTAGTTCCAACGGTCGGTGTCAAGTTAGGGCTTAAGTTCCCCGCAGAGCCTTACCGGGCCTCGCGTTGGTGAAAACTGACCAAATCAAACGCGATCAGAAAAGTTTTCCGGACCCCATCGTATGCAGACTTCCCTGCGAAACCGATGGAGGTGTTTCATGTTTCTTCTGCTTTGCGCTTTCTGTGCCATGATCGCGCTCCAGTTCACGAGCGGCATCGGTCAGTGGATCAGCGCCAACCAGCAGGCGACCCAAGCGGTCACGCAGCTGCAGGGCCTCGCTGCAAAGATCGGCCTCGCACCGTCCCTCATCACCACGCGGGTCCTGGTGATTGCGTTCTTCGTCGCACTCTACGTGCTGAAGGTCGCGATTCCGTTCTGGGCACCGTTGATCCCGGGCTTGTATTACCTATTCCGCACCGGGTATTACCTCGTACTCTGGAAACAGTTGCTCGCCAAAGCCAAGCAGGTCGTCGGTGAGGACGCGCCGATTTCCAGTGCGAGTCAGTCCGCGGCCGCGGCCGGCGTCGACGTTTCGACTATCCAGAAATAAATGTTCGATGCCAGAGCGAGGATCTCTCGCTCTGGCTTTTGTGCCGGAAACGCGGATTATCTAAAAATACCCCATTTTTTCAGCACGGGGTAAATGAGTAACGAGACGAAAAACACCACAAGAAAAACAATTAGGCTCGTGCGCATTCTTTATTGACCGGTTTCAACAGGTGGGAGAGGCGTCCTGTCTAACGCTAATTGTTCAACCTCGTTGACCTCCTCGACGATTCCGCCTATGGCCCCGGCCATCAACGCGACTGGGATGCCTCTGATTACACGCCAACGGGTAGCCGCCCGCACGGGAAACATTGTCATTGATCGAGAGGCTCGACCACCCAATACAAGCTCGTTTGCAATCGTCCGTCTTTGCTCAAGGACTGTGCTGCCATTGAAGTGCTTATGCGTCCATTTACCAACCTTCAAGACGGCGGAATATGCAGCTATAGATTCCCCAGGTTTGATGAACGGCCACAACTGTGCTACATGGTCGTCAGCGACAAACTTATCGTTCGATTTAGAAGGCGAAGTGAAAGCAGGTCCTCGATAGACAACCACCGGTTTGATAGGATAAAAGGACTGGACCGATGAGGTAACTTCCCCTCCGTAGCTGTCCACTTGCGCACCGCACGCCACCTCGCAAGCGAAAAGAAAGAAAAGCGCAGATATGACGCGACTCATCGGAATCCCTCCCATCCAACTCGACGAAGGAGTATACGCGCCGACGCCCTTCCGGCCCATGATTTTGCGGAATGAATTTGCGGCAGTCCATGCAGAATTGCCGACGACAATAGCAAAAATAACGATCGGTCGGAAGCGTTTCGGGACGGTATTAAGTAGTCCGCTATTTCACCGTTCCAAGCGATATCCCATTGGCGCTGCAGTTACTTACAGACCTATATCACTACTCTGAGATTCCTGGTAATTCTCACTGCCCAATCGAATCCAATGCCGGTCACCAATCAAATTCATTCCTCATCATGCTCAGCGCACTTTTCGAATACTTCGCAAGCGTTTCCCAACAAGCAATTCAATGTGAACCGCCGCACCGAGGTCGCGTTGAGATGACGCACTTCGGTCGCTATACGCTCATCATGAGCGAAGTGAATGGCGAAATCTGCCGTCGCTGGTTCTTGGATCAGTCGCCGATTTACGCGTATTACCTGGAGACGTCTGATCGTCGCCGACTGGTTGCCGCCGTCTTTAAGTCCGGTTGCAAAGCATGCGAAGTCGCTGAGTTGCTCGGGCTGACGGATTCCGCAGTTTCGGCTGATCTGAAGTTCATGCGAACCAATTACCCTGATCACGTCGAACCGCAGATCAAACCTGAAGACGTCACAGCACCAGACCAGATTCTGAAGAACACCACGGCGATGAGGCCGCAAGCGTATCAACCGCAAACCGAGTGGTCTGCGGCGATTTTCTGATTTACCCCCTCTGCCACTTCACAAAACCACGCTTCACGAGGAGCACCATGTTTTCCATTCGGGGCCGTCGCATTGTGCCGGTCGTCGTAGCATGCGCAGTCATCTTCATCGCCATCAACGCTTTCAAACACCGTCACCCGGATGGACCGCAGCAACTGCGAGATGTCCTGGAGGACGTCGTGCATGACGGTGGGACGATCGTGCGCTGCAGGCAAGGAATCTGTAAGGACTTGAATGACGGTGAGGAAGTGGGGAATGGGCGCGACGGGTTTTACGTGCTCTTCCCTCAAGCTGCGGATACCGAGCAGAAACTGAGCAAGTATCAAGAGCGCGTGCGCCGCGCCATTTTGTAATTCCTCGAGTGCAGACGGCATAGGAGCCCGGGGCGACCCGGGCCTTTATGCCGTCTTTTCTTTTTTTACTCTAAAACAACGATTCTAAAAAAACTCAAACATATATTCCCGGCGTGAATCAAGAACCAATCTGGATCTGATTTAAACCTCTAAACCACCTGAAAGGAGAATCACCATGTTCGCATCCCTCGCTAAGTTCGCTTTCGACGCTGCTCAAGAAACCGCAGAGAACGCTGACGCCGGCAACACGACGACCACCAGCCAGGAACCGTCGACGATCTTCACCGAAGACAACCTGAAGTACGCAGCGATCGGTCTGGGCGCCGCAGCTGTCGTTGGTGGCGTCGCCTACTGGTACACCAACCGCGACAAGGCGGAAGCAACGAAGGGTGACGCTGCCGCAAAGGACGGAAAGAAGGACGAGACGAAGGACGAAGCGAAGCCGGCAACTGAAGCGAAGCCCGCGCAGGAAGCGGCTCCGAAGACGGACGATCCGGCAGCTCGTGCAAAGCAGGCAGCAGAGGATCTGGAAAAAGCGATCGCTAATGCTCAGGATCTGCTCAAGAAGGGTCAGTCCAACGACGGCAGCGCCACGAACGCTGCTTGAGTTGCGACCGATCTCAGAAAGCATCACCACCATTAAGCGTAGTAATCCTAATTAAGGAGTAAGTCATGGGTAGCTTTGCACGTTCCTTCGGCGGCGCCGCCGGCTTCATCCTCGGTTGCTATGCCGGCTACAAGGTCGTCCAGCAGATCGAGAAGTATTGCAATCGCGACAAGAACGCCGCCCCGGCGCAACCGCAACCCCAGCAGCCCCAGTCGACCGCTTCGTAAGCCGGTCATCTTCGATGAGCGCGGGGTGAGCAGGCGCTCACCCGGCTCAATGAACCAATTAAGGAGAAGCGAGATGCACGCAGTAATTTCCGCAATGAAGTACCTGATGATCCAGTTGGCAATGAACGGCGAAGCGCTGGTGTCGGTCCTCGCGGTGAGCGTGGTCTTGGCATTCTTCGTGATTCCGTTTCTCGTGGACAAGCTGTCCAGCCACGTCGCTCAAGAGGAGGAATGGGTCAAGGCCGCGATGGCCAACCTGCAGCGCGCAATTTCCGACACCCGCACCAATCCCTAACAACTTCTAGCGAACCATCATGCAAACCGAAGCCCAAATGCTGCGCACGATCCATGAAGCGAAGGCTGTACTGCGCGACCTTAAGGATCAGTACCATCCGCGGCCACCGAGAGCCGAGGAGCAACTCAGTCGTGCAGAAGAAACGATCGAGGCGATGGATGTTGCCGCCAGCTTGCTCGCTCAAGTCGAGCAGGAAGTCGACAAGTTGACCGGTACCGACAAGTGGCCGTTGGCCCTCGAGCTCGCATTCAAGGTGTGCGATCTGGACGGCTATCACCTCGTGGCTGAGTACTACCGACGCCTGGATGCTATTCGGGCTCTCTGAAACAAGGATCAATCATGGAAGATTTTGACGACGGCATCTCCAACGGTGCCGCGATCTGTTACTTCGCCACTGGCGTACTGCTGGCCCTCTCCCTGCCGATCGCTCTGAAGTTTGGCAAGGACGAGGAACCGAAGAAGAACGAAACGGAAGACACCAAGTAACCAAGGAGCAGGAAATGGAAAAGGCATTGAAAGCGGCCGGCTATGTGGGCCTCGGGGTCCTCTTCGGCTTGGCCGTCAAGACGATCTACAGCGGAACCTTCAAGTACGACGTCAAGTGAATCCCTGGAGGAGCCATGAAGGAACGTCCTCCAATCGTGTTCGGTCGCAAGGTGCCGACTGTTCCCGAGAAATCCATACCCGCTGTAAATAAATCCCGAGAACCAAACACTATGACCACCGCGAAAGACGTGTCCACCCGTCTGTTCGGCGTGTTCGTCAAGAAGGATCCGGGACGCTAAGACAAGCTCGCCTAACACGAAACAGCATCAACCCTAGGGCCACTCATCGCAGTGGCCCTTTCTTTTTGCATTCAAGGATACCGACCATGTTGAACACTATCTTCTCGTTCGTTCAATCGAACTTCTCGAATCTCTCGACCGCGCAGTCGCTCTACCTCGCACTGGTCGCCTTCCAGATCTCGCTCATGGGCCCGTACCTGATCTGGTCGCATCAGAGCAAGACGGGTATCGCGGTCTTCATCCGTACGGTCCGGCACACGAGCTATCAGAACCTCGGCGCCAAGGGCGTCTGGATGATCGCTGCTCGGTTTGCGGGCGCTGCGATCGTGTATCTCGGCAGTCTGTTCATGATGCACTGGTATGCGGTGCTCATGGTTTCGATCGTGCTCTGTCTCGCGTCGACCCTGTACATGAGCTTCACGCTGGCCCGCGTGCTGAAAGAACCGCGCGAGGAATCCCAGCAAGGTCCGCTTCCCAACGTCGCTTAACAGACAAGGGAGCGCGCCATGGTCCGAGTGTTCAGTGCTACGCCCGTGTTTGAGCCCTTCCACGATTACATGCGAAGGGCGAAGCAGCAAGAACCCCAACCCGTTTCCCATCGAGTAGTAAGGGCGCAATTGCAACCGCTGGAGTCCTCCTCCGTGGTGATCTCTGACGAGGCGCGTCGACGCCTCGCAGCAGAGCAGTCGCGTCCCGACTGGGACTGGGACATCTAAGGGTTCCCTGCTTCAAACAGTTCGCTTCGCGTGAACTGTTTTTTTTTTGGTCATGCCCGTCGACGAATCCTTTGGATACCCCCTCGGAGAATGACCATGTGGCAAACACTCAAGAACCTCGTAACCCTGGCTAACGCTCGCGCGCTGCTCAAGAAGACAGCGGGTGACATTTTCACCAACTGGAACGGCGACGTCGATCCGGCCCGTCTGATCGGCTACGGCTTCGTGATGCTGGGCGGTCTGGAGTTTCTCGGCCTCACGCTCTACGACACCCTCCGCTCTCACCACTTCGACAGCATGAGCTTCTCCACCGGGATCGTCGCGATCTCGGGTTCTGTGATGGCAGCCGCCGGCGGCGTTCGCTGGAAGCAAGGCTCGGAAGTCCCGATGCCTCGCGACGTACAGAAGTAACAAACACCTCATCAACGACACAAGCAGATGACAACAACACCACAAGACAAGAGCGACTACGTGCCGGCGGCAGTGGTTGCAGGGCTCGATGAATACGGTCCGATCCTCAAATGGTTCGGGCACTGGACCGACTATGCGGTCGGCTCGGTGTTCTTCTCCACGCCGGCAAAGCACGCCGAAGAAGTCGCGCCCAATCCGTTGCTCCTGACGCCGCGGACGTACGGCGGTTTCAGCGGCGCTTTCTACGTGGCGAAGGGTCGGAAGCCTACGGAGCAAGAGATCTTCGACGCAGGCGTTCGCTCGGGACTCGCACGGGCAGAAGAAGCAAAGCCTGCGCAAGCCATCGAACGCATCAAGGCCTTCGTGGAAGCTTATTCGACGACCGACATGGATGACGAGATCATGGGCGTGGTGTTGGAAGATGGCAAGGTGGTCGACCTGCTGGCCAACGATCTGCGCGCGGTAGTCGGCTTGCCCCCTGTCGAAAAGCAAGTGGAGAAGAAGGATACGTGCAAGCCGGGCGGCTGCAGCGCGATCGGGTGCGAAGGCGGTCACTACTGTTTCCGGCCGGACGGCACGCCTATCGTGATGACAGCCGAGAAGCGGGAGCAGCTCGACCGCGCGCTGTCCGCGGTCTTCAACATCGCTTATCCGGAAAAGGAGAAGGGCAATGAAGGATGCTAACTACGCTCCCGTCTACTGCGCGCTTTATCCGCAGTTGGCGGAAATCGCCCGCAAGCATGGTTACGCGATGGCAATCCACGGAAGTCTTGCTCGAGACTTCGATCTTATCTGCATCCCATGGACCGAGAAGCCAGGCCTGCCCGCTGAGGTTGTGTCGGAGATCACCACGACCTTCGCGATCAGGACGGTCGGCGAGCCTGATGTAACGCATCATGGACGCGAGCGCTGGACAATCAGTGTCAAGTTCGGCGAGTGCGCGATAGATTTGTCGTTCATGCCGCGACTGATCTTCCCGGACGTCAAGCCGGATGCGGAGTGGCGTGACATCTGCGAGATGCTTGAAGTCGCCAACGTTGGTCTGTCTCAGCAGAACCAGCGCATCAAGCGACAAGTTGCCGAGCTCTCCGACGCCGGCGAGTTCATCAAGCATCTCGGTGAGGAACACGAATTCGAACTGTGGCGCAAGCAGCACGGCGTCGCCGCTGCGCTTCCTGATAGCAATAGGACGGACGCAGTAAAAAATGCCTGAACCCCTATCGTATGCGACGAGACAGATCGCTCTGTCTTGTAGATCGATGGTCTTAGATACTGTCTGATGAGCGGTGCAAGTCCGCAGCACGGAGAAGGCATAGGCGCAACGCTGATGGCCGGAACCATGTCCAGGTGAAACGCCTGCGAAATCCTGAGTAGCACCAGTGCCCCGCTAAAGCACCGGGTAGTTGTTAGTGATCTGCGCATTCAGCCGTACTCGTCGTGAGACGCTACGTGCACTGTCGTGAGACAGCGAAATGATGCGCTATAGGGACGGGAATCCCATTTGTTCACTGGCTGTTTTAGTTGCTCAGGATCACAGTTCACCGAATCAAACACCGGTTACGGAAACGCTTGCGAAAGCGGACTGTCAGGAGCCCACTTCACTCCTGTATCGGTAAGCCTGGGTGTAGCCCGGGAAGTTGTGCCTTGTGCGTGTGGCGCCGTGCGGTGCGCCCATGCAGCTGATCGAGCCATGCTCTCAGTGCGCAGCCTGTAGAAGTCTTGGCGTTCTGTGCGATGGGTTGCACACCTTCGTAAGAGTCAGCGTCTACGAGACGCTGGAACCAGGGTAACTCTATTAGAGCGGTTGTCTCCCCGCGAAATAGACGGATCTGCTTCACGCCAGTCTTCTATGGGAAGCGCACTAATCCATTGCTGTATTAGCAACAATCGCCGCATCAAGAACTCTGGCGCACTGCCGTTATTGTTCTTTAGCTTCAGTCTCCGGTCTTGCCCGCTTAGTGTTTCTTCTCACGAGGAAGCAACTGGAAGGCAAGACGGATCGCAGTATCGCTGGTTTTCTGACCTCAGTCGACGCCGGGCGCGTGCGTAACGGACATACCAAAACCCAAGTGATCTGACTCCACTGTCTTCAGGCGTACAAAAAAGGGACAGGGGACCCCGCCCCTGTCCTGTATGCCCTTTTGCGCGAATACAACATGACCACCAAGTTGCTTTACCATGGATCCGGCTATAATCAGCGCGAGTTAATGCCGGGCTTTAAGCGAACCGGTAAGATTGTCCGCTGGGATGAAACTGAATCAAATGAGTGGCTTTACGCCACGACAGACAAGCAAGAGGCGATTGGTCAAGCCTTCGCCTCCATGATGGAAAAGACGCACGGCACGACGCGCTACAGCGCGCGCGGCAATGTCATTGAACTCACCGTTCCCGAAAATCGAATCCCTCCGCGCGGAGAGATTGAGAAGCTCGAACTCTTCCTTTACACAATCGTAATCCTGGCTCAGGACGACTGGGTCAAGAACGACAATGAGCACAACAAACTGCTAACCGAGTGGAAAACACAATCCACGATTACGGGCGGCATTATCAAGCAAGAACAGATCGATCTCGTTGCCTGGCTCGCTCCGAAAAAGCTTCAATTCGCTTTCGACGATGACGAGAAGGGGCGTCCCTCATATCTCGCATGGTAATAATCGGGAGGCTTCGTGCCTCCCCTTATGCCGCCTTCGCTCGTCCCGTTAAAACGGAACGAAAAATATCTGAGACCTATATGACGTGTACGAGCATCAATCCAGATGCTCTTAATAACACTTAAACAAGGCTGGAGTTTTACATGTTGAATGCACTGGGTACCGCTGGCAATTCGCTGACTGACCTCCGCGACCTGTTCTTTGCCAATGGTCAAAAGGGCAGCAAGTTGCAACAACCGACCGTCACCGTGCGCAAGCGCGTGTCGATCAATCGCATCCTGGTTGAAGAAGGTATTGACGTAGCAATTTGGAAGTTGATGTCCGATCGCAAGTGGCGTGGCGCGAAGGAGATCGTTGTGGCAATCAAGGACTTCGGTTTCGATCCGGCGCAAGTGGAAAACCGCACCGCCTCGCTCGTACGAAGCAACCGCATCTACGATCGTCGCGGCGAGGGTCCCCGCACTGTGTACCGACTGAAGGCGCATATCCCCATGCCCATCCCCGCAAACGAGAAGGACGAACCGATGGAACAGCCGGCCATGCCGGAGGTGTTTGAAGAACCGGCAGTCGAGGTCATCACGCCGGTGGCGGTGGAAGAACAGCAACCCGTGCCGCAGAAGTTGGGCGAGATCCTGCCTGGCGATACGCTCGACGTCGCCATCTGGAAGTTGATGGCGGATTTCGGTGAGTATTCCGCAGCCGACCTGGCTGTGTTCCTTGCGGACTACGACTACAACCCGGTCAGCATCTCGCCGAAGCTGTCGATCTTCTTCAAGGCGGGTTACGTGACCCGTCGTGCAGTCGAGCAATTGCCGAAGCGTCCCTACTTCGTTTACCGACTCAATGACCTGCCGATGCCCGCGCGCTGGCAGAAGGCGGCAGTGAACGAATCTGAAGTGCAATCCAACAACGAAAACAAGGAAGAAGAAGTGAAAGCAGACCTGGTATCGAGCGCACCGCCCGCAGTGCTGGCTAATCAACCGCTGTTCGAAGTCTCGATGAAGATTCGCGGCGTGGACTTCACGCTCGGTGAGGTCAAAGAGCTGTACTCCGAACTCACGGCCAGTGGCTTCGCTGTTGGCGCGCCTGCGAAGAAGAGTCTGGTACAGGCGTCGTACAACATCAAGGGCGTGGACTTCACGCACGAGGAGTTGAACCAGCTCGTCGGCAAGATCGGCGATTTTGGCATTGACGTTTCGAAGGCCGTCGAACTGTAATCCGAAGCATCCCTGTCTAGCGAAACAGCCGGCCTCATCGGGCCGGCTTTTTATTTGTCAACAAACAACCAGATCCAAGGAACAAGATCAAAATGTCCGAACTCCATGACATCATCGCGGAACTCAAGTCGAAGGTTGCCGGGACCTACGACGTGGTCAATCTCAGCATCGTGCTGGGGACCTTCTTCCAATCTCTCGCAACTGCCAACGAGTTCTTTGCGTATGTCCGCACGGAAATGCTGGGTCTTCCTGAAGGTGAAACGGATGGAACCGTCGAAGTCGACGTCATCCTTCCCTCGATCTGGCCGACCGGACCTACGGATACTGTCGCGCGACTGACCTTGGAGGCGGGCGAGCGCTCGGCCTACTTCGAAATTCGTCGGGCTATGTCAGGTACGACTGGCTCCGGGTTCATGCTGCCCTCTAAGCCGGTGGCGGTCGAGCACGTGGAAGGACAGACTGGCTGCGACACAGCCGAAAAGGACAGTCCGATCCGCTCTAACGCGTTGAAAGCCAGATCCATGCGCGGGTATCAGCCTCAAATGCGGTCCGGCATGTTCCCACAGCCGCCAGGATTTTATCCTCAGCTCGGGAGCGTGCCGCAGCACTCGCGCGCGTATCGAGGAGCAGGCACGAATATCGAACTGATCTTTAGGTCACTCGACGAGGTGCAGCACATTTTCGATATGGTGCTTGCTTGTAAGCCGAATCAGACGGAAGACATTGGGCTCATGCGTGAATGGATCGATCGCACCAGCGTTCGGGAAGGCAACTTTTTCGCGGTCTCGGTGCAGGGGAATGTGAGCAAGGTGTCAGGCGAGCTGCAGGGTGTGTTCAAAGTGATGCGCGGCGTCGAAAGCGGTTCGATGCCGGGCGCTACGTTCGAGGTGCTGCTGTCGAACTTCCATCCGTTCGAAACCGCGATCAAAGCGTAATACTTCCTCCCTCTCTTGATGCCGGCCCTTCGTGGGTCGGCTTTTTTATTTGCGTAAAAGGAGCAGAGATCATGCGTAACTATCCCCGCGGCGGCGAGGTCTACACGCTGGAACAGATCACGCGCGAGTTGTACTTGCGTGACTCTCCGGCCCTGATGGTCCAGCTGAACGCGAAGATGAGCTGCGTGCAGAACTCCCATTTGACGGACAACGAGCTGCTGTCGGTGCCGGGCTTCGCGCAGACGAAGTGGCGCTACATCCGTGAGACGGACGAGTGGATTCCGGTCTTCCACTGGGCGGATGCGGCCGACCCCTGCAAGTTTCTCGACGTCGAGCCGTTGAACGACGAGCCTGATCGCTACGACTGGATCACGCCGAAAGGCTTCAGGCGCGAGCAGTAACAGGATTGTCCAGGTAAAACTTATTGACCAGCCTCTTTGTATGGACGGTGCAACGTCCCGAAGTTCTCTGATTTGTTCCACGGTTCGAGAGAGAAAGGAGGCTGCTTCGAACCGGAATCTGGTTAATGAGGGAGGGCCATCGGCTCTCCCCTTATGACATCAAGGGACGAAAATGGAACGATATTACGACGAGGCTGGACACTTCACGGATGATGGCTTCGAGAAGTGGTTCGAGACTCAACAATTTAATCAAGAATTGATGAGAGATATTCGCAATGACAATGCCGACGCCCATACAGCAGGAGGAACATCTTCGCCTCACGACGTTCCTGCGCGAACTGACACAGGGCAAGTGGACGTGGAGTGAGCTCCAGCCCAAGCTGGAGCGCGTCTTGGCAGACAAGAAAAGCCTCGCGGCGTTCAACCGGCTGCTGTCCAAACCCCACGGATGGCTGGCTGAAAACCCGTCGAGCTACACCTTCCGGTTTGAAGGACAGATGGGACCGGACCCGGAGGGCAAGAAGGACAAGATCCTCATGCGGGTGCGACCGCTGGATGACGATCCGTCCGTGAAGGACATCGTGATTGTCTTCGATCTGGTGCTTGCGGAGACGGAGGGCGGTGCAACGTACCTCTTCATTGATCCCGAAGCAGCGCACTTGCGTCGTTGGTTGATCGAAGCCCAGCCTACCCTCCAAGCGATACCGCCAGACTCATCGGTCCCGGCTTTGGTTCCTACCGACCCCAACTACTGGATCGATATGGTCAACCGCCTGCGCACCTTCTCCCTCAAGGGAATCCGGCAGCTGTTGGTTCCTGCGTTTCAGGGCGATGAGAACGAGGCGGCTGAGGTCGTGTTGGCGATCCGAGCACGCATCAAGAGCAAGCAGGACCTAGCGATCATCGATACCCATGCCCCGCTCTTCCACCTGTCGGTCACTGGCGTGTATCCGGCCGGGGCGACCACAAACGGTCACGCAAAAACGCTCAACATCCGCTATCAGAGTCACGTACCGGGAGCGAATTACAAGCATCCCTGGTTTGAGGCCACACTGATGCTTGAGCATGGGCCGGGGGACGACGCGCTCTACCTCAAGCCCGGCTCGATGATGGTGATCTCCGAGATCGAGCACGTGCCGGCAGCCGACATGACGCGGGAGGCACGAGCGTCGGCGCTAACGCGACAGGTGCTGGAGTCGGCCGCACGTCCAGTGCCGGCGTACGCGCGCAAGCTGGAGATGTCGGTCGAAGCAGCCTCCTGGTCGGAGCTCGAACCGTTTATGACGGGTCTCGCCATCTACTTCCCGGGCGTCGAATCACGAATACAGCGGATGTGGGAAGAAATGGCGAAGTTGCTTAATTCCACCTCGCCCGTGGAGACGATGACGCTGAACTTGAAGGGGGAGATCTCGCCGGACATCCTGAAGACATACCTCATGATCGAGTTGCGCTACGCCGGCGGCTCATTCGTGTACGACGAGACCACTGAAGGCGAATTCGACACGACCCTGCGCTACGCCTGGGAAGCCCACAAGGAGACGGGGGCACGCGCGGCAACACTTTAGGAGACGGCATGGAGATAGCCCCGATTCTGACCACGCGGGAGTGGATCGCTGGCTACTACGCCAAACGAGACTTCCACTACTACGGAGCCAAGCTGCTGAGATCGTTGGCCGTCAAAATTGGCCTTGAGCGCGGTACACATCACGTTCGATCGAATATGGGAGGCGATGCTGTATCAGGGGAGATCTACCTGCGGCATGACAAGCTGTATATGTGGATCACTCAGTCGTTCATCGGCCCCGACGTCCTGATCACCTACCGTGCCTGCAACGGACGCAAGGATCACAGAGGCGAAGAAAACAACACCATCATCGTTGCCGATCTAATCGACGATAACTGCCTCTCACCATTCGTCGCCCACTGTCAGCGCATCATCAACCGCCCCTCTTTGTAGTTCTGTAGTTCAACCCTTCACTCACTAGCGCCCAGTCCGACCCCGTCGTCGGGACTGGGCTTTATGTCGTCTGGGCAATTCTGACTCCACCTCCCGATGGTATGACGAGCAGTGAGATTCGTAATCCTCAACTAAATCTTAAATTGATCATGCCGCAAATCAATGGCGTACTCGCGACCGCAGCGATCGATAAGCTGCTCGAGAAAGAAATCAGCGGGACGTGGTTCTTCCGCAATGAGATGGAAGAATTCATGGACAACGAGACCTTCGATGCTGTCCAGAAGCGTCTGGAGTATCTGTACGACAAAGCCGTGATTGCCAACAGCGGTCGAGCCTTCAACCCGAAGTATCGCTTCCATCGCGTGACCGGGATCGACACGCAGCAGCCGAAAGTTTATCTGCATCTGCTGATGCCGGGTAACCACTTCCACAACGCGAAGCTGGTTGGCGAACTTATTCTCGATCTCAAGTTCACAGAGCATGGCGGGCTGACGATGTCGCTGCCTCCCGAAGCGCCGGCTGAAGCACTGGCGCGCGAGCAGAGGTGGAGCGCCAGCGAGGCCGAACTGGAAGCGATCAACAAGCTGATCGAAGCAGCCCGTGCCTTGCAGGCGCTGGATAGCAAGCGCTTCGATGTGAAGCTCTCGATCGGCAAGGACGGAATCAAGATCAACACGGGCTACAGCAATCCGGCCGACAAGGTTCGGGCAGTGCTCGCCGGAGTCTAACCCTTCCACATTAGGAGAAGTAACGCAACATGGATCTCACGAAGCGCCAAGTCTTCATGACGCTCGCGCAGGTTAAGGACGCGGTCGTGCCACAGGTGACGGGCAGTGCAGCTGACGCCACCACCCTGAACACGGCCTTGCAGTCGGCGACGACCTCCGTACAAACGCTGTTTCCGAATGACACCTTGCACTACGGCGTTGGTTCCTACCAGAACCTCAGCGGTGCCTTGGTGCTGCAGATCGACATCTTTCGCGGTGAAGACAATCCCATGAGTCATTGGGATGTTGCTGTCAACGCAACGATGACGGTCTCGAATGGCGCCTACGCTATTCAGCCCGCCACACTCCAGACCATCAGCTACGCGCAACTCGGTAGCCCGATCGGTCAATCGTAATCGAACACATGAAGCCTGGGTATCGCGGAGTCACATCCCGACCCATGGCTTTATGACGTCTCGTTTCAAAAAGAGCACGCCTTTCCCGGGGCCCTCTTTTTTTGTTTCTTCCCCCTTATGTTTCAGCAGTTCCATTGGGTCCACAGACCCGTGCCATTCAGTAGTTCTTTTCCCGGAGAACAAACTTGGACGAAGCAATTCAGGTTGATTGTTGGCAATCACTCGAGCAGTTTGGCATTCGCTATCTGACCGGCGAGGCCTGCGCATACAGCATGCGAGGACTCTGCGACGTCACGGAACAAGGCCGTGACATTCTGCTCGACTACCTCGGTCTTCCTCCGCACACCCCTCTCTCCCCTTCGTGGAATCCCCGAATTGCCCAAGAGCTCACGGTCGCGAGCTTCATGCTGCACCCGAGCCAGCTGCTGCCGCTCGCCGAATTCATCATGTATCGCAAAGGCGCACTGGCAGTCATGATCCGCAACAAAGCCACGTTGGTGGGTCTTTTCACGGAGGCAAAGGTCGCAACGTACGAGGAGTTCGTTCGAGAGAACTCGGAGATGGCGAAGATCTGGGAGGTGAGGCGACGCTACAGCGTGGGTCCGTCTGTCGGATCTCGCAACGTTCACCAGTTCAGTGGGAGGGTCGCGTGAGGACTTGTGTCTGGGTCCGTCCCATGCTTGCCATCCCTACACAGGCGCAGCTGTTCTATCAGGCCGGTAGGAACATCGCGAGAGGTAATGAAGCGTTTCTTGATTTGGTCCGTGAGGGGCTAACACGCAAAGAACTCGAGCGCAACATCGAGCGCCGTCCGGAGTTGTGGGGCCGTTTCACTGGCTTTCTTGCAACCCTGCCATAAGGAGGACGCTTGACTATGGAGACCTATTGGAAAAACTGCCTGAAGCAGAATGTCAAGCGGTGTGGGCATAGTCTGCGTCAGAACGCCGAGGAGTTGCGTCAGCGCGGTGAGCCAAGAGCTGCCGATATGTCGGTCTCGATGTCTGACGTATGCGACGCACTACTTGAACTGGCGCTGGCAAACCCGGCATCCGAGAAAGGCTGTCTATCAGCGGCCGCCAACGTGTATGCCCTGCTCGAAGGTAACGGTCTCGGAGATTTGCTTATCTGGCCCGCCTACCGTCGTGCCGAGATGCATCGTTGCGCTGAAGAATGGACGTACGTTACCGACTTGATTCGAGAAGCCAATCAACAGTTGCAGGGTGACAAGAAGAAGAAACGCAAATGACATCCAACCCGAACTTCAACCACTACGTCATTCATCGGACAACAAAACAGATCATTGCCGGATTCGAAAAACCGAGCGACGCAGAGAACTTGGCTGTCACTGTGGACGACTACATCGTGGTCGGGCGCGGCTATCTCGCAGACACGATGCCGCGCTATCGCACAGTCGATCCACTGTGGGGCTGGGTCCACGACATGAAGCTGCGCGCTATGCAGCACATGAGCAAGTCCTACAGCGGATTTGAAAAGAATCTCGCCCTTGCTTGGATCGAAGGGGATGGCACGAACAAACGGCGCATTGAAGCCGAGTTCTGGTTCCTATTCGAAAAGCACGGTGGTGTTCCGCGCAAATCCAACGATGCCAAAACTATTTAGCACGTTCGGTGAGATTCGTGCTCGGGTCGCGACGGTCAGCAACAAACTCGCAGAAGAGCTGCACCACGAACTTGGTGCCGGTGTGCTCAGGAGCCGCGGTGCCGGCTTCATGACCTATGACATGTTTGGCGAGCCGTCCGAACCTCGAGCCGAAAACAAGCGCTGGGCGGAATTCTCCGCTCGGGACTTTGACTACGTGATCTCCCTCGTTGAAGCCATGCATCCGGAAGTGTCGGAGATCCGAGCCTGTGGAGGATACGACTTCTCGAAAACGATACAGGGTCACGACTTCGTGACAGGTGACGCGATCTTGCTGGCTGGTGAGTTCAGCATCCCCGTGTGGACTCGATTCGAAGAGGAGGCAGACAGTGCCAAAACGAAAGTCTACGTCTCGCGTAAAAGTCCGTCACATGTGGACTGAGGAGGAAAAGGAGAAGATCCGAAGGGAGTACCCGCATCGATCCACCAAGGAGATGGCAGACGAGATGGGGGTCGGCGTCGGTCCGCTGTATCAGCACGCCGCAGCGTTAGGCGTCAGGAAGACCGACGAGTACTGGGAGGCGGATCGCCAGCTGCGCATCGCGCGTGGTCAGGTCCATCCCGCACTCAAGGCCAACCAGTTCAAGAAAGGACAGAAAGCGTGGAATGACGGCGTCAAAGGCAGTACGGGAACCCATCCCAATTGTCGCCGCACGCAATTCAAGAAAGGCGAACGCACCGGCGCCGCGCACAAGAACTGGGTGCCCATCGGCACGGAGCGCTTGTCTAAGGAGGGTTATCTCGAGCGGAAGGTGACCGACGATCCTGCTGTCCAGTTTCAACGCAGATGGGTCGGTGTTCATCGCCTCGTCTGGGAATCAGTCCACGGTCCTGTCCCCAAGGGCCACATGGTCTGCTTTCTTCCCGGGAAGAAGACCAACGTCGCATCCGAGATCACCATCGACATCCTCGAACTGGTGAGCCGTCGGGAACGCGCGTACCGCAATCACCCAATCAACAAATCGCCGGAGCTAGCGAAGCTGACACAGCTCAAGGGCGCGATCACGCGCCAGTTGAACCGTATTGTCCGTGAAGCAAAGGAGAAAGACCGTGAGCCACATGAACGATTTGCGTGAACACCTGATGAATACGCTTAGCGCCCTGCGTGACCGGGACAGACCGATGGAAGTGGATCGGGCTCGCGCAGTTGCACAGGTCGCCGCAGTGGCGGTCGAGACGGCGAAGGTGGAGGTCGAGTACATCCGTGCGATCGGCGGCAACGGCCGCTCGCCGTTCATGACGCCTCCGGGCACGCCGTCTGAACTGCCCGCGCCGGAAAACACTGGATCGGCCGAAGTCAAACAGATCGGCAACGGGACGCGTAGCAACACGCAACCGACATCGACGGGAATCATCCACCGGGCTCGTTGACGATGCCTTCTTTCGAAGTCTTTCCGATCAACAGCGCTAGTAAGCGGTGCGGGCCTTCAGTCTTTGTTCGAGCCCGCAACGTGGAGCGAGCGGAGGTCGCTGGAAGAGTCTGGATGCGTGTGCTCGGACGACCAGCCCGATACGTCCGAGCAGTCCCCTACCGTCCGGAGCTCGACCCGATTGTCCGCGCCTACATCAGGAGGAATCCATGCCCGCCGCACGACGGAGGAACAGTCGTGGCCGATCAGCACAAGAAAGCAAAGGCATGAAGTCGAACTTGCCTAAGTTCATGATGCCGAAGCCGATCAACGTGCGCAAGTTTCTCACGCCCCTACGGGCAGACCCGCGCACGAGATACACGGTCTACCGACATGGCAAACCGACGCCGTTTGTGATCGCAGTCTCGAGCACGATGACACGCTATAACTTTGTAAAAACGCAGACGGCGCCCTTCGACACCTACATTGAGATCGGCTCCCGAGCATTTGGCGTGAACCATCAGAAGCTGATGATCGACGGAAGCGACATGCCGGACTCGTGGTTCATCGACATCTCGGGGGGTGTGACGTACTGGGAGGAAGAAGAGCGGGAGGCCGCGTGATCGAAGTCAAATCGCTAGCAAAGCCACCGGCTGGGAATCACTGGAGCTACGGACCAGAGCACATGCAGCGCATCTCCGTGACTTCAGCGCGAGCGCTGTGCGGGATGTATCCGACGCCCAAGGTCGGCTATGAAACGCTCGTGGCGGTCGCGCCTGACGGCTATGGCGGAAAGAAGCGCCTGTATGTGCAAAACGCGGGAGGTCACTTCTACGTCGCCAGCTCGGACACCAAGATCTGCGATTGGCCGGCGTCCTTCGGCGTCACTGTAAAGGAGGCTCAGTCGTGATGACCGCTCCGGGAACCGTGCGCCTCAGATGGGGAAAGCCGAACAGGACGAGCGCTTGGACGTCAGCATGCGGCAGGCTGGAGATCGACCTGACCGCAGCTCAGATTTTCTCGGTGAGCATGGCTGGGCCTCGCGATCGGGAGATCCTGAAACTCTCAGAATATCCGGACGTGCTCGACCAAACCGCGTACTGGGAGCCCGAGGCGGTCGCTGCAAACCTCCGGGAATTCGGTGCGTGGAGTGAGGAGGAACTGAAAGACCATCAAGCAAACATCCGACGAACGCTCTGGACGGTCTGCTGCGAGTTGCGCGACAGCTACCGGTGCTCCTGGGTCTAATAAGCGGTTTCACGAACGAAGCGCCCGCGACAAGCGGGCGTTGTCATTTCAGGGAAAGCAAATGAGCCTCGACAACATGAACCAAGATGCCATCAACCGTCACAGTGACGCCCTCTTCATTCAGGAAGGCGCATGCAATCTCAGCGGTGTCGCGCGCTCGCTAGTGCGGGCCATCAACCAGTGCCAGCATCAGGAGAACATGGGTACGCAGCAGGTCCGTGACGACGCAGCCATCCGAATGATCGTCCACCAGATGGCGTTCCTCTGCAACGTTGGGGAGATCGACAGCGCCAGCAATGACGTCTACGGCAAGCTTCAGAAGGAATGTCAGGAGAAGTCCGAGGCGACCAAGAAGAAGTTAGCCGAGGAGAAGGAAAAGGCGAAGGCTGCGGAGAACGCATCGTGAGCAGGCGCGCGAAGCTGAATCGATCGCCCGTCTGGACGGACCCCTACAAGGGCGAGGTGGTTAAGTCGCTACAGCAGTTCTCCATCCGCCACAACCCGTACAAAGTGTTTTGCGACTTCATCGAAATGTCGGCGCTCGCGCTCAGCAACAAGTTCGACTTGATCAACTACGACAGGCGCGAGAAGCGCTATATGGAGGTCATCAAGAACTACAAGAAGGAAGAGCTGGATCTGTTCGCGCGCACACTCGGCCAGCTCCAAGCGTGTTATCAGTCGCGGCTCGACCTTCTGGGCGACGCAGGCTTGAGGGAGTCGGTCGACAGCATCGGGGACGTACTGGGCCAGATCTTCATGGCGCTTGACCTGGGAAATGAACGGGCGGGGCAATTCTTCACGCCGTATGAGGTTTCCCTGATGATGGCCAAGATGGTCACGGTCGGCGACGGTTCGGAGATCCGGAAGCGCGGATTCATCACCATGGACGAGCCGGCATGCGGATCGGCGGGAATGGTCGTCGCAGTCGCACAGGCCATGCACGAGAAAGGCCTGAACTACCCCACCATGCTGCACGCAACCTGCACTGACGTCGATCCGACCTGCGTGCATATGGCGTACGTGCAACTGGCCCTCCTCGGCATTCCAGCGACGGTCGTTCACGGTAACTCGTTGACGCTTCAGACGTGGGCCGTGTGGCACACACCCGCGCACTATTTGTGTGGCTGGCGAAACCGCTTCGAAAAGAAACGCATCGGCGAAGCGTGCTCGAAGATGATCGAGTTCATGCGGTCCGCCGAGGCGCCGAAAGCACAACCCGACTTGGTCAAAGCAGCTGCCTAAGCGAGGACATCATGGAAAGCGATACACCGAGGAAGTTGACCGCGCTTGATCACACATGCCTTGCCGTGCCGATCATCGCAGGCCTCGCGTACTTCCTCAATTGGTTGTCGTCGATCTGATCCGCAAAAGTAACGTCATAAAACCCAGACCCCCGGGAGGAGGTCTGGGCTCTTATGCCGTCTCGCAGGTCAGAGCAGACCCGCGTACTCCTTGAGCGTCGTACGAACCTGCTTCTCAACTTCGGCGCGGTCCTTGCGCTGAGCATCCGACATCGGCTCATCCACGACCGTTTCATCGTACATCTTGACCATCTCCTGCCAAATCTTCAGCATCGATTTCTGCGTCTCGATCCAGACCTGATACAGGAACTCATGGGCAACGATGACGACGTGATAGCTGTCCATCAGTTCACGGAGATGCTTGACGAAGGCGCGCGCCACGGCTTGCTGAGCCACGAGCACCTTGCCCTGCTCCGTTTCCGACGACAGCCGGTCAATCTTGACGGAGACGGTATTGAGGTGCTGCGTCATCTGCTCGAGCGCCTGCTGGGCCTGTCGCATGGAGCGCGACGCGCCCGCCACACCGATGCGGGTCTGTGCACTCAAAACCGTGTTCTTGAGCGCAGAGACTTCCTTCGGGATGCTGGCGTACTGACCACCACTGACGGACGTCTTCGCCTGCTTGATGGCGTCGTAGCGTCCCTTCGTGAGCTCCAACGCATTACGGGCGGTAAGGCTCGACATCGTGCCGCTGCCTTCCTCCTGGGTGCTGACCTGGGTGTCCAGTTCCTTCGCGAAGGCTTCGAGATCCTGATGCGTGGCTTGACCCGACGCATCCATCTCCTCGGCGCGCTTGGTTTCCTTCTCGTACCAGGCCACCAGGGACGCTACGCCCTTCTCGATGATCTCCGTGTAGTCGCCCTTATCGAACGACTGACTCAGGCTCACCATCGCCTTGCTGTACTCGGAGTTGGCGTCGAGGATCGCGCGTGTTTGTGCCGGCGAATCTGCCATCAGTTTCGAATACAGTTTCTCCTCGTACCGCTGACGCAGATGCTCCGTCTGGAGGATCTTCGCAAGTCGCTCGATACCATCGGCAAGCTTCTTGCCCGCCTCTTCCACGCCGCGAAGGTGCGCCTCGTCGAACTTCTTGCCGTCGCCACGCAGCCATCCGATGAAACGCTTGAGCATATCGACCGACTTGCGGATCAGCTTCTTGATCGTGTCCCAGACCGTGCTGACGACCCCTTCGAGCGCGATGCGGGTGCGTTCACTCTTTGTCTTGCTGCTGAACTGCAGCGCTGCGTAGTGACTGCCGCCGAGTGCAGCGTCGGCCTCAAGCGCGATCGTCGTGCTTAGAGAGCCGCTTTGCATCAGCTGGCTACGGACCGTCACCAAAGCATCGAGCTGCGACTCCAGCGCGAGATATTCGGTTGAATCTTTAATAATTTCCATGGGTTTCTCTTCCTCGCCGGCAGCCTAGAACTAGGCTACGCAAGCCTGTTATTTGCTGAAGAGCGCGCCGAAGCTCTTGTGCTGGCTGATCGTGCGGTCCATCTTTTCCAAGAGTGCCTTGGTATGGTCGCTAATGACCCGGCCTTTCGACACCTTGTGGATGGCTGCGGAGATCTGCACTTCGACGTGGACGATCGCTCGCCAGTACGCATATTCCAGCTCGCGGACGAACTTGCTCGCTTCCATGTTTTTGTGCACAAACGGGATGACCGTACGCAGGTATTGACTGAAGAACCGAGCGACCTTCAACTGTGCGTCAGCGGGACCGCCAGACTGCTCAATCTTCTCGACGGTTTTCAGTTGACCGTTCACCATCTCGGTCACCATCTCAAGGTCCTTCAGATTGAAGTAGTGTCGCACGCGGTCGTTTTCCTTCATCGCGCGCCATCCCCGTTCGATCATCCGCTCCATCCGCTCCTTGCACTCTTCCAGGTGTTTGGGCAGCGCGTTCGCGCCTCCTTTCAGGGACTCCTCCCGCTCTTGCCGTGCACCCTCGATCAGTCCTTCCAGCTTGTCCGCCCGCCCTTCCGGCAAGGCGTCCTCAAGTCGCTTATGGACATATGCATCGATCTCGAAGCGCGCGCCGTTCCCTTGCTTATCCTGCTGCTCAGCAACACGCATCTCGGACTCGAAGAGGTCGCGGATGTTTCCGAAGACCTTGTGGGCATCAAAGTCTCGCAGCGCCTGTCGCAGAATGCCGTTGGTCTTTTCGTAGTAGTCCGGCTCCGTAAACATTCGGAGTTCGAGCGGAGAAAACGCGCGCGAGAAGGTTGGGAATTCCGCGTCCCACGCTTCATACAGCTCCTGCATTGACCAGGTGCCAGATCCCGCGGACTTCGGCGGCGCAGTCTGGCTCTGCTCGGTGTGCGCGGAAGCCGCTTGAGCAGATTGATGGTGCGTGGCGCCACCCGACTCCCGAAGGATCTCGTCGGCCGACTGCACGAACTCCTCGGCGGCCTTATGAGCCTCCTCGGCTTGTGCTTCCGTCGGTCCCGCCTTTTCTTTCGCGGTCAGCCAATTCCAGAGCCGCTTGAAATAGTCCGCGATCTTGCTGTATATCTTCTTGATCGCTTCCCAGATCGAGCGCCCAATGCCCTCGATGGCAAGCCCAAGCTTGCGATCACGAGAGCTGCCGCTAAACACCAAGCGCGCCATGTTGCTGCTGCCATCGAGCGCGTCCGCTTCGAGTGCGATTCGGGTGTCGAACGTCCCAGTGGTCACGAGACGATCTCGCAGCCCCTCGAGTGTTTGGATCTGGGATTCCAGCGAAACCAGATCGACGCTCTCCGGCGATTTTGTTTCCATGATGAGAATGCCTCTTTTCGGGCAGAACAAAAAAGACAGGGGCACGAAGCCCCTGTCTCGAAGATTGAGCAACCGTGCGGTTTACCCGTTGAAGATGCCGCGCAGGCCGAAGTAGTTGCAGTACTTGCTCGCACGGATGGAACGGGCCACTTCCTGCAAAGCGGGACGTTGGAACGCGCGCGTCAAGGTCTTGCCATATGCTTCGATTTTGTCGCCGATGCTTCCGATCTCCGCGTCAGGGTGCTCGCCGGCCGTCTTGCCGAGTGCGGCCATCGCCGCGCCGAGCGCGTCGACTGCTTGGCCGAACTTCGATTCCATGGCGAGGAACGTCTTGACGTTGTTGAGGTAGGCTTGCGCGGCCTCGAACACCTCGCCGAGCTCACGCACGCTCAGGTGCACCTCTTCGGACAATGCGATGGAGGCGGCTGCGGATGCAGCCTTGCCGATCGGACCGAACGCGCCTTGGCGAATAGCGAACGTTGCCACCTTACCGGCCGTGTGACCGCCGGACGTGCTTTCCACGACGGTGCCGGTGCGACCCAACTGGTTGAGCCGGTCGCCACCGCCGTTGCCTGCTTCGGCATTCAGGCTGGTCACGTTGAAGTACTTGCCCTCACCCAGGTAAGAACCGTCGAAGAGCTCTGCCGGCGACTTCATTGCAGCAACCTTCTTCGCCAGTGCCTCGATGTTCGCCTTCGACTTCGCGTTGCCGGACTTGACCGTGCTGGTCAGCTTTTCGATTTCGGCGATGACTGCCGCCGGATAGCGTGTGAGCACATACGTCGACATCGACAAGTCCTTCGCGAGCGAGCTCATGAAGTTCTTCGGCTGGCCGTCGCGCGTCATGAAGAAGTACGAGAGCCCGTGCAGGTTCACCTCGATCGTCGAGTCCAGACTTCCTTTCTTCGCTTCGAACTCGGCCTTGTTCTGCGCGCACTTCTTCTCGTACTTGGCGAGCTTGCTGCCCACGCTTTTGAAGGAGTCGAGGACGATGTCCTTCCAGTGCTTGAAGTGCAATACCGTGTCCTGGAAGAACCACGTCTTCAGCGTTGTGCCAACGCTTTCGAGCGCGATCTTGGCCTGCTGCTCGGAGCTGAGCGTGCCATAGTTCTCGACCGCGACGAAGCTGATTTCTTCCAGCCCGACGCTGCGCAGGTGCGTGTTCACGCCCCTGATGACCAGGCCCGTAGCGATGGGCGATGTCGTCTTGTTCTTGATCATCGACGCGAGGTCGTCGTAGTAACCGAAGATGGCCTCCGCGGCGACCGACACTTGTTCGTCCGCCTCGAAGTGGCCGTCGCAGGCTTCCGCGAGATGCGTGATGGACTGATCATCGCCTTCCGGCACCGTTTGATCGAGGGTTTCTTCCGCTTCGACGGCTTCGTCGCCGCTCTCCAGCGCCATGCGCAAAATGTCCATGTCCTGTCCTTAATGGGATAGTCGTGTTGAGGATGAGTTCTTCATCAAAAGATTGATCTCAAGCTGCCCGGCCAAATTGACTCGCCCAGTGCGCCCAGGCGGGATCACGACGCTCGGAGACCTCAGCCACATCCAGACCTTCCATGATTGCCATCTCCTGTTCAAACTCCTGCTCGATGATTTCCTCAGTTGCCAGCCTGTAACCGTGTTGCTCAACCGGCGACATGTCCTGCAAGGCCTCCGCTGCGATCAGCTGGGTATTCTCGAACCCCAGGATTTCGTCCACCTGCTCCCGGCTCCAGTGCATGATGTCGATCGTGCGGCTTGAGATGTTCGGCTCCTCGCCCGTGTCGAGCACGATGTCGTACACGTAGACGTCCTCGTCCTGACCGAGACGCTTGCAGCGCGCCACAGCCTGGTCGTATTCGAACGAACGGAACGGCGAATTGAACATGACCATGGTGTTGGCCATGATGAGCGGCACCGCTGACGAAAGAGACTGATAGGTTGCAATCATCGGGTTGGCATCATCGTTCTTGCCGAACTCCGTGACCATCTGTGCGAGCTCGTTGTTCGTCTCGCCGTAGACGCGCAGCGGACCGTATCCGCGCTGCTTCAGGTAGTCCGCGGCCGCGTCGACCGCTGTCACGTAGCTAGTGAACATCAGGGTCTTCTTGAGGCCAGTGTCGATTTTGTGCTCCAGCCCCATGTACGGAATCATGTCGATCACACATTGAGCACGTTTGCGGCCGAGAATCCGTCCGAGTGCCTCACCCTGCACCTTCAGCTTGTGGTACTTGACGACCGACTTCGACGTCTTAAAGTCCTCCTTCAGCTCCTTCGGCAAGGCCGGGATGATGACCTTCTTCTCGTAGTTGTTGCAGTAGGCCGCGGCATCCTTCATTACCGACGGGTCATAACCCTTGCGGATCAGCTTGATGTTCCGCTCGTAGATCTTGAAGGCGTTTTTCTGCTCGGCCGTCACCAGCGTCTTGTAGAAGTAGCTCAACGCGTTATCGAACATGCGCTCGTACATCCGCATGTTGCTGGTGTAATGCTTGATCCGCTCGTCGATGAACGTCCGCATTTCGGTACGGATCGACGCGAGCGTGTATTGATCACCGTTCGGGATCTTGATCTTCGATTCGGGATGGTGCACCGAGATCTTCACCACGTTGTTGCTGTCGACCTTGTACGTCACCTTGCCCAGACGGTGCGAGAGGATGTCGTTCGCACGCGCAGTCGCCTTGCCGTAGATGGCCCGGAACCGCTCCTGAGCGTCTGGATCGAACAACGGGTCGATCGTCCGGAAGAGCGGCGCCATCTCGCCACCAATGGCCTTCACGGGCGTCCCCGACTCCCACAACACGAACTGGCAGCGCACCAGCGCGCAAAGGTCGATGAAGAGCTGCGTGCGGAACGCCGACTCTTCGTTCAGACCGTGCGACTCGTCCAGCAGGATGACGGGCTTGTGCCAGCTTTGCGTCTTGGCGAACTCCATGAACCGCTGGAGCGATTGCGGCGAGTCGTAGTGGACGATGTAATACTTTTGCTTGGGCTTCGGCGGCGTCCCCATCTTGGAATGCCAGTAGGGCTGCGGCCGCTTGAACTGCGTGACGATCGTGTCCTCCCAGACCTTCTTCACAGCGCGGCTCGGGCAGATGATGATCACGACATCCGCGTGCAGCTGGAGAGCGAGTGCGATCCCCATGTACGTCTTGCCCGTACCGGGTCCTGCGCCGAGCATGGCGCCTTTCAAACCGAAACGCGGCACCATCTCATTGAACCACTTGAAGAAGCCGTCCTGGTGCTCCAGCGGGCTCCACTTGAGCTGTCCGAGCTGAGACTTGTCCAGAATGTCCGGATGCTTGATGATCGTCGTCTTCATCCACGTGTGCTCGTAGATGCCTTCGATCACCTTCTTCAATGCCCGGATGTTGTGTCCTTTCTTTTTCTCGTTGACGATGCGGGTGAATGCATAAACCACGTCAGGGGCGAAGAACCTGTTGAATACAACGTCGGATGGGCTTACTTTGGTGAACATGTTGTTCACGATCTTGCTGGTGCCCCACACTTCGAAGATCGTTTTGGCGACCGAGTCGCCGGGCAAACCTGAAACCTTGATTAAGTCGCCTGATTCTTCAACCCGAATGAGGCCGATCAGCCGTCGCAGTGCTGAAAACATATCTTATCTTTTTAGAAATATATATCACTAAATTGACAAATCCCGGAGCCTATGATGTCCTTGAAATCATTCTTGCTGGAAAAACTCTTTCAATATCAAAAAACACGAGGATTCAGACCGGACTACATCATCCTGAACCGTCAGTTAGGAGAAACCGATCACGCTGACGACGGGGAGGAACAGAAGGAGAAGAAACAAAAAGAGGACGGTTGATGCCACGGCCATGGGTTTGCACCCATGGCTCCGGCTACCTATTTTTTTTTTGGTTACTTCTTCTTTGCCTTGACCAGGCGCTCGAGCGCGTCGAAGCGCTTCTTGTGCAGTGCCTTGCCCATCAGGTAGACCTTCTTGAACGTGAAGGCGTCGATGATGTCGCTGTCGATCAGCTTGCGGATGTATGAGTCCGACGTTCCATGCTCCCAAAGCGCGGCTTGCTGGGTGCCGAATCTCAGGCACTTTTCCAGCCCCGTCATCAGCGCCTCTGGATCACCCGTCTTGTCGACCGAGTATTGATCCGCCTCCAGTTCACGCTGGATGAACTCCTCGTGCGTTCCGGAGCTCGGCGTCTCGGTATGGCGATGGTGGACGTGTCCGCACTCGTGCTGAAACACCGCATCGAACTCCGCTGGCGACAACATCTCCTTCAGCGCCTTGCTGAACAGCATGAGATTGAGACCGCTCGGAATCTTGACGATGTCCTTGATCTCCTTCACCAGCGACGGGTTGTTGGTGCTGCTCGCCTCGTCCGGATTCTTCTCGACCGACATTAAGAAGTTAATGCAGCGCTGCCTGACGAACGGCTGGTAAACAAATACGCAAGCGCCGCCCATGCCTGCCAGCACGGGGTCTTCCGAAATGTAGGACTCTGCTTCGCGGCCGTTGATCACTTCCTCCATCGAAATCGAGAAAAGAGCACGGCCCAATAATGAACTGAACATTTTCAAACCTTTTTTCGAAAAATCTTAGACGACGCCCATCACGGTGAAGATGTTCGATGCTGGCTTCGGCGCATACATCTGGATGTTCTTTTCCAGCTCAATGCTGACGGAATGGAAAATCGCGGTGATGTACTTGATGAGATCGGTCAGCGGGCTCTTGATCCATTCCAGATAAAACCGGTTGAGACTCATGATTTCGCGGTACGCACTCACGCCACTCCCTTCGCCGCCCTTTCCGGACTTGAAGTAGGCGCTCACGAGATTCACGAACTTGTCAGTGCTTGAGATCATCGTGCTCGAATGCTTGATGATCTCCTTGTATTCGCCGTTCTTGAACGCATCGATCTTTGCCAGCATCGAATCCATGGCGCCGTAGATCTTTGCGAGCTCGTCGATCTTCATGGGAGTGAAGCCGCGGCCATCGGGCTTGACCTTCCACCTTTCTTCCAAATCCCCAATAGTCAGCTTCAGGTCTTTGAGGCCCCGACCCGGGGTTTCTCCCTTCACCTTCTCGACGACGGCGCCGTACATGACAGAGACATTGCCCAGCATGTCGACTTTCAGGTTATGGAAGCTGTAATGCTTTTCGATGTCGGCGAAAAGTTTGCTCCAGACCTCGTCGGCGCTTTCGACGGTGGCGCCCTGGATGGCGCTTTCCAGCACCGATGCGCGGGCCGCGATCGTCTTGGCGTAATCCCCGGTGACGAAGTCCACGACCTCGCCCGTCTTCACGAAGCCTTGGTTCAGCTCACCGAAGTTCGAACACTCATGGCCACCAACCACGAAGTATCGCGCATGCCCGTCCGTGATTCGGAAGGGACCTTGCTTCGCCAGTTCCTGATAGGTGTTCGGATTGGTGCTCAGCGACTTCACCTTCTTGATCATCCGGTTGATGTACAGCCGGCGGCGACCCAGGATTGTGAAATGCAACTCACAGAACTGAACGATCTTCGCCCAGACCTTCTTCAGGAACTCGACGAGCTTGTCCCAGTATTGCTTGAACGTGTCGCCGAAGCCTTCGAGAGCGATGCTATCGGTCTGGTTCGATTCGATCGCTGGCGCCAGGATCTGATGGATCTCGGCCTGCACCTGCCCGATCTGTTCGTGATATTCACCGATCTCGCCCAAGAGGACCACGCTGTGATCCGCGTCCTTGCAGTCGAGAACGAAATGGTCCAGTTCCAGTTTCAACGGGTCGGTCCCGGATTCGTCAAATTCCCGACCGTGGACTACTTGTGAAAATTCCAAAGCCATAAGCCACCCAAGATTGATAAATAGACTGCATAAAAGGGAAAAGCTCAAGAATCCTCGAAATCGCAAGAGGATCCTTGAGCCAACCCCGACAAACAGAGAATTGCTACTACACAAGATTAGGCGGCCTCGTCGAAGGCCCAGAACGGCGTCTCGTCATTTGATCCAATCGGACCACCCCCAACCTTCTTGCGTGTTGTGTCGGCGCCATTGACGTCGAACAAGATGCCGAACTTCGAGAACGGCAGCACGCAGAAGAGATCGCGGTGATCGGTCTGACCGATGATGCGGTGCTTGCCTCGCTGGATGGTGAGGAAGCTTTCATTGTTACTCTTCTCAATGTGGATGAAAATCTCCAGGTCCACTTCCTGGTCAATCTGTTTACAACCGCGGTAGTAGCCCTTACCTACCAGTTCCTTCACGAAGTCGCTCTTGCCGTCTCGAATCATCTGCTTGGCATCCGTCGACAGCTGGTGCGGTGTAACGAAGGCGATCTTGCGCGGCGAGCAGAAGTTACGAACACGACGGTAGAGGTCCTGCACGTCGGTGCCGGTCGGTCCTTGCAGGCAGCCCGTGGTCGGCATCATCGGGAGGTAGTCGACCATGCACATGTGAATCTCGTAGCCATCGGCTTCCAGCTCGAGAATCTTGTTGCACAGATCCTTGTACGTCCACTCCGACGGGTTGACCCGGAGCATCTTGATCTCGTAACCGTTAACCCGCATGCGCTCTTGCACGTAGGCGGCGATCTTCGTGATGTATGCGTCCAGCTCTTCCGGCGACATCGCCTCGAAGTCTTCCTTGGTCTTCTTGACGATCTCTGCTTCTCGACCGTCGAAAGCCATGAGCACTTCGTACATGTACTGGAAATTGAGTTCCAGATCATCTTCGAAGGAAATACGGAGCAGAAGCGGTTTCTTCACCGGGTCGATCATTTCCGGCTCGTTGAAGAGCGCCACGCCGATGAAAGCGCCGAGACTGAAGCCCGTCTTAAAGTTGTGCTGCAGCGCGCCGATCACGGTTTGCTGGCCGCGACGAAATCCGCCGCGCAACATCCGGTTCACGCCCTGCCAGCCCGTCCTCAAAATCCCGCCGCCGTTCTCCGTCTTCTGCACTTCGCTGAAGATGTGCTTCACTTCATCGATGCGCGACAGATCGACTTCAGCCACGATCGCGGGATCCTTAGCCGTAGCGTCCACCTGATAGGGTTCCAGCTCCGTGCAGACTTCAGCCACGAACTGCTTCATGTTCGTGACCTGCGTGCGGTTGAACCGCAGCTTGTTCGATGCCTGGAAAATGATTTCCTGGATCTTCTGCTCACGGAAATACTCGTTCAATGAACGACGCAGATTCACCGCCGTCTTCTTGATCTTCCCTTCCGTCAATTCCCTTTCGATGCCTTCGACGAACGACTCGTACAGCTTTTCGTCTTCGCCGCAATCCACCTTCAATTGTTGAAGTATTTCGCCCGGCTCGTATTCGTGATCGAGCGGTGCTTCGCACATAGACAACGCGGTCTTTTTCAGCGCTGCGGTTATATCGCGCTCATGATCCAGACCGATGGCCAGTTGCGGTTCCTTTATCTCGTTGATGATGCTCCTGACGAGTGCCCCCGAATTCTCATGGGCGCCCGGCAGCTGGCTCTCGCGGAACATGAGAGTGATGCACTTCACCAGCAGCAGTTTGTGGTTCATGTTTGTAAATACTGTGAGAAAGCTTTTTCTGGGTCATAGAAAAGACCCGGTGACTTTTTTATTTACTGGTCCCTCTATCTGCTGGAGCAAACAAAGTGTCCAATGCCCGCCCACTCAAGCAGGTGATCCTCATTCCCTATTGGGTGCATGAGACGCTCGCCCGCAAAAACCTTCCGCTGTCGGAATGCTTGAATTTCGACGTGCTCAAGCCGCTTTCGAGCGCGAATGATTTGGTGTGCTTCTTGGGAATGCAGAAGTACTGCGCTCAGCTCATGGGAGTCGAGGGCAGCGACTGGAGTTTGTTCTTGCAGTGGGCTTCAAGTGCTCATGGTCAGAACAAGACGTTCTTCGAGCAAACGATTTGTCCTCTGGAGCGTTCCTTGAACGTCCAGGCGGAATTGCAGGCACGGCTGTTTGCGCCGGAGTCGCGCATGCCGCACCACGCGGAGCCCTTTTATATCTATGACATCACACGCGAAGTCGCGGGTGTCGTGATTAATCCGGGTTTCTTCACGCAAGAGGCAGGCACTGAAGGTTATCAGGCCGCGCTGATCGTGCAGATCCTAAAGGTATTGTATGCGTACAACGCATATCACGAGGTGGCAGCCACACCTCTGTTCAAGCGTTATCTCGATCTGTTGTCTGCAAAGCAGTTGACGGTTTGAGGTCAACAAGCCCCAGTAGTCTCTTTTTTAACTGTAACGGTTAGGATCACTCATGACCACTCTGTTCGCAAACAAGAACCGCGGCGGCGTGCAGCCGATGACGCAACTGGACACCATCGTCCAATCGCTGCGCCATGAACAAAACGATCGCGGCCTCGCATTCGCTTCGCAAGCAGTTTCGCGCGCTGCATTCGCGATGGAAGGCATCAGCGACACGATGCAAAACGAGCTGAACAGCTCGGTGCAATCGTTGAACGCCGCGCTCGAACACATCGTGCAAGAACACGGCCTGCGTGACCTCACGCAAGCTCAGCGCGACGCAGCGCTCGCAGCAGCCACGATGTCGGGCGACATCGAAGGCGGCCTGCGCCAGAGCATCAAGCACGACCGCGTCTCGACGGAAAGCATGAAGTTCATCGTCCCGCAAGGCGAAGACAAGATGCTCGAGCGCATCAAGCCGGCGCTGGAAGCGTACGACGAGAAGGAAAACAAGAACGCGGTGGTCTACTCCGTCGCGTACAACATGCAAGCCGCTCGCCAAGACGAGTTCGGCGAAGCGTTCTATCCGACCGTCGTCGTGACGCCGGACCAGGTTGGCTACACCGTGTCGATCCGCCTGATCGAGGTGTACAACGAAACGAAGCGTCCCATCTCGGGCGCACCGACGGCCAACTTCGGCCGTAAGAACATCGTGCAGGCCGTCATCGATCCGACGATCCTGCGCAACGACCAGACGAAGATCGTCCCGGTCGTGAACGACGAATCCACCGGCTACTTCGTGCCGTCGGCTGCAGTTGCTCCGTACAGCGTGATGCTCTCGGACGACACTGCTGTGACGACCGCGCCGCTGGCAATCGGCAAGAAGTTCTCGCTGCTCGGCATCTCGCAGACCGAAGCGCTGCTCGACACGGGCCTGCTCGACGTCACCGACGCAATCGACACGCAGCTCGCGCTCGACGCGGTGTACGTCGAATTCACGACGGGCGGCGCAACGCCGACGACCGAAGTCGTGAAGTTCAACACGCGTCAACTGCCGCTGGCGACGTTCAACTTCGCGGTGCAGAACACGTACCGTCAGATGAACCTCCAGTACGAGACCCAGACCCTCCTGGTCGGTCCGAACACGGTTCTGGCTGACGGCTCGGCATCGACGATCCTGGCTCCGGTCATCTCGGGCGGCTACGAAGCGCGCATCGGCTTCTCGGTGTTCGGTTCGATCAACCTCGAACTGGGCAACACGGAACTGAACGCATCGAGCGTCTCGATCGCTTCGATCAAGAACAACAGCGATGCCACGCTGGACATCTCGACCGGCACGGGCGCAACCCTGGCTGCGTTGTTCGCGAACGCCAAGGTCATCGGCTACGATCTCGACGCGCGTCGTACCAACAGCAACCGCCGTCAGCGCGGCCAGCTGTTGAACACGAACTTCTACAACCAGGTGTACACGGTGCCCCTGCTGGCTCCGATCACCATTCCGCGCCCGATGCAAAACGGCGACTCGAACGATTCGTCGGATCTGGCTGCGCTCATCACCACGACGCGCATCCGTACGTCGAACGCAGCTGTCGACGAACTGCTCCGCGTGCAAGACCTGCTCGCAGAAACGACCAGCGCACTGAACACGTCGGCTACGCCGAACAGCGCGCAAGATACGCCGGAGATCATGGGCGTGTCGCGTTTCGTCGTTCAACCGGCTTACATGTACAAGCCGCTGAACATCAGCACCTCGCTCGACTCGCTGTCGGCGCATCAGCGTGCTGCGGACATCCAGGCTACCCTGGTGAACGCACTGCGCGACATGGCTTACACCCTGTACGTCCAGTCGGGCTACAAGGCAGCGGCCGATGCACTCGCTGGCGGCGTCGCACCGGTTCCGACCGTGATCATCGGTACGGATCCGTACATCGCGCGTTACCTGATGGTGACGGGCGACCTGCGTACGCTGGGTGGTCAGTTCGACGTGAAGATCGTCTCGACGCTCAACGAGCGCATGTCGGGCAAGATCGTGATGTCGTTCGGCGACTTCTCGGCAGAGCGTGCTGGCGTGCCCAACCCGCTGCACTTCGGCAACATGGCATGGAAGCCGGAATACACGGTCGTCCTGCCGATGATCCGCAACGGCGCACAGTCGAAGGAACTGACGGTTCAGCCGTCGTTCCTGCACATCACGAACCTGCCGGTGATGGGCGTCATCGACGTGACGGGTATCAGCGCGGCTGCGGCCTCGAAGGTGCCGGTCAACTTCCATACCGTCTAAGGACGGCTTGGCGGGTGAGTGACGTAGGTGACTCGTTTCACTAGGGTCACCACCCGGAGCAGCAAAAAAGTCACTGGGGCTGGTGGTCCTCCTGGGTTCTTCGGGACCTGGGAGGACCATTTATGCCGCCTCTTCGCCTGAGCAAGATTGCAAACGGCAAACTATCGCCTATTCTTCTGTAAGCTGCGCTTAAGGGCCGGGGGAACGACATGGTCAGAAGAATGGGGTGGACGTTCGCGCTATGTGTCTCAGTCTTCGCAGCACCGCAAGCGCATTCAACGCCTTTTTTTGAGCTTTTAGATCATAAGAGCGTCTGGTCCTTCCCAAACAGTCCTACTGTTCGGGTGATGGTTCTTGATCGACCGCGACACGTCCTAGTTGAGTGCATTTTTATCTATCACAATGCGAATGACCGCTGGAGCGAACCTAGCTCGTACTGTTACGACAGCAAGATACCTGCGAGCATGGTGGAGGGGGAAGACGGCAATGAGAACCTCCGCGGCCTGATTCCCGGTTCTAACCAGGTCAACTACGAGCACCTTGTGAAAGTCGACAAATGGACCGGGGAGGTGAAGGTATGCTTCCCGCGGATCGACAAGGGTGAGTACACATGCCTCAGCCGTCTGGCAAACAAGAATCCCCCTCCGAGACCGCAACCGAAGCCGCAACCGAAGCCCGCGCCGAAAGAGAGCGACTGTCACGCTGATCCAGATTTGCCAGACGTCATGAAAGACGACTGCTTCTAGTTCCCTACACACCTCTCCCCCGGGCGCTCGTCCGCTAGCGGTCCACGCCGCTGGCTTATGACGCTCTATTAAATCTCGGTTACATATTACCTACCCGATGAAGGAATAACGGAGTTTTCGTTTCAACCGCATTCAGGTGGAGGAAATAGGCATTAGCAGCGCGCACCACAGCGATTAAGAGTCGCCAGAATTAAAGTAATGGGATTTCTCTATGTCACTTGACCATTTCATTCCCGACACGTTGTTTGGGAAGGTCGAACTATGTCAGGTCGGCCTGGGTCATTTAAGCGCCAATCGGAAGGACGAGCTATTCGAGAGGAAGGTCAGATATTACAACTTCCTTTCCAGACCGGTTACCGTGCTCGAGCGAAACGGGATGCAGTGGGAGTTCCCCGCGATCCCCGATGTGCAGCGTGCGAGCTTCGTCATCGAGACGGAGTGGCGGGTCCATAAGGACATGCATCGTGAGTTCTTCGCATGGATCAAGATCGTTCGGGAGAACGACTCGAAACTGATCAGAGAGCTGCGGGATATCGCCGCACGGCATCAACCGACAGCTTACGAACAGTATTTGCTCTTCAGAACTGAGCGTGCGGTGTCGTTAGACGATCTGGAACGGTATCGGGGTGAGATATACGACCACGACCATGATGTTGTCATCTCGCTTTATCGCGGGATGGAATCAGGTCCACATCCCTTCTCCGAAATTGGACGCGCACTGGCCCTATTAAACGAAAATGCAACACGTAATGAAGAGGAGGCATTCTCTGAAACGATCAAGATCGTGGATAATACTGGCCAGTTTGGCGACCGGTTTATCAATCGAAATGGCAATATCTACCGCATCCAAGGCACGCACGATCCATCGCGTGAAGAGGGCGTATGGGTAATTCGCAACAAGCCGTTCGAAAACACACGTCTACCTTCCACCGTCGGCTGGCGGCGTTACACGCTGCAAGAGGCCGACGAGCTGCTCGATTTGTACAAAACTTACGCAGAAGCTGAACATTGTGGTGATGGGGAAACAAAGCGTAAGCATGAGCTTCTCGCGCAAGAGGAGCGGTTGATCCGCGCCCGCAACGAACTCAACGAGCAGAAACTCGCCCACCAGAAAGCACAGCACGAATGGGAACTTGAAAAGACCGCGCTCCAGCGTGAAGTCGAACGCCAGCAGGCCGCGTACGCCGATGAAGCGTATCGGGCCAAGATGGAATTGGAGCGCTTGAAAGCTTTTTACGAACGGCAAATGCTGGATAACAAAATGAGTCAGGAGAGAAGGAAAGAAACTTCTGAATGGCTCAAGCAATTGCCGGCCATTCTGGGTGCATTAGGCGTTGCATGGCTTGCGTATAAAACCGCGACCATCAATGCAAATAAACAAGCAAAAGCGTGATTAAAAGGAACAAGGAATATGGATCCCGAAATCGAACGATTGATGGACAATCACATGCCCAAAATCAATCCGTCCATTGCGAACGGATTGGCAGTGGAGCACATGCAGGAGATTCACGTCGTCAAGTACATCGATTCGGTGTTTCGATCCGCAGCTAAGGGCTTCCCGGAAGGTCTGACGTACGAAGGCTGCAAGCGCTGCACGCCGCAGGAGGAGCTGAACGAGGCCTCCCGCAAGAAGGGCAACAACAAGCGCATGTATGACGTCGCCCGGTCCGACTTGTACATGATGAAATACATGTTCACGTATCGCGGCGAGAAGATCGACCGCTACATGTACCTGCCGTTCGTTGGTGAGGCTGGCTCGATCTTCGTGAGCGGTTCGCGCTTCAACATCGTGCCGGTTCTCTCTGACCGCGTCATCAGCGTTGGGACGAACACGGTGTTCGTGCGTCTGCTGCGCGACGTCCTGACGTTTGAGCGCGTACCGCAGAACTTCAATGCGAACGGTCAGCGTGAGCAGGCAAACGTTGCATGGGCGATGATCTATCACAAGTCGGCGAAGATGAAGAAGATCCGGCCGACGGTGAAGGCTCACTCGACGATGATGCACTACTTGTTCTGCAAGTATGGCCTCATGAAGACGTTCGAGATGTTCGGCGGCTGCACCCCTGTCGTCGGTGGACTCGAAATCAACGAGCACACCTACCCAGCGGATCAGTGGGTCGTTTGCAGCAGCACGCAGATCAAACCCAAGGGCTTCGGTCGTGGCCTCTACGAACCGTCGAACCTGCGCATTGCGGTGCGCCGCGAAGACTACGAGCGCACGATGGTGCGGAACATGATCGGCGGATTGTTCTATGTCGTCGATCACTTCCCGTCCCGTGTGAAGCCCGAGTACGTGAACAACACCGATCCGAAGTACATGGACAACACGCGGACCTGGATCATTTTGATGGGTCACGTGCTGTTCTCCGGCAGCCTGCCTGAAGGACGCTTGGCCGATGACGTCGAAGATCACATCCGCTCGCTGGATGAATACATCGATAGCATCGTGCTGATGAAGTTCAAGGAGATCGGGATCGGGGCCACGGACCTCTACCAGTTCTTCGCGATCGTCATCGAGAAGATCAGCGACTGGCTCTTCAAGGCGTCGGACAAGGTCAACAGTCTCTACGACAAGGAGCTGTCGATCCTCTACTTCGTGCTGAAGGACATCACGACGGAAATCTTCAAGCTGTATTTCAAGCTGAAAGCTGCGTCGAAGAAGGAACTGACGAAGAAGGACATCGAGGACCGGATGAACAAGACCATCAGTACAGGTCTGATCTACCGGATCACGAAGCAGCACGCGGAAGTGGCCAACATCGCGAGCTCGGGCGACAACAAGGCGCTCAAGATCACGGGCTGGATGATTCCGCAGTCGAGCAGCTCTCGTCAGGGCGGCCGCAAGGATCGCGCGAACCTCGACGACCCGACGCGCTTCCTCCACGTCTCCTTCGCCGAAGTCGGCGGCTACAGCAACCTCCCGAAAGCAGCACCGACCGGCGATTCCCGTATTTCGCCGTGGGTGCAGATCGACCCGTCTGGTCTCGTCCTGCGGAATCCGCGCCTTGCCCCGAGGCTCGACCGCATCCAGGAAGAGATCCGTCGTCGTCGGTAACGAATCAAGCAGCAACAGAACAACTTCAAATTAAACAAGGATTAAGCGATGTACTCCAACCACCAAATGCACCTGCCGGTGAGCGCGGACATGATTCAGCGCCCGTTTATCCAGATCTCGGTACAGAACCCGCCGTTCGTGCCGCAGATCCAGATCGAGCCGTGGCTGACCGGCTACGTGCCGCTGGTGGCAGGAATGGCCGCCAGCGAGATTCAGAGCCTGGCGGAATCCAATCCCCTGCGTCGGTTCTTCTTCAATCTGTTCTCGAACAACAACTTCGCGAACGACGAGTTCAGTTCGCTCGTGAAGGGCATTCTGGATTTCGTGGTGCTGACGCTCGCCGAGCGGCCGCAGATGCGTCCCGAACAGGTCATCGAAACGTCGGTGTCGCAGATCATCGAACTGATGGTGGCCACGATGATCAAGGTCTACCCTGCCCTGCGCAATTACATCCAGCCGCACTTGCAGGCCGGATTCGAGAACCACATCCGTAGCTTCGACGCGATCTCGTACAAGATCTCGCAGTTCCGCAACCAGTTCGGCTATCTGCAGGTGCCTCCGGGCCAGCAGCAACAGCAGCAGTCGTTCGGCGGCGGATACATGCAGCCGCAGCAGGGATACGTGCAGCAGCATCCCGGCGGCGATCCGCGCTTCGGTAACGGTGGCGGACATCAGCCCTACGGTCCGCAAGGCATGTCGATGGCGCCTCAGGGTGGCAGCATCTTCAACAACGGCGGCATGAACGCGCAGCAGCCGGTGAGCGCGCAAGGTCGCAGCATGGGCGATCGGTATCAGAACATGCCCGACATGGCGACTCCCGTAACACAGCCCGCACAACCGTATCAGGCTCCGGTCACTACGGTCGCGCAGGAGACCACCACGATGTCAAAACAACAAAACACGGACGGCCCGCTCGAGGACGCAGATACCTCCAGCCTCAAGTGGACGCGTTCGGATCATCAACCGTATCACCCCGCCTACAACCCGGTCACGCACCAGCTGTTCTATCAGCAGCTCGCCAACGGGACGGTCAACGCGGTGATCAAACAACGTGAGAACATCATGGACTACGATCGTCACAAAACCCGCAGCGTCTTCGGTCCGATTCCGCCGGCGCTGGACCTGGCCAACACGGATCAGGTGATGCAGAACCTGAGCCAAGGCTTGGCGGAAATCGCCGAGGAGAAGGAAGCGCGTCGCGAGGAAACGGAGCCGAAGTTCTCCACGCGCGTGCGTGCTGCGTGGTATGCGGACACGTCGATCGAGTCGTGCTGGCTGAAGGGCGCGATCGAATGGGCGAAGTCGACAGAAGACGGCAAGCGTCCCGACATCTTCCGTCAGTACGGTCAGGTCGTCGACGCGACGATCAGCCTCGAAGATGAAACGCACTTCATCGAGGAGTTCCGCGATGCTGGTACCTTTATCCACCTGAAGGAGCTGCTCGACGACGCCTATGGCGAAGCATCGCAGGCGCTCTGGTACAAGGCGAATGCGCGCGCGACCGAGATGGTCAACCGTGTGCTCTCCCTGAACCTCGCACTCTCGGGCGTTTCGATCGACTCGTTCGTGCATGACATCGACGAACTGATTACGGTGCTGCGCGACAGCTTCGGCGATGTGATCCTGAAGGCATTTGTCCGTAACCAGCGTCGTCTGATTGCGGCCACGTTCGAAGAACTGCCGGCAGAGGTGCAAGAGCCGCTGACCGAAGAGCTCATCGGTGATGTGAAGATCGACGGCAAGGAGCCAAAGCTGGCCTTCCTGGTCTCGAACGTGAGCTTCACTTACCTGAACTGTCTCTCTCACGAACTCTCCATCGAGTTTGCTGCGGGCGAAACTGCCGTGATCATGAAGTCGGTCTCGCCGGTGCTGCATCAGCTCGTGAAGGACATCACCGAAGAGACCGGTTCGTTCACCACGACTGTCGATCGTCAGCTGATCCAGACGCTCGATGGAAAGGTGCTTGAAGTCGACGTCGGCTTCATCGGCGAGGACATGTTCGTGCTTCGCCTCGTCAAGTAAGGCGTTGCGTGTGGGGGGCACTCGCTCCCCACCGTATGCCGTCTGGATTCGAACCGTCATGAGCCAAACAGACAGAAGCAAAGAGCCGGTCAAGGACATCCTCGCTTCCGAGGACTACCAGACGACTTGCACGCTATGCGGGGCACGCACCCTCCTCGACGCTAACCCTTCTCACGTCGATGGTCCTACGAAAGAGTCGTGCTCATGCTGCAAGCAGCGTTATCTCGTGTGGCCTCACTGACCAAACGGAACGACCATGATCCCCTCTCCGCAGGAGCCTCATTACCCGGATCACCTCATTCTTCCCACCGCATCTCTCGTCAACGATTTCCGCAACAACACCCAAGGAATGGTTTTCAGCGACGAGTTTGTCGTTCAGCTTCTGCACGAGATCATGATTCCCATCATGGTCTACGGCGACCAGATCGACGGCATCGAGCACAATCTCAAATTGCTGCCGCGCCTCGATCGCGTGAAGATCCCCCAGTTCGATCGAACTCCGCACGGGCTGCGTTACCTGCGCCCCACTCAAGAAGTCGACCTCGCTGACGATAGCGAGTATCACAGCGTTAGCCAAGCAGCGGCTGACTTCAGTCGACTCAAGGAGGCGGTGTTCAAGTTGGGCATGGGCGTCTACAACGTGATTGAACGGACAGGTTGCTTCAGTCGACCCGATCGTAACGGCAGCCGGCGTTTCGTATTTCTCTTCCAGCGTCTCGTGGGGGGCGACATGCTTTTCCGCATCCCGCCGCTGGTTGGCATCAACTCCTCCGCTGCGTGAAAACTTATGAGGGAGCCGCGCTCTCGCTTCTAACAAGGAAAACAAGATGTCCACAGCACAAGCAACCAACAATCCCGACAACATCATCAGCGTGCAGGTCTTGCCGTGGAAGAGCGTCGACGGCACCTACGACGTCCTCGCCCAGCCCGAAGGTCCGACTGCCGAAACGGAAGGCTGGGCCGTCTACCTGCGCAAGCCCAACGCCGAAGCAATGTGGGTGGCAGACGTCGCAGAAGAGAAGGACGCAGACTTCATCGGCAACGGCTACGCCAAGCATCTCGGCGTCGAGATCGAGCCCCAGCCGTGGAAGGCTGTCTGACGTGAAGATTCGATTCATCAAGCGGCGTACCAAGACGCCCGAAATGCGCAGCGCTAACACCCAATGGGTACGCCGGCAAGCAAGACGCGGCCGCGCCTACCGGAAAGGCCTGCGCTTCGCCTAATCCGGGCGTATTCGCATCGATACGCCCTTCTTCGTTGTACCACCCTTAGACCAAGGAACGCATCATGTCCCAAAAAGACGCCCTCGAAGTCATCGTTCAAGGTGGCCCGGTTGAAGTGAACGCAGTCGTGTACGGGGTCGTTCAGCACGCGCTGTCGGAAGCCGGCTTCACGGAAGTCACGGTGCATTCGCCGGAAGGCAACACGGAGGCTGTCGTCGGCGAAATCCCCTCGCTGCTCGACGTGCTGCGCGCTGACCGTCCGACCATCTTCGATACGCCGATCACGGTTAAGCAGAACGCCCACGCCGACGACGTCCTGAAGATGTGTGACAACCCGGACAATCTCGACATCGGTCGCATCGTCTACGGCACGACCGACGCCGCAGTCGAGCCCAGCGCAGAGTCGAGCGACGAACCGGTCATTGAAGACGCCCCGTTCTAAGTCTGCTCCCGAGCTGACGGCATAAGCGCCCAGGTCCATGACCTGGGCTTTTTTATTCAACCCGGACAACCAATGGAAGACATTTATCCGGAAGTAATCCTGTCCCAGCAGTTTCGTCAGCTTCTTCATAACCTGCATATCGACGAACAGCGCTACAACCAGCTGCTCGACGAGTACATCGCTGATCCGGAGCACGGTATCCCCGCTGTGCCCATGGTGCAAGCGCATGCCCGTTCGGTGCTCTACCGGGAGCTCGCAAGTCCCGCGATGAGCTGGCTCACGTTCTGCAAAGGACTTAAAGTCTTGCAGATCAAGATGGCAAGGTTCTCACTCACGAGTCTAGACAGCGAGCATTTGCACTGCCGGACCGCGATCGAATTCAGGCTCTGAAGACGGCATAATCGCCCAGACCTCCTTTCGGGGGTCTGGGCTTTATGCCGCAAGGTCGATCTATTTTTTTTGGTTCCGATCAGATGCTGGGCGAGGCGCTGTCCTTCTTATCAGCGTCCTTGTCCTTGTCTTTCTCGTCTTCCTTATCCTTCTTCTCGTCCTTGTCCTTCTCTTCGTCCGACGACTTGTTGTCCTCCGGCTTCGATTCCTTATCCTCTTCCTTGTTGGTGTCGTTGTTCTCACCGTTCAAGTTGGATTCAGAGTTCTCGTCCGTGGGATTGGTCTCAGTGTTGGATTCGGTGTTGTTGTCCGAACCGGCACCCGTATCGTTAGTGTCGGTGTCGCCACCGCCGCCACCGAAGTCCGGCATGCCGCCATTCAGATCATCGTCACCACCGCCGCCACCATTTCCATCGCCAGTGTCGCCGCCACCGAATCCGAAGTCATCCGTGCCGCCGCCCGACGAGCTGTCCGTATCCGACGAATAGGACGAGCCGCCCTCCTGCGTGTTGCTCTTCTTGACTGCCGCCTGGTACTTGTCGTTCGCACGATTCGTAGCCGGGACGAGCGTCTTGAAGAAGTCGCCGAAGGTCTTCTGCAGCTGCTCGATATGATCGGCTTGCACCTTGAACACGTCGACCACCGGTTTGCCATCTTCGCCCGTCGTTGTGAGCTGTGCAAGTTCGGTAAGCATCCCGTTCTCGGACATCCACTGGCGGACGTAGTAGGCCTTCGCGGTTTCCTTCAACACCTCGATCTTCGCAGCAACGTCGCCGCCTGTATCGGACGTGAAGAACTTCTCCGACAGCCATGCGTCGAGCGCCATGTCCAGCGCCTTCACGTATGTCTCCAACGCCGTTACCTGGTTCTCGAGCGTCGAAGAGTTCGGGCGCGGAAGCGAGACTTCCACGTTCATGAGGAATTCCCGCAAGACTTGCTGAATCAGGAACTCCTTCTGCTCCTCCGTGAAGTTCTTCCCGTTCTGCTGCTTCTCGTCGACAATCGGGATACCTGCCTTCTGTTGACGGCTCAGGGCGGTCTTGCCCTTCGCATCATCGCGATCGTCATTCGTCAGGCGCAGCTTCGAGAAGTTCTCGCGCAGAATCTGCGTGAGATCGCTCATCAGCTCCTCGGAGTTCATGGCGTGGATCCGCATGTGCGATGCCAACTGAGGATGGAACTCGTCCTGAATCTGCATGACGCGCTTCGACATCAGGATGTTGTTCGTGACGACCGACGTGGCCAATTCCGGCTGCCAGGCCGCATCGACCGTTTCCGGCGGAATACCGGTCTTCATGATCGCCCGCTTGCGCAGACTGTCTTCCAGATCGGTGTCCGGCCGGACGTAGTTCGAGTTCTTCTCGCCGAAGTCCACGGACACGTCAGGCATGCCCGGATGACCTTCGAACGTGAATTCGAAGCCAGCTCGCGTGATGAAGTCGACCACTTCAGCGGGCGAGTTCACGCCCAGCGGCAGGAAGTTCTGGCGCGACCGGATGATCTCGTGGATCGCGTTCTCGGCGGATTTTTCCGGGTTCGGATCGTCCTCGTCGAACTTGAGCTTCACTTCCGTGCGGCCGATGGAGTTCTTGATGCCGGCCATGACGTTGGCGAAGAGCAGCATCGAGCGCAGACTGTTCAGGATCTTCATCTCGTCGAGCAACGAGGTGCCGATACCGTCCTTGCTGAATCGCAACGCGAAGTACGTCATGAATTCGGCCGGGATGAACAGCAGCTGCGTGTGCTGCTTCGCAAGCGCGCGCGAGAACATGATCCGGTAGATCTCTTCCCGTTTAGCCAGCTCCACGCCGTTGCCATAGGCGCCGTTGCGCAGACGTGCCAGCAGATCCTGCTCGACCATCTCGCCATAGACGCGTGAGCTGAAATCCAGGTGGTCCTTGTTGCTCAGATCGAAGCCGTTCATCTGGCTCTTGACCTTCGTGAGCATCGCTGACGGGAACGAACCCGACGTCGACATACGCTGCGCTTGCTGCTGGTAATGGTCAGTGATTTCCTGACGCACGACCGGATGGCCGTCCATATCTAGCAACACGAAGAAGCCGATCTGGTGTCGCGGCGAGCCCGGAACGTGAACGGGGATCACCGCTTCCGACGGAATGTGAAGCACCATCGGGTTGCCGACCGTATTGCGGGAAAGCTGCTCCTGCGTCTTCAAGGTCGCGACGGGCTGATAGCCGAACGTCCGATTCTTGTAAAGCATCCCGGTCAGCTCACGATCCGACAAGCGATGCGCCTGAGATGTCTTTCCGAGACCGATCGATTCCAGCGCACGGCTGCCCATCGCGCCGAAGATCCGCTGCTCACGAATCTTCTGGTTGATCTGGGGGATCTTCAGGACGGACGGGTTGTCGGTGATGGTCAAGAACGTCTCATCCGGCGGCAGCGGTTGCTTCAGGCTCAGCTCAAAGCGGACGTCCCCCATCTCCTTGTTCGTGTCGTAGTTGTAGTCGGCGAACGACTCCAACGAAACGCCGGCGCGGCGCGGCTGAGTTGGCTTCGCCTTAACCGCTGGTCCGAGCAGGCCCACGGACTTCATCGTGCCGTCCGAGTAGATGTGCTCAGAGAGCGCCTCCATCGACAAGCGCTGCTGTCCATTGATGATCTCGTCAATCGAATTTTCCGGGATGACCGCGATCGGATACGAGCCGGTAGCGAAGAGCATGTCCCGCAACATCTTGGGAATGAGCGGCTTTATTTTATGGACCGTCTCGAAATGCTGACGGAACCGCTCGATCATGGCCGCGCTGACATCGGGCGCCATGAGTCCTTCCGGCGGCGTATATGTCAGCTCGAGCGACATCATGTCTTTCGGCGAACCCACGCTCGAAACCAGAATCTGCTGCGCCAACTCCATGTCCGGCAGCAGCTGCATGACGGTTTCAGCGTCATTGACGTTTTGTGCCGTCTGCTCCGCCGTATTGCGGAAGTTGTAGAGATTCGGTTGCGTGGTCTCGCGGTTCCCGTCATGGCCATATTGCACGGGATGCTGCGAGGGAATCAGCTTGGCAATGGTTGCCGCCATCCCCGGGTCCTGCCGAACCAATTGCATCACCGGAAACTTTTTCCCGGTGCCAGCCAATTCAATGGCTCTCTTATAGGCTTTCTGCGTCATCTGTTACACCTCTTTTTGTTTCCTGGGGACATCGTGGCATCCACCAATTCAAATTCAAACGAGTACGCGGTTTACATCAGTCAGTGCATGGCTTTGGCACAGACGATTTCCGTGAAATCAATGGAAAGCGTGAATGGCCTGAATCAGTACGTGACGGACTACTACGGACCATCGGCGGTGGATGAGACGGACCCGACTTCGTGGAAGTACTACATGAATGTCTCGGGCCAGTATCATTTTTCCGATACCGTTATGCAGGTGACATCGCTCGATACGCTCGAGCAGATCGACTTCACTGCGGACAATCTGAAGCTGCACACAGCGACTGCCGAGGCTTATCAGTTCGGAACGCGCAGCTACAAGGCGTTGGTTCAGCAGTACCCGCGTCAGGCATCGCTCATCCTCGGGATTCTTTATCCGGTCGACATCGACACAGCGATCGCTGCGAAGGATGGTCAGATCCTCGGTTACCCGACGACCTACGTTGAGCGCAACGAGTACAGCCTGATGGAGAAGCTGCAGCGCTGGATCTATGGGTTCAAAGCGCGGTGGATCAACCCGCAGTACGCAATCAGCGATGAGCTGTATCCGACGATCCAGCTCGCGAACATGTACTACGGCATCCTCATGGCGGTCATCAACTTCCGTGAGGAAGCGTGTGGGACGGCGGAGGCGCACAGCTACCACGTTCAGCAGTACCTCGCCTCCCATCTCGGTCTTGATCAGTTCCTGGATCACATGACGCTTGAGCAGTCACTGTGGCTGTACCGGAACATCAACTACATCGAGCGCAACGTCGGCAAGCAGTCGACGTTCAAGACGCTGATTCAGAAGCTGCTGACCGATCGGAACATCCCGCTTGCGGCGTACCTGATGAAGCACGATCTGTCGCTGATGCCCAATGCGCTCTACCCGACGATCGCGTTCGAGTCAAATCCCCTCAACTTCGGATACAACCTGTTGCCGGAGACGACTTGGACGCTCGACGAGATGCTCAGCTACGAGCAGACCGCGGCCACCGACAATGCCCTCATCCAGGTGGACGTCCAAGGGGAGATCCTCGAGGACATGGAGAACTCACTTTCGAATCAGTTGCAGACGAAGGTGCTCAACTCCGCGATGCTGGACATGTCGAACTCGACGCCGTACACCATCGAAGACATCCTGATGAACCACTGGCTGCTGTTTAGCAGCAAGGACTGGTACACCGCGTTCTTGGTGGTCGACAATCCGGTGACGGGCGAGCCGATCGTACCGATCAACGCGAAGGATGGGTACGTCTTCATGTGGTACTGCTACAGCCAGTCAATCGGCGTTGACCTGACCGATAAGCCGGTGCCGGCCGTGCTCGCCAAACGCGTGCAGCGCATACCGACACCGGGTGTCGCTGACCTGATGTCAGTGGTCGACAAGAAGCTGGTTACACAAGATATTGCCCAGCAGGCCATCTCTTATCAGCCGGTGATCCAGCCGATGATTTCGGTCGACGCATTCGTATCGACGGCGCAGTCAATCTATGCCGCGGCGAACACCCAGCGCAATCTGGTCGCGTTTCAGGAGCATGCGGTTAGGCGCGGGATGGTCTACGGGATGGTGGAGCGGCTGTATTCCGACAACATGATCCAACTCGGGGACGGTGCGAACCAGACCTACGCAGAGTGGTTCAAGCTGCGCAACATCGACTTGACGATTTTCTCGGCCAGCGACTACGAGCTGCTCTATCAGTCCCTCGTCGAAGCCGCTACGGGTCTGGATCTGAGCTCGTCGAACACGCTCGCGAACATCCAGAAGGCAATGGTCTCGATGATGCAACGTCTATCGAGCTACAGCGTGCAGTTCCTCTCAGAGATCAACGACAACGCGATCAAAGACATCGACTGGCCCATGGTTCGTATTGGCGATGTAACGAACGCCGGCGCGATGATGCTGTACGAGTCCGACACCGTGGCCGAAGTCCTGGATATTGGCGAACAAGGCAAAGCATCGACCTCCTACGACGTCAACGCTGCCACGACCAACTTCCTCTACGAGTCGTCCGTGATTGACAAGATGGACCATGCTGCGATCGACACAGTGCCCGCAAAAGACCCGCTCATCATTACCGAGATGCTTTTTGCGTCAGGTGTGCACCCGTCGCCTGTTACGCCCCTGCAGGAAAATGACCGCGGCGTGCCTCCCGTGATCGGTCTTGAGACGTGGTTGGATTTATCACCAGCCAATCAGCTTGAGTCGCTTGTCAGCGTCTACGCACCGAACTACAACACGTCCTCCACGCCAATGAAGCAGATGGCCAAGCTCTGGCCGACCACGACCTTGAGCGGACTTGTTTACTCGCCTCCGACGAGTTGACATTAAAAAATTGATCGTCCGAAAACGAATCCTGTGAGGGATTCAGTCTAAGTCATTTTCTGATTAATTAAGGATTCCAAATGGAGAACTCCACTCGCACCGCTTGGGGCGCGTATCTGCAAACGTGTCTGCTGCAGAAGCTGCCCTTCACCATGATGCCGAACTCGACGCTTAACGAGAAGTTTGGGATTCAGGCGGGCGTCGCACCCGCTTCAAGCGTCCTGCCGGCGCAACGCTACTACTGCATCGGCAACGGCGGACACACCATCACGGCTGGCTCCGACGGCATCGCGGCACCCTCCCCGATTCAGCACGAAGCAACGGACGCAGCGCTCTACAATCACCTGCCGTTCATCATGCGTCCGGTGAGCTCGGACCTGTCGGCGAGCCAGATGGCTCAGTACGCACTGCGTCAGGTGATCACGTACGGTGGCATCGCTTACGCGTGCTACTTCCTGCGCCGCATCGACTATACGGGTGTGGCTGCGCAGATCAACCTGAACACGGTCTCGGGTGGCAACACGACCACGACGCCGTACAGCGCGAACTCGTCGAACTTGAACCCGACGGCGCCCACGGTGGCGAACGGCTCCGTCAACGTAGTGTCAGGTGACTACCTGTCGGCGGCCGCTGTCGTGGGTCTGTCGTTCAGCGCTCAGGACGCGGCCGAGCTGGTGAACTGCGCGAACATTATCTACGGTGATCCGCGCTACGCCATCATCTCGGAGATCGGCATGGTCTCGGGCGTGGACGATGTGGTGTCGGTCCCGGCAAGCGGTGGCTCGTTCAACATGAACGAAGTCATCTGCGCCCAGATCTGCTCGTTCATCGATACCTTCGTGCCGATGAACTATCAGAACAACGGCACGACGATCAACCTGAACGTGGGTTCGACCGAGCCGCTGTTCAACCTGGTCTCGGCGTAAGCACTGGAGTCACGATGCTCAGAATGCCCGCGCATTCGGCATCCATCATCTCCATCATCGGAATCGACCCGGGCAGCAACTGCCTGGGTACTTCGATTCTCTGGGTCGATCTGTCCATCATGAAGATCATCGCGAGTTCCGCGAAGACCTATCACGGCGATCGACTCTCCAAAGAGTTGTGGACAGCCGAGTTGTTCGGCGATCGTATCGGCCGCATTTCATCATTGGAGGACGAGCTGCTTCGTCTCTTCGTGAATGTGAGTCCGTACATGATCGCGTCCGAGTCCCCGTTCATGAGCATGCGGCGTCCACAGGCATACGGCGCACTGACCGAAGTCATCTGCGCGATTCGTAGTGCGGTCATGCGTTACGACATGTGGAAGCCCCTGTACCTGATTGATCCCCCGTCCGTGAAAAAAGCAGTCGGCGCATCCGGCAATGCGGATAAGGAGAAGGTCAAGGAAGCGCTCATGAAACTTCCCGATCTGCAATACAACGGGGACATCCCAATCGCTCGTCTCGACGAACACTCTGTCGATGCACTGGCAGTGGCGTACGGCCGCTGGCGAGCCCATCTGGAGGAACTATGCTTGACCAAGTGAAGGAATACGCAACCGCCATCATCGGTACCGCCATCGCTGTCGTCGTTGCGGGACTGATCGCCTTTGGTGTCTACGAGGCGCACCAGGTGAAGTCCTTGACTGAGGCGGCCGGCAAGTCCACGCAGCAGATCAAAGACCTGACGTCCGCCAACGACAACCTCAAGGGCCAGCTCGACGTCGCCAAGAAATCCGAGAAGGTCAACGACCAGGTTGTGACCGACGATGTCCAGGCGAAGGCTGCGACCGCGGCGTCGCAGGTCGCCGTCGACGTCAAAGCGGACGCTCAGATCGCAGTCGTCAAGAAGAAGTACGAGCCGGTAGCAGGTCAACCCGTTTCCGCCAGCGCAGCACAAGCCGAATCCAATGCGATCAGTCGCATCCGTGTGAACAGCCTCTGGGACACCTATTGCAACAACGTCCCGGCGTCCACAACCGGATGCGCTGCGGTTCCGACTTCGCCCGCGAGCGATCCGTCCGTCTAGAACGGACTAACAAGAATAGAAGCAAAGACCTTTCGGGGATGAAAATGAAACGACTTCGCTGTCTGGCAGCTGTCGTGGCTGCCGCAATGATTGCCGGATGTGGTAGCCAGCCGACTTTGGAAACACGCTATCAGACGTTCCTTCCGGAGCTGCCCGCCATCCTGGTGGCGGATTGTCCTGTTACTCCTCCGCCGCAGCGAGACGTTTACGCCGCAGCGGACACGGAGACCAAGGAACAGTTGCTCTCGGCTGCCTATCAGGCGCAGACGAACAACCTCGGCAGCTGCAACCAGGACAAGGCTGGAATTCGCACCTGGTACAAGCAGCAGAAAGCGCTCGTCGCCAAGGCCAACGCAGCAAGCGCGCCCGCGGGAGCGAAGTGATGAGCGAGCATCTCGACGCGGACAAAGATCAAGATCCGATCGCCGAGCATGACACGAAGGAGCTGACACGGGAGACGCGCAGCCTGCAGACGCAAGTCTACATTCTGGCTGGCGTTCTCCTTGCCTTCATGGTCGCCGTGCTGCTCGGTGCGGTGCTCACCACTGCGGTGCACATGGGCGTCATCACCGCGGGCGCCTGCCTTCACAACCTTTTGGACATGGCCAAGGAAATCGTCACGCTCTTTCTCGAGGCCGAATAAGAATCATGACAAGCTTAATGAAACGGGCGCTGGAAGACGTGGCGCTTGAAGAACAGGCAACTGGCGAGGCATTCGAGGAAATCGAATACGTTTTCTATGCTCGTCTCCCGGAACCCGTCAAGGTGCCGACTGGCTGGGGCTTTTCGGAGCATCAGGAGCAGTGGGAATTCAAGATCCCGAAGACCGATCAAAACGGTGGACAAGGCGGCATCCGCATCCGGAAAACGCAGCTCATCAACATCCGCGGCAAAGTTGCTCCCGAGTATGTGATCACGACAAAGGTGCGGAAGCCCGACGGCAGCAACACCGAAGTGGCCGTGCCGACCACGGAAGACAACTTCGAACAGTTTCGTGTCCTCTCGGATCGTGGAATGGTCAAGAACCGCTACGAGTACGTGATCGACGACGGCGCAGTTCCGGCAGGGCTTGGCAAGGGACTGAAGTGGGAAGTGGACTTCTTCCTGAAACCTGATGGTACGTTCTTCCCATGGGTCAAGATTGATCTTGAAGTGCGGAAGCGAGTGTCGGACCTGTCGGACTTACCGCCGTTTCCGTTCGAGGCTGAGGAGTGGATCCTTCGGCAGACCGGGGAGCGCGATGCAGAGGAAGAAGCCAAGCTGCGCGGGCTCTACGACACCATGTTCCTTGCGAAGAACCGTTTTGCGCGACTCGCTCCGGAGCCAGGCGCCAACGCAGAGGACGGATCGAGCGGACTTCCTGCTCCGAATGCGAACATGTCGAAGGCCGAACAGACGGCACTCTCGATGGGTGCGCGCTTTGTACCGATGCCTGAAGGACTGGGCTTTCCTAACCGCGAAGAGGTGCTAGCGATGGCCGATCCTAACGCTGCTGCGACCACGCCTGTTGAGTTGGAGGGACACTTTTATCAAGTGCCCAACCCCGCCGAGCAAGGCAGTGTTGTGGCGAGTTTTGGTGCGCAGAAGGTCAGCGCGTCGATTTTCCCTCAATCCGCGACAGGCGGGAATATCGTCTGAATGGATGCCGTGACGGACATAAGGCCAGAGTGGACTGGGTCCACTCTGGCTTTTATGACGTCTAGTCGCCCCTATCCCCGAAGGCGGACTAGCTATGCCTGAACAGGGGTGGCCAACTGAAGGTTCAGTGTGAGGTATCCCTGAAAGGCAAGAGAGGTAACGTCGGCCGCCAGGACAGCACCGTTGACAGATCCGTAGGTGATGTTCTGCACGTCTGCCTGTGCCAGTTGCAGGCCATAGTAGGCGTTGATCTGGTTGAGCAAGGTGTACGTGTCCGTCGGCAAGCTGATGACCTGGATCGGTGTTGGCGTTGATGCAGACGCCTTCAAGGTGCTCAGATCGATTCGCTTGTAAAGGAAGGTGCGGGAGCCGCGATAGCGACGAGGAAACACGTTCGGGTCCATCGACAACCGGACGAATGTGTCGCGCTGATAGGCGTCGGCAACGAGCGGGGTGGTGCTAGTTGGATTGCCAAACAGCACGCCGGTCGCAGGCAACATGAAACCGTTGCTCGCGTAGATGAGGTCCCGAATGATGTCCTGGGACTTCTTGCTGTAGTCGCAGAGGGGAGTCGGCATGCTAGGGCCTTATGGATGAGCGTTACGAGGGTTCGTTGTGTATTTCCCTCATAGAAATCACGGCATAAAGCCGGAGCGGTTTCCCGCCCGGCCGTACGCGTGTAGCTCACCACCCTCTTACTTCATCCAGAGCAGGCGTTTGAGGCCGTCCTTCCAGCGACGTACCCGCGACTTCTTTTCCAGACCGACAGCAGCCTTCCTGTGACTGCGCACGTGCTCGAGCCAATCGAGCGACGCATAGTCGTACATGAACTCGTTGACTGAGGCTCCGACCACGTAACCATCCACAATGATCGGGGATCCCTTCGTCACCGGAAGATACACCAGCGTGTCCGGCGTCGACGGCATCACTTCAACTTTGCGTCTGACGAAACCGTCGAGATGGGCGAAATCAACGTCTCCATCGAAGTGGCTGTAAAGATCCTTCAATCCCTTGACCACGCCGAGCTCGACTTCCTTTCGCCACATGGCAGGATTGGCTGACCACCACCACTGACGGCCGTCCTTGCGAGCCCAGAACGAATGCTCCTCGCTCCAACGCAACCGCTCGCCGGCGAACCCCATCAGGTGACGATGGCCCAGGCGGGAGACGTGGAGACGCTGAACTTCTTCCGGTCCCGTCGCACCCATGACCCAATCGCCCTTGCGGACGGTTTCGATCGGCTTCCAGCTCTGATCCGCCATGAGCACCAGACTGCCTGCCGTGAAGCAGCAGACTGACACATCGCCACCACCACCACCTGAGTTGTCCGGCGGCGGCGCAGCATTGTTAACGTAGTACAGCGGTGGTTGACCGCGGCTCGGCCAGCCCTGAATGATTACTGCGTAGCTGCGCGGCGAGCCGGTCTGACCGACGTTCGAGACGGCGGAGTATGCCGTGTAGAGTCCGGCCCCCGTTTGCATGAACGTATACGACCGATCGTTGGACAGGGCCAGATTCTCGCCAAGCGACGAGTGGAACACCATCCCGTCCAGGCTGCCATTCAGAACAATGATCGTGATGATGTTGCCCGACCGGAAGAAGCCCTGGAGTTGCGCCCCGCCGGGCGCGCTGAACCAGGGGAAGCTTCCTGTTACGGTAGTGTCACCGCCGGTGGGTCGCCAATACGCCGAATCCGTGATCGCATAGCAAATCTCCAACTGGCGTCCAAAGTTGGCAGCCATCGCACCGGAGTAGTTGATGTTGTAGTACTGCGTGCCCGTTTCCGTGACCTGGTGACCACTTGCGTTGATCTGAGCCTGCGCGTTGGCCAGATCGCCACCGAGGTTATTCCACGGTCCAACCGCGCCGAGGGCTTGCGCATTAACGCCATGCGGGTTGTTGTAGTTCCCGATATGGTTGTTGATGCTCGACGAATTCGAGTTGAAGATTCCCGCCATCCAGTTCGACGCAGCGGTGATGGCCGCGGAGTACTGCGCCTGCGTCATCCCTCCTAGCTGTCCGATCGTCACGTTATGCGGATTGCTCTTGTTGGCGATATGGCTGTTAAGCGTGTTCATCAACGTCGTCAACGCAGCCGACGTCCACGTACCCAATTGCGCCGGGGTGACGGCGTGGGGGTTGTTCGTGTTGGACACGTGCGTGCTCAGCGTTGAACTTGCACTGCTAGCACTGCTCGACACCGTGGCTGCCGCAGCCGAGATCGCTGCTTGGATCGCCGATACGCTTTCCGTGCCTAACTGGGTGACCGTCACCTGGTGAGGATTGTTGGTATCGTTCAGGTGCGCGGTCATCGCGGCCGCGTTCGCGCTGATGGTCGCGTTGACGCTCGTTTGGGCAGCACTGATCTTCCCATTCGCCTGCGATACTGAGTACATCCCCACCTGGGTCAGCGTGACGTTGTGCGGGTTATTCTGGTTGGAGGTGTGGCTGGTCAACGTCTGCGTGGCATTCACATCCCCTGCCTGTCGTGCCTGCGTCTCAACAAGAATAGCTGCGTCCTGCTGCGCCTCCGTCATCGCGCCGAGCTGCGCGGACGTCACCTGGTGCGGGTTGCTGTGGTTCGCGATGTGCGCAGCGAGTGATGTGTTCTGACCTGAGACGATCTGAAGTTCGCCGTTCTCCATCGCGTCGGCGTACGCACGAACGCGCGACTGCGCGAGCGGGTCGCCCATGATCGCGAGTTGTGCAATGCGGTCGATGGCATGCACGACATACTCGAATGTGATGAGACCCGCCTGCCCCTCATCATGCATTGCTTGCGATGGCGGCACATCGGCCGTGCGGTCAACCACCGACGGCCACGTCGACGGACGCGTCGCCGGTTCGAACGTGTCGACTTCGGATGCAAGCACTGTCTGGGGCGTAGCAAACCCAGCACCCAGGGCCTGGTACTCGATCACGAGGTTGCCGGACACGCTCGCATCGGTCACGACGACGAGCGACACGACATTGGTGTTGTTCGGCGTGCCATACTTCGTCGTTGCGAGGTCCATCAGCCCGGTGGTGAAGTACTGCGATGCAGTGACGGGCCGGCCCGTCGCGACATCAGTTATCTTCAGGCTCGATTCGTAGAAGCCGCCATAGGCCGGCGCGAACGCACGAATCAGTCCGGATCCGATACTGTGGTTCTCCGACGTAATGTGATTGGTCGGTGCCTTAGCCGTGGGATCCAGCGGCAAAGTCAAGACTTCTGACATGATGTATTTCCTCCCACCAAGCACCGCTTAGTGATACGAAAGGTTGTAGACCGCCGTTGCCAAGGCCGATTGCCATTGGGCGTACGTCCAGCCACCCAACTGAGCGACCGTCACGTTGTGGGGGTTGCTGTAGTTGTAGATGTGACTGTTGATCCAGTTCGTCTGTGGGTTCAGGTACGAGACCTGCGCAGGCGTCGTGAAGTTGTTGGCGATGTTGTTGTTGATCTGCGTCGCGGTGAGCGTGCCGATTTGCGCCGTCGTCACCTGGTGCGGGTTGTTCGTACTGGCGATGTGGCTCGCCACACCGCTATTGACGTTCCCGATACTGGCGCTGTCCCACCCGTTGATCTGTGTGAGCGTCACACCGTGCGGATTGCTCGTGTTCGCAATGTGCGCGCTCATCGTCGCTTCATCAGCGTTCAGCTGCGTCGTGACAGGCGACATCGCGTTGCTGATCGTGGTATTGATCTGCGCCGTCGTCTGTCCGTTGATCTGCGTGAGCGTGACCCGGTGCGGGTTGTTCTTGTTCGCGATGTGCGCACTCATCGCGGCCGCGTCGGTCGTGAGCGTCGCGTTGAGCGCCGTGGTGATGGCGTTCAGGTTCGCGTCGGCCTGCGTCGTGGTGTAACCGCCTGCTTGCGCAGCGGTCACCTGATGCGGATTATCCGTACGGGTCGCGTGCGCCGTGATGTTCGTCGTCAGCGTCGCGTCACCGGCCGTGCGAGCACTTGCCTCGATTGCGATCAGGCCGTTCACTTGGGTTGACGAGCACACATCGACCTGAGCGAGGGTGACCTGGTGAGGATTGTTCTTGTTCGCGATGTGTGCCGCGAGCGCCTGGGCCAAGTTCGCGATGTCTGCGTTGCGAAGGGCGGCCTGCTGGTCGACGTAGTTCAGCGTCGAGTCGTACGAGGACGCCTTGATGAGCGTCATCGCATTCAAAATCATCTCGAGCGCGCTTACCACGTAGTCCCAGTTGTACGTGTCGCCCACCGCATGCATATGCAAAACGGGAGGGAACGTATCCGGCAGATCCGTGATGTTCGAGAACTTCACGCTCCGATTGTCGTTCGCCAACGTCGCGACTTCAGTCGCAATCGCTGCAATCGGGCGACTGTATTCGCCACCGAGCGCCTGATAGCTCAACTCGACATTCGGACCCACCGTCGGGTCGGTAATCACCACGACGCCGTAGATCTCCTGCCCGACCAGGCGCGATGCTCCTTCGTGCAGAAACTGGAATTCGTACTGCGTGCCGTCTAGCGTCTTCTGGGTGAAGCTGTCGACGATCTCCATCGACGCTGCGAAGAACGCGCCGTAGTTAGGCGCAATGGCTCTGACTGGATCCGTCCCGATCGCGTGGGCGTCGCCCGTCACGTAGTTATCCTTACTTTGACCGGTCTTATCCAGCGGATACCGATAGAGATTCGGTGTCATGTTTCCTTTACTCCGTCGATCAACCTGGGGAATGCAACGTGGTGTTGATAAGGTTCTGCAGGTACGCGCCGGTGTACGCACCGCCGGTGTTGTTCACGTTGTCCCCGTGTGGGTTGTTCTGATTGCTGACGTGGGCGTTGATCGTGCCGTTTAGCGCATTGACTTCGTTCACGACATTCCCGTAATACGCGGCGATATTGTTGTTGATGTCCGTGGCGGCATACGTGCCGAGCTGCGCGATCGTCACCCCATGCGGATTGCTCTTATTGTTGACGTGCGACGTGTATGGACTCACGATCGAGTTCTGGATCGTCGTGTACGTCCACGTTCCGATGTTGGCCGCGGTGTCGCTGTGCGGGTTGCTTTTGTTCGACGTGTGCGCGTTGAGCGAGCTTTCGAATGCAGTCACCTGCGTTTGCAACGTCGCTTGCGAGGAGGCCACGGCGCTCGCAATCTGTCCCGTGGTCCACGTCCCGATCTGCGCAGCGGTGACTTGGTGAGGGTTGCTGTAGTTCGCAATGTGCGCGTTCTGGGTCGTCTCGTTCGCCGTAATCGTGCTTTGCAGTGCGGTCTGCATGGCCGTCATCGCCGAATCTGACTGCGTCGCGCTGAATGCCCCGAGCTGCGCGGTTGTGACCTTGTGCGGATTGGTGTGATCGGCCGTATGCGTATTGAGCTGACTCTGGATCGACGAGTCGCCGTTGGTCCGGTTCGTAGTCTCTGTCGCAAGAGCCGCCGTCGTTTCCTCGGTCGTGTACGATCCGATCTGATGCGCCGTCACCTGGTGCGGGTTGCCAAAATTCGTCGTGTGCGCGTTGAGCGCCGCGTTTGCAGCGGCGATCTGACCGATGAGCTCCTGAATGACCGCCTCGGCGTATGCTTGCAACTCAGCCTGTGCTGTACCCTGCCCCAACTGGATCGCGCTTCCGAGACGATTCAATGCAACAACGACAAACTCCATGCCGTACATGTCATCAGCGATGTGCTGGTGAGGCGCGACCGGGTATTTGCTTGGCTTGTTCGTAATGCTCGCCCAGGTTGCGGGCGCGTCGTCGATCTGCAAAGCCGTGACCGCTGTGGTCACCGCAGCCTGCGAAATGCTGTTGACACCACCCAGCGCCTGGTACGTGACGCTGACGCTCGAGCCCACGGTCGAATCGGTGATGACGATGCTCGCGTCGATCTCCTGTCCGTACCGCATCGAGGCTTCGACGTCCATCTGCGTGGCGTAGTACTGCGTCCCCTGAACGAGAACCTTGTTCGTGGTCGTGTCTTTAACGACCAAAGACTTCCGGAAAAAAAGACCGTAGTTGACCGGAAACGCCCGCGTGCCGCGCGTTCCGATCGTTTGGACCTCAGCCGTGATGAGATTGCTGGCTGCGCTACCGGTTGGGTCCAAAGGTAGCGTAAGCGGTGGCGTAGACATAAGGGTTGACTCCGGCCAGAGCACGAATGCCCGGCTTGAATACATACGGCGACCATGCCCAAGCCCACGCCGGGCGCACCTGCCGCCTAACGTGGGTCTTGAGGAGGGTCGGGAAAGTCGTTAGGAGGTACCGTTCACCGCGTTGGCGAGCGTGGTGAAGGCAGTGGTCAACTGCGTGAGCATGTTGCTCATCTCGGAAGCCAGGGCAAACGTGTCTGTCGTCGTGTAGACGATGCCGGTCGGCTCCGTCGTGACTTGCGCGATCGTCGAGAGGAACTGGCTGGTGTTTTCCGAGAGCGAAGTCACCGAGATCTGGTTCGTATGGCCCGGCGTTTTCATCCAGACCGTCAGAACCGGTGCGTTCGCGTTCGTGCTGTCGATCGTGTAGCCAAAAACAGCCGAGGTCACGTTGATGCCACTCAAGCTAATTGCCTGCAGCGCGACGTTGTTGGTCTGCGTCGTGTCACGCACCGAGATTCGCAGGAACCAGGCGCCGCTCTGGGTATCGCTGGTCGCATCGCCGCCGGCGACGAGCCATTGAACATCCGGAAACACCGTCTGCGTTTGCGCGCTGCCCGGCATATTCAGCTTGCCGATCGGCGTCCAGACGTTCGCCGCCGCGCTCGTGTTCGAAGGTACCGATTCTTGTGCAGCGACCGTGCCCGCGGTCCACATCTGAGCGTTGCTTGCCGCAATGGTCGCTGCCTGCAGCTGCGATGCTGACTGACCGCCAAGAGCGGTCGCATTCGCCGCCGTTCCGGCAAGGATTGCCGAGGTCAGCTGGGCCTGCGTCAACCCGTTGAGCTGCGTCGAATTCGCCGCCGTGCCTGCGAGGATGGAGGCCGTTAGCTGAGAGACGTTCTGACCGCCGAGTTCCAACGCATTGGCGGCGGTGCCAGACAGGATTGCGGAGGTGAGCGCCGCTTGCGTGAGGCCATAGACCAGATTCGCATTTGCCACCGTCGCGTTCGCGATATACGTGTCCCAGTCGGCAGGCGACATGCCACCGAACATTTCGGAGTCGTTCGCCGTGCCGCCGGACACATACGACTGAAACTGCGCGGGCGTCATACCGCCGAGCATGGTCGCGTTGTTGGCCGTGCCTGACAGGATCTGCGAGGTCACTTGCGCCAGGGTCAGTCCGTTGAACAGCGAAGTGTCCGCGGCCTTGCCTGTTGTCGTCAGATAGCCCAGCAACATGGAATCGATCTGGGCACTCGAATAAGCGCCGACCTGAGCAGCGGTCGTGTGGTGCGGATTCGTGAAATCCGCCTCGTGCGCCGTGATCAGACCCATTGCCCCGCTCGCATTGAGGGCGGCGGCCGTGGCGGCAGGCGTCATGTACAGATCGTTGCTCGTGCCAGCGATCGCATCGGCGGTTGTGGCCGTCGACAGGTTGCGGACGTTGCCGAGACCCACCTGTGCCGCGCTGACTTCGTGAGGGTTGTTGAAGTCGAGCAAGTGAGCGTTGAGTGACGAGCCCAGCGAGTTGTTGATCGCAGCCATCGTCGTGGCAGGCGTCATGTAGAGCGACGTCGAGACGCCAGCTGCAGCATCCGCAGGTGTGGCCACGCCGTAGTTCTGAACGTTGCCCAAGCCCACCTGTGCAGCCGTGACGTGGTGGGGGTTCGAGTAGTTCGCGATGTGCGAATTCATCGGACCCAGCACCTGCGACTGGATTGCCGCAGCGGTGGTTGCTGGCGTCATGTACAGGGTGGTCGACGTACCCGCTACCCCGTCACTGTTCGCCGCTGTCGCGTAGTTCTGGACTTTGCCGAGACCCACTTGAGTCGCGGTCACGACGTGCGGGTTACCGTGGTCCGCGATGTGCGCGGCCAGACCCGTGCCGCCAGTCTGCTGGAGAACGGTCTGGATGCCGGAAAGCGCATCGACCACTTCGGTCATGCCGACAAGATCGGTGATGTCCCAGCTATGCGCTTCGGGCGGGAAGGCATAAGGCGTGCCGCTGATTTCTTCCCACGACGTGACGCGTGCGTTGTCCAGCGTGTTCGCCAGCAGCGTTGCGATCTGCTGCGCGCTCAGGGTCCAGACACCACCGACCGTCTGATATTGAAGGGATACAATACCGGCGAGTGCGGTGTCGATGAAACTGATCGAGCCATACACCCGTTTCGCGCAAGCACGGCTTGCGGAGATGAACCAGTGCGTGAAGTAAAAGTCGACGCCTTCGTGAAGCGTGCTGATCTGACCCGACGTGTCTTTATACGTGATCTGGACGGTGTCAGCGAAGAACGGCGCGGCGGCCGGAATGATGAGATGCTGGTCCCGAAAATTCTGAGCTACCAGCTGTTGTTGCTCGCCCTTGATCAGGTTCGATGCCAGCGAACCCGTCGGATCGAACGGATACGAAAGAGTGGATGTGGACATGCTGAAGACTCCCGAACGCCGGAAAGCTCATCGTATGGTTAGGTCAACTTGACATACGATTACGATTCGGTTGCTCGGAGAGACGCATGTATACCTTGGTAAGTGCCATTGGCAAGTCGCTCACAAACGGCGAAAAATGGAGCGCCATTGACCTTGGCAACATGACGTTTGCCACGGTTATTCAGAACTATTCGACCGTGTACGCGGTCCTTTCGAACACCTTCTTGGCAGGCAACGTCAGCCTGAATCTGAACAAGATTCTCCCCAAGATCACGAACCAGTTTCAGACGTTCAATGCGTATCTGGCTGGCCTCGGGAACAAGGCACTTCCGACCACCACCACGATCCCCACGCTGTCGACAAAGTACGCGCGCTATCAGGACGGCTTCCGCGCGGGTTACAGCATCACGCCTATCAGCCATCGTGCGTCGGTCACCGCCCCCCTGCCAACCTCGGAAAAGACCGACCTGCTCCTGACGCGTTCGGACATCAACTACGAGACCTTCTACGAGAGCTGTCTCGTGTCGGTGAACGGTTTCTTCCATCTGATCGACACGGACAAGCAGACGGGCGTCTGGGTGACGGACGGGATGAAGTCCTGCATCCATTCGAAGAAGAACAAGCTCGGCGTCGTGAGCTTCCAAGATCTCGGCAAGCTCACCCACATCCCGATCACGAGCAGCATGCTGTTCAAGCAGAAGGACACGCAGTCCTACGCCAACCACGCATATCTGAATTTGGGGCGGGACCTAACCAACTACACCGTGATGGTGGTGGTCGGCGGGTACCTGCACGTCCTCGATTCGAAGACGGTCCGGATGGTGGGCAAGAACTCGATCATGATCGACTTCAATAACCTGCCGCTGTTTGAGCGCTACTTCGAGTCGAAGCCGTTCATCGATCTGTCCAGTTTGCCGCTCACGAGCTACCCGAACAATTCGGAAGCCTTCTCGGTGGACGACATGCTCTCGGACGACTTCATCGAGGCGTATCTCACCCTGTCTCAGTCGTTTGTCGTGTTGGTCAACAACACCGAGCTCTGGACGGATCTGGTGCGGGTACGGGCTGCGAAGTTTCCGAACCTGTACGTGAGCTATGTTGAGCCTGAGTGGCCGCTCGTCGCCGGATACGGGAAGGTGTCGGAATACTGGTCGATCAAAGAAGACGGCCAGTGGGCACTGACGACGGAAGACACATTGCGCGACAACTATCTCTTCAATACGGTGGAATCGAAAGCACAAGTAACGCTCACTGATTCACGCAATCCGATGAACGCGCGGGACATCAGTCCTGCATTCTTCTTACGGATTGGCTGTGATTTAAGTGTGAGCGGTAGCTAACACGCGATTCGATGACCGTCCTCGCCTCCGTGGCGGAGGCGTATATTGCTTAGACTAGATCGTCTCGGAGCCCGGCATGATCGCTGAGACCATTTTGTCGCTCGTTGCTGTACTTGACCGACTCGCCCAGTTGATTGATCGGCGAGAGAAAGTCAATCGCAACAGCTTTTCGGACTTTGTGGTTCCGGTGATGAATGACCTGGAGGCGGTCCATCAAAACTACATGGAAAGATTTGGCCGGTACCTAAGACTTCTCGACGATCGATCAGTTGAGGTCACAAGCGACCACCCGTTGTTCGAAGAGCTTGAACGCGACAGCGCATTGTCCAGGCATCTTCATGCAAAGGCGCTCGGAATCCTACGGACTCCAGCCCGAAGGGAAGAATTCATTAACTTCACAATAGCCATCGCTTTGTACTTTGAGGTCGTCTACGACCCCGACCGTTTTCCCGATGTCATCAACGATCCGGGTGTCTCGCCCAATCGGTTTGCAATGAACCCGGGCGGCCTTAAAGCCCACAATGACCTTTCCAAAATAACCGGAAAGTCATCTGCTGATGACGAAAAGCGAAGCCAGGCGAAGCGTTCTCTCTATAGAACGCTGGATGGGATTCAGTCAAGGTATCAGGTCGTTCATCGAGAATACAGCCGGCTCAGGGATCAACTTCTGTCCCCGATCTGACTCCGTAGCAAGCGAACGGCATAAAGGCCAGAGAGGACTTTGCGTCCTCTCTGGCTTCTATGACGTCTGTTACTTACGCTGCAGCCTCCAGCAACATCTTATTGAATGCCGTCTGGATGTACGAAAGCACACGCGTGCGCTCGAGCAGCGGGAGCACCTCCGCGGGTTCGAAGCCAGCCTTCATGTCGTATCGCAACACGAAAACCTGAGCGCCCGGGTTAGGCAAGCCATCGACGAGGATGGCAGCGCGTGCCGTGTTGATGAGCAGCTGCGTCGCCTTCGTATCCCGATTCTGATAGAAGCCGGACGGCCAACCCTTCAGACGCGTTTCGTCGATCCAGCGCGCGTCCTCTTGCCAGCGGCTGAGACCCGCGATGCCCTTCCCGAGCTGGCCGCGGCCACCCTGCACCGTGTCTGCGTTGAGATGCGTGACGAAGATGCTGCCGGGGCCAGCGAACGCTGCCAGCGACTCGCGATCGCGCTTGGCCTCGTGCGACTCCGTCGATGTTACCGGCGTCGGGCCATCGGCCGGTGTCGGTTGCTCGGCCACTGACTGAACGCGCTTCAGATCGGCTTCGCTCACGTGGTCGACCATGTCCACGAGTTGCGACTGACCGGCGGCACGGAGCGCATCTTTCAGCACGGTCTTCGCGGTTTGCAGCGCATCTGACATCGACGGCGCGGCCGCCGCGGGATTGACTTCGTCTCCCGTGAAGCGCCGGGCCTGATAATCGGCTCCGACGTGGATCCGGTGGACGCCCGGAACGACCGGATTCTCAGCCGAGGGCATCGTCCAGCGCTGCGCCGTCTCTTGCACGGCCTGCGCAGTCGCCTGCAGGTTCCCAGCGGTCTGCTCAACCGCAGCTAGGTTCAGTTGATCTTCGGCGACGTTCTGGAGACGGAGCGTTAGTTGCAAAAGCTCGCGCTGGGCGCTGGTGAGATGCTGGTTGACCGCGGTCAGCGTGTCGATGATGTCTTTGACTTCCATCTTCTTGTTTCCTTTTAATGCATGGTGACGTGTGTGTTGTAGACCTTCGGCACCGCGATGTTCCGGGCGTCCAGCACGCAGACCTCCGCGTTCGTGAAGGCGCCGTAGTGGGCCTCGAAGTGCGAGATCATGAAAAGCTGCGTGAAAGGCTTCGTGTCCATCAGCGTCTTGATGGCCATGACGGCCGCGTGCTGATGTTCGAGGTCGAGCGTCTTTCCGAACTCGTCGAGCGTCAACGGACCGTGGTCGAGATGCAGGCGGTTCAGGGCGACGACCTTGAAAGCCAAATCGACAATTTCCTGCATGCCGCTGCTGCCACGGCTCACGTCCGCAACGATGTTGTCCCGATTACCGACGAGAAGCGGGAACTTGTAGTCCAGTTCCGCGCCGCGTTCGCTCGACATCCCGCACGGCAAGACTTCCAGCGGGTACGACCAGATCTTGCGGATCAACTGATTCATCTGGTGGGTAAAACTTCTGATCGACCCCAGCAGTCCGTCTGCAATCAGCCCGTCCGTGGGCGACAGTCCGCGAACGCTCACACGCAGCGCCTCCTCTTCCAGCGTCCGGCGAGCGATCGTCTTGTTGAGGCTTTCGACGATTGCCTTTTGCTGGTTGAGGGCGTTCAGAATCTCTTCCTTGCGGGCGAGCGTGCTTTGCGTGTGCTGGATGCATTGCTGGACCGTCATCCGGCGCAGCGTCTCGACCTGCATTTCGGTGAGGTCGTGGAAGCTCCTTCGGGCAACCTCGATCTGATGGGACAGGTCGATCGCCTCCATGAGCTGGCGCCGGTACAGGGCGAACGCGTTGAGATCCTGTCGGGCTTCCGAAAGCGTTTTGGTCAACGCCTCGATCTGCAAACTGGACTCGCCGAGCTTCACGGAGACCTCGGCCAGGTTCTGATCACCGAGCTCTTCCGACTGCACAAGAAGCTTAGTTAGTTCCTCAATGTCGTCGACGTGGCGCTTCGCCTTGACCTCCAACTCGAGATCTTCCCGAAGTACCCCAACGAGCATGTTGGCCGCAACCTTAGGTGCGGTCTTCAGGTAGTCGGTCTCCAGCAGGTGATCCCAAAACGGCCGCAGTGCCGGCGTGCCCCGGATCGTCTGATGCACCTCCCGGAAAAGCTCACCGTAGGACTGAATCTGCGCGATGGTTTCCTCGGTCTTCCCGACCAAGGCTTCAAGCGTGGCCAGCTCCGCCTGATTCCTGACGACCTGACGGGTGAGCACATCGAGTGCTTCCGGACTCACGCCTTGGGTGAACGTGTGCTGGCATTTGGGGCACGTTGTCGCGCCATTTGCCTTGTGCTGTTCGAGGTGCTGCTTCTTCGCTTGGAAGTGAGCGAGCTCCTGTCCCTTTTTTGTCCGCTGCTCTTTGAACGTTAGCAGCGTGGCGCGCGTTTCATCTAACTTGGCACGGCTGAACCGTTCATCTTGGTTCTCCGGAAGGCGGTTGAGCAAGTCGAACATTGCCTCGTGGATCGACTCGAACGACTGCATCGCTGCGGTCGGGTCAAAGCCTTCCAATTTCAATTGTCGACCTTTCAACAGTGCGTCGCGGGCGTCGCGTGCTTGCTGGATTCGGAGCTGAACCGACTTGACCCCCTCAGTGCCGCGTTTCTTCAGAATCTCAACCGTCTCCTTCAACTTCTCGTGATCGGTCACACTCTTCGTGAGCACAGCCTCCTGCGCGGTAATTCGGTGCCGGATCAGGTCCATGTGCCGATCCACATCGTCGACCGAGTTGAACACGGGCGTAACCAGCTCGTACCATTCGTTCCGGTAGGCGCGGGCGGGCGACTCGACGCGAAGATTCAGCAGGCGCTCACTCAGCGACCGGAGCTGTGCTTCCGTTGCCATCCGTGCGGAATCGACCTGCGACAGCGGCCGCTCGATCGGTGCGCGCATTTCGATCAGACGGGTCAGCTCGACGTGCAGATCCTTCACGTCCCTGATGAGCTGCTGCTGCTCCTCTTCCGAAATGATCTTCGCCTGCTCAATCACGAGCTGCTTCTTGTCCAGCTTCAGTGCGCCCGACACGTTCCGGAATTCCTCCCGCAACTTGTTGTACACACCGATCGCATAGTCGAAGTTGGTTTCCGCTAGCCGGGTGAACCATTCACGGCGGCGAGCCGGACCCATGCTGGTGAACTTTTCCACGCCAGTCGCCAGATCATGGGTTTCTCCCGTGATCCCGAACTCCTGCCTGACCAATTCCTTTTGCACGGCCCCCGTCCCGCCCGGGTTCTGCTCCTCACCGTCCTTCATGAAGCTGTGCTTGTTGCCCGACGCAAAGGTGCTCGTCAAGACGAACTGATGCCCGCGATCGACGATATGGATCTCTTTGCTGCCCTCCTTCGTGAAGTAGGCAGGGTTCGCCGGCAACGGCGTGAGTTCCTCGATCAGCGAGGACTTGCCCGAGCCGTTGGTGCCGAGGATGAGCTGGATCAGCTCGGTCGGACGGATCTCGAACGTTTCAATCTGGTTGAGCTTGAACCGCTTATAGCCAGTGAGTTTCAGTGCCGTGTAGCGCATCGCGGTCCCCTTCTTTGTTGTTCCACAGACGATGATCCTATGGCGTAACTTTTACCAAGCGAGTCAGAAATGGATGGCAACAAGCCCTCTCAACTCAAGTTTTTCAGCAACGGCATCGTCGCCGCAAACAAGCTCCTTTCGAGCAACGAAATCGAAGTCACCCCCATCGAGAAGCTGCCGTTCCTGAACGGCGAACTCTCCGACATGGGAAGCCAGATCACCGCGTCGGGTGCCGATAACACCGGCTCGGCCTACAAGACTCAGGTCGCGTCGTCGAACACGATCAAGGCAACTTGGCTCAAACTGGGGACGGGCAACCGCATGACGGCACCGGACGTGCGCCGGGGCGCCACGGTGGCGATCTATCAGTTCGCGGACGAGGACAAATACTGGTGGACTACGCTGACGGATGACTCAGCGCTGCGGAAGCTGGAAACGGTCGTCTGGGCCTTCAGTGGAACGAGCGACGAATCGAAAGGCACGGACGCATCGAACAGCTACTACATCGAAGTCTCGACGCATTCGGGATTGATCACGCTACATACGTCGAAGGCGAATAGCGAGCCTTACGGCTATGACATCCAGCTCAACACGAAGGAAGGCTACTTCCGCATGCAGGATGACGTCGGGAACTACCTGATCCTCGACTCGACGCAGAACCACTTCGAGATGGGGAACGGTGACCAGTCGCTTTTGCAGATGATGCGGCAGAAGATCGCGCTGGAGACGCAGGATTCGATCTCCATGAAGACCAAGCACTGGAACCTCGAATCCGAAACGTCGAACATCACGTCGAACACGCTCGGCATCAAGGCGACGACCACTCACAACGGCGACTTCACCGAAAACGGTGCGATGGGGCTGAATGGCGACATGACCACCTCCGCAGGCGGTGGCGGCAACGGTGGTACAGCTGGCACAGGCAAGATCACCATTGCTGGACAGACTGAGTTGCTCGGCAGTATGGATGTCAAGGGGAACGTGTCTGCGGTCACGATCGCCGCAACGCAGTCGATCACGGCACCGAACCTGAAATACAACTAAGCGACATAAAGCCCAGGGGTCTCCCCCTGGGCGCTTATGCCGTCTGATTAGGACGATACGACTTCCGTATTCCAGGCGCTGTAGCCCGCCGGAACCGGATTCACGAACGTGTTGCTGCCCGGGTTGTACGTCACCGAGTCGGAGACCTGCCACGTCGACACGGCCGGGAAGACCTGCGCCGGCAGGCCGCCCTCTGTGCAGATGCTGGCGATCGAGATACCGCCGATATTGCCGTCCGGGTTCTGCTCGGTCGGAGTGCCACCGTTCCACTGCTGCGTGATCGGGTTGTAGAACCAGATCAGCTTGCGCGAGAGGTTCACCGCAATACCAACCGTACTGCCCTGCATCGGTGCCTGCGAGCCGATGGCGTTCACCGTGGCACCCAGGTAGAAGACACCACTCGTCACCTTCGACATGTTGGTGTACATCATGATGCCGTTGGCGTCCGCGCCCAGCTCGCCGCTCGGCGCCTCGAGTTGATTACAGATACCGAAGCCCACCGCACCCGTCAGACGGTTGATGGTCGCTTCCGCGTACAGCAAGCCCGAGGATTGACCATAGGTCGTGCGTGCGGTCTGCCATTCGTTCTTCGTGCCCACCACCGTCATGCTGGCATTCTGCAGCACCATGCCAGACGGGAGCACCGCTGAATCGAAGGTCGCATTCACAGTCGGATTCGTGACGGTACCACCGCCATTGTCACCGCCCGAGCCGCCAGACGACGTCGAATGACCCCAGACACTGTATCCCGCCGGGACTACGTTGATGAACGGCTGATCGCCGAGATTGACCGTCACCGTGTCGGCCGTTTCGACCACACCACCGTCTCCAGTCATTTCAACCATCGCGCACGGATAGACGTATCCGTTATAGCCACCGGACAAGATCCCGCTGATGTCGATACCGCCGACGTTGCCGACCGGATTCGCGGACGCGCTTGCGTTCCAAAGCCTCGTCATCGGGTGATAGAACCAGATCAACTTCGCATCGAGATTGATCGCCATCCCGACAATATCACCGGCCGACAGAGTGAACTGTTGACTGGTTCCCGCGAGGAAGGCGTTGTTGGTGAACACGCCATTGCCGGAGTCGAGACCGCAGAACGCCATGATCCCGTTCGCATCGCTGCCTACTCCGGTCAGGTCCTCCCGGCCGTTCACGAGTCCAACGCCAGCAGCGGTGTTCAGATTTACGACCGTCGCCTCAACGTAATACAGGCCGCTGTTATGGGCAATGATCGAACGCGCTGCACCGAAGCCGAGCGGAGCCGCTACCGAGAGATTGTCGTCCACCAACACGAGCCCGTCCGGAAGGCTTTGCGGATCGAGCGTGTTTGTCACACCGCCACCACCGCCGGAGACGATGTTGCCGTTCTCATCGATGAGTCCCGCGGAGACCAGCGACGAGATGTACGAGGTGAGTGACGTCACCTGTTGCTGGCAGCTGGTCAACTGACCCTTCACCGTGATGAGTTGCGCCGTCGGCGTGCCCGCCTGGCTGATCGCAGCATTGCGCGTCGATGTGATCGCAGCGTGCTCCGTCTGACTGATCAGTGTTTTCGCCGAAACCGCCAGAGACTTGATCGTGGGCGTCACGCCAATCGCGTCCTGCACGGCCAGCGACACCTTTGACTTCACGTAGGTGAGGTCGAGCAAATCAGGCAGTGCCCCGCAATGAACCCCGAGCACGATGCTCGTGTAGGGAACATTGTTCTGACTCGGCATCTGCGTGATGTACGTGTTTGGCAGATACAGCCACGTACCGCCCGTCGCCTGCAGCGAAACGATCGATGCGCCCGCCGAAACGTCATTCTGGAAATCGGTCTGCGTGAGACCGTTCGGCGAATAGTACAGCGTGAACGGATCCCCTCCGTTCCCGATGATGTCGCTCAGCAGCCGGACCGCGACGCAGCTGTACGAGACGCCTGCCTGCAGCTTCGCATCGAACGGACTGGCTAGCGTCCAGAGGCCCGACGATCCGATATTCGGATTCAGAGGGGTGGTCATGATGCTCCTTGTTTATTCCTTGTCGACTTACGAGTTGTTCACGGGAAACACCGGGACATTCGCGAGCGGAAAATTGGATTTCGCGACCATGAGGTAGTTGATGCCCTCGTAGGTCGCGACCAGGTACAGAACGCCGTTGCGGGTGAGCTTCGTCATGCCCGCGGGCACGTTGCCGTATTGCGTGAGCGCCTCAGCCGCAGCCAGCATCTTCCCCAACAGAAGCATGAAGTTCTGCGTGTCCGTCGACATGCGAGCAAAGTCCAAGCTTTGCGACGGGACCGACAGGATGTCCGGGAACACCTGCTCGATTTGGAACGCAGAATTCTTGTTGTTCGGCGAACCGCAGCTGATCAGAGCAACCGACTTATACGGATAGGTCTGAACGCAGCAGTTGGAATTAATATGAGCCTGCGGATAAGCGGTCGCCACCTGCGTCATCATCGCGAGGACGCGGGTCGGATTTGCAACGGGTGAGTAAATGCCGCTCACTTGGTTGCGGTTCGGAATCCCGTACTGGTCGTACATCGGGATCAGCGTGAATTCCGTCCGCTTGAAGAGGTCCGGAAGGATCTCGGTCCACTCGGCTTGCGTGTGCGTGCTGTTCGCGAGCACGTAGTCGATGATGGCGTTCGCGATCGCGTCGATGTTGTTACCAGCCTGACCATAGATCAGCACGGTCCAGTTCGTCGGGATCGTATTCGTGGGCAGTGCCGGATCAATGTAGTCGAAGCTCAGCGCGTCGAGGATCGATTCTGGGTTGTCGCCCTTTGCCGCCTGAACGAGCGTCATCGTGTTGACGAAGGTCTGAGCATTGAGCTCCGCCTGCACATTCGACGACGTGGTGAAGAAGTTGTCGAGCTGTGCCATCGGCGGCACGACGACGATCGAATACTCGTCGTATTCCGCCTTGAACGAAGCATCGACGAACCAGATCTTGATCAGGTTGTCCTTGCCCGTCGCGATCGAACCGTAGGTCGAATCGGTCGTGTTCTCCCACTGCATCCATTCGGGCACCCAGTACGTGCCGTCGCTGACCATGTCGCCGCAGGTGAAGTTCTTCGCGCTCGTCTGGAACTGGTTGAGCACGCCCGAGAGGATCGTGCTTGCCGCAATCTGCCCGGGGTTCGGCACGGCTTGGGTTTGAGCAAACACCCACGCAGCAACCTGCATTACCTGTGTGACGAGGTTTGCCGGGACACCGACAGGTCCATTGTCCGGATCCTGGCTGAGGAAGCTCACGAACGTGAGGTCCGGATAAGCCTCCTGAGTGTAGTAAATCTTGTCGAGCGAATAGGTGCTCGATTGTGTCGACAGTTCGCCGATGGTTGCGATCGCTCCCGGGGCGTTGTCCGCAAACACATCGTTACTGATAAAGCCTTTAAGCGAGTACATCGCGTTCCCTCTCCCATGACATCGCGGCGACGAAAAGGGCATGGCCAGCCCTTCTCTGGAATAACTACTCAGACTATAAAATTAGCTAAAGGGGATTCACCTTGAGCCCGATTGAATTCATTGGAAAGCTCGTATGGAGCGCTTGGCCATTCGTCAAGGAAATGGTTTTGGACGGCAAAAGCCTCGCCTATGCCTTCAAAAACAATAAGCGCCGCGCCATCTTCAGCATCGTGGTAATGGCGAGCTTCACGCTCAACTTAGTGAATCTGAGTGCAGACGTTCGACTCGTCTCGATTCTCGCGAAGTACGTCGAGGTCGAGAAGCAATACAAATCGTCACGCGCCGAAATCATTCGCCTAAAGGCACGCATCGAGCACGAATGCCTGCCGCCCGAGCTTGCTGACGCACCGCTGCCCGCAGCGAGCGCCACGCCTCCCGAGCCGCCGCACGCGGCCCCGCTTGACAGCTATCAAGCGCTCAAAAACACATTCGCCGGTCTGCAAGCTGCGCACCGCTAACTCTCCCAGGAAGTCCATCATGTTCAAGTTCCTTTTTGGCGCGGGACTCGCGCTGGGCCTCGCTTTGGCCGGATGCAACAGCTTCAACAAGAGCACCTACCTGGAAATAAACCCGGACACGATTCGCGCGGCGGCGGCCGACCATCCGGCGTCGCAAATCAGTGGACTCGTCGTGATCATTCCGGACACGCGTGTCGACCCGACCATCGCTAAAACGCCGCCTCCGGCACCGCCCGATGAACCGAGTGTCGTGACCAAAGGTCTGTGCCCTGCCTACCGCATGCCTGCCCTACCGCGCGCGCCTGAGGTTCCGATCAAACAGCTCGATGCCATCAAGCCCTCCGACGATGCGGCTGTGGACGCGCTTGCGCGCGCACACATCGTGGAGTTGCACAAGTACATAGACCAGACGCAAAGCATCCTGAAGAAGTCGTACCAGGACTACGTCCGGCGTTGCGAGACGAACAAGAAGCGCATCGAACATCGCGCTAGATCGTGAGCACAGGCATTTTTGACGCACGGTGCCCATGGTGTAGTTCAAGAAGACTTAGGATCAGCAATCGTGAGTGAAACAGTAGAAGTTCAACAAGAAGCCTCCGCAGAGGCAGCAGTAACCGTCACGCATGGCATGATGATCTATGCTGACGGCGGGGCGAATCCGAATCCGGGTCCCAGTGGTTGGGGCATTCACGGCTTCCTCTACTCGGACGAGAAGCCAAAGAAGGGAACAGGTAACGGTGGCTGGCTGCTGACCCAGCGCGGCTACGTCTCGAAGGCTGACGCGGTCCAGAAGGGCGGCGTGGCCGAAGTAACTCCGATTCATTACGTGGATGGCTACGGGTCGATTCCCGTGACCAATCCGCTGAAAAAGCCGACGAACAACGTTGGCGAGTTGATGGCAGCGACGCGTGCACTCGAGCACGCGATCAACTACGAAATCAAGCGCGTGCTCGTCACCACCGATTCGCAGTACGTGCGTAAGGGTATGGAGGAATGGATCCAGGGCTGGCAACGCAACGGCTGGGTGACGCGGGACGGTAAGCCCGTTGCGAACGAGGCACTCTGGAAAGAATTGCTCGCGGCCAAGCAGCGGCTCGTTGACCGTGGTGTCGAAGTGAACTTCGCGTGGGTGAAGGGACACGACGGGCATCTGGGCAACGACATCGCCGACAAGCACGCCACGCTCGGTGTCCTCCTCGCACAACAAGACATCCTCAAGAGCGATGTGACGACATCGATCGCCGAAGGCTACTGGAAGTACGACAGCGAGCGCCATCCGATGCTGGCGAATCGCCGGATGTACTTCAACACGGTCAAGGAGTATCAGAAGTCGGGCGAATACTATCTCGGCGAGCACGGTACCGAAGATGATCTACTCGGCAAGCGCATCAGCGACGGTGCGTACTCGGTCGTGCGCTTGAAAGAAGTGGACGACTCGATCGAGTTCGTGCGCAACCATACGACGGATCTCGCCTGCGGGATGGACTCCATCGTCATGATCCGACTTGATCAACTGTTCAGCGCTGGCACCCACAAGGAAGTCATGCGCTACGGAACGATCGCGATGCCGCGGGCCAGCAACTCGCGGCTCGATCTGAACTGCTTGGACGAGGAACCGGGGCCGGGCCACAAGCGAAAGCCTCTGACGCGCGAATGCCGTCCTCCCAAGCTCGCCATGCGCGCTGTGGAAGCACTCTCCGAGCTGATCATCAAGCTGGAGATGTATCAAGCGAACGATCCGCTCGTCACCGCGACGGACCTGACCGAGATACTTTATGAGACACGTGAAAAGTCTGTCGGGAAGAAGGCTGAAACGGTCTCGGCCATGGAGCTGCGTCCGCAGTTTGTGGTTGGCTTTGCAGCACTCGAGGTTCAAGCAAACTACCGAGTCGGAGACGGGATTGCACAGGTTCCGGTGACTCTGACGCTGGGCATCGACTTGCTTAACCGCAATTCGCTCAAGCGTCTGGAGAAGGCTCGACCCAAGGTCACCCTCCTTACCTGGCTGGAGTCCCCCACGGCGTTCCGTTACGCGACCGTGGTGGAAGCAGACGGTGACGTAGGAATCTGGGCGGGCGTGTACTCGAACCTGCGCATGGTCGCATAACCCTTTCCATTCCTTTTAAGGCACGGCACTCCCAGAGCAACGCAGGTCCGTTCTGGTTGCCAAGCCATTCAGGAGTTTCTTTCAATGAATCGTGTCACAGACGTCATTCGAGGCCGGTTCTCGGGTGTCACCGTCGGCATGCGAGTTCGGTTTTCAAGCATGCTCGATCGTCATCTGCCCGAGCGCACCAAACGGTTGTTGTTCCTCGCTTCGTTCTCAGCCCAGCTGAAAGCGCCGCAGGAGTTCAACCGCGAGATGTTGCACAAGCTGAACAAGATGCTGGACTTGTCGGCGGACGACGCGGCTCTCAAGTTCCCCATCCATATCAGCGGTGCCATCTGGCGAAACCGTCCGTTCGAAGCGGGCACACGAATCGACACCAGAACGCTGCAAGATCAGACGGATGTGCGGGGACTGGGGATGCGGATCGTATCGGCCATGCCAAAGTGGCTACGTTACGGCGACGATGGCCGGATGTTGGGCGATGTCGAGCGACTGCTGCGCAACTGGCAACACGTGGGTGCATAGCGACGAACGTCATAGAAGCCAGAGAGGGCCTCTCGGTCCCCTCTGGCTCTTATGCCGCTTGCTTACTTCCCGAATGCACGGATCGCAACACCCATCGAATAATTCACGGCCGTCACGAACGCCTGCACTTTGTAGTACACGGCGCTGTACATCTCGAGCTGCGAGGCGATCTGATACGCGCCTTCGGAGAGCTCCGTCACCACCTGCGGCGAGACGTCTTCGAGCTCCTTTCGTTCGAGCTTCTTCTCGATCGTATCGAGCAGTTGGCCTGCTTCCTCGATTTTCTTCTTGAGCGTGCGACGGTTGACCGCGTCGACCTGTTCGCTCACGGCGTTGGTCAGGTTGAAGACGCTCTTCCAGTCAGCGTTGCGCGCTACCACGTCCCCGAAGGTCCGATCGGCTTTCGTGGAGCCCGCCTGAAAGCAGGCGCCCAGTTGCTGATTGTCCATGTCGCGGGTTGCCTGCAGCTTCTTGTAGTAGCTGGGATTGAACTCGGAACTGAACTGGTGATCGTGGTTGGTGACGAGCTGACCCAAGAACAGGGTGTAGAGCGAGAGCTGATCCACAATCTTTGTGGCATTTTCCACCGCCTGCGACAGTGCCTCGCCATAGACGAGATAGGGAACCTTCAGGCCTTCCGGCACGCGCGCCGGCAGCGGCGAGATCGACACGTAGTTCCGGTTTGCGATGGCTTCCAGAAACTCCTTCTGCTGACTCGTGATCGGCGCCGCCGGCTTGTCGTTGGTCGACACGAGGTTGTAGAGATCGCGGAAACCTGCCTGAATCGCCGGGAAGACCCGATGCAGGAGGCTCCCGGTATCCGGCAGGGTGAAGGCTTCAAGCGCCACCACGGCGCGTTGGTTCTCGAGCAGGGTCGTCATAGGGGGTCCGTTGAGAAATCAATAGGGCAGTTCATAAAAATGTACGAAGTCAAATCCATCTTTTGCGCAAGCGTTAGTTATCGAACATAGACGTCCTTACGAACGAGCAGAAGATGACGATTGACTTAAGAACAAAGCTGACACCAGCACCGAATGTCAAGGTGATGATCAATATCGGGGCAGGCTTCGACATTCCGACTGGCCACTACATCAAGGGTCGTCGTAATGAGTCGATCCTGAACGGTGGATTGGCACCGCTGACCGGGATTACGGGTATCGGCAACAACTTCAAATCCACGACCGAGCACTACATGATGCTGACCGCCATGTCACGCATGCTGTACTCGGCCGCCAAGACGTACGACACCGAAGTCAACATTCACGAATGGCACTACCGCGAGTTCGTCGCTCGTACGGAAGCGTTCCACGGCGAGGATGTGCTGGAGTCGCAACGCTGGTCGATCACCGACAAGACGGTTTATGTCGGCGACGAGTGGTACAAGAACCACAAGAACGAGCTGGAAGAGAAGACCAAGCGGAAGGACATCATCGTCAATACGCCCTTCCACAACCGCGAGCGCACGGGGGCATTTACCATGCTGATCCCGACGTTCACCGAAATCGACTCGTTCACCGAGTTCGAGACGTCGGACGTGATCGAGATGCAGGACAAGAACGATCTGGGCGAATCCGGCGGCAACACGATTCACATGCGTCAGGGTCTCGCCAAGTTGCGTATCCTGATGGAAGCACCGCGTCTACACGGTCAGGCCTACGACTACCTGCTGATGACTGCCCACCTCGGCAAAGAGTCGACGATGCAGAACGCGGGTCCCGCCGGTTCCGTACCGATTCAGAAGCTCAAGCACCTGAAGAACGGCGACAAGATCAAGGGCACGACCGACAAGTTCACGTTCATTACGCACAATTGCTGGCACTGCTACAACTCGGCCCCGCTGCTCGACGGCAACCGTGCGCCGGAGTACCCGCGCAACCAAGAAGACACGCTTAAGCTCGACACGGATCTGAACACCGTGCAGCTGCGCAATCTGCGTTCGAAGTCGGGTGCATCGGGCATGGCGTTCACGCTGATCGTCTCGCAGAGCGAAGGTGTGCTGCCGTCGCTCACCGAGTTCCACCACATCAAGGAACAGGGTCGCTACGGTCTGGAAGGCAACAACATCAACTACAGCCTCGCCCTGTACCCTGATGTCAAGCTGCAACGCACGACGGTTCGCCGCAAGATCGACAACGATCCGATGCTGCGCCGTGCGCTCAACATCACGAGCGAGATGTGCCAGATGAGCTACCTGTGGCACACCATGGCGCCCGAGCTCAAGCTCAGCCCGAAGCAACTGTACGACAGCCTGAAGGCCTTGGGCTTCGACTGGAATGTGCTGCTGACGACGCGTGGCTGGTGGACGCACGAACTGGGCGAAGCGCATGAGCTGCCGTTCCTCTCGACGATGGATTTGCTGCGCATGACGCTGCCGAAGGAACACCCGGAGCACTACTTCCCGTACTGGATGGGCGAGGACAAGAAGCCGCTGCCGCAGTATCAGGAACTGATTCAACGCATTGCCGAGCGTGACGGTCTTCTGCACGCGATGGCAGCTTAAACACGAGGTCCCTATGGACGCAGACAAGCAAGAGAAGATCAGCCAGGTGCATCCGTACCTGCAAGCGAACCTCGCCGTCACGATTGGTGCGGTCAATGGCACCTTCAAGTTCCGTGTCGGCGAAGAAGTGCGCCACACCAAGGGCGGCGTTTACATCATCACAGGTTTGCCGAGTGAATATGTGCTCGAGCATTCTCGTGAACCTGCCTACGCGTACATGATGGCCGACGGTCGCATCTGCGTTCGTTCGCAGGCAGAGATGGAAGACGGTCGCTTTGAATCGGTTCCAGAAGGAACAGCGCGCGCCTACGTCGCCGAGAAAGAAGCGACTGAGAAGCCGATGGCTACCGCGCCCTTCGAAGGGATGGATCGCGAGTGGACCGAAGACGAGAAGGTCGGTCTGAATGATGCACTCGGCCAGTACGGCTGGAAGTGATTTCAAGGCGCTACTTCGCTGTGTGCGGTAGCGCACGTTAATAAGATTACTAGAGATTTTTTACTGCCATGACTCATGATGTAGAAGAAACCTCCACCGAGGTACCCGCAGGTGAAGCCATCGAGAATCTCGTCGGCCACGTGACCAACTTGCTCATCGGCAAGGGCCATCCGAATCCGGAAGCATGGAAACAGTATCTCCAGCCCGGCGTGGATACCCTGCCCGATCCGGACTATCAGCAGTTCGCGATCAATCGTGCATGGCGCGTGATCTTCGGCAAGCTCAACGAGGCAAAGGGCGTCGACACGATGGACGTGCGCTACTGCCTGATCGATCAGAAGGGTTCGGTGGAGAACTGGAAACGTCTGTTCGAAATGGGAGTCCTGCCTTGCATCATCGAGCACTCGCTGCCCCTCTCGGAATGATCGAGCACGTCGCGCTATCGCATGCAGCGATACGCGATTTTGATGAGGCGATCGTCGTGGCTGGTGGTCGGAACTTCAACGACTACCCGCAGTTCGTGAACCACCTCGAAGCGTATCTCTGCATGGAGCTTCCCACGGCTCGCCCGATCTTCATCTCGGGTAAAGCCAGTCGCGGTCCAGATTCTATGATTATCCGTTGGTGCCGTGAGAACGGCCGCGCCTGGACCGAGTTCCCGGCTGATTGGGATGATCTGACAGTGCCTGGTGCCGTGATTCGAGTCAATCGCAGTGGAAAGCGTTACAACGCTGCGGCAGGTCATTTCCGCAACCGCCTCATGGCTCAACACGCTACACGCGTCGTTACCTTCTGGGATGGCCGCTCACCCGGCACTCGGAACATGATCGACGAGGCGCGGCGCTGTCAGATCGAGCCCAAGATCTTCTTGATCGATCCTGATAGGAAAGAAAGCAATGACCAAACCGCTTGGAAAGAGAGCCGAAACCGAAGCGTTCATCCTGAAGTATATTCAGAAGCTCATTCCGGGGTCTTCTACGAACGTCCAGTTGTATAAGGACTTGTTCGCCCGGATGGATGACAAGGCGTTCGACGACTGGATGGGCAAGATCGCTCGCAAGGAAATCCGACTGGCGATCATCGCGCCTAACCTCTCGAAGGAGAAGGTGACGATCCCCAACAACCTCGCGATCGGCGACGAGTTGGGACACAACTTCTTCGAGCGGCTCTGGATCGATAACGGCAACGACATCCCGCCGTATCTCTCGCCGGTGAAGTACCTCGTCGGCGACATCACGCTGCGTCGTCAGGCACAGCTGCTTGTTAAGAAGATCTCGATCCCTGAGGACAACCGCAGCGTCGACGACATGACCGGCCAGCCTTCGGGCAAGTCGGAAGCAAGCAAGATCTCCTACCCGGAAACGCAGGTTCTGTCGGCACTGAAGCTCGACAAGAACATTGCGGAGATGATCAGCTTGCGCGGTGGCGACACGCAAGGCTTCAACGCAATGAACGACAGCTTCGCTCGCACGGGCGGGGCGTCACAGAAGGCCATCGAGCATCTGCGCGGTGGCGTGAAGTCAACGCAGGCCCTGAACACGATTCTGACTTCGATGCACTATCAAGTCAGCGGCCTCGTATAACCCAAGGAGATGGAGCATGAGTCTCCTACCTAACGAACTGATCGAAACAGGCGAAGTCTTTGTGGCAAGCATCGAGCACGTCCTTGCGAACAGCAAACGCATGAGCGAAGAACGCTATGCCAAGCTCTCGAAGTTCCTGTACTCGATGGTGTTGGCTGAAAAGCCGTACATGATCGCAAGTCCGAAGGGCGTGCAACACGCGATCGAACTCGTTATGGAAGATGAAGTAATCCGCGACTTCGTCTTCACGTTGGGATTCACCTTCCTCGCGCGCTGGGGCGGTTCTGGCCGGTACGTCGAGTTGGTGCAAGCCCTTGCATTTGCAGTAAGTGGGGACGGCAATCCTGTTCGAGGACAGGACTCGCTCGTCATGATGCCCGTCGACATCGCGGATCTCCTGCCGGATCCCGATGGCGTACTGGACCTCCTTCAACAAAACAAATGGCTGGTGACGCTGTTGATGATCCAGTTGTTTGTTCTCGTGCCGGAGCCTCCGAGGCAAACGAGCAAACGCAACAACGTGCAAGACCAAGCGCGCGATACGGCTAACCAGTAGAGCGTGCGAAGATGGCAGGAACTAAAAAGATCGAGACGATTCTAGTTGAGCTTGACTGCTTGCTGGATACACGTCTGGGAACAATCGAACGCATGGGTGAGGAACACGCAGCCCGCGTTCTGACGCCTGCTTACCTGGCCAGGGAGCATGACGTCTTTGACGGAATCGATCGGGAAGCCTACCGGCAACTCTATCAAGCCCGTGATGTGGAAACGCTGAAGCACTCGAAGGTTACGGCGCTAACAACTCGGTTTCGGGAACTCACCACGTTCCTGACTGAGATGGCGATCGAGCGTCCCTATTTCGATGGGGTCCAGATTGCTGTAAATACGTTTCCGTACGTCCTCGATGCAGTGACGGCAGACGCGATTGGCAAAGCTGTGACGGCTTGGATTGGGGGCAATGTCCCCGTCGAACTCGTCTCTATCCGCCCTGAGCAACTGACGCCCGCAGTCGTGAAGACGCATTACGCAATGCTGTTCATGTACGAGTACGAAGCCTGGATGAACATGCACGCGGAGGCATTCAAGGATACTCGGCTCAATGAGGTCCACCTTATCGCCCCTGCGCTGTACTTCAATGAAAAACCGGACGAGAAAACCCTGAAGTCACTCGTCCGCGACGCGGCTCATCCCTTCATCGCGATGACCATGCTCGCCTCTCCACTTGTCGGGCTCGAACTCATCGACATCAGGTATTTCAGCATCGTTGCAGCTCCGTAAGACGACCGGCATAAAACCCCCTCCCACTCCCCGCCTAATCTTTCTGGGCAGGGTGTGGGAGGAGGTAAGACGCGCGGTCACACGTCTTGCTGGCCCAGTCCCTCGACACAGGATTGGGCCATAAAGCTGTCGACGTCCATTTGTGGAGCGTCTGTCGCGATTTCCCCGGGTACCAACTGGGGATCCGGTATGTTCGTCGGCAAGGTTGGGACCGATGCGCGCGGAGCGTCGCTTCTGCCAGCCTGACTGACGCCCGGTGCGGTGAGCACCTGTGCAATGAGCGCAGCGGCGGCCGCGGCGGATGCCGCAGTCTTTTCGTCCGTCTTCAAGCGCTTCTTGCCGAGCGCTGATCGATCCATGCCATCCAATGCCTGGAGCAGCACCATCTTGTCGCCCCGTTCGAGTTCCTTCAGCTTCTCGCCGTTGGTACCCATCATCTGCGTGATGATTTGCTGACGCTTTCTCTGCGTGAAATTGAGAACCTGATCCTCGTTCTCGATGACCTCTATGTTTTGAATCGCCGCATCCGGACTACTGGTTTCAGGGAAGCGGTCATGTTCATCCTGTTCGTACTGGTCGGACATAGTCCACCTCCGGTAAAAAGCTCAAAAGAATCTTGGGTACATATTATTTTCATGAGCGATTTACGAGGGGGTATTCGTTTATCAAGCATCTCCACAAGACGTTTCACAAATCGGGGGTAAAGAAAATGTGGCGTTGGTTTACGCAGCTCCAAAACAGACGGAGAGCGCGACGTCTCCGAAGCGAATACGCCGTGTTGAAAGTGCAGGCCTTTTCTCTCTCGAACCATAATCCCAGCCGGGGCATCCTGGCTGCGTTACTGAATACGCTCGATGTGAGCAAGTTTGATCACTATCGAAACTCCCATTCGGTCGGCGTCACGATCAGCCCCTTTTTCGCGACCGTCGATGCGTATCATCGGGAGATCAAGATCATCAACTCCCATCTGGCGAGAGGCGTCGCCCTTCCGACGACATGGGCGACCCTTGACAGTCGCTCCATTGGACTAGACCAGTTCTTCACCTCGTCCGAGGGTTTCTATTTGAATGTGGCGGAAACGCTAACGGCGTTCAAAAGAGACGCGTTGATCCTATGTACGTTGATGGAAACCAGCGATAATGCCGCCCTCGGTATCGACGAACACAATCTCCGGATGCTGACCCGAATCATGGTCAACCTCCGTCAACTGGTAGTGACTCTCATCGATGTCAGCTTCGAAATCGATGAATGAGGGCACGACCCCAATAAAGCAGTCTAATCAAGCAGGTCAATCAAGCAGGTCCACAAGGAAGCTAATATGGCACGCAACCCTTTCCAACGCATCCTGCATTCCGAGGATAAAGGCGTTAGCAAGACTTCGGGCGCGAACGGGGTTCTCTCGCGTCTGTGGCGACAGATGTTATTGGATTTGAATATCGGTCCCGCTCGTTACGGCGACCTCATGCGCGATTTCGTCACCGACATTCGCAACGGCATTGCGCCGACGCGTAAAGACCAGACGAGCGCGCGCGGCAATATCACCAAGGAATTCGCTCGGCCTCAGATGACCTGGAAGGTCTTTATGAAGGCGTTGCGTTTTCTGCAAGTCGTCAAAGTCGAATTCGCGATCAAGTGCCATTACGCTAACGGCCGTACGACCACGCACGGCACGACGGTGGACTTCGGGAGCCGACCGCAGATCAACCAGTTTCTGGAAGAGCTGCAAGTGACTCCCCCGACCTCGCCCGAGATCGAGGACGAACAGGTGCACGAATTCTGCGGCGTCATCGCCCAGAGCGTCATGTTCCCCTTCGAATCGGAGACTGAACACCCGACCGGAAACAACGCCAACGCCGGTAAAGCGCAACCCGTGATTCTCACGGCTGATCTCTACGAAGCCCGCACGCTCCAGAGCGAGCGTCTCGACGAAAGCATTCACGCGCTCGGCGCCGTCCAGATGGAAGCCGATCAGATGTATCGGCGTTACCTGGCGGACAAAAACAACGGAAATACCAATCATGAACACGAGCGCCAATAACCGGCTCCCCGCCCTGCTGATTCCGCGGACGGTATTCGACCCCGAGAAAGATGGGGAAACCCACATCAACGTGTCGACGAATGGCAAGACCGAGCTTGGCCGTAAGCTCGCGCACTTCGCCGTCACGCCCTTCATCCACCCTATCTACGGACCGTTCAAGTCCATGGAAGGCTTCTGGCACTTCACGAAGTGTGAGGAGAAAGACGACAACTTCCGCACGCTGACCGCCAGCCGCGCCAAGGCGTATGCGAAGACGAAGAAGATGGTGTGGCGCGAGCACTTCGTCGAGGTCATCAACGAGGGGAACTTCCACAAGATCGTTCAGCACGAAGACATCAAGCAAGCGATGATCGAGTCCGAGCTGCCGTTCGCGTACTACTACATGTTCGGTCCGAAGCAGCTCCAGATCTTTCCCCAGCAGGCTCCGTGGCTGTGCGCTGGTTTCCAGCAGATCCGCGAGTTGCTGAAAGAAGGCAAGACGATGCCGGCGGCGCCCACGGTTGAATTCGTGGAACCGCAGCAGGCTACGGCCTAAGCGAAGCTGCTCACCCATGCAACGAGGACACTTTCGAGTGTCCTCTTTTTTTTTGCCCGTAGGAGTGTTTCATGCCTGTGAACGTGTTGGCATCCCCAAGTTTTCTAACGGGACCGCAAGACAACCTGGTCACCGTTGACGTCTACACCGGCACCTCCGGCGGTATTGTCAACTCGATCAAGAGCCTGGAAGCGAAGTACAACGTCGATCTGATCGGCATGCTGCGCGCTGGCGCGGCCGCGGCACAGCTTGTGCCCGTCATTGAAGGCATCGCTAACGGCAAGCTGCTGATGAACCCCCAGGCAGCTCTTGCGCGGCTCTTGACGGCCTCCAATCGACTTGTCTCTGCCGTGGGCGGTGCGAATCTCAACAGCGCCTTCAGCGCCCTCTCCTCGGGCGTGCAGAGCGCGATCGGTGAAGCTGGTCAGGTGCTGGGTCAAGTCGAGGCAACGGTCGGTGGCGTCGTCAACACCATCGTGAACGGCGCAGTCGGTGACATTCAGGCGCTCGGGGCAGTCATCAACGGATTCGCTAACGATGCGGGTGCGTTTCTGATGGTCGACACGCATGCCCTCGCTGGCATGGCCGCGGGTGTCATCAACCAGTGCGCAACATACGGGATCTCGGGCGCGTTCGAACACATGGTGAAGAACATCACCAACCCGTACGTGCTGAACTCCATCGTGGCTCAAACACTGCCGAGTCTGATCCGCACTGGCGACTTGACGAGCCTCCAGAGCCTTTCAATGATCGCAAGCAGTGTCGGTATCTCCGCGGTGAATCCGAGCCTGCTGCCGAGCTTTGTGCAGTCGTACAACCGGTCATTGATTGGAAGCGCGATTCAGCGCACGCCGTATCAGGACGGCGCGACCTATGTGCAGATGATGGACACGTTCAACACGGCCGATCCGACATGGAACGTCTCGACCCGTAGTAGCGGCGGAGAGGACGACGATGCAGTGGACATATCGAGTCTTCTGGGTGGAACCGATGACTTCACGGGGGTCCTCGCTTCAGGGGTAATGAACTCGAGCGATCCGGTGGAACAGATGAACGGCCTCGCCACGGTCTACCAGCCGAGCGACGTGGACAGTGATCTCAAGGCAATGTATCCGACGACCTACATTGACCCGGCTCTGCGGTCCACTCCCGTTTCAGTGGAACCTGAGCAGGCCGCGGCCGCAACGCCGGCTGTCGACGCCGCGACAAGCACGACCGCTGTGCCTGCGCCGCCCACCTACCAGAATATCGGTGGCACGACTTATCGCGTGACGAACGACGGAAATGGAGAGGGCTGGAGGTCCAACGCCATCAACGTCGGGGACGGTGTTGCGCACGGGGACGGTACGAATAATTACTACCCGGTGAGTAGCGGCGAGGCCACGCCCGCAACCCCTCCCGCCAGCGACAAGGTAGGGAGTCAGCCGAACCCCGGTACCTACAAGGTAGTCAACGGCCAGACGTATCAAACGGTCAAGAACGAATATGGCGGCACGGAGACTTACCTCGTCGCGAAGGGCGAAGGTAACGGCCAGGCATGGACCAGCACCGGCATCAACTTCGGTGGGGTGGATCACGGCGACGGGACGGACAACTACTTTGCAGTGGATCCGGTAACGTTGCAGCGTCTCACGAACAGCGGCTAAACTGACAGCATAATCGCCCGGGTCATCCCGGGCTCTTATGCCGTTACGTCGCTTACTTGTTGGTCCCCTTGAAGAACATGCCGACCAATCGTGCCGGAAGCAGATCGCCCGCCATGCTTGCAAAGTGTGCCGGTGTGAGCCAGCTGCGCCACTGTGCCATCTGCATGGTCAGGTTCAACTTCAACCGACGCATCATGTAAATCTGATCCGCCAGTCCCATGCCACCCAATACCGCCATGTAGTCAGCGAAAGGGTTGTCGCCGTCAAACAGACCGTTGAGTGAATCCTGGACATTATTGATCGCGTCCACGCCCACGCCCACTGCACCCAAAGCCGCTGCACCGACCGTGCCGCCAGCAGCAGCGCCACCCGCTACCCCCGCCACAGTACCGACCGGACCTGCCGCACTGCCGGCGACGCCGCCGGCGACACCACCAGCTGCCGCGCCAATATCAAAGCCAAGCTCCCCGAGCTGCTGCGACGCCGACTGCGTCAAACCCTGCGAGATCGGCAGGTAGATCAGATTCGACAGATCGAGCACGCTAAACGAGACGTCGATTCCCATCGCGTTGCCTTGCTCGTCGAAGCCGAGATTGCCCGTGCCGCGCGTGATCTGCAGACTGTCGATAATACCCAGGCGAACCTGACGACGGCCGCGGTCATACAACTCACAAATGAATGGCGACGTGTAGGATTGCGGACCGGTTGCCAAAGGGAGCGCGCCGGCAAGCAACATGGCGAGCGGCAGGTAGAGATTGAGCAGCTGCGACACGGGATTTCCATAGGGGCTTCTCAGCTGGATCGTGTATGTCGACCGACCAAGTTCTGCTGACGCCGACGTCCAGTGTTTCGGAATGTCAACAAACGCGGACCCGCCGAGCGCGGCCACGCCCGAAAACCCCAGCCCGTCGCCGAGACCGCCAACGAAGCTGGCAACGTCACCAACTATCCCCTGAACTGCTTGTGCGATCGCGTTGCTGCTCACATTCCCATCTGCCATATCAAACCGCGTCTCCCGCGACTGACTCGACATGCTGTTGATTTTGCTGGCAAGTGGCGAGTCTCCGGCCTGGTTCGAGAACGACTCGCTCACCGGACCAGTAGGATCAACGCGAAAGCTGACGAAGGCGGATCCGTCGTCCAATTCCGCTTTGAAGAAGTCGAACAGTCCTGCATTCCCCGCCTCCGTCGTGTCCAGCGCTTCGGAGCCCGCGTCCGGCGTATTACCCGAGTCACCAGTTGAAGGCTTGGGTTTCGAGTTGGCCGTGTCGAACCACTTCTTCTGGTAGTCAGGGAAGTTGGGACGCTTATCGTCTGTCAACTTGTTCTGCGGGCTGAACAGCGACTGGATGGCCGTATTCAGGTTGACCGACGAGTTGCCCAAGGTCTGCATTTCGAGCTGATGCTGCTTGCGCTGGAGACGCTTGGCCCGGGTGGCGAGTGCATAGACGTCGATGCCGCCCTTCTCAAAAAAGATGTCGGGCAGAAGGTCATGCAGACGCTGATTCCCGCCGTCGTCGAACGCGTAGTTGTCCGCGATCGTTCTGTTCACGGTCGGGTCAGCAACAGCGCCGCCGGCGCGCGGGATGACGCCTTTGTTCACCGCAATCTGGTTCACGATCGTCTGCACCACCTGCCAGTAGACCGGCATCGCGGGCTTCAGATAGTAGAACTTCGACGAAGGCTTGTTCATCATGAAGCGCAAACCGACGCCGAGCATCATAAAGCCGAGCAGTTTCCAGTTCATCACCGAAACGACGAACCCGGCTGCTTTACCGATCTGATAAAGGACGCTCGGTGCACGGCCGGTGCGTGCCACCATCCCAGCGCCGCTGTTGTAAAAATGCGTGAAGAACTGGGTGAGCGAATTGAACTCGGGCATGCCGAAGCGCATGTGGATCACTTGCGAGTGGTCGTCGATCGCCTCGGAGTAGTAGATGCCCATTCCCTTTCCACCGCTCTTTCGCGAAGGTGCTTTCGGATCAGCAAAGGCGGTGAACTGAGGCGGCGGGTTGATTGCGATGTTTCCGCCGGGCGTTGTGTCCGTGTATTTGAGGATGGCGGTGGTGTAGAACCGATTTTGCTTGTCGATGTTGTCGAGGTCGCTGCTCTGCACGAGAAACGAGTTTCTGACCCAACTGACATCAGGCACACTTGTTAATGGAGCTGCCACGTTGGACTCCTAAACGATGCGAAAAAAAAGCGAAGGAAGAGCCGAAGCTCCTCCCTCGCCTGGACTACAAGATTAAACGGATCAGACCATCTTCCGCATTGACACCGGCGGCGTCGGCATCTGCTGAGCCGGTCCGGACTGAATCGTTCCTGTGCCCGCGATCGGCTTCGCAGGAGCAGGTGCCGCGCCCTGATCGCTCGGTTTCGCGGTTGATTGCATCAGGGCAAGGATTGCCTTTAGCGTGCCAAGGCTTTCCTCGTGAACCTTCAACGACTTGCCGAGCGTGTCGCCCACACCGCCTAAGGCGTCCATGTGCTCGTCATGCTGAGCTTGCTGAACCGCCGCGATGTTGCGACTTCCGGTGCCGACGGGCTTGGCGGACGAGCCTCCGAAGCCGAACGGCGAGTCTACCGGACTGCTCGCTGTGGAAGCGGCAGGAGCTGACGGCGCCGCTGAACCAGACGTGGCAGGAGCAGTGGAAGCCGTCGACGGCGCGCTACCACCGGTCGAACCGCTGGACGCGTCCGAAGCAGGTGCGGTCGCCGGAGCGCCAGAGCCGGATGCCGGAGCCGAACCGCCAGCTGCCGGAGTCTGCGCTGCCGAGGCGCCATCCGTCTTACCGTCCGTCTTGCCCGCAATGTCGGCCGGGACGAGCTTTCCGTCCTGCGCCTGCTTGAGGTAGAACTGATACTTCGACGCACGATCGTTCAAGCCGTTGAGACCGCCGTTGACACCAAGCGTCGCCGTTCGCACGTCACCGTTCTTACCCGCCGCCTTCACGTTCTCTTGCCAGAAGGCAATAGCGAGTTTTGCTGCGGTATTCGGCTCGGAAGCGAGGTCCGGGTTGTTGATCAGGTCAACCCCGATCTTCTTTCCGAAGTGAGCGTAGTTCGCCTTGCCCGTGAGCTGGATCATGCCTCGGCCACGATACTTGTACCCATCGTCGGCATCGCTGTTCCCCAGACGACCGCCGTAGGCGGCGTCAGCGATTCCTCGCTCGCCTCCGGCGACTGCCTCCTGCGCGGCCTGCATGGTCGGGAAATGCTTCGGACCGAACACCTTCATCAGGTTGCTCGCACTATAGTGCAGGTTCTCCGTGAGCGACTTGAATCCTCCGCTCTCGTGATCGCACTGCGCCATCAGCATTGCCTGCTCTTCGGGCTTCGTAATGCCAGCCGCGACCATCGCTTTGAGAAGAGCATTCTTGATTGCTTGAGCGCTCGCTGAATACTTCTTCTCAACCCAGTTGCCAGCGGACTTGACGCCCGAGACAATGGCACCGCCGACCTTCGTGTTCTTGAAGGAGTCGTATGCCTTGCCCGCAGCATTCCCAATCGAAGACGCGACGTTGCTGACCACGTTCTTCGCCGAGTTGAACGCATTGCTCGCCCAATCCTTGACGCTCTTCCAACCTTCCCCAGCCTTATCAGCCAAGTAGTTGGTCCAGCCCTTCCCGCCGTCGCCCTCCTTTTTATCGTCGGACTTCTTCGGATCGGCCTTCGGCTTGTCCTTCGACACGCCCGTTCCATCCTTCAGCGTCTTGACCTTGTCCTTGCTTTTGCCATCGAGGAAGTCGAGCGCGCCTTGCACGGACTTTTGATCCGTGTTCATCGCGTAGCCCGGCCACGGGGATTGCGTGACCTCCCACACCGACTTGCTATCCGGTGTACGCGTCCCCACGATCGCCTTTGCGATTTGTGCTGCAAGGAACGGCTCAAGCATGTCCTCCGACCGGCCGGTGAGCTTACCGACCATGGTGGGTCCGCCGCTCAGCCTGGACATCGTGCCAAGGTAGTTCAGGTAGACGGGCAGGAAGCGCATGTTGAACCATGCGTTCCAGGTGTACGCCTGGTTATTGTGGTGACCCGCAATACCAAACTGCGCACCGAACTTCTCCTGAAGCTGTGCCGGATCGCCGTTGAACTGCGCGGCGTCGTTCGTCACGCGAACGAACTTGAAGGTCTCCGCTTCGAGCGCCCGCAGCAGCGCGCACTTGTCGGCATCGAGGTCCTTCAAGCCGTACGTCCGGTAACGCACGCCCGTGAGCGTTTCGACCTTGTCCGGTCTTTGGCCTGGCTTTGCGAGCGATGGATCGATCGCGTAAGACGCAATCGGCTTGCCACCAACCCCTGTTTCGCTGGGCTTGGCGGTGCTGATACCCAGAGCCTGCGCAACGAGTGCTTTCGCCTTGTCCTGCCCGGCGTCCTTCGGCGTCACCGAATCCAGCGTCTTCCCAGCCAATGCGGCAGCTGCAGCAGCACTCGCAACCACGCCGGCGGTTCCCTTCTCGCCGTCCCTCTTCCCCGCGTCCTTATCGATTTCAGCAGCAACTTCCTGTGTGATCTTCTGGACGTATGCCGGCCCGGCCTGCAGGCTCGCCTGATCCCAGAACGGTGAGACGGAGATGTAGTACGGACCCTGCGGCCACTTCGCCCCCTCGAAGTACTTTTTCTTTTCGTCGGACTTGAGCTTCGAGTCGACCTCATCGAGCTTCACGTTGGCATTCGCCATCTGAAGGGCCGTCATGTGCTTCAAGAAGACCGGACAGAAACGACCTCTGAACCACTGCGCAAAGTTCGCACACTGCTGCTGGTCCTTCAGCTCCAGATCGAACCCTTCGGCGATCTCCTTCGGTTTCTGCAGCTCGGGCACCTTCTTCGCGTCGATACTGGCTTGGCCGTTTTGGAAGACGACGCCCTTCATCAGTTTGTCTTCAAGACCGAAGACGGCCTGCAGATACGATTTCTCCTGCTCCTTCGTGAAACCGTACTGCGCGAAACGCAAGGTCGACAGCGAGTCCAGCCTTTTCTTCGTCAGCGCTTTGTAGCCCTTGTAGAGACCATAGCCCAACAAAGCAGCACCCGCGATGCCAAGGCCAACCGGAGTAAGCAACGCAGCGCCCAGCATGCCGGCACCGGTGGCGATACCGGACAACACTGTCGCGCCTCCGGCAACAAGCGCACCTCCTCCGGTCGCACCGGCAAGAAGGCCGGCACCTTCGGCACCGGTCAGTGCAGCCGCGCCCAAACCTGCTTCTGCTGCGCCAAGACCAGTGGCCGCGGCCGCACCTTCTGCGCCAACAGCTGCCGCACCTTCCAGTCCAGCTTCACCGGCCGCCATTGCGCCACGGCCAAGAAGACGACCCATGCCGCTCCGGACAAGGCTCTTCGCGCCCCCAAGCATCCTGCCTACGCGGCCAGCGCCGGGAATGCGCTTCAGCAACCGCTTGGCATTCCCAAACAACCCCTTTCCACCGCCGTCGAGACCGTCGCTCTCTGAGTCCTGAATCGCAGCCTTCATCGCAGCGTACATGCCTGCGATCTTGCCGTCCTTCGCCAACTCAGGTGGCAACGACGAACCACTCAGGAATTTGGCGACACGATTCATACCGAGGGAACTGGCCATCCCGCCAAGCATATTGCCCGCTCGTGACAAGCCAGGCGCAATCTTGCCGATCGCCTTCCGGAAGAAGCCCTTACCTGCAGTCGCTTCGTCTGCCTCCTCGGCCTCCTGCTCGTCCTTCTTCTTGAAGCGATCCGACAAACCCTTGATCGCGTCCTTAATTTTGGACAGAGCAGCGCCCATTCCGGTCTCGCCAGCCTTACCGTCACCGGCGTGTTCCTTCTCGTGCTCCTTCTCTTGCCAGGAACCCTTGACGAAGCCTTCGCCATCGTCCCCCAAGAGGCGTTTCTTCGGGCGCGGCAAACGCTCAGTGAGGATGTCGCGGATCTCCGTGAGGCGATCGATCATGGTGCGGGAGCCGGCAAAGACGATGCCGTCCTTGCCCAACCAGTTCTCGAACCAGTTACCCAGTGCCTTGAACGGTGCAGAGACGAAGGTCTTCGCCATCTGGAAGCCCTTCGACAGCGCGCGCCCCGCCATTGCGAATGGCTTCTTCGCTAGGGCGAATGCCTTGGCGAGCGGCGTCTTGAGCGGTTCTCCGTTCCGATCGACGAGGCCCTTGACGAGATCTTCCTTCGTCACAACGAGAACCGGATTGTTCGCGTCGCTGATGTCTTCGACCGGACCATCAATGAGGCTCGGGCGCGTGATCGGCTTCCCGCTGATCTGCGACCGGTAGGCACCGGAGCGCATCATGATCGCCAGCATGACCGGGTCGTTCTTGCCCCTAACGTAGATGTCGATCGGCTGGTCGAGCAGGTCGAGACCTTTGCGTGCGAGCTTGATACCCGCTTCAAGTGCCCCGGGTGCCAGCTTGAAGATTCCGCCGGCGATACTGTCGTAAGCGCCTCTGATTCCCTTCCCTGCCGACCCCAATGCAGAGATCGCCTTCACGCCCATCTTGCTCTTGCTGTAGGCGCGGCCGATGTCCTTGGCCTCGAGCACGATGTTGTCGTTGTCGAAGATGTCCTCGACGTCGCCGGTGATGTCCTTGTAGGACTTGATGATCTTGCCCGTCGCCTTGTCACGGTAGTGACCGGCACGCATCTTCCAAGCGAGGAGGACAGGCTCTTTCGATCCCGGCACGTAGATGTCGTCGAAGCTCTTGGCATAAGCCAGTGCCTTCTTACCACCGCCTGTGATCGCGCCGAGACCGGACTTGCCCCAGCCCTTGACCTTGTCCATCATGGGCGACGGACCCTTCCACCAGTCCCACGCACCCTTCACGCCGTCCTTGACCTTATCGACGCCCCACTTGCCGGCGTCGGCTACGGCACCGCCAAAATCACCGAGCGTCCACTTCAGCAGATTCTTCGCGCGTCGTACGCCACCTCCACCGGCCTCATCCACGTGATTTCCAACGCCCGAGCGATAATGACGGACATCAATACCTTCTTCGACCTTCTTTTGAATCGCGAGTAGAGTTTCATGGATCTTCTCCGAAATTGATTTGCTGCTGCTTGCCTTGATGGCCTCGATGACCGGCGTCTGATTGCAGCAGTCTTTGACACCCGTTTCCGTCGTCGTGCGGCCACCGATGTTCAGGTGGTGCTGTGTCGCTTCTGCCGGTTCGTCGTGTTGCTCGTCCAGAGCACGCAGCCATTCGTCCATACCGTCAGGCACGTGGCGCTGCCCCGCGTTCCAGTTCATCGCTCCGAGGGCCTGCGCAGACGGCCGATGGCGCGCAGTCGGTGTAAACGCGCGGCGGCGCTTCTTACGCGGGGACTGCCCCTTCACGCGCTGTGCACCGCGATGGCGTGTGGCCATCGACGCATGGATACCGTGACTACCACCGCCACCCATCGGACGAACGTTGCCGCCGGCGTAGCTCGCTGCCGGATTGAACGTGTCGTGCAGGTAATAGTCCATCAGCTTGTCGAGATCCAGCCGACCGCTCTTGACCAGCCCGGTCTGCATGACTACATCCAGCATGCCGCTGTTCATCATGTCCTGGATTGCGGCCCGCGGATCACCCATGCCCGCCCCGAGGTCGGCGAATCGCGCTTGGAAGCGCATCTGCTTGCGGCCGTCGTGGTCGTCCTTAAAGTAATTCTCGAACAGCTTCGCGAACGTCCCAGCGTGTTCGGCATCGTCGCCGCCATAGCTGAAGACGTCGCTATAACGCTTCGCCGACCCCGTCCGGTTCATCAGGTTGTCCTGCATCATCCGGCGCAGCAGTGCCTTGCGCTGCTTCTTCGTGAGCTGGACCCCGCTCTCCTTCTCGAGGTGATCGACCAGGTTCCGGCCCTTCTCGCTCACCCAGGCTTTGTCCTCCTTTCGCACGAGTGAACCGAACGCATTCTTCGCCATCTCGCTTCGGCTATGGAACGCGTTCTTGGTGTAGTCGTAGGTCGTGAGTTCGGTTTTGGCGTTGCCCGTGCGCAGAATCTGCAGCTCACGATAGATGCGTGCGAGGTAGCCCGGGATGACTTCCGTGAGCGACTTGCGAGCTATTCCGTTGAACGGCGCCGGGTCCTGAAGATTGCGCAGGTTGTCGACGTGCATTCCGGTCTCAACCCCGGTCGACGCACGGATCTGGTCCTTCAGCCAGCGGATGCCACCGCCCACGAGCGGGACGTCATTGAGGTGGTCGGAGTGTGCCCATTCCGTCAGGTGCTGCGGAGCGTTACCGGCGTAGTACTGTGCCTTGTTGCCGTACCTGTCGATCTTGTCTCCGAGGCGTGTGCCTTTGAGTTTCTTCCCGACCCAGCGCCCAGCCTTGGCCCCCAACGAGTCCGCCACCAGACCACCAGCGAATTCGCCAGCCATCTGGGATTTGCTAGGGCCACCTTCACCCAACATGTCGCTCGTGTCGGCCGCCATGTCGGCAGCACTCAGCGCCATCTGCGCACCGCCCACGAATCCCGACAGGCTGGATGAAACCTGCTTCTGGATACGGTCGGTCAAGTTGCGCATGAATGCGGAGCGCTGACCAAGGACCATGCCGCCCACATTGCCGAAGAACTTGTTCCGCGCGAGGGTCGGCCAGTCTTCGCGCATCTTGATCTTGAGCACGTCCGGCAATGCGGTGTTCTTCTGGATGTTCTCCAGCAGCTCCTTATTGCGCGCACCCTGTGCCTTTTGCTCCGCCAGCGAGTCCATCGCGACAAAGTAGTGACGGTATTGGATCTCAAGCGACTTGCGCTGGAAGTTGACCGTCACCCGGTCTTGATAATCCGCCAGTCGCTGCAGCGCGATTCGCATCGAGTTCAGCTGCCCCAACTGGTTATTGGAGCGGTCGTTATCGATCGTCTTCTGGATGTCGGATTCGGCCTTGTCTTCCGCGCGCTGTTGGGCGTTCGTCTCAGCCTGAAACTTGAAGATGTCACCCAGCGTGGACTGGAGTGCGGCGTGACGAGACGCTTCTTCCGAGATACCGGTCGAGCCATTGTCGCTCGACTCGGACCACGATTTGAGACGTTCCTGAACCTTTTTCGGCAGGAATTTTTCCGTCGTGGGAAGCAGCTTATTGGTCGCCCGCTTCATGTCGTTGAGCAGCGGCCGAACCTCTTTAACGGACGAATTGTATAGAGTCCGCAGGGACGCAGAGGACTGATCTGCCATGTCGAGGGCTGTTCCATAGCCCGTCGGCAAGGCCGATTTGATGGTCTTCTTGATGAACGAGCTGCTCCGGGCCGAGTCCCAGACGCCGCTCACTGCACCCTTACCAAAATCCATTGCCGCTTGGGTCGTGGGCTTCCGGTCGTCCTTCTTCTTACCCTTCGGTGCGGAAGCGTTCCAATCCGACGCGAAATCCAGATCTTCGTCGAAGCCAAAGTCGTCGACGGCGGACAACTTCTTTTTCTTGGCCATAAGCGACTCCAAAAAAATAGGGCCGCGGAACTTCGCGACCCCTCATAGATTTCCCGTTTTTAAGTAGGAACACTAAATGCCTCAGCGTTCTGCGATTCCTTTCAATCTGAGCTTGCTGGACTTGACGCCAGCCAAGTTGCAGGGTCTGAAGCCTGTGACCTCACTCGCCTTCTTCGACGGCAACAGCAACAACTTCGCTGAGGACGGCCTGTTCTCCGTGAGCATCTTCGGCAAGGTCGGCGACGAGAAGCGCTCGCAACGCTTTTCCTTCATCGATATCCGCGTACCGATCTTTCACCCGGTGATCTTCCGTGCGCTCGTGAGCCTGAAGCGTCTATACGGCGACATCATCTCGGGCGCGGAGTACGCCGTATGGAATCCGGAGATCCGCGACTTCGAGCGTAGCGATCCGGTGAACGGAAAGACGGGCTTTCAGTTCTTTGTGTCGAACTGGAAGAACATCGTCTTCGAGAAGACGAAGAGCGACACGCGTGAGCAGAACATCCTGCTCATCGAGAAGTTCAAGGAAAAAGGCATGACCTCGAAGATCGTGGTGATGCCTGCGGGCATGCGCGATCTGGAAATCGGCCCGGATGGCCGGGTGCGCGAGGACGAGATCAACACGATCTACCGTGAGCTCATCGCCAAGTCCAACAGCGTGACCGATTCGGCGCTGCGCACGAACCCCGAGATCATCAACACGGTTCGCTACAGCCTGCAGATGACCTTCAACAAGCTCTATGACCTGCTCGAGAGCATGGTGGAAGGCAAGCGCAAGCTGCTGATGGGCAAGTGGGCAAGTCGCCGCGTGTTTGACGGTACGCGAAACGTGATCACGGCGATGGACACTTCCGCTGCCTATCTCGGCGCGCCCGGCAACGTGGGCTTCAACAACACCGTGATCGGCCTGTACCAGATGCTCAAGGCCGCGCGACCGGTCGCCGTCTACCACATCCGCAACGGCTTTCTCCAGAAGGTCTTCCCGGGTGCGGGCATCGCTGCAAAGCTCGTGAACAAGAAGACGCTGCAGACTGAGCCAACGCAGCTGTCGATGGATTACTTCGATCGCTGGATGACGAGCGAAGGGATCGAGAAGATCCTAACGGCGTTTGGCGAAGAAGATCTGCGGCACAAACCGATCGAGATCGACGGCAAGTACTTGGGCCTCATCTACCGCGGCCCCGACATGACTTTCCGATTGATGAACGGCATCGACGAGTTGCCCGAGGGTCGCGACAAGAAAGACGTCTCGCCCATTACGTTCTGCCAGTTGCTCTACCTCTCGACCTATCGGGAGATGGATCGTCTGCCGCTCTTCGTCACCCGCTACCCCATCACGGGTATCGGCTCGATCGTACCGAGTAAGGCACACGTTCGCACGACGGTGCTCTCGGAGCGTCGCAAGGAACTGGGACCGGACTGGAACCCGATTGGTGACGACTATATCGCCTACGAGTTCCCTGTCGACGGTGGCGCGTTCATCAACTCGCTGGTTCCGCACAGCTCGAAGCTGGGTCTGATGGGCGCTGACTTCGACGGCGACACGTCCTCGGGCAACGTCACCTACACCGACGAAAGCATTCAAGAAGTTGACGACTTCCTCGCCAGCCGGCGCGCCTACGTGGGCACGGACGGACGAGCACTCGCAAGCGTAGCAGTCTCCACAGTGAACCTGGTGCTGCACAACCTGACCGGGGATTAAACAAGATGTTCCTGTACGAATACTTCTATCGACGATACGGCGTGCGCCGCACCGCACAGCTGATCCAGCCGCCCCTGCCGGGTATGGATCAAATGGCGCTGCCCAAGCGCAGCCTGTTTCACTTCATGGGCGGCGGCCCGCTCGACAGTGGTCCGGATTCGAACCAGATCGAGTTCCGGGGAATCACCCGACCGATCGTCGTCTCTCACGTTTTCCAGCAGGCTGCGAATCAGGGCAACCCGCGTCTGATACCGACGTCGACGCCGTTGCTGTCCTCGCAGTGGTTTCAGAAGCATCGCCGCTACAAGAAGCTCGTGAATTTCGAGACTGGCACACGGGACGACAACACGCTCGCCGTGATGAACTACGCGTTCCTGTGGCGGATGTATCGCTACCCGCGATCGCTGTTCGCCAACTATTACCAGTGGCACAACGTCGCGGAGACGCTCTGGAGCCAGGTCGGTGACATCGCCGCGCGCTCCAACCGGAATCAGTTCATCCCGATCACCCTGCCCAAGATCCTGCCGTGTCTGGCCGATCTGAAGGTCGGCGAAGCCGGCGGCATCAACCAGCGTCTCATCAAGCGTTTCAATTCGCACGAAGCGCTGATGATTCTCGAAATCTGGAAGTGGCTCGGTGAGAACCGCAAGTCGTCGATGCTCTCCCACGTGAGCGATGCGCACATCGGTCGCGTCAACCTCCTGTTCGAAGAGAGCGGCCGCTGGTTCGTGGTGAACCTCGCCACGCTCAACGGCTGGCGGATTGCGACGCCGACCGAACTGGAAGTCAACCCCGAAGCGAACCAGCACGGCTACCCGCCCATTCGACTGCAGCGTTTCTTCCTGCGCATGCTCATGTCGCTGATGGAAGTCCGTACGGCAGCCGCGCCTGAAGTCATGGCCGAGAGCGACAGCGCAGTACCCGCATCGGGCGAGACCCCGCAGGAACCGACCAACGTGGTGGACTCGGTCAACCCGACCACGGGCGAAATCACCAAGACGGTACAGCAACCGACCGAGGCTCCGACCTACTTCCAGGCACCGAAGCAGCTGGACGATGATCTCGACGATGAAGAGTTGGCGAACCGCAGCAAGACAATGCGCGTGGTCGCCTCACTCAAGCACGAAGAAGACGCACCGGATGAGCGCGGTACTGACATCCATCGTGACGCAGAGCTCGAGAAGCAGATCGACGCGGACCTGGACCAGCTGGAGCACATCGCGAATCTGAGCGATCCGGACGAAGAAACGCGCAAGGAAGTGACCGTCGAAGCACCCGTGACGCTCAGTCCCGAAGGCGCTGTGATGAAGATCTGCGATCGCCTCGCGGAACAGGGCATGTTGAGCGCGGGTGAACACCGTCGCTATCAGGCACTGTCTCAGGCGTACAAGAAGATCGTGGCTCCGGACGGGAAGTCGACGCTGGGTGACTTCTCGCAGGTCGCTCAGGAAGATGTGCAGATTCCTGAATCGCCCGCACTTCCCGACGTTGCGACGGTACCGGACAAGACGATGCTCAAGTCGTCGTTGATGGTCTTCGACTCGCACTACATCAAGAAGGTCATGCAGAAGGATGTCGCCAGCATGGTGCTCAACCTTCAGCAGGCTGGTCTCTGCGTCACCGGCTACGAGGTCGAGGACGTGGATGACGTCATGGGCGAATACAAGATCTACACAGTTCGTGTTACGCCCGTCGATGGAGCGCAATCGACGTTCCGCTTCCGTCTGCCGACGCTGGCTGAAGATGGCACGTTCACCAGCAATGGCGTGAAGTACCGTGTTCGTAAGCAGCGCGGCGACCTACCGATCCGCAAGATCGACCCGGAGACTGTGGCACTCACCAGCTACTACGGCAAGGTGTTCGTCTCCCGTTCGCCGAAGCGCGTTAACGACTACGGCACGTGGCTGTGTAACTCCATTCGGGCCATCGGTCTGGAGAAAGGCAACAGCCTGCTCGCGAACATGCACATGGCAGACGTGTTCGACAACCTGTTCCCGTGTCCGCGTCTGTACAGCATCTTGGCGATGTCCTTCCGTGGCTTCACGCTGGCCGGGTTCGAATGGAACTTCGACCACACGAAGCGCGTAGCACTATACGGCGAAGACACGTTGAAGCTGATGGCTGAGCACGGCATGGAAGTCTGCGGCAAGTCGCTCAAGAAGCCGAACACGTTCCTGTTGATGGACCGCAACGGCGCGCTGTATGAAGCGACCCGCGGCGAGAAGCGCTTGCCCCAGGTGCTGCCTTCGATCGAGGAGATGCTTCAGCTGGAACCGGCCAAGGCTCCGGTCGACTTCGCGGAAGTGAAGGTGTTGGGCCGGACAATTCCGTTGGGCGTGGTGCTTGGCTACGAAATGGGACTAGAGCGTCTGATGAAGATGCTCAAGGTCGAGCCGCGCCGGGTGCCGGCTGGACAGCGCGTCAACCTTCAACCGAACGAATACAGCCTGGTGTTCTCGGATGAGACGCTGGTGTTCCCGCGCGACAAGACATTCGCCTCGATGGTGCTCGCCGGCTTCAATGAGTATCACCGGAGCCTGCGCACGTACAACGTGCACGAGTTCGATCGGCGTGGCGTGTACCTGAACGTCCTGGAGTCGGGTGGCGCATCACAGCGCTATCTGCGCGAGATCGATCTGCAGTATCAGCTTTTCATCGATCCGATCACGCGCGAGTTGCTCATGGACATGAAGGAGCCGACGGATTATCAGAGCCTGTTGCTCAAGGCTTGCGAGATGCTGCTCACGGACCACCATCCGGACGAACTCGATTCGCGTTACATGCGGATCAAGGGCTACGAGCGGATGGCGGGTGCTGTGTACTCGGAAATCGTGCGTTCGATTCGCGTGCACAACGGCCGGGCTGGCAAGTCGCGCCTGCCGATCGACCTGCATCCGTTCCAGGTCTGGAAAAACATCACCCAGGATCCCGCAAAGATCCAGGTGTCGGAAATCAATCCGATCCAGAACCTGAAAGAGATGGAAGCCGTGACGTACTCGGGTGTGGGTGGCCGAGGCTCGCGCAGTATGACGAAGTCGACCCGTGCTTATCACCAGAACGACATGGGGACGATCTCGGAATCGACCGTCGACTCCTCGGACGTGGCGATCAACACGTACACCAGCGCGGATCCGCAGTTCACTTCGTTGCGCGGTGTCTCCCGCCCCTACGACGTGAAGAAAACGGGTGCGACGGCTTTGCTCTCGACGTCAGCGCTGCTGTCGCCGGCTGCCGACCGTGACGATCCGAAGCGGGTGAACTTCATCGGCATTCAGCAGAGTCACGGCATCGCGTGTCGTGGTTACAAGCAGGCCTCTCTTCGCACGGGTTACGAGGGCGTCATTGCTCATCGCGCGGGCGACCTGTTTGCAGTCACGGCGAAGAAAGGCGGCAAGGTGCTTTCTGTCAACGAGCACGGCATGCAAGTGCAGTACGAAGACGGCGAGATCCAGGGCATTGAGCTGGGACGTCGCTACGGCAATGCAGCAGGTCTCGTGGTACCGCATCAGGTCAACACCAACATGAAGGCCGGTCAAGCGTTCAAACCCGGTACCCTGCTCTCCTACAACGACGGCTTCTTCGAGCCGGATGTCCTGAATCCGGAAAGCGTCGTGTGGAAGGCCGGGATCACGGTGAAGACCGTGTTCATGGAAGCGATGGTGACGCTGGAAGACTCTTCGGCGATCTCGAGAGAGGTCTCGGAACTACTGACCACGCAGATGACGAAGGTGCGAACCATCGTCGTCAACTTCGATCAGGAGATCCACAAGCTCACAAAGCCAGGCGCCGTTCTGGGCTCCGAGGATATTTTATGCGTCATCGAGGACGCCGTGACAGCGGGCAACCGTCTGTTCGACGAGGAGTCTCTTGACACACTGCGTGTGCTGAGCGAGCAAACACCCAAGGCGAAATCCGCGGGCATCGTTGAGCGCATTGAGGTCTTTTACCACGGGGAGCTGGAGGACATGTCGCCTTCGCTCCAGAAACTCGCGGCCACATCCGATGCGGCCATGATCAAGCGTTCGCGCTCCGTGGGCAAGAAGGGCTACACCGGCAGCGTGGATGAAAGCTTCCGCGTCGAAGGCACTCCGCTTCAGTTGGACACCGCAGCGATTCAGATCTACATCACTGCGGACGTCCCGGCTGGCGTGGGTGACAAGGGCGTGTTCGGCAACCAGTTGAAAACGGTGTTCGGTCAGGTGATGGAGCGTGAGCTGAGAACGGAATCCGGACTGAAGGTCGATGCGATCTTTGGCGCGAAGTCTGTTGCAGACCGGATCGTGTCGTCTCCGGAACTCATCGCGACCACAACGACCTTGCTCGATGTGATTGGCCAGAAGGCCGTGGAACTCTACCGGTCGTAAATCTCACGGACAAACGGCGGACCCTCGGGTCTGCTGTTTGTTCTAGTTTTATTTAGTCCTGCTGATAGGAATTTTCATGAAATCCAGAGAATCTGAAAAGACGCTCGTGACGCTCGCGAATGCCACGACTCTCGTGCGCACCATCGTTCAGGGCGTCCTCGGCAACGACGTCGCAGACACCCTCGGGGGCACGCCGCTCACGACGGATGTGATCAACCAAATCGCACAGGCCAAGTTTCAGGCCGCGCTGCAGACCTACCTGTAAAGGACGCGAAGACCATGTTGAACGAAAAAGTCCTGATGGCTTCGCTGCCGCTGACCGAGCGACTGGACGCACGCGGCTTCGCCGTGTATCCGGTTTCGGGTACGCCGCTTGACGCGCTGTGCTCGTCGACCCGTTCGGACTCGGCTCTCTTCATCGCTGCCAACGGCGATCCCCGTGCACTCATCGGCAGCATCTGCACGATGGCCAACACGACCGACCCGTTGATGCAGTGCTCCGAGCACGACGTTGTGCTCGATTCGATCGCCGAAACCGCGATCTCCGCAGTGAAAGGACACATCGCGTTTGCGCGTACGGTCGTCGCACCGGCGATCAACGATTTGTATTCCCGCGTGAAGGCGTCACTGGCCGAAGTCAACCAGCAGTCGCTGCTCGGTATGGAAGTCGAAGTGCTGCGCGAACCCAAGCCGCTCGATAACGGCGCGCTCCAAAGCGCTGTCCGTAAATTCGAAGGTCTGTCGTTCGACAACCCTTCGCTCACGCTGCGTCTGCCGGATCTGTCGATGGATGAGATCCGCGAAATCATGCACTCTGGTGCAGGTGGATTGGACGCTGACATCGCTGAATGGATGGCGGAAAAGGGCGACGACTTCTTCCGCTACGTCTGGGCAAGCCTGTTCCAACAGACATTCCCGCGTGACGGCGAGCGCGTGCGTTCGTTCGGCGAATGGGTCACGGATCGCGCGCAGGGCGTGGACGTGGCACTGACCGTGTTCCTGATCGCACGCAAGCTGAGCGACGGCAAACCTCTCGCGGGCACCACGATGTCGCTCTCGAGCTACCAGAACACGATCGTCGAGTTCCGCAATCAAGCTGGTGCTGCACTGTGCCGTGCGCTGGACAAGATCGAACGCTCGGCCAAGTCGGGTCAGTTGGTGCGCGACGTGGTCGGCACGAAGACGGTGGTGTACGAGCCGGTCTATCGCCGCTTCCTCGAAGAAGGCGGTACGAACGAGATGCTCTTCGCGAACTCGCTCGCCATTCCGTTTGCGACCTCGATCGACGCGATCATGGCGCAGCGCGAAGTGCTCGCCAAGCGCTGGAACACACACGCATCGATCACCCGCACCGCGGAATCGAACAAGCGATTCAACGTCACCAAGGATCTGCTCGATCTGCATTTCCGCGCACAACTCTCGGAAGTGACCGACGGCGAAGAAGCGACCGCGTCCAACCGCGAAACCGTGCTCCGTCTGTTCAAGGATTGCCTCGCCAAGTTGCGCGAGAGCGACCTGAACGATCTGTACAGCGCCTGCCTGATCCTCGTGTGTCGTGCCCGGTTTTTCAAGACGGATGCGGAACGCATCCTCGTCGGCATCGAGCAAGCGAAGCGCGAGAACCCGGACATCTCCGTGCGTGAAGCGGCAGCAGCCAGTGTCATCAACTACATCGCGTACTGGGTCGGCACCCAATTGAAGGTCGTCGGCTAAGCGCGAGCTTTTCTGTTTCTCCGTGAGGACGTGATGGATCCGAAAACTCTTATCAGAGACCCGGAACGGGTCAAGAACGCTCTCCGGGAAACGGAAGATGGTCAGCTCATCGCCAAGGAACCGGTGAAGATCTACATCCCGACCCGGTTCGCCGAGCGAGGGCTGGCCTCGATCGGGATTGAGACGTACATCTACGGCATCTACGCGATGACCGTCGAAGACAGCTATTACGCAGTGTCCCTGGTGAACGCGCTCATCCGGATCGAACCCACGTCGATGATGAAGATCATGATCGACGAGGACGAGTACTTCGAATTCGAATTCGAAAAGGGTGCGGTGATCACACCGACGCTCGATCTCGTGAAGACCGACACGCTTGTCTATCGCGTCTACAAGGAGATCATCGAGGGCGGTCACACGCCTTGGTACATGGGCTACAACGAGATGGCCCGGATCTTCGACACGGCCCGCTATCACGCCGGCGCCAACGTGGGTGGAAATCACGAAGTGACCGAGTTGCTTGTCTCCATTGTCGCGCGCAACCCTGCGAATCGCCACGAGTACTACCGCACGACGGTCAAGGAGATGAAGGACTTGGACACGAACAAGCCCGTCTTCATTCCGCTGCGCTCAGTCGAATTCGCAGCAAGCAACACCCTCAGCAAGCTCGCAGGCAGCTACTTCAGTCGCGGCGTCGTCAGTGCTCTGGTCTCCCCGTCTGAGCGCGTCGAGCGACTGGATGCACTCCTCACGCAGTGATCCCTTTTTAGAACGAGAACCGCATCATGGGTAACAACTACATCCGTTTCGGTTTCACGGCGCTCAACGGCACGAACAAGGCCGGTGATCTCCGACCGGACGAAGACGGCTACTACGAGGTGGTGCTGGGCGGACTGGACGTGTACAACTCCGCCGACCAGTTCTATCCGTACGAGCCCGCCAAGGAGCTTTTCACGAGCTCCAGCCAGCTCATGCGACGCGTGGCCAACGGCGCGTTGCGCGGTGAATACGGCCATCCCAAGATGGTGCCGGGCCAGAGCTACGATTCGTACGCTCAACGCATCCTGTCGATCTACGAAGGCGACGTCTCCCACCACATCAGGGAGATCACGCTGGACTTCGATCGCATCCGTGATCCGCAGGGTCGCAAGTGCATCGCGATCGTCGGTAAAGTTTGCCCGAGCGGCCCGAAGGGTGACGCGCTGCGTCGCTCGCTCGAGAACAAGAACGAGAACGTCTGCTTCTCGATCCGGGCCTTCACGCGTGACGATCAGGTCGGCCGCACGACGCACCGCGTGCTGAAGAACATCGTGACGTGGGACTACGTGAACGAACCGGGCATTGCGATCGCCAACAAGTTCAAGTCGCCCGCCCTCGAGGAGATCGCCGAATCGATGTTCTCCCGCCGCCACCTGGAAGGCGCGCACCGTGCGTCCGCACAGGGCATCGCTCAGGAATCCGTTCGCCTGAACGTTCAGGAGCTGTTCACCTCGCTCGGATGGGCGTCGGACAACGGTAGCAAGCCTGCCTACCTGAACTGGTAAGGAACTAACCGATGTGTCCCCGATGCGGAAGCTTCATGCTCGCGGAGCATGAGGACGGTTGGTGGTGTTGCATGCACTGTGGCAACAATTGGAAAGACTAATCGACTGGCATACGCCAGCCGGGAAACCGGCTGGCGCTTATGCCGTCTGCTTACCTGATTGAAACCGAAAACAAACACATATCACTAACTTGAACCTGGTACCTCAGTGTTCTCAAGGAACCTGGGGAATTTTTACGCGGTTAACCCCTTGTTATGGCTAGAACTAAACCGGAAACCAAATAGCTCTATGAACATGGAAAAACGCGATGAGATTCGCCTGCAATTCAAAGGCGAAGAGTATCTCGTGAAGTCGCTGGTTGGCCTGATGCGTCAGGCTCCCGTAATCGAAGTCAAACCCGAAGATCTGAACACACTCGATCCGACAGGCGCCGACGTGCAGAATTTCGGTGTATGCTACGCGCCTGCTGCACCGGAGCTGCAATACGGGGAAATCGCCTTCTTCAAGCAGGAAGGCAAGTACACGGTATTGCTTGGCAAGGGTTCCGTGCAGAAGGCGTTCGAGCAAGGCGCAGCTACCGTCAAGGGCCGCCTGATTTCCTCGCCTGGGCTGAAGAAGATTCGGATCTCCACCAGCTCTCCCATTGAAGTGGCTGTGCCATCCACGCAACACATCCGCAGTTCGGAGTTTTACAAGCGCGACAACGGCAATAGACCCTATCGGAGCGAACGATCGCCTCGGGAAGGTGCGCGTCCGTACTCCAATCGATACAACCCCAATTCAAACGGCACCAGCACGCGGAGGGACTTTCACAAGTCGTAATGGCTGCCGTCCGTAATTCGCCTCCCAAAAACCACCGCCCCGATTCCCGGGGCATTAAGCATTAACAAACGCAAAATAAGGAATCTGTAATCATGACCACGACCACCGACATCAAGTTCAAGCCGACCACGACGGAACTGTCCGCCGAGATCAAGAAGGAAATGAAGCTCGACCCGAAGACCGGCGTCGGCAGCGTGACCGAAGGCTGGTACGTCAACAACCTGGGTCGTGCGGTTCCGGACGACATCAAGGCGAAGTACCCCGGCATCGAGAACGACGTGGTGCCGATCATCAAGAGCGTGCAAGATCACAACACGGTCGTCGCTGCGGCCGCCGGCCTCGCGTTCGGTCAGCTGTCGCAAGACGCGATGCAGGCCAACAAGGAACTCGAGCGCTCGACGCTCGAACTGCCGACGATCGGCAAGGACGGCTTCGACTTCACGTACGACCGCTCGCGTCAGGTGCAAACGCCGGAACGTAATGCGGACGGCTCGGTTACGGCCGGCACGAAGACGGCGTTCGGTTCGCTGCGCGTGGGCTACAAGACCTACGGCACGAAGAGCCGCGGCGAACTCCTGAAGGTCAAGGAGCAGCTCGCGAACGACGCTGCGAAGGTGTTCGGCAGCTAAGCAACCGTCAGCGGTATCGATTCGAAGACGAGAAAACCCCTGCCTTCGGGCGGGGGTTTTTTATTTCCCCCTTCTTTTTTTCTCGGACACCGCATGACCTCAGCAGTGATCCAGCTCTTTGAACCGCAGCCGAAGAAGAACTCGAAGTGCAAGGGATACCGTCGCTCCTTCGCTCTCGATGGCGATGAATACGAGTGCGGCTACAACACCGTCATTGCCTGCGAGGACTGCAAGTATGGTCCCTACCCCTCACGCCACAGCAAGGATCCCGCGGCTAAGTGCAATCAAGCATCATGAAGAAAGTCACGCTCTACACCGTGCAGCTCTCCAAGTGGCGACTGGTGCGTGAGTTGGGCATCACCCTCCTCGACGTCACTGCCAAGTCCGGCAATCCCGCCTTCGCTCCGCTCTTCGATAACGTGATGGCCTACAAGCGCGGAGAGCTCTCTGAAGAGGAGTATCTCGAGCGTTACCTGATGCGCATGCGTCAGTCACGCCGCAAGTTCCCGGACGAGTGGGAAAAGCTCAAGACGCTCTCTGACAAGATTGCTGTCGCCTGCTACTGCCGAGACGGCGCGTTCTGCCACCGTCATCCGTTCAGGGACTTGCTCACCGACTACCTCAAGGACGCCAAGTTCGAGGTCACTTACGCTGGCGAGCTCCGTTCAGCTATTCCACCCCACGTAAAAGAACAACCATGAATACTGTTGCGATTTTCGCAGGCCTCAGCTTCTTCCTCCCCTTCTATCTCGTCCTCGGTCTGTTCTGGCTTCGCAGTAACCCTGAAGTCGTTCGCATCATCCGACGAACCGCCAACAACGACATCGTCTTCCTGATCTCCTCGATGGCCATGGCTATCCTCTGGCCCGTCTGGTCGATCTACATCGGACTCGCATACATTCGCGGTATCCTGCGGGTCACCCGTGAACAATGCGCCGCACGACGCTAAGGAGATTTGAAAATGGACGGATTCGTTCTCATCCTCTCGATTCTGTGGAGCGTCACAACAGGCGGGCCAACAGGGGGAGCGGCCGGCAACTATACAACCGCGACCTTTGCAGACGCCCAAGCCTGCATGAAAGCCGGGGAAGTCGCTCGGGCGATGGTCTATAAGCAGTTTGCGCCTGCAGCCAAGAAGCCCTCCGTGAACTTCGCCTGCGTCCCCCAATCCAGTCCGAAGAAATGAGCAACGTCAAAGTTGAAGTCGTGAACAAAATCGAGCAGGCTGCACGCGATCTTTGCAAGGCGCGCGGGATTGATCCCGAGGAGGATCGCATGAACGAATGGGGCTTCTATTATCCGGCATGGCACGATGCGAAGAAGGAGATCGCTGCTGCACTGCAGGTCCAAAGCGTCATCGCGCGACACGGTCTCACCTTCCTGGACGCGAGCTAACGCCATGAACAACCCGATAATCCCGGCCTTGCCCGGCCAACTCCCACTGCTTCTGAAACTGGACACGCAGCGTGGAATGGCTGTCACCCAGCCAGCCCTCCAGCGTGCACAGGGACTCTTGTCGCGTCTGCCCGCCAGTATGTTGAACGGCGAGATCGCTCCGAACGTTGACGGCTCGGTCTCCATGCAGTGGGTGCGCAAGGATGACGACCTCGATGTTGATCTGCGGATGAAATGCCTGCCGTTCGGTGGTGTCCAGTACGCGTACATCGTCAAGGGCTCCGAGGGCGGTCAAGCTGGAGGTATCTTGAAGCCGCACCAATCTGATGATGAGGTGATCTGGATCGTCAGACACGTCGTCGCGATGCTGACGCCGAAACCCCGCCCCTCCAATCCCGCTCTGCCAAACTAACGGCATAAAGGCCGGAGAAGCCGCCCGATCGATGGTCTATAAGTAGTTTGCGCCTGGAGCCAAACGACCCTCGGTGAATCTCCTTTGTCTGCCCCAATCAAGAAGGAGTGGTCGACTCAGGTGAGGCCTGGGTAACTGACAAGACCCGCTCTCTTAAGAAGAATCAATACTGCCCGATAGAAACACCGTCGGCAGCTGCTCCCTACCGAAAAGAACGCTAACGAAAATGAAAAAAATTACGTCAGTCCTCGGAGCTGCACTCGCGCTCGCGTTTTCCGCTCAACTTGCGCACGCAGACCAGGCGAGAGATGGGAATTGGTGGCGCACGCATAACAACGTTTCACATGTCGACTACATCCTCGGATTCTTCGATGGTATGAATCTCGGAGAGAGTTTTTCCGTCTGGAAGTACACAATCGACAAGGATAAGGCTGCAGACGCGGTCGCAACGCTGGTGTCGAATTCGTACGACGAGATGACCCGCAGGTACATGACCGGCGTTACGGCAAACCAGCTAGTCGACGGTCTAGACGCCTTTTACGTTGATTTTCGCAACCGGAACATCAGACTCAACAATGCTACTTGGCTTGTTTTGCGCCAGATTTCCGGCGTTCCAATGGATCAGCTCCATGTGGAGAATTGGCGCCAGTCGACAAGGAACTGATTAGAGTAATCCATTTAACGGCATAAGAGCCCAAGCCTCCTTGCGGGGGCTTGGGCCTTATGACGGTCCTTATTTTTTTGGCTGTTTCAAGCCTAAAAGATCTTACGCGAGAATGGTCTCGTTCGGGACGGCCGAGACCGAGTCCTGAGCCGAGATCACCATATCCGCCGTGATGCTGATGCCGGTGCCGAGCGCCGAGGTGGCGCTGACCTGGTTCACCGCGATCTGCGCGACTTCGTTCTGGTAGCCGGTCGTCGTCGCTGCGACGTTCGGATCGATGCCTTGAACGAATGCGTTCTCGGTGTACGGGTTCGCGTTCGCGATGCTGATCGAGGTGAGCAGCTGTTGCGCGAATGCGTCGACGCCGAGGCCGTACTGGGCGATGCCCGCGTACGTGATGTTCAGATCGAGCTTGTCGCCCTGTGCCGTGATGTCACGCGAGCCGACGATGTCGCCCGTCGACAACGGGAACATGTTCGTGACGAGCCACGACTTCACGACGCGCGTGTGCGTCGGATCCGGTTCGATGAAGATCATCGTTGCCGAATACATGTCGGCCAGCATGTCGGGCGGCGGACCGTACGACGAACCCGAACCCAGCGTCGCGACATTCGCGAACTTCGTGTCCGGATCCATCAGCAGGTTCGTGATCCAGCCCTGGTGGAACATCGTGACGGGCATGCCGTACTTTTCGTTCCACGTGAACTGCGGCTGCGAACGCTCGCGCGTGACGTTCACGACGTCCTGCTGCATGTTCCCGCCACCGCCGACCGGAGTTTCTGCCGTTTCGACCGTGAGGTGCGCGTTCAAACCCTCGATACGAATAGCGTGCAGTTCGACGAGCGAGCGCAGCGTGCCCACCCAGACGTCCGGATTCGGCAGATACTGGAAGCCCAGCGGCGCTTCGATCAGCAAGCAGATCAGGTTGCGACGGATGTACTGCTGGTTGTTCACCCACTGCGTGTAGTTCGGGGTGAAGCCCATCTGACCACCATACTGGAGGTCCAGCATGGGGTTGTTGTGACCCTGCGCGAACGCTGTCGTGTTCTGCAGAATCGCGTTTGCGATACGACCCATGTTTCGTTCTCCTGAAGGCCATCCGGACCCACGGTCACGCGGATCCGGTCATGGCATGGGTGGTTAGTTGCTCGACGAGAGTGCGTCCAGGCGATACGACTGGATCGACAGCGTGCCGACGGTCTTCATGTTCGGCGCGTAGATCGCGATCACCAGGGTCCAGCTGTAGCCGCGCTGCGCGTCGGCGCCCGTGATGGTCGTCGTCGGAACGATCGTGAACCGGTTGTCGAAGATGCCCGACACGCGATCTGTCACGAACTTGTTGACGTCCTTGATGAGCTGGGCGCTCGTGCGCTTCGTGTCGCCCGAGAACGTACGACGAGCCTTGTCACCGATCTTCTCGAGCTGGCAGATCGCCATCGCGTTGAAGAACGAATTCAGCACCGACGTGTCGTTGTCGTAGATCGTCTTCAGCGCCGGGAAGTAAGCCTTCCGACGCTCGAACGCTTCCACGCCCACCATGCCGTTGGTCCAGTCCACGTTGCGGACCTTCGCCGGCCAGAACACGCAGTTCAGATCCGAGAACAGATCGATTTCCGAACCCGGCGTCGTATCGAACGCGTTGCCCGACTTCCACTTGCCGTTGCTCGCGCCCATGTAGGCCGCGGCCTTCGAAGCCAGTTCGATCGTGAGTGGGAGCGGCTTCGTGTACTGGCTGCCCGTGAGGGTGCCCGAACCCGGCACGATCATGCCGCGCATGGTCGGCGTGCCGAAGTAGTCCGATTCCGGGAACTGCTGGAGGTAGGCCTTCAGCGCGATCGCCATCGACGATTCTTCTTCTGCGGTCAGCGGGGGCGACAGCGTCGAGAACGTGGAGAGCGCGACGAACGTGTCCTTGCGCTGCGAGATGAACTGCGCGATCGCCTTCTTCGCGGGGAGCGGGTAGCCCGAATCCCAGAAGATCGATTCGGGTGCCAAGACCATGTCCTGAACCGGGTTCGTGAGATCCGAGTAAATCGACATGAAGTCCGACACCAGATCCGCGAAGAGCGCATCGCTCATCGTGCCGTCCGAGCCACCGGAAGCCCAGAGGGTCGTCGACTGGCCCAGGTAGGCTGCGTCCGTGCCTTCCGAGTCGATCTGGAACGTCGAGTACGGAGCGCCTTGCGAGGACACACCGCTCACGAAGTTAAAGAGCCACTCTTCGCCGTCAGCGCCGGTGAAGTCGGAGAACTGGTTGATCGCGGGGACTTCCGCCGCGTAGAACTCGGCCACGAGCTGTGCGACGTTCGCGTCGTACACGTGCAGCTGACCGAACGTGCCGAAGATGTCGGCTGCGCCGCTCGGGTCGTTCAGGCTCTGGTAGGCCGAGATGAAGACGTCCTGGATGGAGATCTGATTGTCGAGCGCGACGTTGATCGTGTTCGGCTTGAACGTCACTTCCAGCGACTGCGAACCAGCGATGGTTGCGGCGACGGTGCCCGTTGCATTGGACGAGCTGCGCTGCACGCACGCGACACGGAACGGGTAGACCAGATCGTCTTCGATGAAATTCGGGTTGGCCGGCGTGCTGGAGTTTGCCGTCGGTGCCCACAGGCGCAGACCGCAATTGTTGCCGTAGTCGCCGAAGCTCGGCACTTGCAAGTCGAGAATCGGGAAGCGGGTCGAGGTGGTGGAGGTGCCAGACGTCTGGTCGCCAGCCTTCTGCGTCGCGGTGCCGAAGTCGCTTTCGCCCTCGGTGTAGGTGACTTGCGAGAGCACCCATTTTGCGACGAAGCCGGCCAGCGTTGCGCCATTGCCCGTCACGGGAACCTTCGCGCCGCTGCCATCCGTCTTGAACGAACCGTCGGTATTGCGCTCGTACTGCTGGACTTGCGTGGGCAGCACGTCGAGCCACAGGCGCAGCGACGCCGGCGGATTCGCGTCCGTCGGTTGCATGCGACGCACCTGGATGGCGTTGCCTGCTGCGTTGACGGTGTTTGCCAACACGGTGGCGTGGTTTGCCCACTTCTTGCGCAGATCGAAAGAGTCTGCGCCGTAGATGGTTTGCAGGTCAGCCCCAGACGCCAGCTCGGTCGTCAATGGGCCCTTCTGCGTGTACAGCGGGATCACCGGGAGGTGCTGCGGGATCTGCTCCGGCGTCGGTGTGACCTGCTGGGTACTCAGATCCTGAGTGCCTTGCATGATGGTCATCGGAGCGCCATTGACAATCTGTGCCGTTGTCATGGTTGAGTTCCTGTCAATAATGGTATGGGTTCGAAGACGATGCGCCGCATCATATTAATTCCGACGTTTCGCACTACTTAGGTGTATGACCCCGGCACACAGACCCGGTGTGCAAGAAACGCACGAATTTCTTTAAGACATAGGATGCTGTCGGCGCCCCCGACGGCATGACGCGACGAGGCTCTAAGATGAAGCTCTTTTACACTGCATACGACACGACCGCGTGTGGCGGCTACGTGTTGGACAAGCTCGAGGCGAGCCTCAAAGCAGCGCTGATTCACGGGCAATATCACCGTGACAATGGCTCGAACATCATCGAGATTCAGGGCAACGGATCCATCGCTGCGGTGGTGCCCGAGTTCCAGCATCCCTTTCTGCTCGAGTTCGACGGCGAGAAACTGATCGCTATCGACGCTCGCCCGTATGGTTCCTTCGACCGTCTGAAGGGAAGCTTCACGGTTCGCAACACGATCGAACACGCACTGCTGCTACGGCGTGCTCAACTGAACGACGTCTGGGTCAACGAAGACCCCGCGCTCTTGCGCGATGTCTCGCCGGTTGCGATGAATCTGTTCGCGGGCTGGATAAGCGAGAACGTGGCTCGTCGGTTCGCATTGGATCCGAAGGAGCAGCTCAACCTCGCCATCTTGGCGGCGTTCCACTACCTGTCGCTCTTCACCGATGCATCCTTCCTCGATGACACGATGCGCATGAAGATGGCAACGCAGATCTCGCGCGGTATGCGTATCTCGGCCGAAGACGTGCTCTCGGTTTTGGACGATCAATCGCGTCCCTGCCACAGCATTGCCGACTTTTGCTCGTTCGCCGCGGGTGCGACCGGAAGTGTGCGTCTGCAGGCGTTCAATCCGGGCGTGCTCGTGAGCATCATCAAGGGCACCTGGTTCGGCACGGGCGCAGCGGAGATGCTCGCTGTCGCCCTTGAGCACCCGCCCACCTGGCTTGCTCTCCTGATGGCTGCGCACGTGGAGCGCACCTACAAGAATTCGGGCCTTGCCAAGCTCGTCGAGCGTCAGGCGCACAAGGAACCGAACAAGCAGTTCCTGCGCGCGGTGCTCAATCTCACGCAACTGGCAACCGCCTAAATCCTCTTCAAGAAAGACTCCTGGGGTGCTGTCCGGCCCCAGGAGTATTCGCCATTGGGTGACTCATGTTTGATTACCTCGTCGATAACGCACTGAAAAATATCTGGTGCGCGCCGGCGCAAGACCGGCAGGACATCTTCCAGCTGGCGAGATTGACGCCCGATGGTGGCGTGATGAACACGGTGCAGGTGGGCTGGAAGCAATACGATCTCCCGTCCAAGGGCGTGTACTTCCACGTGTATCAGATTGGTCAGATCGGTCCGCATATGGTCGGACTGCTCTCGTCGGCGACGACATGGACCACGTTCTCTGCAGCCATGAACGCGAACAATCTGATCGCGGACCTGTACACGAACGAGGGCCTGCAGATGCCTCGGTTCCAGTCGTACTTCATGGTCACGAAGAACAAGAACCTCATCGTGGCAGTCCAGTTCGAATCGCCCATCGCGGTCAACCTGGACACGGACGCGCTTTTTCTCCGTCTGTACAGCAACGCGTTTTTCCAGAGCCCACGGGCGACGCTCAGCGCGACGAAGAACCACATCGAGACGGCCGGTGTGATTCCGGTCTTCAAGAGCGACATCCTGAACATCCAGAACAAGATCGCGGCGCTCTCGACCAAGCCCGGTGCGGTATATGCGTTCATCAACGGCTACAAGGCCGACCAGGTCAACGTGCTGACCGCGCAAATCGGCGATGTGATCGAGTACGTCTACGACAGCTCGATCTATAAGGTCGTGGATTTTCCGTTCTTGAATCTGCCGACGTTCAACAGCACGCTCGACAGCAAGTTCAAGTATTTGCTGCACTACAACGGTCCGAGCGACAACACGATCGACTTCCAGGACGACGTGGACGTGTGGATCTACTACACGTTGCCGAGCGGATACACGAAGGGACTCTTCTACCATCACAATCGTCCGGACGCACTGCGTAACGTCACGCACCGCGACTACTCGATTCCGACGGCCTATGTCGCAGGGTTCGTAGCGGATCAGGACGATTGGGTAGCAGCTGCGAAGGTCACGATTCGGCTTCACATTCGTCAGGCCGGGTTCGCACGTCCGCTTGCGTACGAGAACAACCGCATCATGGAGCTGTACAAGCTTCCGGATGCCGGTATCGTCAGCGCCATGGCCGGCGCCAACGCGACGCTCGAAAACTGGCAGGCAGCGACGCTCGAAGCGTCTGCGTATGCGCAGGTAATGGGCGCGCAACCCTCGACCAAGGTCACGCGACAACTTGTCGAAGACGCGTACGGCTACAACGCCACGAGTGTCCTCGTCGGCAACAGTCCGCTCATCCCGACCAAGCAATCTGGTCAATTGCTTGTCACGTTGCCGTACAACCTGCAGAGCAACTCGTCAGCATGGGAGTACGACAGCAACGGCACACTCCTTGGTTTCTATAACCACGCGAGCGGTGGCGTCTACACCTGCCAGAACAGCAACTGCGCGCTCGTTGAGATGTACGCCGGCACAGCAGGCCAGCAGCTCGACGACACGTACGGGATGACGACGCAAACCCTCAATCCTGCGCTCGACTACCGGATGTACACGTGCCCGATCAATCCGATCACCGACAAGCCGACCTATGCCTGGGAAGACGTGACCGACAGCAGTCAGTACTCGGTCGTGGGGACGCTGCTCACTTGGTCGACGGACCCGACGAAGGTCTACACGTGCGTGCGAAGCAATAAGGTGATGCTCGCCTACAC